CCACTTGTTCCATCAGTACCACTTGTTCCATCAGTTCCACTTGTTCCATCAGTTCCACTTGTTCCATCAGTTCCTGAGGTTCCATCAGTTCCTGAGGTTCCAGATGTTCCATCAGTTCCTGAGGTTCCACTTGTTCCATCGGTACCAGAAGTCCCATCGGTTCCACTTGTTCCATCAGTACCACTTGTTCCATCAGTACCACTTGTTCCATCAGTTCCACTTGTTCCATCAGTTCCACTTGTTCCATCAGTTCCTGAGGTTCCATCAGTTCCTGAGGTTCCAGATGTTCCATCAGTTCCTGAGGTTCCACTTGTTCCATCGGTACCAGAAGTCCCATCGGTTCCACTTGTTCCATCAGTACCTGATGTTCCATCGGTTCCACTTGTTCCATCGGTTCCACTTGTTCCATCGGTTCCACTTGTTCCATCAGTACCATTGGTTCCTGAAGATCCACTTGTTCCATCAGTACCACTTGTTCCATCAGTACCATTGGTTCCTGAAGATCCGTTAGTACCATCGGTTCCTGATGTTCCATTAGTACCTGATGTTCCATCAGTTCCTGAAGATCCGTTAGTACCTGATGTTCCATCAGTTCCTGAAGATCCGTTAGTACCATCGGTTCCTGATGTTCCATTAGTACCATTAGTACCTGATGTTCCATCGGTTCCTGAAGATCCATTAGTACCGTTAGTACCTGATGTTCCATTAGTACCTGAAGTTCCACTGGTACCCGACGCACCACTTAATCCACTGGTACCATCGGTTCCTGATGATCCGTTAGTACCCGAAGTTCCATTAGTACCGTTAGTACCTGATGTTCCATCGGTTCCTGAAGATCCATTAGTACCATTGGTTCCTGAAGTTCCGTTAGTACCATTGGTTCCTGAAGTTCCGTTAGTACCATTGGTTCCCGATGTTCCATTGGTTCCAGATGTTCCATTAGTACCACTAGTACCTGATGTTCCATTAGTACCACTAGTACCCGATGTTCCATCGGTTCCATTAGTACCTGAAGTTCCATCGGTTCCATTAGTACCTGAAGTTCCTGATGATCCACCATTTATTGATACAGTGACATAATTATCGATATTTGTTATAGAATCTATGCCATCTCCAGAAAATTGTAATCCTGTAGCTCCTGTGCTAATTATTTCACCGGATGTTCCATATATTGGTAAATCACCAGAGCCAGATCCAGATCCTCCACCAGAACTTATTAATATAGCACTATTATCACTTATCTTTATATAAACTGGTTTAACTGGACCAGTGGCAGGTGCAGTATTACTTAAATTATTAACGCCATTTACAGTATCAAGATAAAGAACGCTACCAGTAGGACCAGGAAGATTAGGTAAATCACTAACGTACTTACCAGAAGGCATTACAGTTAGATGTCCGGGATAAGGTAGATTACCACCTGAAACATACCCAAATAATTTATCAACCTCTAATTGAGATGTGGACGTAACCTTAACAAAAGTTGAATCAGTCGAAAGATAAACAGGATCACCACCAGTTAATCCAGTAGTGTTGTCACCTGGGTTTATATAGAAAAACTTCTGATAATAATTTCTAAACTTAAATCTAGACTGTATGTCATGGAGCCAGTATGTGTAATCCGGAAGTTTACTACTCTGTAGCTGTATAGGATTTATTATAGGATCACCATTATCATCTAGGTCGAATATAATTATAGGTGAATCCTCTAAAGGAGCATTTGTACCTATCTGATCTGGTGAAGTTATAAGATTTAGAAAATCCGTATCTTCTAATATAACAGTTAAATTTGAATCGCCACTAACCGAAACTATATCTATAATCTGATATGTATATCCATTAATCTGACCTATCCACATTCCTGCAGATAAATCCGCTGCTCTGTAAACATATGGAGTAGGAGTATTTGGATTGGAATGCTGCTGTATATTTACTCTTAGATTAACATTCCATCTATATGCAGTTCCATAATAAGGACTGGTTACATCACTATATGTCTGGTTAACAGAAGCTCCTCCTGATATAGCATATCCAGTGATTAATTTAGGTGGTAATATTAAAGATCTATCAAAATCCATTTATCAGTTTTATATTGTCTATTAAAGGTCTAAAAAAATTAGCCATATATTATTTATTAAAGGGTCAAACCAAAAGCCCAAACGATATCTACCGTACCCGAGCTACTCGCTGCACCGGTATTTGAACTATTTACACCATATACGGTGAAAGCATTTTTGGTTGGGTTACTAGCTAATGTAAACTGTGCAGGTGAAGTACCCACCGGGGATTTAATAAATATATTAGAAGCATTGGTAGCATGTGTAGCTAGACTCATAGGTGATGTTCCCTCATTATGGGTAATTGTTATATTATTACCTGAATTAGTAAGGCTATAATTCCAACTTGGTCCAGTTAAAGGCTCTCCATCAGGTCCTCTACTACTAGTAAATTGGCTAAAGTCAGATCCATTTAGTTCAAGGCTAACTGAAAAATATGGAGTATAATAAGGTGTTAAAGTAACAAACTTATCGCTAGCAGTTAATCCAAATCCGTTAAAATCTAAACCAGTAGCACCGGTAACTCCTTCCCCATTAACAAATATATTAAATGAACTAGATCCTCCAGCTCCATTAGCCAGAGATACTGTAGCTTCCGTTGATGTTGTAACACTAACATTAAAATCGTCGCTGAAGTTAATAGTATTTGTCGGTGATAGTATCGTAGCACCACCTTTTTTAACTATTAAACCAGCACCAGTAACTCCACCTGTCCAATAAGATAGGTCATTCCAGTATGTTGTTCCATCTCCTATTTTTATATAGGTGGTATCCGTTTCGTATCCAATTTCACCATCCAATAAAATAGGATTGTTTATAGACCATTTAAGAGCTACGTCTCTTCTTATTTGTATTCTAAATGCCATTTTATTCTATTTTTTTATATTCCATTTTTTCTTGCAGGAAATACACCGCCGACAATAGGTGCAATAAATTGCGAACTATCACCTGAGTCACCACCATCCAATATATCTCTAAATGAATCACCCACCGGGTTAGTGTTGCTATAGAAATTACCAGATGCTTTAACCTCTATGGATGCACCTGAATCTGATTTCTTAACATAATTTTTACCAGTACCAACGAAATAAAGCTGATCTTCAGTCTGGCTGTTACTACCATCTATTATTCTAGATGTTAATGGGAGTAAATTTATATCGTAATTGGAAGCCACTTTTTAATAATTCTTTAGTGTATATATTCATTTCCAAAATACTAATCTACCTGATATTATATCCTTTTCCGGATATGTTCAATATTACTAATATTTACTCCAAAAAAAGTATTGAATGCAGTTTATAAAATCTCTCTATTTTCAGAATCTATAGATTTTTTACTAATAACCTCATTCATTTTTATACCAGCTTGCATAAGATTACCTCTAAATCTTTCAGTTGATAAATCCTTCTCTGGAAAATATGTCTCCATAGCAACCGAAAAATTAAATTGTATATAATCGTTACTGGCATAACTAAATTCTAATTGCTTATTGATTTCATAACTTTCCGGAAATCCAACCTGAACGGGTATTCTGAATCCCTGATACTCAAAACTATATGTGTATGTTTTATAAAAAGTTGATATAACTGATTGATATATCTTAAATGCATCGAGCATAGTGTCGACCTTCATAGCAACGTTAAATGATAAATTAAGAGGTACAGAATTTGTATATGATGAATATGTTTTCATCTCGCCCTCAAGGGATTCTTTAGCGTATGTCATCCTGGTAAATTTATTACCTAGACCTCCCGTATTAATTTCAGATGATTGCATGGTAACTATACCTCTAGGAAGTACATCATAGTTACCCTCGGCAATAGTTTTATCCGTTAGACATTCCTTGTATTCTATAAAGAAATCTTGTAAAAAAGATTCATCACCGGTCATTGAATAAAAGAAAGGAACAAAGACCTCTAAAACTTCCTGTTTATCATTTACTTGTATATAAGTTAGCTTATCATTAAAAGATCTTATCAGACCCATAATTACACCTCTTAAAAATACATCATCCGTGTTATATTTTTCTAAAAATCCTGACATAGTTAATTTGTTACTATCACAAAGTTATTTTTTGTTTTTGCTGTGGATCCTGCAGAATTAGAAGCTGTTAAAGTAACAGTATAATTTCCAGTGGCACCATAAGCAACTATTGGATTCTGAGCGGTACTTCCCGTTGGATTTGCGCTAGGTCCAAATTGCCAATTCCATCCGGTTGGTGCAAACTGCCAAGGGCTTCTAACTGAGTTATCTATAAATGCAACAGTACCTCCAGGAATTATAGAAACACTGGATGTTGCACCAGTGGAGCTTATAAAATCGGTATATGGTGGGGTTGGTATAGGTCCTTTTCTGCTTGTTACCCCGTCTGGTGTTGAATCAAAATCTGGATATCCAATTGGTATGTTGTCCAGCCTTCCTGGGGTGACCTGTACAAGAATAGTTATTTCAGAATATCTTATTTGAAGTGGTGTACCTGAATCATTAACATATTTTGGATGTGAAAATGAATCGTTAGTATATTGATCCTTAGTTAATGGTGTTATCTTAGTGTCGGACATACCCAAAAGCTCAGAACACGTTTTAACACTCATTGGGCTTAGAGTAATGACAACAGCAAAAGCTAATAATTTTCCCTCTATGCCTAATTGAACATTCATATTATCATATTTAATGAAAAAATATGAGTAGGTAACAGGTTTATTTATTATAGGAATATTAGCAGATGAAACTACATCGGTTGGATATATTTCTCTTATCTGTGGTCTGGGCTTAAGTAATCCTATTCCGAGTATTCCCTCCCCGCTAGTGCTAGGAACAAATGATGTTGATGGAACACTAACAAGCTCCGGTATCTTATCTTTAGAATTAACTATATCCTTTACCTCCTGTCTAGGTGTAGGAGCTATTCTGATTTTATCAGCATCTATAGTTTGTCTTCCCCTTATTACTTTTCTAGGAATTCCTTCTTTCAAAACTTTTTTTATTCTATATATTCGATATAGAATATTAGTCTAGAATTTATTTATAAGTATGGATGAAAAATTATTAGTTTTCTTAACCTCTAGCTTCCAATCGAATATCTCATGGGGCATTGGTGCATGGTTTATTACAAATATATTTAATCCCATTTCTCTGGAATTTTTTCTCAATATCGATAATATGGAATTAACCCCCTCCGGATCAACAGAGCTAAAAAGCTCATCCAGAAACAGCAAATTAATAGAACTAAATTTAAGCTTCATTAATTTCATTACTGCAATAAGTACCACAAAATCGACTTTTTTCATTTCACCAGTACTAAGTGTCTGCGGGGGTATTTCTATTCCCATATGGTAAATTATAGCTTTAAATTCCTCATCAAATACAACTCTATATTCGAGCTGAAGATCCAATAGCAATTCAGATATTTCGGTGTTTAATGAGGGTAATATAGTTTTTATTGCCATTTGTTTAACCCCCTTTTCGCTTAATATATCATCTATTGTCTTTAACCAATTGTTTTTTTCTATTGTAGTAAAGCTAGAAGCCTCAAGTGTACTCTTATCGGATTCTAATTTATTGATTATCCTTTCCAATGAATTAATTTCCTTCCCGTCTTTTTTATCCTCCATGTTTTTGATCTCAGCAAGTATTGCTTTTATTCTAAGATCAATTTTTTGACTCTTCTCAGAAAGTTCAGATTTAAGTGTTCTGTTCTCTGATTCTCTTCTTTTAAGACTAATCAATGTGTTCTCATATTCACCCAATTCGGAAAATCTAATTTCACTCTCCGTTTTTAAAGATTCCTTTAATGCTTCGTGATGTTCTCCGGATAGATCGCTTTCACAGGTCGGACATTTATCAGAATCATAAAGCTTCAATCTTCTTTCCAAATCCTGATATTTACTTCTGGTCTCTATTAGATTCCTATTCGAGTCATATATCAATGCGGTTAGTTCATCCTCATTTTTTTTAAAATCTCCAACCACTTTAGAGTGTTCAATCTGGAGGGTTTTAAATTTATCCAATGCACCATTTAGCTTGGATATTTCTTCAGTTGATTCCTTTTCTATCTCAGCTAATAAGGATTCCATCTCGTTATTTGAATGGTCGATGCTTTTCTTGGTCGATTCAATTTTACCAACAAGTATATCTAGTGACTCTTTTATTCTTTTTACTTCACCTTTTAAGATCTCTCTCATCTGGTTAAGTATATGGAATCCAAATATTTTATCAACTATGGCTCTCTTATCTTGAGCACTCATTTTAATAAAAGATTTAAAATCGTTGATGGATAAAGATATGGTATTATTAAAAACATAGTACGGTATACCGATAAGATCATCAGTTAAATAATCCTGCACTGGATTTTTTCCTGCTTGCTCATAAAGGATACCATTTATATAAAGATTAAAAACTGATGGTTCTAATCCACGTTCAACCGTAACAACCTTTCCGTTATTTTCAAATTCAATTTTAACCCAGGCGTGACCGTTTATACGATTCGGAATGTCGCCTAATTTTTTACCCTCTACTTTTCCATATAGGCCAAATGCTATAACTTGGGAGATTGTTGTCTTACCCGCACCATTTTCACCAACTATCTGGAACAAAGAAGAATCAGAAGGAAATTCGAGAATTTGTTTTTTATTTCCGTACGAAGAAAAGTTCTTCCATTCAATCTTAATTATTTTCATGATATTTTTTGATCTTGATTCTGAGTTATTACTAGTTGATGTAATTTATTAATGCTACTGACCAATTTTTCCTTTGTTTCGTCATCCTTATCTAGAGCACCAACATATTCCTTTATAAAACTCATAACATTAAATTGTCTGCCATCAGCATCAATCATCTGCTGCGATAGATTATTGGATTGATCAGGATCATATGGATGAAACTTTAAAGATCTCTGTGAAGTTATGGTATCAGTTAAAATACTTAGAGGAGCTTTTAAAGACATGATGGGATCGATCATAATATCTATAAAATTATTTCTAAATATGGGTTCAAGCTGATCTATTGTGGATTCGAGGATCTGTGAGAAAAATATTTTCTTGAATTTAGGAGAGAAATCATTAACAAAAACTGTCTCCTCCATTGTATTAAGATCCAACATAGTTATGGACTTTTGGTTATCCATATCAGATCTCGTTATCTCATAAGGAGATCCTAACATATTTATATTATCCTGTTTTTGCGCATAATGAATATGACCCGAATAAACTCTTCCAAATTTGTTGAATTTTTCTGTGCTAGCACCTGTTTCTACAGTCGTATAGCGATTAAACTTTAAACCCCTGATATCAGTATGGCAACATAGAACATCGTGTGGTAGCGAGCTTTCTAGAGTGTCAATCTCCTCTTCGTGATCCTTTCTCCACGGCATAAAGAAAAACTTCTTGTCATTAAGAATTGCAGATCTAGGTTCTTCGAAGACGGTTATACCAGGTATCCATTTTATGGTCTTCAATGAATTTACATCATTTGCTGTTCTCCCCCATATATCATGATTGCCCACTATAAAATATACGCCATCCTGGAATATCTTAGAAAATTCCTCCGCAACATCTATACCTAAATTAAGTACTTTAAGATTTATACTCTGTCTTGAGTCGAAAAAATCTCCAAGATGTACAAGAACATCACCTTCTTTATAATTATTTCTAACTAAAGGGAAAAACCAATCAAAAAAATATTCTCTAATCTGTTCTATCCATTCATTCGAATTATTACGTACTCCTAAATGTGTATCAGTAATAAACCAAACTCTTTTGGCTTCAGCGTTAGTAATTATTTGGTTATCCATTCTATTATCAAATTTAAAAAAGTCTACTTATTTTTCTTTTAGTTAAAATACTATACTTAACTTCCAATTCATTAATTATTAACTCCTTGTATTTTATAGGTGCAATTTCATACGCCTTGGTATATGAAATTTGTATATAGTCACATATAGAAACAAATTTTTCGGAAAATGTATATTCTGTTTCCTCCAGTTTTTCAAGAACTTCCTGAAATAAATGAGGCACCAAATCCTTTGGTATTTTTTTCTTATAACTAAGTGGGAACCATCTGGAATCCTGAAATGCCTGATATATAAGTTCCTCTAATTTTTTTCTATAAACATAATCCTCCTCATCATAAGACTCACTTAATATATTATGGGTCTGATCCAGTTCGAAACTATCATTATAATCATTATCTTTTGTCGGATTGTTATGTGCTCCGAATATTTTATCACCTAATTGTTTCTTAGGGGCTTCATTGTTTTCATTTTCGTCCATTTCTTTATGGATTATTTTTACTCAACGTGCATAGCAACATTGATATCTTCGGATATTCTCATGTATTTGTAATCAACAGAAAATACCTTGTATGCATTTTTATAGCCATCATCACGATTGGCTAGAATCTTAAGCTTATATTCCTTATTAGCATACATAAGTGGGTCTTGGATTATACCAAACATACCATCAACGGTTGCAACTAAACCAGAAGATTCCGCTGCGGAATTTATGCTTAAATCAGAAGCATCGAAATCACCTTGTTTTGTTTGTGTAGCAGTAATAATGGACCATTGATTTGACATTGCCATACCTCTTAAATCCTCCGCTAACTGTTTAATCTTCATATAAGTGTTTTCCGAATTCGGATTTCTCCAATTCTTCATAATGTTAATATAATCAATAATAATTACCTTAAATTTAATACCTTTAATTTCCTCCATCTTCTTCAAGTAATTCTCAACGTCATTAACAGATGCCTGTGAGGTAGGAAATTCCTTAATCAATAATTGACCGGGAACTCTTAAATTCTCATAAGTAATTGAACCTAATTTTTTCTTAATAGCCTGCTCATCGTTACTTAATGCCTCGTATTCTTTAACAGGAATACCAAGAATATTAGCTCCCATTCTCTTCACGTATTTCCTATCTGACATCTCCAAAGATAATACAGCAACATTATGACCACTCTTAACTGCCTGTGCAGCGATATTACCTAACCATAAAGATTTACCAACTTTAGGCATACCCATGAATACATAAAGAGCCTTAGCGGAGAAACCCCCACCAAGCACAGTATCTATGAAAGGATATCCGCTCGAGAAAGTATTATGTGTTAACTGCTTGTGGTTTTCAGCTTTGAAAAAATCCAGACCCTCATCAAATGAAAAATCTATATTGTTTCGCTCAACTATTATATTTTTGAATGTGTCTATTACTGTTTTTATATTCTCCGAAGATACTGGAGTTGATTGAATATATTTAAGAGCATCAACAGCGGATTTTGTTAAGTTCTTATATTCTATAAAAAATTCGGTGGTTTCCTTTAACCAAGAATCCTCATATCTACTTAAATCAATATCATAAATGGAACGAATTTCTGTAGCATTAACCTTGTCTACATTACCGGAAAGTTTGAAAGCTTCTATCAACTGATCTGAGCTAGGCATTTCGTGGTACTTGTCCCAAAATTCCTTAACTGCAACAAACATTTCACCAAAAGATTCATTCTTAAAGAATTCTCTTTTACAAGTTTCCAGATATGTTGCACTTTCTAGTGCATATCTAAGTATTACATTTTCCGAATGTGATAAATCCATTTACTAATTATAATAAGGGTTATTTTTTATTGTATACCATTTTTTAGATGGTGTACTCTTTTTAGTTTCCATTATATCATTATTTTCCAGCATCTCCGATATAATCTCGCCTGATTTTTCGCTCTTCCAATTTTTTCCAAATATGGAATTAAATGTTTGTTCAGAAAAATCCCCATTGGGTCTTTTATCTTTTAATAGATATAGGCTAATTTCATAGACGACATCCTCTTTAGTTGGATATTGGGGCATTGTTTTCCAAAGCCCCAATAAATATTTGAATTTTATATTATTCTTGTTCATCAGTATCCGTATCAGTATCTGATTCTATATTCATAGAATCTAAAATATCGCTATGATCAGCAAGATCAGGAAATTTGAATTTATCCTGAATAACTTTAGCGTCTATTTGCTCTAATACTTCTCTTGTAAATACCTTCTCGGTAAATAGTTCAGTTGAAGCTACTGTTTTACCTAAATGTTTAACACCCCATCTGGTTGCGGTAGCACTTGGTTTAAAAACGGATTCTTTTTTACCCTCCGCATTTTTAACTTCCTCGAATTTACCTCTTTCTATCCCACACACTTCCCAAGAAACGTAGTCTTGTAAGCCAACATAAGGATTCATACCATTAGAAAATGATATATGAAATTTAACAGGTTCTGGTATAGTAAATCTGCTTTTCTTAAGAGTGGATGTAACGACTATACCGGTCTTTGTACCAGCACCATCTTTTAATTGTGCTTTAGATAGGAAAGAGACAACAGACATAGCGAATATAGGGCCGTCACCACCTGAACTTTCCTTCGTTGGAATATAAGCTCCACCCCCTGCATATACGTGGTTTGTACAGATTAGGGGTATTTTAGCTGCAGTTAGATCAAGAGTAATTACACGGAATAATTTTCTTAATTCCTTAGCCTTAGCCCCCATATCAGATGCATTATGTCCTTTCATAGCATCTGCCAATTCCTTATCAGTACTTAACATTCCTAATGAATCTAGTACAATCAATATTTTAGGATTTTCTCCTTTAGCTTTAGCTTTCTTTACAAGATCGAGTATATTAGATACAAACGTTTGAAATTGTGAAACTGTCTGTATTGGTTGATATCTTATATTTGTAGAATCGATACCAAATTTAATAGCACTTGATTTATCAATAGCTCCCTCGGTATCACAATATATAATATGATATCCAATTTTTTGTGCTTCTCTAACTACATTTAAACAGAAGAAGGATTTACCTGTTCCCGGATCTCCCATAACTCCAAATGATCTTGAGTTAGGTACACCTCCAAATAACGTTCCTGATATCTGTGCATTTAATAAATAGTTACCAGTAGGTATCCATTCATCAACCTCGCTAAATGTATTTGTTTCTAATAATGATCCAGTTTCAAAACCACTTATTTTTGAAAGTTGTTTATCCAATGAAGCAAATGAAAAACCTTCTGATACTGATGATGTCGTTGCTTTAGCCATATTATTTTATGATATTTATTTCATTATCATACAGCTAGGTTGGGGATATGTTTCTTTTTAATCTGAAATCTGGGTATTGTTATTAGTAGTTTTTGGTTTTGGGCTCTTAAGAGTCTCTTAGATAGTATTAACCCCGGGTCCCATTAGATAATTATCTTAGCAAAGTTACGCAAATTTGTTTCAATAATTATTAACTTTAACGAATTTTTAATTTGATGACCTAATTAATCTAAATCCTGTTATTGTTTTTCTTGGGTTGAATATTAATAATGTGTCAACATCATCGCTCGGATCAAATGGATCATAATCAGGATAAACTATACCGGAGTAGTTATTTTCCATTAGTATTTTTGTTCCATCCAGAGACATAACTTCTTCCTCGTCAGGATTTCCTACTATGCTACCTATCCAGTCTTCCGTATCTATGCCATTGTCGCTAAATAGATTCGATATTACATCGGAGTAGATGTGTGGAATAGTATCTCTAACTACTCCTTCATACAGATATGATTCACCCCTGTCAAATATCATATTATTATAATATTCGTTACCGTGTTCAAGATCTAAAGAAAACCACATTGGCGATTCCCCAAGAATGTTGATTGCTACCGGACTGTTATGATAAACATTATTTGGTATAAATCCTCCATCGTCAGTGCTTTCGAATAAGAAATCCTCATATGAATTTATATTTAGCATTACTTGAATAATTTTTTTATATCATCCTGCTTATCAGTATATGCACCTAGATCTTTTTGAAAATCTGCTAGGGCTTCGTCGCCATCTCCATATGTTTTACCGGTTACTGTCCCTATGTATTGCATAGCTTGAGTGGTGCTTGGTTTATCTGAAGCAGTATATTTACCCTCTTGATTTGCATCCACACCTATTTTCTTTAATCTCTCTCTGTATCTTTGTACAACTTCTGGATTATTATTTGTATCGTTAGTAAATACATCTTGCTTAGGTTTAAATCCTCTCATATCAGTTCCTGATGCAGCATCAATACTTCTTTTTATGATTTGATCAAATTCAGTAGATTTAATTTTATCCTTTATTGCCTTGGTGTCTTCAACAACCTTCATTATAGATCTTGCCTTTTCAACTAGAGATTTACCTTTATCAAAAAGTGCGGATCCTGCTATTTTGGATCCTCCTTTGCCAAGAAACTCAGTTTTCCATTTATCAATAACACCACCGTTTCTGTTTATAATATCCAGTTGTGACGATATTTTAGACAGCGTGGAGGATCTCTCCTTTCCTGTCATATCACCTTTACCCTGTTCCTTTATGATCTCTTCCAGCTTAACAAATGAATCTCTAAGAAATGATACAATCTCCCCAGCAGATGATTTTGCTGCGTCCCTATCCTTTTCGTTTGCCATTCCAATTATATTATCAACCTTATTGGCTGTTGTTATAACCATATTTCTTATGGCTTCGGCAGAATATAAATCAGCAGGAACATCAGATCCCATTTGAGCTGATGACTTATCACCGGATATTATTTTTTTAGCAGTATTTAGAAATCCACCGAAATTTTCTATTAGCATTTTTAATTAATTATTTATTAGCCCCGTATAATATAGACTCCACAAATTTAGTTACACCAGATAGCCAATCTGTATAGTTTTCTTCTGATTTTAAATCATCAACTTTAGCCTCTTCCTTGTCTATATTAGATATCTCATTAGATGCTGCTTGAGTAAATGCAAAAACCGCTTCCTTATAATACGGTAATGCTTTTTGTATTTGTGTGTAATAAATTTCCTTGGCTTCGTCTAAATCTTTTTGAGCTGCTTTTTTAAGATCTGCTTTTTTACCATCAGCTATTTCTTTAGAAATTTTGCCTGCTTTTTGTTCATCATCTATTTCTTTAATCCCGTCATTGTACGAGGTTACTACTTTATTATTAGCTTCGCTTTTAGGAGCTTTAGTTTCTAGATAAGATGCTATTGAATTTAATCCCTTGAGCATCTTAAGATGTGATTGTAAATCAGGTTTTAAAGAATCTGCTAATGAATATTTTCTGTCGCTAACATCTCTTAGAACGGAAGGGGTTTTTACTGATATGTTACCTGCCATATCATCTATAGCAGCTAGTGCTTCACCAATAGCCATTTTATATGATATTGCTGATGTTTTACCAGTATCACTTTTAATGTATCCTATATTTTCCTTATATTTAATTCCAGATTTAGATTCACCGTCTTTCTCTAAAATTGAATTTACTTTAAATTTATGAAAATTATTTACTTGCATACAATTATTTAGAAATAAGCTCCTTTATTTTATCCTTATTAGAATCAAATTTATTTATTGCTGATTGCAATTCAGGTGTTAATTTTTTACCGTCCTCAGTAGCCTTAGCTAAATCTTCACCGATTAGTCCACCGATCATCTTAGCAACTTTAACTATGGAAGTCTCAGTATTTTTTCCATAAAGTCCATCAGCTTTTATATTATCGTTAGGAAACAATGTGTTGAATTTTTCCTGGAAAGCTTTAATTTTTTCTAGATTTGGACCTTTCTTGGTTAGATTTTTCTTATCTACATTACCTGACGATATTAATTCAGGTTTATCCTCCTCTTTTTTATCCTCCTCTTTTTTAGCTTCTTCTTCTTCCTTGCCGTCAGTTTTTACTAATTTTTCATCCTCAATTTTCTTAGAGTCAATCTCGGATATTTTACCAATTGCTGAATTTATCAATTCTATGATTCCTGATATTCCATCAGAAACTTTTTTATCTATGCCAATTTTAAGAAGCTCCGATTTTCTAACATCATTCATATCAGAATTTAATTTATCCATTTCTGAATTGATTCTTTCTAGTTCTTCTTTTCTAGTTCTTCTTTTCATAGATTCCCATTTGGTCTCATCCGAAAGTAAGTCATACATCGTTTTTAAACTTTTAGCGGTCTCAACTGATTTTGACTTAAGATTTGCTGATACTGCATTTTTAGCCTGTTGAACACTTTCTGCATAGAAAGGTTTTATTTTACTTATTAATGCGTTTCTCTCATCCACGAAAGTATTTTTTTCAAAGATATAATCTGAATCAGAATAATTGGCATCAAATGAATTATTATCCTTCTCAACTTTTTCTTCGTTAGGTTTAAGTTCCTTAGAAGAAGTTTCTAAACCTTTTTGCTTTTCTATAATTTTTCTATAGATTGCTTTATTAATTTCTTCCAGAGATTTTTTACCCTCTTCTGTGTCTAATAAAGTTGCATAAACTTCTTTTATTTGTTTACCAGCTTGTGTTATGTCGCCACCAATTTCTTTGTAAGTTGGGTCTATTTTAGAAACAACTTTTCTTAAAATTGAATCCATAATTTCACCTTTCTTACCTGCTTCTTTTTCCTCTGCAACTTCAAGTAAATCGCTAATTGCATCCTTATAATCACCTATTTTAGTAACAAGTGAACCATAAGCCTGAAAGAAAAGATCGACTATTTGTTCAGCTGCGCTAGCAGATTTATTTACTTCCTCAGCTTCATTTAATTTATGATAGCTTGAAAAACTTAATACTCTATCCATGATATATTATTTTATTTATTTTCTCTATATATCAAAATAAAAGCCGCATATAGCGGCTTTTATTATTATTGGTAGTTATTAGTTTATTTGGAATAATGTTCCAGCCAATGCTCAATCATTTCATCTAACATCGATTCGAAATTATACTTGGGTGACCATCCAGTATCATTTCTAAGTTTTCTTGAATCTCCTTTTAGATCTTCAAGTTCTTCTGGCCTTAAAAATTTGCTATCAGTTCCGACGTATTCTTTCCAATCAAGATCCAATTTATCAAAGACATATTCAACTAAGTCAAGAACAGAATGTGATATACCGGTTGAACAGATATAGTCACCAGATTTATCCTGTTGGAGCATCATCCACATAGCTTCCACATAATCCTTTGCGTGTCCCCAGTCTCTAGTGGCATCTAGGTTACCTAAAACGAGTTTATTTTCCAAACCTAGCTTAATCCTTACTGCTGTCTTTACTACCTTGTTAGTGACAAAGTTTGTGCCCCTACGCGGAGATTCGTGATTGAATAGAATGCCGTTACTTATAAACATTCCGTATGAATTCCTATAATTTCTACATATATTATATGAAAATACCTTAGCGCATCCATATGGACTAACCGGGTTCATGGGTGTCGTTTCCCTTTGGTATCCATCATCATCTATGGAATTACCAAACATTTCCGATGAGGATGCCTGGTACATTTTTATTTCCTGATTATGTAATCTTATTGCTTCCAGTAGATTGAGTGTACCTATGCCTGTTGCTTGTGCTGTATAAACTGGTTGGTCGAAGGATATCCTCACGTGTGATTGCGCAGCTAAATTATATACTTCGCAGGGATCTGATATCTTTAAAGCATGCAGTAATGAAGGAACATCCAATAAATCCGCATATATCAGGTTATCTTTTATTTCTTCATACACCGAATCTAATCTTGCTGTTTGATTTTCAGATACTGAGTTTCTTTTGATTGTACCAAATACCTCATATCCTTTATCTATAAGTAATTCAGCAAGATAACTACCATCCTGTCCGTTAATTCCGGTTATTAATGCTCTTTTCTTTTCCATTACTTTCTAATATTTTCATAATTTTCTATAAACCAATGTATTGATTTTTTTAATCCTTCCTCCATCGGGGTAAATTTAAAATCCGGATACATCCCCTTTATCACCGAATTATCGCTGGGCTTTCTGTATTGACCCTCCGGTTTAGTCGAATCAAATTTTATATTACCTTTAAATTCAAAAATATCTGCGATCATAAGTACGACATCCTTTATACTTATTTCATTCGACGTTGATAATATAACTGGATCATTTCCTCTGTAGTCATTATATAGATTCATTGTTAATCTAGCCACATCTTCGGAAAATATAAACTCTCTTAGAGGATTACCGGATCCCCATACTACGAAATCCGTCCCATTTTCTTTTGCTAAATACATTTTATGTATTAGTGAGGGTAGAACATGTCCGTTTTCCAGATTATAAAAATCGTTAGGTCCGTAAATATTGGTAGGTATAACTGTAAAATAATCAAGATCATACTGATCCTTGTATGCTTGTATCTGAACTTGCCCCATTCTTTTAGCATAAGCATAAGCATAGTTTGATTTATGTGGTGGTCCAAGATGAATTTTTTCTGGTGATAATGGGTATTCGACATTATCAGGAAATACACATGTTGAGGAGAAAAATACAAGTTTTTTGATTTCATGTTTTCTTGCTTCCTCTATAACGTTGGTGTTCATAAGAATATTATCCCTATAGAAATTCCCAGGATATTTAGTATTACCTAAAACACCACCAACTTTAGCAGCACAGTGTATTATTCCCTCCGGTTTATTTTTTTCCAGTATTGGTTTTATCGAATCGATATTTCTAAGATCCCCGTCTTTTGATGAAAGATGTATAAATTCATCACCCTTAAAAGCACTACCTACTAATCCGCTTCCACCGGTTATTATTATTTTTCCCATTTAATATATTTATGATATTGTAGTCCAATTGTGGATTTATATTCCATTATATTTAGAAACCAATATTATCTAAGTGTGGAGGGATCGTTTTGATTTATCTGGATATTCGAATTCTGTATTATTTTTGGCGGACTTACTATTTTCTCTATAGCATTTCCTATTTCTCCCAATTCAGTTAATATAGGGTGATTCTTGCTTATCGTTGAATATTTCTTTGTGTAATCCGATTTTTTATAGTATTCCATGAGGTCTTCTCCCGACATTCCTTTAAGAGAATCGAATATATTCCAATTGTGACTGAAGCTTGGATTTGTTGTCCAACTATCATTTCCTCTATAATGTTCAAGATGGTATACCTTTTGTCCATCCCTCCAAGAAACACTATTTGATAATATTTGGAACCTGTATAATCTTTCCTTATCTTCTGGTCCATATGATATGAAATTCTCATTCTCTCCACCAAAATCTCTGTATATCTCGGTATTAAAAAATATACAATGCCCGCATTCAGCATACCAAGTATTGATTTTATCTGAATTATTTATAAAATCTATGGAATATCCAGATTTTTCAAATCCACTATAATCAAAAGTTTCGTATACTTGGATTTGTCCGAGACCAAGCTCGTATGGATATATTACTGAAGATTCCCCTCTCAATATGATATTCTGACATTCCAACATATTATTTGGATCTAATAGAACATCTATATCATAATTAACAACAACGGGAGTTTCTACTTTATCCAACATAATATTAAGATATTTTGTACGATGAAATGGTGATTCGTTCGGTAGTACCCAGTGACTTATTTTCAGATTACCCAATTCGTTTATGAAGTCTAATTTACTTTCACCGTTATCAGATATCTCATATATAAAGACATTTGTTTTTATATTGGAGTTTAGAAAATTAAGAACATTCTTTGCATTTCTGTATCTATCATTATGTTCTACCTTTACTGGTATTATTAATGTTGTTTTAGTTAAATCTTTCATTTCTAATATTATATAATCTGCTTTACTTTACTTTATTTTATTTCCCAGTTTTCCCAAACGAACGGATATCTCCAGGTGAGTCTATGTGTTTTTTCTAGTTCTTTTACTATATTATCATATTGTTCCTCGTGGTTCTCTATTAGATGAAATTGTACCTGTATGTTTTTTATTTTACCTATAGTATTGGATAATATTAAATCATTTAGTATCGAATACTCTGCTCCCTCTACATTAATTTTAATCAGATCTATTACGTCGGATCCTATTATATTAAATATACTATTTGCTTGTATTGATTCAACCTCAAATGTATTATTAGTATGGTATACCGATCCCTCGTCGCCGTCTATTCCTATCATTATTTTCCCGTCCCTATTATATACTGCGTTTTGAAAAACTGTATACCCCTTGACTTTCAATTCTTCACAAAAACTTGGTACAACTTCAAAACAAAATATATTAGGTGAATATTTTGTTTTTATTTGGTCCGACCAAGATCCATGTCTTGCCCCAATATCAACAACCGTGGATTTTTGATTAATTTCGGGATAATCTATTCTTAATGTATTATCTCCGTTATCGAGATACCATTGTGTTGAGTCTGATGGTAGTATTTTAATCATTTCTATATTTTATAATCATCCCAATTTTTAGAGATGTCGCTTATTTTATATTCTATTCCTGCTTTTAAAAATATCTGGTCGCAGCTGATTCTGGATGATTTTAGCATATTATACTCATCGGGATTTATATGTTTTGGGTTTATCCACCAATCTTCATAAAACATATCCGGATTTTTATAATTTGCCACATCGTTACATAATAAATAATATCCCATATTATTTAGAAGCTCAGCTTGTTTATTTTTTTCTCCCTCTATGTAGTCGTTACCTAGATGAGAATCATGCTCTATCGTGATTATTTTAAATTCATATCCGCTAAGCATAACCTTATTAAGGAGAGTATATCTGTCACCCAACAACTCCATATCTATCGAAAGATAATCTATTATATTATTTGAATTAGGATAGTGTAAATCTAGAAATTCCTTATAGTTAACAGATAAACAATCCATCTGTATGAATTTACTACTCCTTAATTTCCACTCATTAGAATAATCAAATATATCAACCGAAACTCCGTCCCAGCCATTTTTTTCTAATAGATAAGTGTTATTTATTTTATCTGGTAAATAGCATCCTAGATCTAAAAACTTCCCTGCGTTTTTTAATATATTGATTACAAATATATCCTGTCCTGCTTGTGAATATGATACCATTTTACTTATTATTTTTTTTGATGAATTTGGAAAATTTGCTAATTGCTGATCCTATAACTTGATTCATATCATAATATCTATATTCAGCAAGTCTCCCGCCTAAAATATATTTGGGATCAGATTCAATCATATTTTTATATTGATTATATTTGATATTGTTTCCTTCATCATTTACCGGATAATATCTTTCCTTAGTATTATCCCATTTTTCCGGAAATTCTTTGGATATTATAGTAAAATCTTGCTTGCCAAATGTGAAATGTTTATGCTCTATAATTCTTGTATATTCTATCGATTCGCTAGTAAAATTAACAACCGCGCAACCCTGATAATCTGGTGTATTGATTAGATGCTCCTCGAATCTGAGACTTCTATATTCTAATTCACCGAAACAAAATCCCATGAGTTCGTCTATTGGTCCCGTATATACAACCTTTTCACAAATTGAATTCCATTTTTCTACATCATCCAAATAGTTCTCGTTTAGTAAAATATCTGCTCCTTTTTGCATATTTTCTATCATATCGGTATATCCATTAACTGGTATACCCTGATAGCAGTCATTAAAATAATTATCGTCGAAATTAGTCCTTATGGGTATTCTTGATATTATGCTCTTTGGCAAATCCCTCGGTTCTCTCCCCCACTGTTTTTTAGTATAGCCGTGGAAAAAAATTTTATATAGATCCTCGCCTATGGTAGATAATAGATGTTCCTCCAGATTTTTTGGATTCTCTATATTAATTTTTTTTTCTTTGAGTTTATTTATGGCATCCTCTGGTGTAATACACCCAAAAACCTGATTAAATGTTAGAAGATTTATAGGAAAGGAGAAAACCTTTTCTTCATATTTTACCTTAACCCTATTTGTATAATGATTAAATTTAGTGAACCTATTAACATAATTCCATATATCGCTACTCGATGTTCTGAATATATGTGCACCATATTTATGTACATCTATGCCATTTACATTCTCAGTGTATACATTTCCTGCATTATGGTTTCTTTTATCTATTATTAGACAGGTATATCCATTTTCAATGGCTTGTTGAGCAAATACCGATCCGAAAAGGCCAGCACCAACTATAAGAAAATCATATTTTTTCATATTGATAAATCTATTATTTTTTTACAATATGTATCATAAGTATAACCATCTTTAACTACCACTGGATCTTCCTTTTTTCCGTATGTATCTATATAACATATTGCCTCTTTAATGAGTTCCTCTTTATTATTGAAAGATCTAAATGCGGGAACATTATCATTCGACTGTGCAAATTCTGCTAATTTCCCCATCATACCTAATGAAAAAATAGTGGAACCACAATATGATGCTTCGCCAAATCTGACCGGAAATTCTAAATGCACTGGACCCACCTGCTCATGTAGGGTTATTAAGGACCTCTTGTAATATTCTATGCATTCATCGGGACCAATATAAATTCCAGTATGATTATACGTAACTTTATATCCGAGCGAACTCATTTGATTTATTATATCTGTTACGCCTGGTCTATTCTCTCTAGTTCCGAAATATGTGATATCAATATCCCTTTTTTCATGATTAGCTATATGTGATGAAGAAAGGGAACATGGTAAATACATATAATATAGATTTTCCTTAAACTTGTATAAGTTTTCGTCCATAAGTTCACATTCTCCTATGAATTCACTGAACTTCAATAGATCTATTTCCTCAAAAGTTCCCTCCATGTATATGGGAGTATCGTATCTTTTTATATATTCCTTCGATACCGAATCAATGTGTATTACACTTTTTGAACATATGAAAAAATTAGTATTTGTATATTTTTCAGATATTTCTAAAAATTTATATGGGTCAATTATACACCACATAAAGACGTTTTTTATATTAGTATAATCAACATGAAACCAATCTGCCGATTCACCAAATAATATATCACAAGGTCCTCGATTTATTATATTATCTCTAAGATTTGGCTCGACATACTCGACATGTCCTATTTTCGAGAATGCTTTTATGAATCCCTCCATCTTTAATTTATCCCTCGTTGATATGTCACCGGTGATAATTATTTTTTTCATAATATGGTCCATTTTTTTATATACATTTCCGAACCTCCATTTTACCGGGAGATGATAAAATATCCAGATGTCTATCTCTCAATATACCAGAGTTTTTATGATTTGCATCTAACATCCATTGTTTAGTTACCCCATTTTCTCTTGTTCCTCCCCACTCATTGTCGCTTATATAGTCTATCCAATAAATCCCAGTAACCTTCCCTAGAAGTTTCTTCATTCTGTAATGTAGATCATGATCATCCATATCCTGAGGATAGAATGATTCGTCGAAATAATTAAGTGTTTCTAGATCTTTATGATTTATAATTAGCGGTCCTCTGTTTGAACTGTCTCTTATTGAAAATTCATCTCTCCCGGTATTGTTTCTATTTGCATGATCGGTATGTATTAATATATCTGACCATATTCCTGGAGGTATAGATTCACAGTTGGAATGGACAGAATCCTTATTAATTATCCAATTATGTGAGGTCCTTGCAGTTACTGAAAAAACATCATCGAATAAAATAAAGGGCTTAAGCATCCTCTCATTCCAGCAGGTTTCGTTAATTAACATATCATCCTGAATTATTACAATATGTTCTCCTGAGCTTGCTCTTGCTGCTATATTATTGGATTTGGTTTCAAATACGTTTGGTGCATGTATTTTTTCTATTCTGATTGATGTATTATTTTTGATGAAATTATCCAAAATTAATTCAGATCTGTCAGTACATCCATCCAGAACAGTTACTATCTCATATGTCCCTGTAGTATGTTTTTTTATTCTCTCAAGACACTCCAGTAGTAGATTCTCCTTATTATGTACGGTTAGATTTATGCTTAACATGAGACTTTTATTTTATAAGATGCTCTAAATAATTAATTCTCCAGAACTTAATATCCATATTATTCTCGGGTCTTTCTTCAAATCTGCTTTCTATTAGGTTAATTTTTCTATTAAATTCACCTATATTATTCCAGTAATGTAATGCCTCCCATATATTACATTCCACATAATATCTAATATCGGTGCACGGTTTTATTGAATATTTAACTTTTAAATTAGTCAATACACTTTGGTCATACCTATGTCCAATATAATTCCCTAAATTATCCTTTCCACAAATATTGGGTGAATCCTTTATTATCCTCTCGTCTTGACAATATTTTAAATATTCCTCCATGAATCTGATAGTATTCTCATTTTTCCTTACACCTATTATTCCTGCCTCCAACTGAGGAGTTTCCCAATATTCAATTGAATCACATCCCATATAATGAAATGTATCTCTTTTTGTGTAGACTGAATTCTTATTGTCACCCATTTGCGATAATAAGAATTCATTAGAATTAAAATGCTCTATTATGAATTCCTTGAATCCGGAGCTAAACGTATCAGTGGAATCCATATAGATTAATATTTCACCATTCTCTATTTTTTTAAGAGATTCCAATATAACATACGGTTTCCATAAACACCATCCATCACCTTTGCCGTTAGTGTCTCCCAATATACCAATATTGTCCGAATAAAATTTTGTTTTTTCTAACCATTCCCTATCATATTCAAAGATACTATTAAATATAAGGCTTCTCTTAGCTAGGTTCAATATGGATTTTCTAGGTTTTGAGTATTTTTCATTTGAATATACGCAAAAATTAATTTTCTCTATAATATTATCCATTCCTTTTTATATATGTCTTTTGTGTTATTTCTTAGCATAGGTCCAAACCACTTTAAGGGTGCTATAGTTTTTTTAGATTTTGCTAACCATGATCCCCACCAACTGAAGGAGCTATTTGCTATTATATGATAATCACATAATGACATGAGATATAAATCTATATACGGATTATCGTTTTCTGATATAATGTATTCATCACCTGTAAAATTAATTCTGCACCATTCCTTATCATCGGAAAATATTAGTATTTTTTTGGGTGATTGTGACTCAGACTTAATTATTTCTATAGCATTTTTATAATAATTAATGTCACATGGGGGATGATGATCTGGGTAAAGTACATAATCTCCTCTCCTTACATGCATTGATATTATTTCATCTTTGGGATTCTTGCCATTTATGCTCTCGTAGATTGCATTGCCTATATACTTATATTCGTCTTTGAAGTTAAATATTTCTTTTATTTTTTCCTGTATGAAATTAAAATATAGATCAGTTTGATAATAGCCATTTATGTTTGTGTAAGGTATTATATTTGAGATAGCTGGATCATATTCAAATCCACTCTCCGTAAATTGATATCTTGATTCTATTAAACTTGATTCTATAAAATATGTTTCTATCTTACCACTGAAGCAATCCAATAGATCACATTTAACATCCATTGATTTGCCGGTTTTCGAGTCAATAGGACCATTGTTTAAATAATTCTTCGTATTCTCTATCGGAAATTTCACATCAGAACTTATTTTATTTGCAATACCCAATGCTGATGCAAATTGGAACATTTGGTTACCAAGCCTTCCTGCATAACCTATTTGTCTTAATGTTATCATTAATTTTTATTTTTTAAATAATTCTCTACTAATAGATATCTCTCTATATTGGGCATTCCATGTACATCCATATTACTTTCCCATATTCTAGTGTACCACATATGAATACCGATATCATCGGAATCTCCGGATATTCTGGGATTAGTTGACATGAATCTTTTGTCAAAATATGGATATAAATAATGGAATTTAACTCCGAGATTTTTCAGATACCAGAAAAAGGCATAGTACGGTTCACTCTCTTTTTGGCTCCATTCACCGGTAGTTTGTTTTTCGTGGGGGTAATCGAAGTCATTGTAATATTCATCGGAATACTCCAGTCCCATATTATTCTTCCATCCATCGGATCCTATATAAAATTCCATTTCTGAAGGGTCGAAATTGAAATTACTTAGATCTGATATTCTTCCAACCATGAAGAAAGAATTCATTGCAACAGGATTGCTTCCCCTATAATGACAATATGCTTCAGATATTGCAGATATTCCATAGTTACCGGATTCCATAATATCCAATAATCTTAATATTTCTTCCCGACTTTCTATGAAAAAATCTTCATCCACATGGATAAACCACCTTTCATTTCTATCTTTTATTTCATTTATCCAATAGAACCAGGAGTTTGGCCAGTTACCCCGCCCGTCCATTATAATATGCTCGCTACCAGGGAATTTATCTCTGACTATTTTTTTTTGTATACCTATCCATTTTGTATTTAAAGAGGTGGTTACGAAAATTATATCACTGTCTTTTATCATACTAATTATAGTTAAAAAATAGGACAGGTTTCGAAACAAAAGTCCAATTTTGGCATATTAAAGATAAAACAATGTCTAAAAAGCTATCGGTAATAGTACCTTATAGAAACCGGGAGGAGCATATGGAACAATTCATACCTCACATGGAAAAAACACTAAATTCAGAAAATATAGATTTTGAAATTGTAATAGTTCATCAATCGGATGATAAGAAATTCAATAGAGCAAAGCTTCTTAATATAGGATTTAATGAATCACCCGATAGCGACTATTACGCTTTCCATGATGTTGATATGCTTCCATTGGATTCTGATTATTCATATCCCGATGGACCAACACATTTAGCTACGGAGGCTGAACAGTTCGGATATAAATTGCCTTATGATGGATATTTCGGAGGAGTTACACTATTCGATAAGGACAGCTTTGTTAAAATAAATGGATATTCAAATTCATATTGGGGATGGGGAGCTGAAGATGATGACGTTCTACTTAGATGTGTCATAATGGGGATTCAAACATATAGAAAAAAATGTAGATATAAATCATTGGATCATACAAGGGACATAGAGCAGACTCAATATATGCTAAATATACAAAAACTTAGAGAATTCCAGGTAAATCCAACTGCTGATGAGATATCTAAGGATGGATTATCGGATCTAAGATATGATAAGTTAAGTGAGGAGAAAATAACAAATAAAACCAGGATGATTAATGTAATTATCTAATCGGATGAATAAACTTAAAGATATCAAAGGGGACCGTATAGTTATATTTGACCTGGATGACACTCTGATTAAAACTGACGCTAAAATTAAAATAGTCAGTAGAGTAACTAAAAAAGTTATACGAGAAATGACTCCGGATGAGTTCAATAGCTTCGAGAATAGCTCCTCCCATATATTAAATTTCGACGATTTTGATTGCCCGGAAATATTAAGGCAGGGTGAATTTATTCATTTTATATTCAATAAATTAAAAAATTACTATAGGAGGGGTATACCCGTATCTATACTTACCGCAAGAAGTTCATCCGATCTGGTTAGGGATTTCTTTCTTTGTAATAGGATAGACATACATCCCGATCTCGTAATAGCAATTAATGATCCCAAATTTAATTATAGCGGAAATATAGCGGAAAGAAAGCAAAAAGCTATATCAGATATAATAGATTCCGGTTATACCAATCTCACATTTTTCGATGATAATGATGAAAATCTTAGATTAGCCATGGAGGTTAATGGATATAGAGGGGCTAAAATAAAATTAGTAAAAGTGGGCTAAGCTATATCTTTTTTAAGATCCTCGAGTATTCTTGACACTGTAAATTTAAGATGCTCCGTATTTTTAACTATCGTTTCAGGATCATCATTTTTCAATAAATAACTTACCGTTTCAAGAGACCCTATAGAATATGCTATTTTACTTTTTAGTATAACATTTTCTTTTATTACATCATCTTTATATTTTTTATTGTTCATTAATTATCTATATTTTAAGATATATAACTGATATAAAGAAATATACAAAAAAACCATTCAATATATAAATTGAATGGTTTTTTTGGATCACATGATTCTAATGACTCTATGCCATATCATCTTTTCTTTTCCTTTTCTGTAGTATCTTAAATTTTACTGGATTCTGTATACCACCATCTTTCTCTTTGTCATATGATAATGTAACTGTGCTTTCCTGTGGTATTTTATTTTGTACCATCAGATCAGCTAATGTATCCTCAATATATTTCTGTACTATTCTTTTTAATGGTCTAGCACCAAATTTTGGATTATATCCAGCTTCACATATTTTATCTTTAAGATCATCAGCTATTTTAACTTTAAATCCTAGTGATTCTAATCTAGGAATAACCTTATCCAATTCAACATCAAGTATTTGAAGTAGATCTTTCTTTTCTAATGTTTTAAAATAAACTATATCATCCAATCTATTTATAAATTCAGGGGAAAACTTCTTCTCAAGTTCTTTTCTAAGAAACATTTCATTTTCCATTTCAGCATAGTTTTCCTTTGTTGCTGTTGAAAACCCGACACCGCCACCAAATTCTTGCAATTTTCTTTGGCCTATATTAGAGGTCAATATGATTAACGTATTCTTGAAGTTTATTTTTCTCCCCATACTATCTGTGATATGACCTTCATCCAGTATCTGGAGTAGTGTATTAAATATCTCGGGGTGTGCCTTTTCAATTTCATCAAAAAGTACTATTGAATATGGTTTTCTTCTTATTTTCTCGGTTAATTGTCCTCCGTCTTCGTGTCCAACGTATCCTGGAGGAGCTCCCGTTAATTTAGATACGTCAAATTTTTCCATATATTCACTCATATCAACTCTTATTAATGAGTCAGTATCTCCAAACATATATTTAGATAATTCTTTCGCCAATTGGGTTTTACCAACTCCGGTAGGTCCTAATAGCATAAATGATCCTATTGGTTTATTTGGATCTTTCAGTCCCATTCTATTTCTAAGGATAGCCCTAGCAATTTTTTCTATAGCATGATCTTGACCTATTACTTTTCCACGTAATTCATCATTCATCCTGTAGAGCCTTTCGTTTTCAACCTCTGAAACTTTCTTAAGAGGAACCCCTGACATCATCGAAACTACTTCCGCTACTCTTTCACCATCAACAACTTTTCTTTTCGCCTTAAGTTTTTCTTCCCATGACTTTATTTCAAGATCCAGAGATAATCTAATTTTTCTTTCCTGATCTCTGTATTTAGCAGCACCCTCATAATCTTGCTTTTTTACAGATTTATCTTTTTCCTCAGTTACTTTAATAAGGCTGGTTTCCAAATTAGTTATGCTGTCTGGAATTTTAACATCGCTAAGCTGTGTTCTACTTCCTGCTTCATCAAGTGCATCTAATGCCTTATCGGGAAAATTTCGATCAGTAATATATCTTTCAGTAAGTTTCACACAATTTAATATGGCTTCATCCGTATATTTTACATTATGATAATCCTCATATTTACTTTTTATGTTTTCTAGTATCTCTATGGTAGTTTCTGCATCTGGAGGATTTACAATAACTTTCTGAAATCTTCTTTCTAGTGCACCATCCTTTTCTATGTTCTGTCTATATTCATTCAGCGTGGTTGCCCCGATGCATTGTATCTCGCCTCTAGCTAATGGTGGCTTAAACATATTGGAAGCATCCAATGAACCCGATGCACCGCCAGCTCCGACCATGGTATGAATTTCATCTATGAAGATTATTATATCCTTATTGTTTCTGAGCTCCTCTAGTATCCCCTTTACTCTTTCCTCAAATTGGCCTCTATATTTGGTTCCTGCCACCATTGAACCTAAATCCAAAGTAAGTACCCTTTTATTGAGTAGACTTCTTGAAACCTTCCTTTGTACTATTTTTAATGCTAATCCTTCGGCAATTGCTGATTTACCAACACCGGGTTCTCCAATTAAAACTGGATTATTTTTCTTTCTCCTGGAGAGGATCTGTGAAACTCTCTCTATTTCTTCGTCTCTACCGATTATTGGATCTAATTCACCTCTAATCGCCATCTCTGTTAAGTCTCTAGAATAAGAATCTAATATGGGAGTTTTTACCCCCTTCTTTGATTTGTATGCTGATGCTAAATCATCATCCTCGTTTTCGTTGTAATTCATATTTTATATAATAAGATTAGATCCTTTATTTTATGCAAAAGTAGTGTAATATTCCGGCAATATAAAAATAAAAGGGAGTTTATTTCAAAAAAAAATCCGGATATCCGGATTTTGTATTATATACTATTTTTATTTTAAGTTAATCTTATCCTTACTGCTCCAGCATTATGATAGATACCTCCTGTTGGTACACCACCTGCGGAGGCACCTATATCATCAGTAAAGTTAAGAGCTGAATAATCGGAGATTTTAAATATTGCTGGTACATCCACTATAGGTGAATTAAGTGTTAATATATTGCCTGAATATACCTCTATGGTATTTACAATTACCTTATTTCCTGATGTTATTGTTTGGTCACCGTAATATATATTTGCTCCGGTACCTGATCCACCAATAGGACCAGTTGCTCCAATTCCACCACTTAATTCCAATATACTACATGTTATATTCGAACCATTGAATCTTGCTGTTGGTGGATTCTGTTCTGTTGAAGTTACTGATAAATCAAACCAGTAATCTGTACCTATAGTTAATCCGGTAAGTACCGAATTTATATACATATTAGTTACTGCGGACTGTCCATTGAATGTTTCGTATATTTGGGTAGCTATCGGTGTTCCTGTTAATTGATCACTAGTTATTGGAGGTGTTCCAGTCCCATATCGTATAGAGAATGCATAATTATCAAGAGGTACAAAATCTGATGTGATATTTACACCAAATGAAAATGAGATGCCAATAGTTCCTATACTGGATGGAGTATATGTAATACCGGACCCTATCATTCTTCCGGTATTTAATGGATCCGTCCCGTCACTGTTTATAGTTACATCCCCTGCATTTTCGTATTTATATGGGATTGGATTATATCCAGGTGAAACCCCGCTACTTCCATTAGTTCCACTGCTTCCATTAGTTCCACTGCTTCCACTGCTTCCTGATGTTCCACTACTTCCACTAGTACCAGATGTTCCTGAAGTTCCGTCTGTGCCTGAGGTACCATTAGTTCCCGATGATCCATTAGTTCCAGATGATCCATCAGTACCTGAAGATCCATTAGTTCCTGAAGTACCACTAGTACCAGCAGTTCCCGATGAACCTGATGTACCGCTTGAACCTGAGGTACCGCTTGAACCTGATGTGCCACTTGAACTTGGTACCACACTTTCACCATTAGCAATCGCAATCCAATCAAAATTCTCGGCAAACATCCCCGTCGCAACTCTAAACCCGGAAGAGGTCTTATTTGTTATTGTTATTGGACCACTATTTGTAACATCAACAGAAATGGAATAATTTGTAGACCCGAATGACTGAGCGAAGACAACATCATAGACAGGACCAACCCATCCGGTATCACCAGATGAAACGGTTCCAGATTTAGAACTTAATCCAGCACCATTCACTCCGGAAGTACCGTTAGTACCGCTAGTACCGCTAGTACCAGAACTACCTGAGGTACCGCTAGATCCATTAGCACCCGTAGCTCCTGTTATACCAATGGGTCCGATCGGACCGGTACCTCCAGTTACTCCAGAATAATATGGCAATTGCGACCAAGGTGCCTGTCCGTCTCCGATTTTAAATTTATTGGTATCTGTTTCGTATCCAGGTTCACCTGTCATTAAAACCGGGTCATTATATGCCCAGCTTAATGCGTTATCTCTTCTAAGTAATATTCTATAAGGCATCTTTTTGATGTATTTTATTTATGATTAAGTATATATCCATATTAACATATACTTAAATTAGAAACACGAAAAACCCGACATATAATATCGGGTTTTTCTGGTTTCTAATTATATTATAAATACAGAGGTATGTAATATGCTGTAGCTCCTATCGTTATTTCTCCCCATGTGGAGGGCGAAGCAGTATTGCCAGGTTGAGTAGAAGAAAATTCTATAGATGCTCCAGTAGCTCCTATTGCTCCAGTAGCTCCTATTGCTCCAGTAGCTCCAACTTCTCCAGTAGCTCCAACTTCTCCAGTAGCTCCTATTGCTCCAGTAGCTCCTATTGCTCCAGTAGCTCCTATTGCTCCAGTAGCTCCTATTGCTCCAGTAGCTCCTATTGCTCCAGTAGCTCCTATTGCTCCAGTAGCTCCAACTTCTCCAGTAGCTCCTATTGCTCCAGTAGCTCCTATTGCTCCAGTAGCTCCTATTGCTCCAGTAGCTCCAACCGGTCCAGTAGCTCCAACCGGTCCTCCTGAAGGTCCAGTAGCTCCAGTAACTCCCATTGCTCCAGTAGCTCCAGTGGAACCTGTAACACCAATCGGTCCTGTAACACCATAATATGGATTTAGATCCTTCCAAGTTGTTAGTCCATCACCGACTCTTAGTATTCCAGTGTCCGTTTCATACCCAGGTTCGCCCGAAAGTAATACGGGATTATTAGATTCCCAATTTTGAGTGGTGTCTCTTCTTAATATTATTCGATAAGCCATTTCGGTTCTTTATTTTCTTTCTGTATATATCTTTATTATTCTATCTTGTTTACAGCATCTATTATTGCTTTTTTTATAGCATTCGATACTGTCATCTTAGAGAATGGTACTTGTCCATCAACCAGTTCTATCATTACTGCTCTAACCTCGGTATCTGATTCACCCAGACCCTCGTATTTAATCCCATTGTAATATATTCTAATACCAACCTGTGTTATTTGATTGGTTTTTTCCATGCCTGCTATCCTTAATGATTTTTTAGGTATACCGAAATAATAAACCTCTATTTCCATAGGATTTCCTTTTTCTGAAAGACAATATTTTTCGGATAATATATCCTCAGCTATTTGTTGGATACCAAATCTGATATCTCTATTTCCCATCTCCCTTAATTTAGCAGTAGAATAAACCGAATCAATCTTAACACATATTTCTGTTTGTGTAAATGCCATAACTGGCATCAGAAGTAGTAAAAATAATAAATTTCTCATTAGTTAGTATTTTATTTTTTATTTAATATGTTACCTGTCCCGAAAATCCAGGAGCGATTAGATAATAATTTGTAGACCCCCCACTGACCGGGGTGGATATCGTAAATGAACTTACTCCGGGGTAGATTGATTTTAAATTTACTGTTCCTGAATTCAATGAGTTAAATTGGGAAACAGTATAAAGTGAGGATGGTTGAGATCCAATCCAGCTAGGAAATATCCCGTTTTTCTTTCCCCAAACATAATATGAATCGGATATTGTAATTTTGCCATCATTGTTTACGTCAAACATATTCCAATGTATAGATTTTCTTGTGGTTGTTCCAATTACAATATTGCCTATTGAACTTAAATCTGATGTTTGGTGAGTAGTAATTGGAGTAGGTGCATCAACTTTTATATACCATTCAGTTGCAGGATTCGTTGATTGACTAAAAGAATAATATCCATTAGAATTTGTATAGACCGTTTGATATAAAGCCCAAGGAGTAAAATCGTTGATATAATCAAATTCAATTACATAAGGGAGAGTAGTGTTCGGTAGATCATTCCATTGTCCATTACCTACGAATTGAGCGTAATCTTCATTTCCTGAGTTATTAGGTTCTCCGCCATTCCAATTAACATATTGATTTAGCTTGTATCTATATGCATATAAATTGTATGTTCTATCTAATTCATCGGCAGTTAAAGCTCTATTAAAAACTTGAAAATCTCCTAATCTAAAAGATCCATAAGCACCACTTCCCATATTAGTAGTTTCAGTCAATCCTATTCCAAAAAATTCTCCATTTCCTGAATATAAATGTGCAGCTTCTCTCTGAAAATTAACAGATCCGAAATTAACATTATCTAAATAACCTTTCATGGTTGTTCCATTATAAGTTATTGCTACTAAATGCCAAGCATTAAGTGTAATAGTAGTACTTAATTGTTGAATTCCAATTCCTGTCCAAAATCCAACTCTCAATGTGTTTCCTCCAGTAATTTCTATAACAGATTCATGCCAACCGGATGTAGGACTTCCAGTTCCTAGTTCGTTAACAATAACGCCATTCCCTGTAGGATAAACCCAAGCAAACAAAGTGATGTGATTGGTATTTCCCATTGCCGAAGCCAAGTTTCCGGTTATTGCATATTGATTAGCTCCATTGAAGCTTAGATACTTACCACCAGTACTTGTATATGTCGGTGAATTGTATAAAGTAGCATTAAATCCTCCTTTGATATCAACTAGGGTCGAACCTGAAGAATATGATGAAACGTCATAATCTGCTACTCTATTTGCAGTTACTTGAGTTTCTGTCCATCGATATCCACCTAAAGGTTCAGAATAAGTATATCCAGCAACTTTATCTTGATAATATCCAATCCAACCTGATGGCCATGTATTAAAGAGAAAATTATTCTCAGCTGCATTTGAAACTGTAGCAAGATGTCCACCCATATTTTCACAAGCAGTTTTAGCAGCAGTCCATGTCATAGAACCTGTTGAACGATAATATGAGTGACCATTGTAATTAGTTTGTGAGGTAAATCCGGTTAAAGTTGGGGTTGTTCTTTTATATAGCTTTACTGGAACATTTACTGCTCCTGTACCATTCGCGTTATAGATGTATCCCGAATAGGAAAACGTTTGCGCATAAGTAGCACATGTTATCAGAATTACGATTAGACTGGTTATAAACTTTCTCATAATAACATTCTTGTTCCTAGCATTATGGTATAATTAAGTGCATTCTCATTAAGAGCCCATGCACCTCCACAGTTTACGTTAAGTTTAAATCTCTTACTTAAACTTACATTAGTACCAACTATAGGTAAAACCACGTGCGGTGATTTTAATAGTATATCGTTATAATAACTAACATAAGGAGCATAAACATATAATCCCAGAAGTTTAATGTCTATTCTCTTTGAAACTTTAAAATCATACATGGTACCAGCTATTGCTGCAGTACCTACAAATTCCTCACCATATACATTACCGTAAGATCCAGTTAGCATATAAACTGCTTTAAATTTACCACGTTTGCCTATATTCCACATTTGACCAAGAGCTAATGTACCATACAATGATGATCTTCTATCGAATCCTAATGTTACTGTACCTGATATAAGATCTATTCTTTTCTTTTTAATGAAAGCATAGAATCCTGTTATGTTTGGCCCTTTTATAGCTGTTGTATAATCTGCATTAATTCCCCATGATCTTGCACCATCCCATCTCATCGAGGTATAACCTCCCGTTACTTTACCACCTGCGGTTACATCCGAATCCTTGAAATTGAATCCAACAAAATCACTACTGGCTAATATCGTTGGTCTGTTTCCATTTTTATTAGACGGTGAGCCACCGCTGTTTGTTGAATTTTGTACTGAAGCAACAGATCCACCAACTATATTCGTTTTTCCTTCGCTTTCTGTAGGGGTTTCTGTGGTAGTAGTAGATTCGCTTTTTCCATTGCCTCCTTCTGTGGAACCCCCGCTCCCATTAGTATTGCTGCTATTCTGACCAGTAGATCCACTTGATCCGCTTGAAGTGCCTGTCTGACCTGATCCTGTTGTTCCTCCAGATCCTGTTGTTCCTCCAGATCCTGTTGTTCCTCCAGATCCTGTTGTTCCTCCAGATCCTGTTGTTCCTCCAGATCCTGTTGTTCCTCCAGATCCTGTTGTTTGGTCATTAGATTGCGTAGACCCGTTAGTAGCTGTAGAGCCCCCGGTATTATTACTACCGTTAGCATTACTATTTCCGTTATTGCTGCTGTTGTTTCCATTATTACCTCCCTGATTTTGAGAACCACCAGATCCTGTTGTTCCTCCAGATCCTGTTTGTTTATTCTTACCTTTATTGTTCCCACCATTTGATGAATTCTGTACACTCCCCACGCCGGATAATATATTAGTTGATCCTGCAGTAGCAGCCATATCGCTAAGTGCAGATAATGAATTAACTATACCTATAAAATTTATAGCGGTGTTCTGTGCAATATTAACTGTTGACGATAAGCCAACTATAGTTGCGCATGGATTGTTCCCCCCATAATTGGAATAAACATTTTGTGTCCATGTTTCAAATCCGCCATTATAAAAATCTATTGGCTGGAATGTTTGGATTTCTCCGTAATAATTAACTGTGATCCCATTGGAAGGAACCTGTAGAGATTTTATTGACCCTGTACATGGATCGGTATAAGAATACGTGAATGTTTGCCCATATCCAATTACATTGAATGCGAGAATAAGAAATAATGTTGATATGGTTTTAGCATACATTTACGATTTAAAAATTCCTTTTTTGATCATTCTAGATACTATTCTTGAGGAAGCTGTCTCTAGTGATTTTTTTGTTGTTGTTCCTATTGTGGATTGGTTGAATTTAATATCACTATCATCAACGCCATCCAATATTGATGCTGTTTTAATTGTAGTTGCCTCACCTAATCCAGATCCCATTAAGACCTCACCAGTTTCGGAATCTACAAATTTAACTTGAAGTCCTAATCTTGTTACTTGTGTTGTTTTAGATTCTCCGTTCAATTTAAGAACCTCATCATCAGATACCGAAAAGTCATAAACCTCTATATAAACAAAATATTTAGCTAACTTAATTTTTCCTCTGCCGTCCATTTTATTTTCAGTAAACCCCTTATCCGAAGCCTTAAATTGCTGGATCATCCTTTCCTTAATCTCCAACTTATCCTCAGTGAACACAAATCTGTTTGTCATCTCAAGATATTCTAAAACTATATTGGTTACACCAAGGCCGACTCTCTTATCTTTTAATTCCGGATAAAATTCATAGAGTTCCTCACTAATACCAATCTTTAATATTTGTATTGGTATTTTTATTGTGTCCGTATATTCAGCTACAACATCTATTGATTGCTTCTTTTCAAACTCAGCTTGATACTGTTCAGTTTTTACTGAACCCGGCTGTGCATAAATACTTGAAGTAGCAAGAATTAAAGATAGTAGTATTAGTGAGAATCTCATATAAATTTAATTTTAATTAATCTTCTTTCTTCTTAGAGAAGATCTTATTAGCTGCACCTAAACCAAGTGCACCAAAAGCAAGAGCTGCAACTGCATTAATTAGTGCTGGAGCTGGTGCTACATCCTCAGTTGAGAATGAATTGTGATACATTGTAACACAAAGTGAAACTGCACACATGATACCAACAAATCTGTTGGATGAATAATTTCCCTTTTCATCTTGGAAAATTTGGCTAAAAAACTTTTTCATTTTTAATTTTATTATTTTTCTATAGTGTTAGATAAAGCAACACCATCTTCTTCATCCACCTTCTGGATGAGCATTTTATCCCTGTCTTCAGAGTTAAACCAATAATCAACAACTTTATTTAGATTACCAACAAAAGCACCTAATAGTATAAGTAACATTTCTTTCCAGTCCTCGTTAATAGTAGCTCCAAGAAAAACTCCTGCATTGATACCAACTATTATTAATGTAAATAATCCAAGTACTATAGCAGTAATTCTCCATCTATTAGATTGCATCTGCTGAAGCATATGATAGAATCTATTGTTGTCTGCCACTTTAGTCAGATCTTCTTTACCAAAGCCTAGTGATTTTTTTAATGACATAAATTTAATTTATTTTAATTACCAAGGAGCATCAGTTGATTCGTCCTTTTTCTTTTCCTCTTTCTTTTCAACAGGTTTTTCTACAACACGTTCTTTGATAATAGTGTGTGTTCCACCATTGTTTTGTTGTTTCTGAGTGTTTTCCTGGTTTTGCTGTACGTTAACTACAACTGGAGCCGGAGCTACCTGCTCGGTTTTAGTTTCTTCCTTATCCTCGTTTCCGCCGAATAATAGTGTAGAAATCCAAACCCCACCACCTGCGATAACAGTTGTTAGAGTACCGATTATGGTTTTCTTTAATCCCGACCAAGTACCATCGTTGGTCTCAACGTTGTTTGTTTCTTCTGACATTTTTTTACTTTTTTTTACTTTTTAATTATTTTAGCTGTCGCTATTTGGCTTGCTTTGATATTTAATGTTGCAACATATAAACCAGCTGATAGTTCACCAATATCATAAGTGTACTGATATTTTCCCTTTGGCATATTAGTTTTCATTAAATCAACTACAAGTTTTCCGTTTATATCGTAAATCGATAGTGTTATATTTTCTTTCTCTGAAACCTCAAAAGCAACCATTATTTTATCGTCTACTGGATTTGGATATACTATTATCTTGTTACCGAGTAGATTTAAGTAGCCTGATGAGATATTCATTATTTTAACTTCACCGTGGGTTGGATTTATGATCAGATCAGTTGCAATAGAATTACCCGCATATTTCCTTGTTACCCATAATGGACTAGCATTCCAATCTGACTGTGGTTCAAGTGCAAGAAACTTAAGATTAAATAGGTTTTCACCATCATTTATTGGATGTTGATTTCCTGAGATATCAAATCCTCCCCATTCGATCGTATTTTCAACTGGATTAACGAAACTCATCCAATCCATTGATTTTTCACTATTAACTATTTCCTTAAATTCTAATAAAGATGGATCGTAGTATAATGCCATTTGTAGCGATCCTATTGGACCTGAATTAGATTTTAATGTAACAGGTATCGTTACAAGATTTGCTTCATCTACAGTCACCTTAGGCATGTTAATTTCAATCGTAGACAATGTAGTGTCATCATATTGCGTTGTCACGTCCATTATATAATTTGGTGTGTTGTTCGGATTTATAATAGTTATCGGAACTAAACGAGCCATGTTATATCCTGTACCATTGGCATCTCCATATCCAAGTACATAAAATGTGACCGAATCTGGTTGGCCTGGTAATATATCGAACGTTAGATTAGTTACCCCTGGTATTGATTGTGTCTGATTTGTTGAAGATCCATTGATCGATGCATATTCGGAAGCACTAAAGAATCTGATGTCAGGTACGTTATTTGGCCAAGCACTAAATCTTCCCGCTATTCTACCATATATTCCGTAAACGTCCGACATTGTAATGTTACCTGAATTATTTACATCGGAAGAATAATAATCAAATCCGGATGGTTGAAGTTGTCCAAGAACATATTGATTAACTCTTTGCGCATCGGCCACAGTAACTATATTACCTACTGATAATGTATCACCCTGAACTGCAAGTCTAACGTCATAGTATGTGGTGTCTATCGATTTTGAAAAATTGAATTCACCATTAAGATCAGTAGTGTCAATCTCATCTATAGACCAAGTCGATCCGGTTTTAGGTTTCTTCTCTAGAGCAAGAGTTAGATTCTTAGCTGGCGATCCGGTAACGTTAACAAAGTTACCCTGGTAATTAAACATTACAGAATTAATAACCCCACCGTAATTATGAAGGGTTAATAGATCATCAAGACCATCTATATTTGAGCTTAGATTATTGAATGTTGTTGTTCCAGTTACCTCAATATTAGTTATATTATTAGTGAAGGTTTGAAAGTTTGCTGAATGTTGTAATTCTATATTAAATAATGCACCTGATGGAATAGTAAAAGTGCTACTACTACCAGTGTAAACGATAGTTACTGTAATGCTACCTTCCGATAGATTATTCTCGTATTGAAGTACCTGTGCAAATGATGTATTTGTTGATGTTACTATAGGAGCTCCACCGCCGAATGCATTCTTATCATACCAAACTCTGTATTGCAAACCGGTGATCAAGGTAGATGTCGTGTTTTGATAACATAGACCTATATTGGTTTTTCCTGATGCTACAGTACCTACCTGATATTGTGAATTGACCATAACATAGACTCCATTTCCCGGAGCTGTTGGACATTGTGAGAATCCTAGATATGGTATCAGCAGGATTCCAAAAATGAGAATGAGTAATTTTTTCATAGATGTTTATTTTGGTTTATTTTGGTTCGGAATATTTATCTGAAATTGCTCTTTTTTAGGCCACAAAAAAAGTCGATACTTTTAAATGTACCGACTTTTAAATGTTTAGTAAAGCATATCGGATTCTAACCGATGTTCCCGCTACACGCGGAGTCCTAGAACGCTAGACGAAAGCTTCAACCAATTCAAGCAATCTGTAAATCACTTTCATTGGCTCTGTGTTAAATATTACAGTATCTAACACATAGTAGCCCGTAGGGGAATCGAACCCCTCTTTCCAGGATGAAAACCTGACGACCTAACCGATAGTCGAACGGGCCATGTTCACTTAGTGAGATGTGCTAAGCTAGATTTTAACGGGTTACTCTAGCTGTTTCGAGAACCATCACTCCCATGGGTACGAGCCATGCGAAGCTTTTCATTAGTGTCTTACCACATAAAAACCTGTCAAGCTACTGAGAGGCTCTGCTACCTGCCTTTGTTCTCAGTTCCAGTATTTTAACTAATTTGACTCATTACCACCCATGAGATGATTGCTTTCCAAACCAGCTTTCGGTTACCACCTGGACATTAACCGAGATCCTTTAATGAGATCTAAACATGGAGGGTATCTCTTACCCTTTGCGGAGGAGGTGAGATTCGAACTCACGGACCCCTTTCAGGATCGCCGGTTTTCAAGACCGGTGCACTAAACCACTATGCGACTCCTCCGGTTAAAAAGATAATGATGGAGTACCCTTCTCGCTCCAATCTTAAGTGCTTTCCTGAGTTTTACTGGATCCAGGCACAAGGGGTGGTGAACTTTTTTTACCTATTTCGGTTTGTCGACAACCTACGTAGAAAGAACCATTATCTTTTTGCGGTCCCACGGAGAATCGAACTCCGAACTCTGCCGTGACAGGGCAGCATTATAGCCGTTTAACTACAGGACCATTATAACGAGGACGCAGCGGGATGAACCTCTCTTTCTCTGTACCGCGAATAAACAGAGACTGCCTCGTACCGTCGTTGAAAAGTCTTTCGACAAATCAGAGCGTTCCGGTGTACTTTTAAATTTGGTGACTAATAAGGATTCGAACCTTAAACCTGCGTCCCCTTTCCGTGAGTGCTAAGCACTATTCTTGTACTCCGTTCTGCTGTGCTCCAATACACTATAGCCAATCGTCAGTTTCGAACCTGACAGCCTCAAGGTAATTAATCTTGAGATTTGTGGACCGGGCAGGATTCGAACCTGCGACGCCTAGTAGATGTTAGTTATTCTTGGCCTTCGAATACATCCACCTTAGTGTTTACCAACTTCACCACCGGACCGTTTCGAATCTGAATTGAGCGATTCAGATTCTACTTAATTAGTTGAGCTTCTATTTTTCGTCGGGAAGCCCCCTTGTCAGGAAAATTAGACCTTACTTTGTCACACAAACTTTTAAAGTTGTAGAATTCCACTGGTTTACTTCACTACCCAAACCTCTATCTTCTACAGGGATAACTAAAAGCGACTCGTAGCGGAGGCAGGACTCGAACCTGCGACCTTTGGGTTATGAGCCCACTGAGCTACCAACTGCTCTACTCCGCAATATGTGGTCACGGTAGGAATCGAACCTACTATATCAATTACTTACTTAGTCACTTACCATGCTGCTTAACCGGTATCTCGGGCAGTAATACTAAATCATCATTAATCCATTGGCCAATCAGCATTACATACTGACCTATAGCTTTCGCAACCTTTAGTAGCGGGGGCCGGACTCGAACCGACGACCTTTGGGTTATGAGCCCAATGAGCTACCTACTGCTCTACCCCACGATATATTTTCAATGAACTGTTTATTATATGTTATTTTTATTACTCTGCAAATATAATAATGTTTCACGGGTAATAAAAATAATATCTAATTTTTTTAATTAAAAGCGGAGAGCGGAGGAATCGAACCTCATACGGTTTCCCGTACGTCACGCTTAGCAGGCGGACCCGATCGCCATCACGGATCACTCTCCAATTGTACCCCGGGCGGGAGTCGAACCCGCACGGACCTTACGGCCCACTGAATTTTAAGTCCAGCGTGTCTACCAGTTTCACCACCGGGGCATTTGTACTCAAGGAGGGAATCGAACCCTCACGCCGAAGCACTAGATCCTAAATCTAGCGTGTCTACCTAATTCCACCACTCAAGCAATTGATCCGATCATAATCACGAATTCTTCTGTATTTTTATATCCCTATCTAAATCTCTTTGTCGGGGTTTTCTTTTTATATTTTTTATATTTCTCCCCATATAAGTTGGTGTTAGTGCGTCACAATTTGGACAAATCAACCTAAAATTATTTTCTAGGTTATTTTGGGGATTTCCGTCAATGTGATCCAATATTAATGGTATATTTACGCCATTCCAACTTTCATTTTTACAAATTTCACAGCAGTGTCCTCTTTTTAATATTAAAAACTTCTTAATAGTTTTTCTGTTTGAATCAGTAAAAATCCCGCCGTCTAATTTTTCCTGATTTATTTTTGTTATAGATTTACTATGACATTCTGGTGAACAGTATTTGGTTCTTTTTTCTTTATCTACTGTATTAAAACAGATCGGACAATTTTTTAGATTTTTTTTCCCTCTACTTATATTTGAACACGTCACTGAGCAATATTTTCTTGTCTTGCCAGATTTCTCATTATCGAACTCATCTCCACAACAAAGGCAAATTAGAATATCGATATTTCTTAAGTTGTCGAATTGAGATTGATTTATTCCATATTTTTTCAAAAGATGGTTTTTAATTGAATTGTAACTTTTACCTATTACTTCTGATATTTCTCTATATTTTTTTCCATCCTCTAGTAATTTTTTAGCAAGAATAGACTCGGTTTCATTCCACATAAATTTTATTTTTATAATTATATATTCTAAAGTTGATTTCGAATCGTCGACTATATTAGCCCTGAGAATCTAAACTAATTCAAAACCTTTGATGGATCTTAATAAAAGCCATAATCTTAGTAATAAAAAAGGGTGACCGGTCGGGATCGAACCGACGACCTTCTGGACCACAACCAGACGTTCTAACCAACTGAACTACGGCCACCATGTATTATTTTGTGCTGAGGTATTCCTCTATTTCAGCATCATTTGCTAATCTAATAGGAACGAATAATGCAAATCCATTATCATCCTCGAAGTGATTACAAGTATCTAAACGAAATCCGAATTTATATCTCCAGTGTTCAAATAAGTTTTTTTCAGCTATCCATTTACCAACATTAGCATTTCTATATTCACCGAAGTAAAATTGTCCATCTACAAGATCTGCTTTCGGTATTGCTCCAGCAGCTATAAGTCTGGGTACATAGAATTCTTTATACTCCTTTTCTTCAACTCTAGGAATACCTGGAACGTCGCATGGATTTTCAAATTTCTTTAAATTATTCCAGTATTTAATCATAGCTTCTTTCCTGTTAGCTCTTTCCTCCTCGATCTTAGCTTTTGCTAAAGCTATTTTTTCTATATCATTCATAAGCAAGTTATTAATTAGAGGCACCAATAGGAATCGAACCTATCTCTTCCGCTTTGCAGGCGGACGCCTGAGCCAATCGACCACAGTGCCATTTTTATTTATTAGATCCTCCGACAGGGATCGAACCTGCAACCTGCTGATTACAAATCAGCTGCTCTACCAATTGAGCCACGGAGGAATGTGCGGAAAGTATAGGATTCGAACCTATGGCACCCTTTCGGATGCACACGCTTTCCAAGCGTGCTCCTTAAGCCACTCGGACAACTTTCCATTCATTTGCGGAGGAGTGAGGTATCGATCCCCATACCCGAGGGTACCGCTAGTTTTCAAGACTAGGTCAAGCGCCAGCTTAATTACTCCTCCTTTTTTGGCTTCCAATATGTCAAAGATCTCGTAAAATAAAAAAGGTCTCCTTTTTAGAGGAGACCTTTTAGATTTAAGTTTTTATATACTTATACCAATACCTTCTCCTTTTCAACGCACAGTGATAACTCACAAGATGTACTTGTTGTATCTAAATGCAGTGACGATAATGTGTATTGTACTTGTTTCATTTTATGTTATTTTGAGATTTATATATCTTTCTCCCTTTTAATTTCTATGCAAAAATAGGGAAAAGTTTCGGATAAAAAAAATATTTTCTATTATTTTCTAAATATTATTCGATAATTAGTAGTCCCAGAAGGATTCGAACCCTCATCTTCCCATCCGTAGTGGGAAATTCTATCCGTTAAACTATGGAACTATGGACGAGTCTCTCCCCGTTCGTCACCCTCCACTTTTTTGCGCATCAAATTGGATCTACTTCCTAAAAGCTATTCCTCTTATCCATTGTGGCAGCAGACAGGTCAACGCCACATCGTGTGTTGTACAGGATTCGAACCTATACCCAACGGCCTTATGTACCGTTTACGGACCCTATGACCTGTTACATGAAGTAATTAATTTCATTACGCATATCACCTAGCACTCCGTGTCCCTGTGGCCCTTTTTAAGATAGTGTCTAGAATCTTCTTAATATCTACCCATCGGAAGCTCTGACCAAATTGAGCTAACAACACTTTTGAGTTACTGATAGGATTCGAACCTATGCCAATCCCACGTCTCGCATCCAATCTGAAAGGGAATCGAACCCTACGCACGGTTACAGGGAGACTGCTCTTCCGCTAAGCTACAGTAACATAAATGGAGCTTGCCGACGCTGTATTCACTATGGATTGATTTATTATTATAACCCTACGGGATAATTAATTATCACCATCTACAGGTCTACTAATGTGGTTTATAGCAATGTGGTTTACGCCAACAACACGTTTACTCCTACTGCATCCATAAAAGAATTAATCATCATCACGGACCGACAAACTCTATTTGCTACCAGCATAGGAATCGAACCTAATATCTCCCTTACGATCGGGTGCGTATGCCAATACGCCAACTGGTAATATTATGGGTTATGAAAATGATAAAGTGTATAGACTATGCTAACGACAATGCCAACGTCAAAGACCTTCCTTTACTACAAAGGCAAAGTCAAAAACCAAGTCTCTTTTTGCTAACCAATTATCTGTCTAGTGGTAAAGATTCCTCTTTCTCTATGAGATTTCAGTAACTTGTTTAACAATTGAGTTCTATCTCAGTTTTTTTTGTTTTTGTAAAGGAAGCGGTTGCTGTTTTATCTGTTTCCGTAGAAACACTTAAATTAGTTTATAACTATCATCGATAAGATTTTATATAAAACATTACCACCTTCAATCAAATGGTTATGGAATCGTCTCCTGACTATCCATAACCAACCCCACTTTTAATTATTCTGAAACCTCAGATAGAAACATATCAATTGTTTCTTTAAATCTTGGATCAACCTCAATTCTTAGAGCTGAGATTCGAGCGATCTCTTTTTGTCTTTTTTCTTCGAATAAATCCGAAGCTTCTCTATAGCTAGATCTGTATTCTTCCATTGCTTTATTATAAGCATCAAGAACATTATCGTTGTGTTCTTTTATTCCAGCCTGAGCAACTGCATTTTCTTTAGCAATCCTTGCATTTTCCGAAGTAACAAGGTTCTTTATTTTTGCTTTAAAGTAGTTAACCCTTTGTTCATGCTTTCTGTGGGTAGAAGCAAGATCTTCATGGATTTTTAAAAGATCATCACTTGTGTGATGAATCTCAACCTTAACCGGAGTCTTTTTTCCAGCCTCGATTTCCATCCATTCCAATTTCTTAATATTCGGAAGCTCACTTCTTAATTGATCTAATTTACCACCTTTGTGGATGAATTGACCAACATGGGAAGCATATGCTTCAGCCTCCAAATATTCATTATATTCGGCAGTCGATAACTGTTCCCATCCCCATTTTTCATCAACCTCGTTTAACTTCTTGATTGATTTTAATTCTCCCTTAACAGGCTGGTCCCTATCGAATTCAAATTCATCCCATTTGACATCGTTTAGCATTTCCTCCTTGGCTTTGATATTCTCCATAAGAAATGATTGGGTTGCATGCAGCTTAGACTTTTGATCAAGAAGCTCATTAACATTCACCGGGATTGGTTTAGCCTCAACTTCATGATATTCCATTCCATCGACAGTGATCGATTTGCTGATATTATTTATATCAGCTAATTTAAAGTTGATGTCTCTAGCTCTTTGGTTACAAAGATTTGATACTGACTGAGCCTGTGACATTGAAAGACCCTTTGATTCTAATGAATTTCTTCTCATATTTATTATCTTTAAAGATTAACTATATTTTTATTATTTCTGCAAATGTATCACATAGATACGGGGTAAAAAAATTATTTAGCAAAAATTAACTAATTAACATTCAACTAATGAATTAACTAGCATTTTAACTGTTCCGATATCTGCACGACCTTGGTATTGTTTATTGAATTCTCCAATAGTTTTACCAACAAGTGCTTGAGAATTTGTAATTACTCCAGCAAAACCTTGCATGATTACTGTCAAGGCATCCGCAATCTCTTGTTCACTCATCTGAGCAGGCATGTATTTTTTCAGAATACTAATTTCATCCTGTTCTTTAGTAACCAATTCTGGTCTATTTGCCAAATCATACATTTTAATAGATTCCTCACGTTGTTTGATTCCTTTGCTGACAATTTTAATTACCTCATCGTCAGTTGCAATCCATGTTGGACTTGCCTTTTCTGAATTAGTAATAGAAGCCTTGATGCTATTTAAAGCCATTTTAGCATTTTCGTCCTTTGCTTTCATTGCAGTTACGAAATCTGCATTTATCTGTTCTCTAATTGTCATAATCTTTTAATTATTAATCTTCATTATTTTTGTGGGTAACAGGGGAATCGAACCCTGGATTTGCAATTACTCGAGTCTTGCTGTTTCCTTATTAACCTTAGTCATGGATGACGCCAAAATTACGCGTTGGCTCCGGTTCCCACCCCGGAAGGTTACCCATTTATTATACTACATCCTCGAAGCTACCTCCGAAGAAATATAGAACTGCTCTAATATTTCTTTGTTCATTACTTAGAGATTCCATTTTTATTCTTTCGATAGAAACATATCCCTGTAAAGAACTTAATCTATTTCTTTTAGAAACTAATTCCTGATTGGAATTTGAAATCTCGACGAAAGCAGCTTCTCTTGATTCTGCATTAGTGTAAAGTTTCTTCCCATTATCGTCCAACTGAGCGCCAATCTCGCTTTTTATTGTTGCCTCGATCTGAGAAATCTCATTGTTCGTTGTTTGAATCTCCTCGTTATGATCAAGGATTCTTCCTTGAATTTCAGAAATTCTTGATGGGATATCTAATAAATCACCCGCTAATTTTGATAATCTTTCTTTGTTCATTTTTAAAAAATTTAGTGGGCCAGGTAGGATTCGAACCTACACGCCCCGAAGGGACCGGATTTACAGTCCGGCGAGCCAACCAGTTGCTCAACTGACCCGATTAAGGGATGTTTCGATATTATATAGTTATCCAGCGGATTAAAAGTTTCGAGTCCATCGATGATAAGAAATCAGCATCACCCATGTCTTCAATAGGAACTTGAAATTGCACAATGGAGTCATTCGAAACTAAATGCGCAGAATAATAAGCAACACTCTTTCTAATCATCCTCAAAACTGCATGTGGATTTTCCTTATACAGTGATTTTTTAATTTCATTTAATTCCATAACCATTTATTTTTTTATTGGTGGGAATGGTAGGATTCGAACCTACTCAGGCGCAAGCCAACGGATTTACAGTCCGTCCCAACTCTCCAACTCTGGCGCATTCCCTTATATAAGATCCAATTCAGACTTTAGACCGCTACTAACACCTTGATTCCATACCCTTGAATTTCTAGCTGAAGGTTTCCATACCCTCCCTCGGATGCCTCCGCGTGCGCTCACACCGGCTTAATTCTACTCTTTGGAGATGACTTTTGTCTGTTCATCTTATTCCTCCTTTTTTATCCTTTCGGACTAATTGGATCTTTTGTAGTCCCTGCCGGAATCGAACCGACGACCTATTGTGTGTAAAACAATCGCTCTAAACCAACTGAGCTAAGGGACTGTAGAGAAGCTGATTTTTATTTCAGCTTCTTTGAGTATACGTTTTTAATTCTACCGTCTTTATAGAAAATACGACAGTCAGGTTTAGTCCATCCATAAAGATTGGCCATAATCTGTGCATATTGCTCTATTGAATCGAGCCTGATTTTACCTATGATTCTATCAGATCCGTATTTTTTTTCTATAATAGGTTCTGTAAGCCATACAGATTTACCATATTCTGCTTTGATTTTCTTGATAGCATCATCGCCATTTGCACCCTTGGGATCTGTCAACCATTCGGAGATCTCGTAACCTCCCCATTTGGAGTTGATATTTTCTAGATCTACTAAATTCCCGGATCTGTACCATCTATCTCCGCAACACGGACAATCCGAACCTTCATCTACACCATCCCAATAGCACCCAAGATCTTCCGCTATATTGATTGCTTCTTCCTCAGATTCAGCCTCAATGAAAAGTCGGTGACAAAGTTTATCATCAACTACGAATGATCCTCCGCTGTTGTTTTGTGACAGTTCATAGAATTTTGTTTTCATCTTTTTATTTTTTACAAGATTAATAAAATACTACGGGATTAAAAAATAATAAGATAATTATTTCCATCTGGTTTTTCTGCTATGTTTCCATGTTTTATAACTTCTATATTTTATTGAGGGATGACCTTTTTTAAAATTTAATCCTTCATCCCAATACATAGGAAATTCCCATTTTAACCAAATTAATCGGTAGTCTCTAGAACAAGTTGCCTTATTCAATTTTGCTCTGTTTGTGTTTTTACTCATTTTACTCATTTTTAGGTTATTAAACCTAATGAGCGTCGAATTTCTTTTTCATATTAATTTATTTTTTAGTAGCGAGAGTAGGAATCGAACCTACGGCCTCGGGGTTATGACTCCCGCGCTCTAACCATCTGAGCTATCTCGCCATGCATCCCGTTACTTGTGCACAAGCCGTGGCATTACGGGATCGATGTGGTTCCACATTCTGAGCAGGTATGGGGAATCGAACCCCAATCTCCAGATTGGAAGTCTGGAGTAATAGCCGTTATACGATACCTGCATAGAGTGTAGTAGGGCTGCAGTCCCTTGAGGCACCTACACTAGTTATTCCTCTTTGAGCGAGAGACCGGGTATGATCCGGCGACCCCGACCTTGGCAAGGTCGTGCTCTACCAACTGAGCTACTCTCGCGGTTTTAACTTTAGCATATATCGGACTCTCTTTTCTTTCCTTAATATAGACAATTTTTTCCTCTGTTGGATCCGTCTGTATTACATAGGAAATACAATTTAATCGGTCTAAATAATTTACAAGATCATTTATTTTCAAATTCGTTTTTGCTTTTTTTACTAAAGTTGGTTTCATTTTATTGTTAATATATTATTTTTGAGGACCCGGTAGGATTCGAACCTACGACCAGCGCATTAACAGTGCGCTGCTCTACCACTGAGCTACAGATCCTTATTGCTCTCCCGACTGGACTCGAACCAGTGACCCTCTGATTAACAGTCAGATGCTCTAACCAACTGAGCTACAGGAGAATTTTTAGTTGTCGATTTTTTACAAATCTTATGTTGGCAGAATGGGATTCGAACCCACATATAACCAGTTAACCTTTCTACCGCGTATCAGGCGGAGGGTATATCTGCCAATATATTTTTAATGCTATTTTTAATATTATCCTCTGGAAACTTTATTCTAAATATTCTCCATCCATTCTCCATCAATTTTTTATCTTTTTTAATATCTATTAACATTCTCTCGTTTTGATTATGCTGTCTTCCGTCTATCTCGATAGCAATTTTATGATCAACGATTGCAAAATCTATAAAATATGGATGAAATGGATATTCATATTCATATTGTATGCCATATTCATCAAGAATTGATTTTGCTATACTTTCAGGATATGACATCTCAAATTTTGACCTTGTTCTCCACCCGAACTTAATGTCTGGATTTTTGTGTTTTTCATAAGCTGATTTTGAAGAAGCTTCCGTTATATTTTTTCTATAATCATCATCCAGCCATTTTAATTGTGCGGCGCATTTTCTTGAACAACATGTCTGTAGACGTTTTGACCAAGAAATTTCAAATTTATTTTTACAGTGGCCACATTCTTTTATTTCTGGCGGGTTTCCCTTTCCTGTCAATGTTTTCGAAACCTTATAATTTATTTCCGATCTTTTAGATTTAGTACTAAATCCTCTAGAGCATTTTAGAGAGCAAAATCTCCCGCTACCCAATTCACCATTATGTACATTCCCACAATTTTCACAACTTTGCATAAAATAGATTTTTTATCTATATATCTATTCGAACCAATAACTTTTTGCAAATGCACTTTACGTATTACGTACCTTGCTATTCCATATGTCAATGAACAATTTGTTGTCCCTGGAGGATTCGAACCTCCACCGCGTGGACCAAAACCACGTGTCCTGCCATTAGACCAAAGGACAATTTAATTTGCACGCCGGGCAGGAATCGAACCTACAACCCCTGGTTTTGGAGACCAGTGCTCTACCAATTGAGCTACCGACGTATTTTAATAGTGGAGCTACCGGGGATCGAACCCGGGTCCTCTGAGTGCAAGTCAGAAATTTTAGCCAATTAAACTACGGCCCCATTTTGTCGGGAAAGCAGGATTCGAACCTGCGAGCTCCTGCGTCCAAGGCAGGCGAGGACGACCTAACTCCTCTATTTCCCGTTTATTCTGTCGGGGTGGCCAGGCTCGAACTGACGGCCTCCTGGTCCCAAACCAGGCGATCTACCAACTGATCTACACCCCGTTATATAAATGAAATTCATTTATGAGTGATCCCGGTGAGATTCGAACTCACGACTCCCTCATTAAAAGTGAGGTGCTCTAAACCAACTGAGCTACGGGATCATTATTTTTTAATTAATGGCCATAGCTTAATCTAAGCTAGAGGACCTTACTGTTTTCGCTTCATTTTAATATTTAATTTATTCTGTGGTGAGGGACGGGATCGAACCGTCATCATCGGATTTTCAGTCCGCTGCATAGACCAACTTTGCTACCTCACCCAATAAAAAAACTCCGATTCTTTTTGAGAATCGGAGTTTTTAATATTTAAGTTTTATTATTATCTTAACCTACTATTACATCTTCCGGTTTCTCGTATTGGCCATTATACCATTTTGCAATCCCCACCTGTACAAACGGGTTATTGCCTTGTGGCATAAAATTAATGGCGATATTTCCGAAGAATGTTTTCATTTTGTTTTTAATGTTTAATAGACTATATATCTAATTGATTTTAATATTTTATGCAAATTTATAATAAAGTTTCGATTAAAAAAAATATTTTTTGATTTTTTTTTGATTTTTATTATTTACATATATGTGGTAGGAGAAAATAAGCTATTGAATGTCATAGATACTCCCTGTATTTTTTTATTCAGCATAGTAAATGAATCCGAAGGACTAGCCTTCCATTTACCACCGCTATTGAATGGACCGTTTGAATCCTCTGGGGTTATTCCGGTTGTGAATGTACCGTTAGGAAAAAATACTAATCCCCATGTATGCTCTTTCTTAAATATACCTTTGGGCGATTTTACCTCGATTATCCAAGAATTATTTGGTGGGTTCATCCTAACAGGTCCTCCTCCATGGAAGTGGTCTTCTTTAGCTCCAGCTTTTTTAAGAAAATCCGGCATCTTTGGTAAAGCTGCCTCCTCGTTAATTGGATACGAGAAACTTTCGAAAGTTTTTATATTATTGCTCATTATTTACAAACTGTTCTTATTTTAAATTGGGTTCCAGCTACCGGTGAGAAAGCAACTAATTTAACTGCGTCTCTTACTGCATTTTTAGTAACCTCTATACTTAAACTCTTTATGTCAGCCTTTGGAGATTCTTTTAATGCACCAGATTTAAGCAGATCGTATGTCCATTCCCAAACTTTATTGGTGTCATCTATTTTAATTTCACTAAGATCCTTATTTCTATAGACCTCTATTTTTCCTGCTGAATCAAAAAATTCCGGACAAAGTTCTTTGATAGGTTTTAGACCAAGCGAAGATAGTTTAGTCTCTATTGCTTTAACCAATGAACCACCTTTATTGATAACATTATTAAGGTAATCCTTATAATCAATAACTAAATAATTTTTTCCTCCAATGTTCTCTCTTTTACCAGGAGCATTTTTACCCGCTTTAGCATCTGCATTTAACGCATCCTCTTTTTCCTTGCTATATTCACCTCTAATATATTTAGCACCGAATGCACCCATAAATGGTGAAAGTTTAATCTCCTTTCCTGAGTATGAAAATAATATAGCATCTGGTATAACTAATGGATCAAAGAATATCTCCATTTTCTGGCCAGCCTTAGCTGTAAGGTAAACTGTTTTATCATAACCTGCATATCCGTTGCTAGCATCAGCCTTTCTACCAGAGAAACTTTTATCCATTTTACATGATATCTTTATATCATCACCAATTGGTTCACCACTTGCTACGAGTGTCGCAGAAATAAATTGATTGTCCTTAAATTTCTGATCATCCGGATTATCACCTTTAGATTTATCATAATCTGGTCCAATATTAGGCATTGGCTTATTTATGAATTCCATTTTCTTTTCGGCGGACTTAAGAAATTCCTTCCTGTCCATACCTTCACCGAATGTATTGTACATTAGGTCTTTTATCAACTCAACAACAGTATTACCTCTAGCTTTACATAGGCCGTCATTATCTGTTGAATAACCTGCAGCCTTTAATGCTTTTGCAACAGATCCTGATGGATTGACAGGAACCTTACTTGATGCTGAAGATATTGTTACATTAAGTTTCTGACCGATGTAGTTCTGATTATTTAAAACTGGAATTATCCTATTTTTAAAATCTACCTCTAATTTTTTTATCTGATCTGGACTTACGTCATCTTTTTTAAATTCACCGCTATCAAATTTAAAATCCCAAGGGGAGGATTTAGAGTCAGCCTCATTTAGAGTTCCGTTTGGAGTCTCTGTTAAAAGCTTATAATTTATGAAATCACTTAATGATTCGAAAACAAATTTCTTAGACATTCTTATTTGGATTTATTTTAACTATATATCCAATAGCAATATTAGTATTTTTCAATAAAATATATTGTGGTATATGCAATTTTATTCTCCTGTCCACCGATAATAACACTCTTAACAATTACACAAATACCGACATAACAATTATCAAGGTCCAATCTCATTACCGCATCGTGGCCTGGTGATTTTGAAAATTTTGTTATTATATCCTTAGCGAGCATATCATCGGATTTTTGAGAAGCAGTGAAATAGTTTCCGCCGTTTGCATTTGCCATATTACAGATCTCACCTAAAGTATAATTGGTACTTTCCTTAATTATACCGAATTCCTTTCCTCTATCCTCGGGGGTTTTTAATTCCTTAAAGTTCGGGACGTCGATTGTTTCAGTGTGTGCATCCATTTGCTCTGATCCATCATCAACCTCCATTATTTGCTTCATTTTATTAAAGCTAACTCTGGACATCCATTGGGTGTGGTGATAAGCAGCTTTATTTATGGTATCTGAATATTTTACCGGTTTTAGCTTATTTAATTTTCTATAAGCATTAAGTTCTTTTAAGACCAATCCTTCTAAATTGGTCTGAGCATATAGAACATTTTGAACTAGAGTTAATAATAGGAATAGAATCATTTTTTTCATATATCAAATGTAATATATGTAATCGGATAAAAAAAATAATTTACGTATTATTTATTATAAACCATATTTTGATTTTGTTGAATTATAATTAGTTGAAATTTCCGAAGCGCTCAACCCTCTAGTATAGAAATATGATGCACCGATTTTACCATTTAGATATGTTGATCCAATACCCGCCCCAATATATCCTAGGTATAGAGGATTCGATTCCGAATACCCATCTGTCCCGTGTGCCGTTGTAATATATTCCGTAGTATTAATATAAACTTTAGTTGTATTTGCTGTTGCTGTAATTTGTGATATAAAAGTAAATAAGTACCAAGTATTTGTTGTGACGGTTAAAGTAGAATCAACAATTCTTTGAACACCTGTTCCATTTGTTACTGACCTAACTTTACCACCATTAGAAAATAAACCCCCCCAGTATCCATCAAACCCAAACGATCCCGATAATTTACCAAAGACCGGTATCTGTGTATTCAGTGCAGGTAACACATCGAATTTAACCCAAACCTGAATCGTTCTTTGTGTCGTGGTATTTAAACTAAGATTTGAAGTGTGTGGAATACTAATTGTGTTACTAGTACCATTTAAATCAAAAATACCACCGTCCGTTGACGACCAAGTCGCCCCATTAATAGTCGCATTATTTCCGTTACCAGTCTCATCCGTCCATGTACCTGATGTATAATTACTAGCATCAAGCTTCATGAATAAACTACTGGTAATTATACCGGGAGCTATAGTTGTCGTTGTTGTCGTTGTTGGAGCTATAGTTGTCGTTGTTGTCGTTGTTGAGGCTATAGTCGTCGTAGTCGTGGTGCTAGTTGTAGTCGTAGTCGTAGTCGTAGGAGCTATAGTCGTCGTAGTTGTGGTGCTTGTGGTGCTAGTCGTAGTCGTGCTAGTCGTCGGTATTATGAATCTCGGCAAGAATGAATTATATATTGATGTTATTTCGGAATCACTTAATGTTCTGTCGTATATAATAGCATTGGATATGGATCCATTAAATAAATTTGAACCTGTATCATATGAACCTATAAAAACGTTACCGTCACCAGAAAATGTAATATTATCAGCTGAACTATCTTCCAATACACCATTCAGATATAGTTTCCATCCTGCTGCCGAACTAAAGGTTACTGCACCACAATACCAAGTATTAAGGTTAAGAGTGGTTGATGATTCAACTATATTCCAGGAACCATTATGTCCAGATTGTAATTTATTTGTTGCGCCCAGCCAAAAAGCATGCTGTCCCTGACCAGATCCAGATCCTCCACTTATTAGATTATTTGCATTAGAAAAGCTATTAACATAAAACCAGATTATCTTGGTGTATTCGTTATTTGATAATACGGGTGAACCATTGTTTATATCTACATAATCACTTGCCCCATTAAATACAATATTACCTTTTTGTAAATTACTGAATGTCGATCCCATTAGATTTCCTGAATTACCATTTCTGGAGAGGTCATACCACTCATTACCTGTTCTTGGATATGATGCAGTAAATCCTGCATCCAGAAGCATATTAAGGCCTTCAGTTGGTATCGAGGGGTATTCCATATTGATACATATTGTATCGTCCTGATCATATAACCATAATAATGCATCAGATACTGTTGTTATCGATGATCCACCAAATGCATTAATTGAGATTAATCCAACGAGATCCAAATCAGATTCTGGTGAATATATCGAAGGTCCTTGTTCTGCCTTATTTATATAGATGACATATCCCGATGGTGTAACGTCATAGCCTTGCCAAAAATTAGTTTCCGGTGTTGATCCATATCCCGTTACGCCAACCCCTAGGTTCATGTTATTTCTCCCTATAGTATATGGTAGTGGTGTTATTGAATATTTTACTGGATTTGACATGGATTCCTTTTTTTATATATATTCAAATCAAGGAATCGGGTTTTGCTATTCCTTATTTATATACTTCCATCTTTTAATCTCGCAGCTTTCCGGTAATTTCTTTTCCTTTAAATATAGATTTATTTGACCCAACATATTTCCGGATCCTATTGGATTATGAGAGTGTATATAACATTTGGGTATTTTGTGACCAGTTGCTCTAGAATGCAAGATAAGCCATTTAGCTACGTCCATTCCTGTGGGTTCTAGTATTTGTGAATAGTCTATTGAGTAATTTTTTTTAACATATTCAAAATAGTGGGATGTTGCTGAATGATCCAAGTCATGGTCCAGCGAGAGAATATCTATGTTATCTAGTCCAACCTCTAATATCTTATTAACGAACTCCTCATAATTTCTTACTATAATCCATTCCCCGTTATTAGGATGTTCGGTGGGCGTTCTAAAATCGTCTAAATAAATTGATATCATATTAAAATTATTTTTAATAAAAAATCCCACCCTTATTGGGCGGGATTTAGTGGTCCAGCCTGGACTCGAACCAGGGACCTACGCATTATGAGTGCGGTGCTCTAACCAACTGAGCTACAAGACCTTTTTGATGGACGTAGGTTCATCACCTACTTTTGGCTCTCCATCAAAGCCGTTGTACTCCCTGAGAGACTCGAACTCTCACACCTCTCGGCACTAGATCCTAAGTCTAGCGTGTCTACCAATTCCACCAAAGGAGCATTTTTTGTGACCCCGACACGATTCGAACGTGTGACCTATTCATTAGAAGTGAATTGCTCTATCCAGCTGAGCTACGGGGCCTTTAGTTTTCATTGTGTCTTATTTGTATGACGTAAAGATAATAATATTTCACGATATAAAAAAATTATTTATCCTATTTTTTAATTTTTTTTAGATATTCATTGAATATGAGTCTTTTATCTGGAGATAATATAAAATCTAAGCTATCAGTTGAGTATAATATTCCATACCTCTCAAGCAGCCTCTCCTTTATAAGATCTGCCGGAATATACATTTCCATACAATTAAGCATTTCTATTGATGCCATATCAGCTTCTATTTCCATTCTATCCTCACTATAATCACCATTATTATGCTGGAGTATAAAATGACATATCTCATGTGCTTGTACTGCTATGATATGGTCCAATGTTAGATCTTTACACTCGCCATCTATGAAAATAAGCTTACCCTTGAAATCTAGGAATCCAACACTATCATCAAGTAGCTCGAAAATTTCTCTGAATGCTGGATATTTTTCGCTTTCCTCATATACTATGAAAACCGTATATTCGCTATCTATTTGTGAACTAAATGTTACTATGCCCTTTTCTACCTCCATAATGGTATTTATCTACAGATAACATCAGCTATTGATATTGACCATGGGGAAAGTGTTTTATATCTTGCTTTCATTCCCTCAGATTCAACCAATCCAACCGCAGCTCTAAGCATTTGATTTGACTGATATTTAGGGTCTGGATTCATATCAATGTCTATGTATTCAGGAGATTGTATTCCCCACTCTATTAATTTTTTAGCAGCATTTACACTATACTCAACCTCTTTCCATAGTCTTTCGTGTGCTGAAGTGACCCTTGGTATTATCTCCTTATTATATAAAACGTGTCCGCCTTTGGAATAATGATGAAGTACTATGACAGTTGCAAAATTTGTATTAGCCATATCATTATGAGAATCACAGCCAATGTAAATTAGATGATCCGGATTTTCGAATAACCACTCCTCTAAATATTCTTTTAGCTCAATCTCTTTATGCGTTGAAAAATTACGCCATCCCATAGTGAAATAATATATCTATATAAGATCTATAACAATAAAAAGTTTCCTGCATGGAGAAAAAGAAAATAATATGGGTCAACGGATGCTTCGATATAATACATCCCGGGCATATAGAGATTCTAAAATATGCAAGATCCAGGGGGGATCTACTTATTGTTGGTATAGATTCCGATGAAAGAGTATCAATTCTGAAGGGTAAGGATAGACCTATAAACAACCAAAATAACAGAAAGATTATACTTGAATCGATACGATATGTTGATGAGGTCGTCGTTTTTTCTAGTGAAATTGAAATGTGCGATAAGCTGGTCGAAAAAAATGTGGATCTGATAATAATAGGCGATGAATATATTGGGAGAAAGATAACCGGATCAAATTTATGCAATGTTGAATTTTTTACCAAAATCCCCAATTTATCAACAACATCAATAGTAAATAAAATAAATCCAATTGGTGATATATAGTTAAAATATACATTAAATAATGGACGGAATTTTAAACCTTAGCGCATTTGGAGACGTGATTAAGAATCCAGCAAATATGGATATGGTTGCTAATAAGAAGCCAGAAGATAACGTTTCATCTGAGGAAGCAAATAAATATGGCCATATATTTAAGATGATAATGCAAAATACTGCCCAGATAAAATTGCTACATTGGCAAGCATATACTTACGGACAGCACAAGGCATTAGATAAGTTATTTGGAAAATTCCTTGATCTCAGCGACAGTCTTGCTGAAGTTATAATGGGTAAGTATGGTAAGCCAGTTTTATCTGACGATAATCTTAGCATTAAAATAATGAATTTTAATGATCCTGAAAAATGTGATCTTAAAAAATTTATGGATGTTATGCATAAATGCTATGCTATTGATTGTAGAGCATTATTAGACGAGAATTCAGATAGCGAAATATTTAATATATTAGATGAAATTGTAGCATTGGTTGATCAAACTAGATATCTACTTACGCTAAGATAATTAAGCGGGTTTGGAAAAAACAGTTAGATTATAGATAACTACCTCATAAATCCAAACATTTTCTAATTCATTTCTTTTTCTTGAGATTATAGCTTTCGTATAAGAACCATATGCACCTTTTGCATATTTCTTTATTGCATTCCTATGGGAAGATGATTCCTTATAACCATCCAAAATAAAATCTTTACCGAATTTATTACCGATAGCAAGCAACGACATCTTTATAAGTTGCGCATCTGTATATTTATATTCGCTTGATTTTGTCCATGATGTTTGCTGCATAATTTCTGCGGTTACCTTTGTATTCGCGTTTTCTATTAAAGGTAAAGGATTAGGATATCTGCAACCAGCTGGTTCTTTAAATAGTTTATCGTTTCCGAAATATCTAGAATGCCCATAATTATTTGCCGGTATATTTTCAACTAAACTACATAATGAAAATCTTCTGCCAGTTTCTATAAGGACACTGGAAAAATAATTAACCCTAACCTTAGCAACACTATCTAAAAAATGTTCGCGATGAATTTCATTAGATCCATATGAAGTATACACGGACAGATCATTTGAAAATCCTATTGTAGCTATATCAACATCAGAGGAGCTGAAAGTTCTATTCTGTGCATATAATAATGTACAAGATAAAAACACGACAAGTAATAATATTTGTTTTTTCATATTGCAAATATATTAAACCTTCCCGGTATAAAAAAAATATTTGTAATTTATTTTTGATATATAGTTTATAGTAAAAAATAAATTTAGACATGGAAAACAAATTATTATCATTTTCTGATTTCGAGCACCTATATGAATCATATGGATTTATTAACGAATCAGAAGTAAAAGCAGAGGATCCTTTATTATTCGATCCATTTGCTCCCGCTGCTGATGCGGAAAAAATTGCAGACCTATTAGCACCAACCGAAGAAAAGCCTGTTGATGAGGCTGGACCAACACCAAGTGAATTCAAACCTCTAAAAAAAGGCGAGAAGAGTAAGAGGGTTACTGAATTACAAAAGGACCTAGGAATGAGCGCTAAAGAGGCTGATGGAGCATTCGGTTCAGCTACTGAAGCTAAGGTTAAGGAATTCCAGAAAACTAACAAACTTACCGTTGATGGTATTGTTGGAGTTCAAACGCTTAGAAAATTATTAGAATTATCTAAATCAATAAAGGATACTGCTAAGCAAGATGCTGATATAGTGAAAAGATACAATGTAAAAACTGCTGAAGATGCTAAAAAAGCTGGGATTAACCCAATTCTTCTTAAAATCTATCAATCTATAACGGTTGTTAAATACGGTAGCAAAACATTAGTTATATGTATACCTAAAAAAGATGCAGCCACACAAGTAAAAGCACTAGAGGGTACAACACTATTGGATGCTAACTTAGCATTTATTAAAAATGCAGCAACTGCAGTTGGTAAGGCTATAGTTTATACTGTAACTGGAGCTGTTGTTATGGCTTTGGATGGTGCAATGGCTATTTTATCTGCTGTAGCATCTGCTTCTAAATTCCTTGCAGATGGTGTTATGTACACGGCAGGTGCAGCTATTCAAGGATTAGCTTCTATCGCGAATTGGGCTTCTATAAAAGGTGCAGCCATCTATAAAAAGGTTTCAGATAAAGCTAATGCATTCTTCACCAAATTTGCTCAGGATTCAGCTAAGGCACTTAAATCAACAGTACAAGGGGCAACAGCCTTTTTCGATGGTATTAAAGCAGGAGCTAAAACATTGGGATATGTTCTTACTGGTCTAGCAGTTAGTGCTTTTAAATCAGTAGCTACTTTCTTGTCACCAGCATTAAAAACAATAGTTCAGGGAGCTAAGGACGGAGCAGCAGTGATTGCTGGAGGAATGGCTTGGATTGGTAAGAATGTTAAGGACGGAGCAGCAGATTTCGCCAAAACTATTAAAGCTGGTTGGGATGCATCAGTTAAATTTACTACCAATGCTTACAATGGAGGTAAGAAAATGCTATCAGATGCAGGTAAAGCACTTAGTAGCGCATATGACGAAGCTGCTAAAGCAACTACAGATTTCTTTACTCAGATGTACAATACAGGTAAAGCAGTTTGGGAATCAACATGTAATTCATTCGAGGATTCACATTTTATATTTGAAGATCTTGTATGGGACATCGAATTAGCATAAATTAAATTTCACATAAAAGAAAAAGCCGATTAAATTATTTAATCGGCTTTTTTGTTAGTATTATTTTTTTAGCTTTTTCTTTAGCTATGTTTCTAATGTGTATATAGCCATCCAAAGCTTCTGGCCCAGCAAATGCTAAAAATATGAGATGATCCAGATTAATTTTTCTTAGACTATCAATAGATATTTTTTTCATGGGACATATTCCATTATTTCGTGAATGATAGATTCAGCATCCACACATGTTTCATTATCTAAAATAATTTGGATTGATTTAATTCTACCCTCGTTAACAATTTCTGTCCTGATTTTTTCCCTGTTGTACGAATCTGTAAAATTTTTTAAAGATTCAATATATTGAGTATCGGAGGAAGATACCTCAATAATTGTATTATCACCCTTGACGTATCTAGAGTAAAATGTTCTTGACATATTTAATTTTAATTAATTGGAGATTTCATAGAATTTATCCAGAATAACATCAACCGAATTTTGTTTTGTTTCGTCGTTTGTAGTTTGTAGTATAAGCTGTGCTAGTTCTGCAACATTTGATACCAGAAGCGAATACTCTGGATAGAATGTTGTATATGCGTCTTTCTTCGATAATGAAATGACATCAATCAGTATTGCTTCAAGATATTCTATGGATGATGTTATATTTCCAGATAGTACCTCATTATCATTATCGTCAGTGGTTACTACAGTTTCAGTATATTTAGAAAGTTCGCTATTCATAAGCTTCAATTCATCCTTCGTTTTTGGTAGTGAATTAGCAGCCTCCTCAGCTTCTGATTTTTTTATTTTTCTTACCATATCATAAGGAACCCTTACCACATTTCTAGGACCATCCATAAGCTGTATCCTTAAAAAATCACCCTCCTTACCAAGAACCTGACCTATACCTCTATATGAAGTTATATAATCGCCATCCTCGACTTCCTTTGAATCGTCGGAATGAAAATATGTACCAGGATTTTTCATAAAATCATCCAGATCGAAATCTTCGTATAATTTTACAAATTTCATATTTTATCCTTTAAATTTAGATTTAGCCTCTTTATAATCCTCTTCCGAAAGTTCCCAACCATCATTAGTTTTAGCTATAAATAATTTAGCATCCTTATATGAAGGGCTTTTAACAGATCCAAAAAACATTTCAAGTTCTTTGTATATTGCTGGGCTGATTCCTTTCTTTTCAAGAAGATATTCGTTGTATTCCTTTAAGTGTTCCATTGTTATTTGTTATTTATGTTATATGATTAAATTAGAGACTCCAAGCGGGATTTGCAATTATAAGTAAGTTACCTTCCACTCTTGGTAGTTCCTTTGTTGAGTGATAATCGTCATATTGTATTTGATCTGGGTAAAACTTCTTTCCGTTGAAAACTATATAATTGTCCTCGGATCTTTCACCCTCTCCTCTAACACTAAATTCCTGTGTTTTTAGAGCATCTCTCGTTGCAGCCTTTATTGTTGGCTTACCAAAAATACTATTCCAGAAGCTCTCGTTTATATCAGATTCACTGGATCTGAATGATTCATAACCCTTAATATTATCCATATCTATTATTTTTTTATTATATATCCTTAATCTTCTCAACTATTATCTGAAGATCACTGGTTCCTTTTATTATTCTATGCCAAGTACCTTTTGGTATTTTTATTTTAGCTCTAATATTAATCGGTAATTCATTATCGAACTGAAACATCCAATCACTTTCACCGATAGGATAAACTATTCTATCCTCATTATCCCAGTGCCACTTGAGTTCATTTGGGTCTATATTGCTATCAAATTTTCTAACAACGGTTTCTATAGATCCCTTGGAAACCACTGATTCCATAAATGGTGATTTTACCATGGTCTGCTAGATTTAATACCAAGTAATTTTCTATACCTTGCAACATTACATGACCACCATCTAGCTTTCCATCTAGGTCCAGGATTATCACACCTCATTCTTTTTTGAAATGATCTTGATTTAGCTGGATCGTTATTATTAACCCTCATACCAGGCTGACCAAATCCAAGCTTTATTACATTTCCTGATTCATTCTTTGTATACACTGCGAATTTTCTAGGACCTCCAGGAGTTCTGAATGGTTTATTCAGATCAACATCTCTGCCCCTATATTCTGCCTCGTATAATTCATGATCAACATAGAATGGTACATCTAGCAATACTGTTTCGTTTTCATATACACCTTTACTGCCAGCATCTGTACTGATTAGGAATAGATCATCCTCACATAGATCAATGACGTTGTTCTCCCATAGAATCCTAGCCTCATTAATTATAGATAACCAAGATTCAGATTCTATTCTATATACACTTTCCATAAGTGGTATATTTTTATCTATGTGATATGATAAACCCTCACTTATTGATTGATTTCTTTGTGTATAAGACATTGATTCGTATGTGGTGATGTATTTCATTGGTATATTATATTATTGTTTATACGCGATTTAATTATATATCGAAAATATTATGAAATTATTTTTTTTATCCGTATTAGGTGGTTACCTTTGCTCAAAAATTAATGAAGAAGTATTAAAAATTCAATATGAGACAATTTAAAATTTCAGAAAAATTCACACCGAGACTAACCAGGTCATCCGGTGATTATTTCAACGAAGTTGAGCAACACAAGATGATGAGTCCAGATAAAGAAGCTGAGATTGCTTATCTAGCTGCTGAAGGAGATCAGGAAGCAAGGGATACATTGGTTAAGGCTAATTTAAGATTTGTGCTATCCGTTGCTAAGATGTATTCGAGCAGTCCAGAAGATTATGCAGATCTAGTTGCGGCAGGAAACATAGGTTTAGTGGAAGCCTCCGGAAAATTCGATCCCACTAGAGGATTCAAATTCATCTCTTTTGCTGTATGGCATATCAGAAAAGAAATGCTAGCACACATGAGCGAATCTAAAAAATTAGTTAGATTACCAATGAATCAGATTGGTGTTTTAAGAGCAATGAGGGAAGCTTCTAATGAAATATCTATGCGGGAGGGTAGAGATGCAACCTTCGATGAAGCTTTTGCTTCGATAAAAGAGAAGAAAGAAAAATACAAGTCATTAAGAAGAGATGCTCTATTTTCAGCTACTGTTGCGGACTATAGACCAAGTTCTTTTAGTAATCCAATATCATCAGAATCAGATTCAATGACGTTATTGGATATAATAGAATCAGGAGAAAAAAGCTCGGATGACTCTGTTTTACAGAACGATTTTAATAGAATTCTAAATGACCTCGTTGACAAGTTAACACCAACAGAGAAGGATATAGTTTTTAGAAGACATGGTGTTGGTGAATATGATGGTGATCCACATTCATTCCCTGATATGGGTAAAATTTATTCCATGTCGGGTGAGAATATAAGAGTCAAATACCAGAAGGCAATGAGAAAATTAAAAATACAGGCAAGAAGATTATCCATAAAGGAACACGACATATTTTAATTAATATTTTTTTAAACCGAATATTATCACTATTTTTATAAAAAATATAAATATGACAAATTCTATATCTTATTATAATAGTAAACTTGACTCAGTCTCGATGGGGAGATTATTCAACATACTTAAGTTCCCTAAGATAAATCCAACAGTATTAATAATATCTTCATTATTTATGACTCTGCTTCTATCTGTTGTAACTGGAGCTATTGTATTATTTACTATCCTATTATTAGTTTTATTGTTTGAATATTATTCAGTGAGATCAACGAGGATCAAGTTATTGGATGTCTGTCTTGTTGACGAGATATTACTTACTGATGATTTCGCAGTAAATGGAAAAAGCAAAGAATTTCCGGACGATCCTGTATATGTAACTGAAGCAGATCGGGAATATATTTTTTCTGATGCTGTTTATCAGGTTTCTCCTCCAGGTATTAAGGAAACACTAAAAAGCCATCGAATTTCTATATTAAATACGATGGCCTCTTTTATAATCTTTTATATACTATTGCATAATTACATAGCGTAATTAGCACCTGACATAATTCCTTTATCTGTTAAGAATGTTCTATAAGCAAGATTAATTCTCTCTGCTGTTAATCCAGTTTCAGCTGCCATCTTATTAACTGCCGCTCTATGAGCTTTAGTGATGTCTCTGAAGATTTCGTTTCTTCTTAGTGAATTAATAAGAGCAAAAACTTTAGATCCAACTTCCAATTGCATTTTCTTTTGAGCTGCTCTTTGAGCTGCTGCTCTAGGTCCTGCTGCAATAGCTTCCTCTCTGTGTTTAGTAGAAACTGTAGGATCCTGAACTGCTTCAGATGCCAAATTAGCTACTTGAGAAACCGGTTTATTTTGGAAAAATTCGTATGCTCTAAGTAATTTAGGGTAGATTGTCTCAGAAGAAGTTTCACCAGTACCATTAATTAGATTAACAAATTTGTTAACTGTACGTCCAACTGTTCTGATTGAATCAAGTCCAATGGCATCACCAAGAGCTGCAGTACTAACTTTAAATGCTCTGCTGTCATCATCATATTCACCGAACTGATCGATACCATCAACCATTACCAAATATTTACCTGGATCATTTTCCTGAGCTTTTCCTAATGCCCTTAGGTAAAGTGCTGCTAATTGTGGTTTAGTTAGAATTTGAAAATCCCTAGCAAGTGCTGCTTTTTCTCCACTTCCTAATTCTTCGTCATCCAGCCAATCCATATCCTCGTCATCTTCTGATAAGTCATAAGTCATAGTGTCTTCATCGATATTAAAATCACCATCAGCATGGTTAGCCATCATATCATCATAAGCTTCATTTATAATGTCGCTAGTTTCAGAGACATAAGCTTCGAATAATTTAATGTGTTTATTGTTCATATTTTTTTATATTTTTATAATCTATATATTCTTAATCCAGAGATAATTCTCCCCCTTTTGCTCCACCAGCAAGAAGTTCTTTAGCTTTAGCAGCATCTATTAACTGTCCGCTTGTTATCATCTTCATTTTCTCTATGTCCTCCGGCTTATAGAATCTCTTCATCATAGGAAGACCAATATTTAGAAGATATGTCCCTGTCTTTTTAATACCACCTGGTGTAACACCTGTTCTTTTAAGAAGATCTACAAACTTCATAACGATCTCATCCATATCAGCAGCAGTAACTTCCCATTCACCTTCTGCCGAAGGATCGTGATCTTTTGTAGTTTCATCCAGCCATTTAGATATAGCTTTAGGATCCATTTTACCTTTAGCAGGATCGAAATAAAATTCAGCAAGTGCTTGTAGTGTGAGATCTTTGTTACATGTTTTACCAACATTTCCTGGTTTACCCCCTCCAAACTTGATGCATGCTTTTTGAAAGATCTTTTTATAAGGCTCCATTATTGAAGCTTCGTCGTTTATGTCACCATCCATCATCGTAACGATCTGTGGTGCTATACTTAGCGAGAATGGGTTTGCTATTGCTCTAGCAAAAACAGGCATGGTTTTAAATATACCAAGATCTGCCTCATTTAATTCAGAGTTAAATTCTGAATAGCTCTTTATCTTATCCATTATAATTGATTTTTAATTTGCGAATAACTTTTGAGTGATCTAATTTGATCCTCAGTAAATCCAAGATTTGATATTATATCATTGTATCTTGCACCATCATTTTCATATCTAAATAGAAGCTCGGGTGAATTTTTAATAGATTTGATTATGTAAGTGTTGTCATTATTGTTACCATTTCGGTCTCTTGACATTATCACATCAGCATTACTGAAGTACTTTCTAAGCAGCTGTGATGCCATTACAGGATTTGTCAAACTTATTGAGTCATAGAATGCCTCATTTGAAACTGGTTCAAGTCCATGCCAGAACATTGATTCGTAGCTAGAAGGTTCAGCTGTATTATAAACCTCATCATCAACATCTTCAATGTCCTTTATTGCATCACTGATGTCCTCTGGTTCCATCCCATGTAGATCCTCTAGAACTTGAAATGCAAATTCCTGAAATGTGTATGCGCTTCCAACAACAAGATATGATGAAATAGCATCACCCTGATCATAGCTAGCAATAGTACTTAGTGCAAATCCAAGAAGCTTTCTTTCACTCTTAACTGGTGGCTTGTCATCTTCGAATAGATTATATGGTGCTAGGTTTTTCATCGTGATCCCTATTATTTTTTAACCTCTTCTAAATGCACATCAACCAAATTCGTGATTAGATCAAGCAATCTGTATTTGTCCTCAACGTTTTTAAATTTAGCATCGTTAATAAGCTCATCAATCTCTTTGGAAACTTTTTGAATCTTAGCTCCTGCTTTCTTATAGTATCTAGCGATCGGCATCATCTTCTGTGATGATTCATCCAGACGGTTATCAAAGTTGGTGTCCGCGTCAAATGGTGTAATGTATTTCATAATATCCTATTTCTGTTTTTGGTTCTGTGTTTTCTTGTCATCAACATCAACACAATTGGGCACGGTCTTGCCGTTCTTGATTTTGGTGCCAAGTTGTGTGTAACCAGGCCAGCATGGATTGCTGTCTCTTTTGGCTTTCTCCGTTATGTATTGGGTGTATGTTAATATCATGCACTATATATCACTCTGTTGATGTTGTTTATAACTCTCTCTGCCTCCTTGCTTTCTTCATTCCACCAAGGCTAAAGCGCGGGTTGGGCCCCCTCAGTTTTGGGTCTGCATCCCCCGGGGTCTTTTATTTCACTGGTCCCCCAGTGGGCCGAGCCCGAATCATGTTGGGGGTTTATGTACGGATTTCAAAGAGGGCCGGCCACCAGAGTAGATAGAGTACCTATAGAGTAGTAGAGTAAGAGTAGTATTAGACCTCTTCGTCTCTGCCCCAGTTATAATGCTGTATACGACCATTAATATACTCCTTCCATGTTTTCCTCCATGAACCAGAGAAGAGTACAGTACAACAGCCCTTACTACTAGCTATACGATGGTAGGAGTCTCTTGGAAATCTTTTGATAAACGAAGTCCTCTCAGAAGCATGCCATTCACCAGTCTCCTCGTTGTCTAAGATGTGCTCAGTGTAGGAACCCCACAACTTAAATGAGATGGCATTGAATGCATGAGTGTGAAATCTGTCCTGTGCTCCATCTGACTTATGGAAGTAGAAGATGATGATGGAGAATAGTGACTTGTGTTCGAAGATCACGAATTGTGATATGGGTTGTGTACCGAATTCAAATCTGTTGAATGCTAGTAACGAAAATGTCTTTGTCTTGATCATGGTAATATAAGGAGTTTTTTATATAGCCCCTTATAAAGGACTTGGACTGGCTTTGATGCTAAGTGTAACAGATAACTGAGTGACGGAACATCATCTGATCATCCCGTCTCTCAATGTATCTGAGCTTGGTTGTGGTGTTGTAGTAGTGCTGTACTTACTCTGGTGATCCAGACTCGGTAGGCGTCTCAGTGTCATTGTCGTTGTTCTCTGATGCTGATCTTAGATCCTGAACCATAGCGAACACGATGCCAATTAGAAGCTCCATGTTTCCTCTGTGTCTCATAGATAGGTGATCAATAGATGCCTGAGCAACTGACACCTCTATCCATCCTCCATTAACGAAGTTGGCTGAGATCTCTATGTCACCGATGTTAATATTGTTTTCTATCTGTGCTGTCTCTGTGGGATACTGTTGAAGACCCACTGCATATAAAGCACTCATTGCTGCATACCAAAGATCCCATAGGGCTCTTGTGATACCCATGTCCTTTAGATCATCATCTGACATAAAAGAGGCTGAAGCTGAATTTGAACTATCCATCATGATTTCTGTTTTATTTAATTATCTAAGTTTGTAGTGGATAGTATGACTAATGTTTCGATGTTGTGTTAGAGACGGAAGAGTACTTGGATAGTCTTTGACATGTCTTTGATTGTTATGTCTTATTACCTATACATTATGACTTATCCATTATGACTTATCCATTATGTATTATGACTTATGACTTATTACCTATACATTATGACTTATCTATTATGACTTATTGTTCCAACCATAATATGCAAAGTGTATTGTCAATATTTTGCTAAGCGTTTCCACCCCGGTGCATATGCCTATATACGAGGCCCCTCAACTTAGATCCCCTATAAGGGTCCCCTAAATTAGCCTTTTAGCCCCCTCACCAAAATAAGGGTCCCCTAACTGAGCGTTCTGGGCCCAAATAGGTTGCCTATATACGAGGGGGGTTCATAGCCCCCTAAAAAGGACCCTGTTTTTACCCCCCTCCAATATACCCAAGGGGGGTGTAAAAAGCTCAATCCAAAAATTATACGAGGCTAAGGGGTTTCCACCTCGGATTCCAAGAAGCATGCAGATATTGGAAATTGGATGTAGATTGGAGATTACACCGTGGGTTGGGAAATAGTGGATAAGTTGGGTTTGCCTTGGATTAGCTGGATTACACCGTGGGTTGGGAAAGATGCATGTTTCTCCATTTGGGATTAAGCATACCAGGATCACCGTTGGCATCTTAACCCAACATGCTTATTTTAATGCTGACATAATCCCACCACCGTTGCCAACGGTGTTTAGTAGAGTAGCTTTAGGAATTCTTGGTCCACAAAAAAAGAGACCGAAGTCTCTTTTGTTCTATTGTATGGGTTGATACTCAGGATCTATTTCCTTTTGTCTTCCAATGAAGTACCTTAGCTTTTCTTGGATTGATTCCAGTTGGTGTATCGAGGGGGTTTCCTTAGCAACCTCTTCATCCATCTTAGAGATCCAATACTTGATCTTAGGAATGTATCCATCAGGGTATTTATTAACTGAGCGTTCTCTGTTCATGGTTTATGGTTTTAATAAATCACTTAGATCGTTATCGTCTTCTTCTTCCTCTACTATCACGCCTTTTAGGAAAGCCTTAGTTAATCCTTGTACTATGGTTGCCCATATAAGACCTGCGAAGGCAAGAAGAAACTTTTGATAGCCATCACCAAATGCTGAATAGATGTTTGGATCCTTACCTACATGTACTGGCTCTATAAAGAATAGAGGTGATAAAGGTAATAAGAATATTACTATGGCTACTAGTAATACGATTGATGTTCTTTTAATGCTTTTCATAATGATTTTGTTTGTTTGATTACTTAGCTAATATAAGACAACCTAACTAGATAAAAAAATATTTGGGCCGGAAATTTTTAAATAATTATTATTTCACAACAACTAAATCAAGAAAGTTACCCATACATTTACATTCATCAAATCCCAGTCTTGCATCATCCATGATGGCCTCGGTTAAAGCACCATGTCCATATTGGTATTCATTGAGATGATCCCGAAGTTCATGTGATGTCCATTTCCCATAGTAGTACCAGATATTGTCAATGAAGACGAAGCGGGAAACACCGTTGACGGTTTGCCCTATATCCCAAATGTCTCCGTTCTTGATAACTATCTCATTCATTATACAATGCCCAATCTTTTTTTGATTCTGCCCTCGGTTATTACCAGAGCTTCATTTCGGTCTCGAGCTTCGAATGGTCCAACAACAGCATAACAGAAATCACTCTCATTAGCTTCCTTGATGTCTTTGTCATCGAAGAATCTCTTCACATGGTAAATACCGTTGACGTGTCGGTAACCCCACCAAAGAAGACTACTTATCTTTTCTTCCTTCTTTACTCTTCTTACTCTTTTCTCCTCCATAATGCCTATGTATGTTGATGTCAGGAAAACCGTTGAATAGCAATCCCATTGCTAAGATGACTAATGCTAATCCGCCCAATGCCCAGAATACTTCCATGTGTTAGTTTTTAAAAATGTTTACCAATGTAATCACCGTTGCCGAAAAGGCTAAGCCTACCAGTACCCCAAAGATGAAGTTTTCTGATTTTGTGAATTTTCCCATTCTTATTTACCTAAATATGTCCTGTTGTAGTATTGTTCACCTCCGCCTATCACCTTACCCTCAGCTTGGTCATAAGCCTCGACAAGTTGGTTCTTTTCAGTTTCCAAAAGTTCCTCATCGATTCTTTTGATAACGTTTTCAAGAGTTAGCTTAACCATCTCCTGACAGGCTAATCTTACCTTAACGTCTTCGATTTCATTTAGAGCCTCGTTTGAGGAGTCAATAGATAGTTGAAGGTCCTCTCTTAAATCTTGTAATGCTGTTTTCATACTTATTGCTTTTTGTATTTTGCAATCACCTCATCAAACTTTTTGCCACTTTGCGGAAATGGATTACCTATGTTATCGATAGCCCAATTTACCATTTCGTTAGCAATCAACTCAACCTCTTCCTCACTATACATTCTTTTGCTTTGAATTTCCATGCCACTTAAAACTAATGAAAGTTTTTGTAACTCGTCCGTTGATAGTCTATCTAATATTTCTTTGATTCCTGATTCCATGATTGGTGATTGGTTAATTAATATTTTCTAATGGGTAAGCGGTAAGGATTGATTCCTTGTCAACCTCTACATCATCTGTGTAAGGAACGTCCTTTGTGTGAGCATCTGATGCTGCTGCTTTCAATGCAGCTTCCACATGGAGTTTAGCAAATTCAATCATCATTGCATAAACATTCTGATAATTTGCTTCAGCTAATGTTTCTTTAAAATCATCTTCTTGGTTCCATGCAAACTCTGCTGCTGTTGGTATTTGTCCCATACTATGTTTGTTTGATTATTACATTGCAAATATATGACTAACTACTCGGATAAAAAAATAATCTGATAATTATTTTTAAAAAGCCACCCAACCCCTCACGTCCTTTTACTCTTGGGGTTAAAGGTCTTGCGGACCACCATTGCGGGTTAATCATACTAGGAAGACGCTCAGTACATTAACCTTGCTCCTCTCTGAGGTGGCTTTAGTAGTCAGGACAGGACTCGAACCTGCATATCTGGTACCCATTTTTACCGTTAGGTGTTTAAACCCACTGACCAGCGCTCTACCATTCCGCCACCTGACTATTTACTTGTCTTTCCAAGTTGTCAAACAATTGTTAAAGCTAATTTAATAACCCAGCATTAATCTGTTAATAACCTCTACTCTGCATTGTTATGTCAGCAATCGATGTTGTGACAGGAATCGAACCTGCTTACGGCAACTCCTATTACGGACCCGCTCTACCAATGAGCTACACAACAAACTTAACTTCATCTATCCAGTACTTGCGACTCTTATGATACCTCGTTAATTTAGCCAGCTAGGAAGGAATCGAACCCACAACGATATTTCATACTTGCATATTTTCTTATCATGTCTGAACAACACATTTCGTCCATATACTTTTTTACTATATCCATCTAACACCTACATAATATCAAAATACTTAATAGATTACTCCAACGACCTGTTCAGATAACCTTTCAGTTATAATCGTTTATTTTGACTATGCTGTTACTAGCCGTTTTTATTTAATTATTATGTTGCAAATATAAGACAATGTATCGGGATAAAAAAATAATGTGATGATTACTTTCTTTGAGCTTTTCTTCTTGCTCTTCTACTCTCTCTTCCCGTTGGATAATTTCCATGAAGACTAGGTGAAAACACCTCGGGTGCTGTTATTGTCATGGTTGGGAGGTTATCAAAGTCATTCATTGTTAATCCTTGTTCCAAAGCTTCCTCTGGTGTATACAACACAATATCACCGCCGTGTTCTTCCCTCATCTTTTGTAAGAGTAAAGGTGATATTGATTTGTCTCCTCCAACTATTAATACTTTCTTTGACATCTCTAATGAATTTTGATATGACAAATATAAGATAATACTTCGGGATAAAAAAATAATATGCTAAGTATTTGGTCGACGGTGTTTAGTGTAGTAGCTTTAGGAATTCTTGGTCCACAAAAAAAGAGACTGAATATCTCAGTCTCTTTTAAACATATTTTTCTTTTTATAACTTTCTATGATTTACGGCCAGGATCTATATGTAACTTTGGATCTGGTTTGATTTCATTATCGGATTTATCTATTGCCCTTATTACCCTGGATAATGAATCTATTGATTTACTTAGGATCTTTGTATTGTTATATAAATTGGCTGACTCGAGTCCACTCCTCTGTGATATCAATAACATCTTAGTGTCATGGTCATCCGTTATAGCATATTCCTTATCGACTCGCTTCAGGAGAGAATCGATAGCACCTTGGGTTCTTGCAATCTTTGCTGTGTCCTGGTCAAGAGCTTCCATCTGAAGTTCCGTAATCAAATCCGTCCTTGCAGCATTCTCTGAATTGCATGCAGTAATGAACGTGGTGATTGACACCATCAGCAACATTAAAATTAGAATTTTCCGCATATGTTTTATTTTTAGTTACATAGCAAATATAAGTATAATGCATCGGATAAAAAAATAAAACAGAATCTTTTTTAATAAAATTTGGCCAACGGTGAAAAAGATGTAGAGCAGATGTTTAGTAGATGTCAGAAGATGTAAGTAGATGTCAGAAGATGTAGAAGCACAAAAAACCTCGGATCCAACCGACCCGAGGAGTTTACCGATCAGATGATCGCTTACCTAAACTTATTTGGAAAAAGTCTTCTTAGCTCATGTCCTTGTGGAATGTCTGATGTACGTATCCCGAATACTTTCTTCTCAGGACAAGTGTCTTCACCGTTGATAGTGAATCCATTATTACATGCCCATGTCTCTATAGTTCTTGTGTATTGCTGTCCTTTCATGAAAGGGAATCTAACTCCTGCTTGGTTATCGATGTCTTCTATACGACCACCTAATAAGTTCACGGTGATTACCCTACCTTGTCTTGACTTGAAGACCAACTCTTTCTCGTGATGGAAAGATTCATATAGTTGGAGATGTTTCATGATATGCGATACTTAATTTTATTATATGTCATCATCTATTTCGTAGGTGTTTTCTATGGTAAGATTCATTTTTGTTGCTAATATCTCTAGAAGTACAACATCATTAGTTCCCCAATTGGAAATTTCACCAGCAGTTAGACCCACCGATATGGCTTTAACTCCTCTGAATTTTTTTGGTGCTGGTGTTGGTTCATCATTCATTACTGCATCACCATAAGATAGATTCACATTGAAATTGGCAGCACCTGGGATATATCTTGGTATAAATACTGTCATCCAATCATAAGTGATGGACACCGGCGCTTCGAATGGACTTTCTTGTTTGATAATAGAAATACCTGGATTTAATTTAGCTATAATCATTATATGATATGGTTTATTTTATGATGTATATATCAAATAGCTTAATCATATGTATAATCATGAATCTTCATGTGCATGCATAAACACCGTTGCCGGCGGTGAGTTGCTGGAGAGCTGTTGGAATCTGATGCTTAACCTTGGTCCACAAAAAAAGAGGCCAAAGCCTCTTTCCTTTCTGAATTTGAAATAGTTAGCAGAACCTACTCAAATCCATGTCTCTTCTCAGCCTTTATATCTTTTGATAATGCGCTGAACATAAATCCAGCTGCTCCCATGAAGGATAATAAACAAAATGTCATCTCATTAGCAGCACCTTCGAAGCTGATAACTGATTGAACATGTCCTGTTGCAGTTCCTACTGCGATTAACATGCAAGCTAAAAATCCTAATACGTGGAATAAATTTTTCATAGTGAGTGTTGTTATTTGGTTACAGAGCAAATATAGAACATTAAGTTCAGATAAAAAAATTATTTAATATTAAAATGAAATTTTTTCAAATTCCATTTCAACTTCATTTAAGTCGACACACTCGGTCGAACCTCCGGTTCTCCAGGATATGTCAATTAATAGGTCAGAGTCAGGTATACCCTCAACTGAATGATAAGCAAATCCAACTCCAACTTCACCATCTGATGTTGTTACTTTTAATAAATCTCCAGCTTTGATAGTAGTATCTTTTTTCATAGTGTTTGTTATTTGGTTACAGAGCAAATATAGAACATTAGGTTCAGATAAAAAAATAAAACCCCAATCATTCCATTCAACGGTGTACCTGGATTATCCGATCAGGACCTCATCGTTAATATCAATTCCAAGAATTCCTCCAACCGTAGAGTAGATGGAGAAACACCGTTGGCGACGGTGAGATGCTGGAGAGCTGTTGGAAACTGTTGCTTAGCATCAGCCCACAAAAAAAGACCTCGCATACACGAGGCCTCTTCCACATTTAACCAACCAAACTAAACAAACTATACTTTTAACTCTTCAATTTCTTCGTTAGTAACATCGATACCTAGATTATACATCATTGTGATGTAGAATCCTAGGACCTGGGAATTGATGTGGTCTGCTCTTGAGAATGCTCCATGAAGATCATTATCGAGTATTGCCTTTACGAAACTCCCCGGATAAGTATCAATGCCAATCTTATTCATCATTATACTTGTTCCGATATTAATGATGTGACCAACTGCTTCCTGATCCTGTATGATATGAAAAGGTACTCTGGTTGAAATCATATTCTCACGAAAGTAATTCGCAACAGCAAGATTAACCTTTAATTCTATTTTCTCTCTTTTTGATAATTCCTTAGCCATAGTTTTTGTTTTTGTTTGATTATGAAGTAAAAGTAATATAAAAGATCCGGATAAAAAAATAATTCCGGATCTTTTTAACCAACCAAACTAAACCAAACCAATTCCTCTAAAATTATAATCGCCTTTTGCGATAGCTTTTCTATCAGCTTCTACAGCTTCCATATACCTTGGGTTTTCTTTTTCTTCATCTTTGCAAGGCATACAGATAACTTGAGTATTAAACATCGACATGATGGTTGTTCCATTTGTCGGTTTTTTGCATCTTTCACATTTTTCTACGTTCATAATATTGAGTGTTATTTGGTATGAAGTAAAAGTAATGAATCCTAATCAGATAAAAAAATTATTTACTGGATTTTCTACCTGAACCGAAAGTTAAACCTCCAACTCCAAGTATGAATCCAAAATCATACCAGCCACCGTTGTTGTTAACAGCGTACATACTAATATCGTCCCAGATTAATGAACCGAAGAAACTGAAAGGTGCTACGATGCCGTGCCAAAGTCCTCCCCAGAAACCATATGTGTTATCACTTACACATTCCTTTACAACCTCAACATCGGCGCATGATGCCAAGTTTAATAATAATGCTATCGCTAATATTCCAAATCCAATTCTTTTCATAGGTGTATGTTGTTTGATTATGGAGTAAAAGTAATGTATTAGGTTCAGATAAAAAAATAATCAAATAATTTTTTTTCTTTTTTATTTACGCAACAACATTCCAACAGACGCTCCCCCAATAAAAATTAAAACATATGCAGCCCAAATTAAATTAGTTCCCAAACCAGAAGGATTGATAACGAACCCAAGAGTTGCGAAACCAACAGGAACCAATAGACTTAATAATGCAAAGTGAAATTTAGATAATTTTTTCATAGCTTATTTTGTGTTTGTTTGATTATGAAGTAAAAGTAATGTATTAGGTTCGGATAAAAAAATAAAATGAGATTTATTTCCCCCGCGAGCGTGGTATGTTACTACCATACTATGTATAGGATATACTAGTTTTGGATGTGGAGATGGGAAACACCGTCGGCAACGGTGTTTGACAGTAGAGCAGCAGTTAAGCAATAGTCCACAAAAAAAGACTCCAATAGGAGTCTTCAGTTGAGATGTATTTAATTATTCTATTTCCTTAGGTAATTGATATTCTTTTGTCTTCATAACCGCAGGAATTAAAGCAGCTTTTGCTTTTTTAATAGCACCACTATATCTAGCATCCAGTCCAGCTTCTTCAATTTCTGAAAGTAAGGAACCTATACCTCTTACAACATAATCAGCATTAACCATTGAATTATTAACATCGCCTGATTTACCGCTTTTTTCTTTAAGGTAAGATGTCTTCATGCTATCATTATCAGCAGGTATTGCAAGGAATACTGCGATACTAGGGAATCTACTCTTTGGTGAGTATCCTTCGAAAATTTTAAGATGTTTCATTTATGTCTATATTTTTATTCTATATATCCTAGACTAAGATCGGAAAACACCGTTGACGACGGTGTTTCTCCGCAGCTCTCTCTGCTTAAATGAATTTCTCCGCAACCCACAAAAAAACCTGGAGGTTAGTCCAGGTTTAATAATTTAATGAGTGTGTGAGGTTAAAACTCAAAGGAAGCTGTTTCGCAATAGTTACCTGTTATCAGGTTTACTATTGTAACTGCGAGTGCAACGAAAGTGATAACTCCTAATCCAATGCTCCAAACTTGGAATGTTGTTGTGATAATTTTTTCTGTTTTAGACATAATGTATTGTTTTTAGTTGGTTAGTGTTTATTTTCTAGTTTTACTGTATATGGATAATCCTATTAGAATACCTACCATTGCACATAAAATGTAATATAAAATAAAATTGAAAGTGTTCATTCTTCTTTGTTTTAGTTGGTTATAAAGCAAATGTAAGTAATCCGTTTCAGATAAAAAAATTATCTATCGGTTAATTTTGAGAATGTGTTATTAGGATCTTCACTATAAACAATGGTCATATAAAGTCCGCTACCCCCCTGTGCTCTAGAAACTACTGGATGAATTTGTAATATCTGAAACCCTGAATTCTCTTCCAACCACTCATTCACCAGATTCTGGAGTTTGGCGCTATTCTCCTCGAAAAATACTTTAACTTTCATCCTATCCTCTTTGAGTTGCCCACGAATCGTTGTCCCATCCACCGTTGTCCTTGTGTCCCATTTGGGTTGCCCAGAATGAATTTGGTGCAATTGCTTTCTCTTTCTTTTTCATGCTCATTAGTTTTAATTGGTTATAAAGCAAATATAACGAATCTGTTCCAGATAAAAAAATAAACAGTTGACTATTGACTATTGATAGTAAACTATAAAATCCGATCAACCTATACCTGGCGCACCGTTGCCGGCGGTGTTCGGATACAGCTCATCCAGAATTGCATTAGCTTAGTCCACAAAAAAAGGAGACTTCATTACAAAGTCTCCTTTATCATAGATGTTTTTATTTCTAAACTTCTTCTTCTGTTGTGTAGAAAGTTCTGGTAGAATTTTCTTTTTTAACTCTGACAACGTGTGTACCTGTTGGTCCAATTTCTGCTGTCTTCTCCAAAATCACCGAGGATCCTTGAGGCATGGAGGTTGGATTACCTGAGATGTCTTTCTTTCCAAACACCTTCATACCTGATGTAAGTACTCTGTGAATCTTTTGACCTAAAGTCAATGCTGATGCTGAAGCTTGTGGTCCTGCATTCTTAGGAAGAAATCTTCCTGTTTTTGGGTCTCTTAATCTGCTCATGTCTTTTTTGTTTTAATTGATTATTGATTATTGATTATGATGTAAAGATAACTATTCCTGCTCTGGTAAAAAAATTAAACCAGATATTTTTAAAAACTTTTTCTAACCTCTATTGAGAATGCCAATTGTATTCCCCAAGTGAATTTGGATGCTGTGAATCCTCCAGTACCTGAAGTTGTGGTTGGGTCATCAGAAGCTATAACATCATATAGAAGTCTTTCTGCTGTTGTTCTCAGCTTATTCACCGAGGGAACCTCATCGATCCATTTCCAATTGGTTAACTTCATATAGGCATGAACCTTTTCGAAATCAAATCTTTCCATTATGTGATTGAGTTGCTCTAATAACTCATCCTTTGTTTTTGCTGCTTCAGTTGTTGTTGTCATGTGTATGGTGTATTGGTTAGTTTAAACAAATTCGTACTTCGATGTTCTTAGATTGGATAACCTGAAATGCTTGATGTTCCTTTCTTAGTGCTTCAATTAAATTTATGAATTCTCTTCTCATTGCTAAAAATTGGTCTCTGCTCATAACGATTCTTTTAATTGGTTGTTAAGCAAATATAACGATTCTCTTTTAGATAGCAACGATGCCAAACGTTAAAGTTTCCAAATAATTTTTTATTTCCAGACCAGCTGGTTGGGCAGGAGAGAAACACCTCCGGCGACGGTGATTCCCTCCTGCTACACCAGAAAACACCACACACAAGAAAGGTCTGGAATTACCAGACCTTTCTAAGTTAAAATGAATTTGAATCTTTATAAAAACTTTGCTCTCAACTTACCGACCTCATCTTTGATAGGATCCGTGAATTTATCAGATCCGGATTCAGTTGGGATTATCGTTGGTCCTTGAAGACTTATTATGTAATCCAATCCTTCCTCAATTCCCACCGTTGTTAGATAGGTTCTTGTTTTTCCAATTACTTCATGTTTGTTCATAGGTATAATGTTTTAGTTACATAGCAAATATAAGAAATTTCTGGGTAATAAAAAAATAGTATCCGAATTAATTTTCGCTACTCACATCTGGACATCCACCGTTGGCGACGGTGTTTCCCTACTGCTACACCAGAAAACACCACACACAAAAAAGGTCTGGAATTTCCAGACCTTTTTCGCCTAAATCTAAACTATGAAAGTGGTGGGTTAATCAACCCAGATTTCCTGTCTATATGAAACCGAACGCCAAGCTGATTTTTCCAAATCGAAGAATGTTGTTACTCCTGGAGGTGGTGTTCCTCCTTTTGGTTTTCCTGATTCTGGAATTCTTGAAGAATCCAAAGTTCCTAATGCTCTTCTGAGCGAACCATCAGTTTTTCTAAATGAAAAGGTAACTGCTCCTTCTCTTAATCTGTTTCTTAATGTTTCGTGTGAAATGTTTTTTAATACTGGCATGTTTGTTTGTTTTAATTGGTTACATAGCAAATATAAGTAATCCGGTTCAGATAAAAAAATATTACGGAATATATTTTTGATCAAAAAACATATACTCTCCATCAGGAAAAACTGATAGCGGGTCTTCTAGCGGGTCGAGCCATGAATTAGAAATTTTTCTGCCATACATTATTTTCTTGGGTACTGATCGGCTATAGGAATTCACCGAGGGCATGTACTTAGATGTGAATTCATTCTCGAATACTATCTTTGCATCACGTTCATTTCTTGCTCTTACTCTAACCCATCTGTCTTTCATGGAAACACCGTCGACAGTCTTATGCATCTGTCCAAAGATGAAATAATAATCTTTCTTACTGAACACTGATCGTCTACGGATAACACCGTCGTTATTATTATTCGTCGACATCTACTAGGGATTGGGATAAAAGGTAATCATACAACAGATACATTTTTTTATCAAATGGTAACGGTGATCCGTCCATATTGAATTGCATATGAGAGGTTGATAATATGGATGCAATCTCTCTATCATCCAATTGTCTTAGGTGAATGTGAGGATAGTTGTTATCAAAATGTTCTTTTGTTCTTTCTACTAGTTCGTTCATGGCTTTGGTTTTGATTAGCAAATATAATAAAAAGATTCAGGATAAAAAAATATTTCCGCGGAAATGTGCGTGCGTGCATGGTATGTTACTACCATACTATGTTCCGGGGTGTTTACCATTTGTTTAACCAATTTGCAAATACATTAAACAAAAAAGAAAAAGGGCCGGACAAAATCCGAACCCTTCTTCCAACCAACCAAACAAATTCTTTATTACTCCTTACACATTTCCGGAGTTAGGTCTGCAATTCTGGAACTTCCAAATGTTATTTTCCATTGATTGTCTTTTGTGAATATGTAACCATATTGTTCAAAGTCAGATCTTGAGAAAGCTTCCAATGAAGCATTAACTCTTGGGATTTGAAGTCCTTCACCTCGGTCTCTGTGGTAAGCCACAACCACATCCTTAGCGGGTTTCTCAAAATCGTGAGCATCACCATCAATCGGTGTTAAGTTCTTAGCCAGAATTGAGATTGCTCCCAATTCAATTAGAGCTAAAACTTTCTCTCGGTCAGTGTAGTTCTCTAATAATATTTTTCCATTGTGTGATGGGTAACCATCCCAGTGACAGTATACTGAAAGTATTGTACCATCTTCTTTTTCGATTCCAATTCTTGAACGTGTTGCCATATCTTTTTTGTTTTTAGTTTGATTATGAAGTAAAAGTAATATATTATTTCCAGATAAAAAAATTATTCTTCAATTATATCGTCAACTTCAATTACCAAATAGTCATTGAGTCCTTCTTCCGCCATTGAGTCAGCTGCCTCTTCAGTGAATCCAATTTTATTTAAAGCTATCTTTAATGCTGAATCTCTATCAGTTGTTCTAACGTGTAAGATTGTTGGACTGTCCCAATCTTCCTGACCGGTGAAAGCCACACAGAATAATTTTTTAATCTCCATAATGCTATTTGTTTTAGTTACAGAGCAAATATAAGTAATCGGTTCCAGATAAAAAAATAATATCAAATAATTTTTAACCCACGGTGTTTCCTCCCTGCCAGGTAGGAATTCTTAGCAACCGCTACAAACAGAAATGGACCTCATCACGAGGCCCATTTCTTATAACCAAACAAACAAACTATTCTTCTTCATCTTCTTCATCCTCATCCTCGTCCTCATCTTCCCACTCATCTTCATCTTCCTCTTCATCACCGTAGAAGTAACCCTGAGCTTCACATGTTTCTGGATTGGGTAAGTTATTGTACTGAGCTACCACATCTGATTCCAAATCCTCTACCAACTTAGGATAAATCACTCCCGGTGTATTATCACCATTTGGATTATTTTTGAAGCAAAGATCGATTCCTGCACTTCGGTCTGAACCAAGACCATTTAGTTCAGCAAGTAATTCATAAAAGTCCTTTCCTCCAAATTCACCGTAACCATCATACTCGTTCTCAGTAAATACTCTACCATCAGGTGTGATCATGTGTACAGTGTATGTTGGTTTCCCTGAGTACACATTAGCAATTGATTCACCATTATCGCACGTTTTCCAGCTAAAAAATCCCATATCTTTTTGTTTTAGTTTGTTGATAGAGCAAATATAGAAATTTGGATTCAGATAAAAAAATAATTACTGGATTTTTTCGAATACAGTATCAATTATGAAAGGTGCCATGCAAATCATTCTATCTATACCAAAATTGATTGACGTGAATCCACCATCGAATTTACCAGTCATAGTGAATTCGTTATATCTCTCCGTGGTATGTCCATTATGATGTATAACATAACTTTGTCCGTTAAGCATTCGAAACTTTGGTCTCTCTTTTACCTCATGGTCAACATTAGAATCGTATACGAATTCAATTTTATTGCCGGAGGTTCGGATCATCTCGATATAGATCTGGGTCATTCTAATTTCTTCTTCCCTGGTATTAATTATCATTTTCAGATATTTTAAAAAATTCAACATCATTGTAGAAATCTCTGTAGTATACGAAGAATCCCTTTGACTTGTCCGTGATAGCATCCAACTGTTTTGGAGTTGCTTCATGAAGCTTGTTTATTATACCATCTTCGATATTTCTTCTTAGTAAAGCTTCATCAAGAGTTCTGAAGTACCCAAGGTCAACCAATTTCTGGGCTTCCATACTTTTTGTTAAATCTCTATTTAGATCTCTAAATTTATCAGATAGCTTTTTTAACTCATTTTTTAGTTCATCCCTATTTGATAATCCAGAAATGTATCCCATTACTTTTTCCCTTTCTTTTTCCCAATCAGATCCTACCACTTTTCTCCAAACTAATTCTTTCCTGTTTTCATCTGCTGTATCTATTAACTTATCCAGATCCATGATTAATCCTGTTTAAGTAATTTAACAACCGGACAAGTAACCCAACCTGAAGATACAGTTCTTACTGGTTCACTTACTATTCCATTTTCGATTAGAAATTCTAATACGCCCTCATTCTCTGAATAGTTCTTTATGATAACTTCATCATCTGAAAGCGATACGTCTGGTAGATTCACCGTCGCCATCATGACTGGGCATCCATCCTCAAGATCAATTAGTTCGATAGCGGTTCTTCTGTTATTGTATCTTCCGAACTTCAAACGAACATCATATGTTTCGTACTGTGTCTTTAATGTGTACATTGTTTATATTTTTGGTGTTTAGCAAAGATAATAAATTGGTATCGGATAAAAAAATTAAATCATGTTAATGAACGGAATGCCTCTCTTTGTGAATTCTTCTTCAATCTCTTCTCTGGTCTGCCAACATCTGGGATTATCTTCATCTGAGAAAAACACCTCAAAGGTGTTAACACCGTCGCCATATAACATAGGACCAGCAACTATTGATACGCTACTGCCGTCTGCAAATCCCACCTCGGTTTTGATCGAATCAGGAAGATGGTGCGGGACAAATACAAGATCATCAAATTTAACAATGTGTACCATGTTATTTTACTTTATCCCATTCCATTGGGGTGAACGTTTTCTTTGCATCAACACTTAACCAAACTGGATTGGTTGATTTTGGATTTATCATAATAGATCCGGTATCTTCGTTGTATATTGTTACTGCTCCTTTGGGTAGTGATCCACTAAACCTTGAAAACACTGATCTCTTAAGTATTACTAACATATGATTCATTTTGATATTGGTAAAGATAATAAATTGGTTTCAGATAAAAAAATAAAACCAAATCTATCCCGCAACGAGGCCTCGCACGCATAGTATGTTAGTCCCATACTATGTATTGGCCGGATCCATCATCTGTATATAGTGTTCCAATCTCTCCGCGGGTAAGCTATAAGCAAACTCATACTGTGAGACATCCTTTCCCTTTGGATAGTACTTACGCAGAATAACCAGGAGCTCTTCTCTTTGCTCCTGGTTATCTGTTCTTAATATCTTCTTTGGCTTCTTAGCCATTAATAAGGACTCGAAATGATATTTGCCATATCATATTTTTTACTTAGTAACTGTGATGCCTGAACTTGAAGTCTGCGACGGTCGTAGTCGCTGATGTTGATACCGTTATCATGGGTAGCGAAATGCGTGACTCCATTTACAAGATCCCAGATTGTTGTTCCTGTTTTAGCACTCTTCTTTTGCTGTGGGTTTAACAAGATTGTATCGATGTTTGCACCGTGGAAACGTTCTCTCGTTGTGTGCAAAGGTACCCAAGCTTCCAACTCTTTATGCTCCGCATCTGAAAATCTTCTTAGAGCTTCGTGTGTTGACTCCAACTCGAATAGTGATGCTCTGGTGTTCATAGCTGCTCTTAGCTTCTCTTCGAATTGGAGAGGTTGAAATCCTCTATCGGCTAGAAGGTTTAATCTGTCCCAGAAACTTTCCATTGACATCCTGTCCATTTGACCAAGAGCCATACTCTCATCGAATGCTGTACCAATCATACCATTTGCGCAAACCAATCGATACATGAAAGGTGAAACTCTAAAGCCACCCTCTGGGTTGTTAGTGAAGGTAACACCTCCGTAATGATCTTCGTCGCTTAACCCCTTTACACCCCAAGAGTTGTTAGGTGAAGATGCATTGATAACCACACCTCCGTTATCCCCAATTGAGAAGTTGTTTACTGATAGGTTGTACTTATCAATAATACGTCCGGTTGTCTCCATAAAGATCTGGTTGCTGATAAGATCTCTTGGATCCTTCTGTACACTAACGATCTCTCTGCTGTCAGGGTTAACTACCAATGATAGGCTCGTAGCCCCTTTAGCCTGAACAGCCACCTTTAACCTGTTAACTAAAGCCTGTCTAGCCTTATCCCCAAATGCTGAGGAGAATGTTTTGTCGAAACCTACCGGTAGGCCAACAACCTTACAGATACCTTTGAATGCATCGCTATTCATTCGGATAAGTTTATCCTCAACCTTTAGCGTGTTGGGTTTTACTATTTCGATATCCTTCAGACTGACTTCCTTTCTGATTGGAGTTTTTAAAATGGCCTCTGCTGATCTTTGGTCGAATAGAGATTGTGAGATTGTTTCAAATTTTTTCATAGATGTTTGTTTTGATTATGAAGCAAATATAATAATAGAATACCGGATAAAAAAATAAAAGCTGGGTTTTTTATAACCCAGCTTCAAAATCATCATTAGCTTCATTAAAGCCAAACATTTCATCGAAAGCATTTCCTTCACCTTCGATTAATGTTCTTTCGTGAGCCAAAGCCTCTCTAGCGTTCTCATCGTTGTTGAAACGTTTTAGGTCGTAGTGTACATCGCCTGTCTCGGATAGTGAATAGAACATTCTTTTTTCTGCCTGACCTCTACGGTTTTTGGTAAAGATCAAATAAGGTGAGCCACTGTCCTTATCTAAGCGTAACTCAAGCATACCTGTGGTATTGTGCTTAAGCTTGTTAGAACCAACGAAAACGCCTCCTTTTGTCACTTGTTGGATTGCTATGAACGTGGTATTCTTTGTAGCATCATTACCTCCAAGGTTATGACTTAGCATTAGATCAATCAACCACTTCTCAGCACCGGAAGTTCCCAATCTTAGTACTTCCTTGATATCTTCCTGTACCTCAGCGAAGGAGTCAATTAAGACCACATCGTAACCTGGCTTCAGAGCCTGCTCGATAACCGTCTTTGGATTGCTGTCACAGTACTCACCGGTGAATAGAATATCAACCTCACCAAACTTAGGGAAACGTTGGACATAACCATATAGGTCGATCCTCGTCATCTCCGCTGAAATGAATAGAACTTTGTTACCTTCAAGTGCAAGGTCGGATAGCATATCTAACGATACGGTTGACTTACCAACCCCTGGTCCTCCAATAAGCATGAAGTTACAAGCCTTAGGTATACCTCCTTGTGGGGTGAATAGAAAATCAACCGGCTTACCTGTTTTAAGAGGTACGAATAGATCCGGCGGGAAATTCTGTTCACTCATACGAACCAATTCCAATGGGCGTTCCATGAAATCTGGTGCTGGTGTACTACTGGAAGTAAGAGGTGGTAACCCCTGCTCCTCTCTCTTCTTTGCTGCTGCTGCTCTTACCGACTCTGCAATCTTAGCTCTAGCTTCGTCTGACATCGGTTTTCTTGTTCCTGTTGCTGGTGTGTGTGCCATATCTTTTTGTTTGTTTTTGATTATAAAGCAAATATAAGAAACCTTCCTTAGATAAAAAAATAATTGATGAATTTTTTTCGGATATATACAATATAAATAAAAACTGTATAGTAATAATGGGAAAGATAAAATCATTCAACGAATATATCAACGAGAATAACATGGGTATTATTGCTATGGCAATAGGTCAGGCTGAATTGGAAGCAAGGGCTAAGGAAGAAAAAGCAAGAGCTGAAAAAGCTGGAGCTGAAGCAACCAATGCTACTATAGATTCGACGGTGTCCGGATACAGTGCAAAGAAATTTAATCCAGTTGCTGGTAATGATGACTTTGCTATCTACCTTCAACATCAGCAAGGACCTGCAGGTGCAGCTGGTTTAGTTAAGGCATTAAACGGAACAGGCAACTTAGCTTCCGATACGGTTAAAACTAAAGGTGGTGTTAAATACGCAAACATTGTTAAGAACATACCGAGTGATAAGCCTCAGGTTAAAGCTGACGTCATTAAAGCACTAGACAACGGTGATGAGAAAACTGCATCAGCTTTATTCATGAATACTTGGAAAGAGAAATGGTTTGCTAAGCAAAAGCAGGCTATGACGGAAATAGAAAAACCCGCTAATGCTGCGGTTAAAGAAGCAATTCAAAAATACAGTATCCAATACTCTGTACCTTTTGACTTTGCTGTCACCGTTGCAATGATTGAATCTGGTCTTAATCCTAAGGCAGGTAATTCAACATATAAAGGTCTTTATGCAATCCAACCTAACAGTAACTACGGTGGTAAGACAATAGCAGTTGGTAAAGATTGGGCAAATGCAGATAGAAATGCAGAAGCTGGTATTAAGTTGTTAGCTTCACAGGTTAAAGGATTCAAAAAGTTATTAGGTGGTGATTGGGCATCATTAAATGTTGGTGATTGGACTAATCAAGTAATCGCATAAAAAAACCCCAGACTCATAAAGAATCTGGGGTTTTTTGTATGATGAGGTCTGGATTAATCTGCCATCTCATGAGTTTCGAATTCGAATACTACTTCAGCACCAAAGACATCACCTTGGGAACCAAAGCCAAATCTTTTACCTTCATCATTCGGTTTCATTAGGACAACACGTTCAGTGAACATACCATCACATGCTTTATCGAATGCTGATTTAGCTTCATCAGCATCATTAAACATTTGATAGGTGTCTCCATCGACATTACAATTTACTAGTAAAAACATATATTAAAATTTTAATCGGTTACTTTTTGCATTTTTGCTAACTCACCAAAGCATTTAGCAAGTTGGGTAATTGAGATTCATTGATGACTAGAACCTTACAGAATCCTTGTTCATATTCTCCTACCGCGTCATCTATTAGGTAGTCTGCATATTCTCCGAAGTCATCAAATTCATCCTCTTCCATATTTGATTCATCAATAACGATCATTTCCACTCTTACCTCATCATTGAGAGATCCTCCAGTAGCTATTAGTATGTGTGTTTCTTTTTGTGCCATGATTGTTTGTTTTTAATTACTAAGCAAATATAAGTAGACCAACTCAGATAAAAAAATAATACCCCAATTTTTTTTGATATATAGTGAATACTAATAAATTATGGAAAAATTAAAATCATTCTCCGAATTTCTGGCAGAGGCACAGATACCTTTAAGTAACCCTGAAGCTGCTGGTGATGCATTAACCGATATACTAGCTAAGAATAGAAATGTACAGGAAGAACCTAGCGGAAGCAATAAAGGTGTGGAGATAAAGAAATATCTCGCCAGTGTTGGATTGAAAGAAGGTTTACCATGGTGCATGGCATTTGTGTATTATGTGTTTGATGAATTCTCTAAGAAACTAGGAGCTACCAATCCATTACCTAAGACCGGCGGTGTAAAGTATCACTGGGATAAAGCACCAGCAGATTTAAAGATAACTGTAGACCAAGTAAGGAAAGACATCAATCTTCTTAGACCAGGACAGATATTTATGATGAGTAGAGCTGGTGGTAAAGGACTTGGACATACAGGAATAGTTATTAGTGTGGATCCTGCTAAGAAAACTTTTACTACAATAGAAGGTAATACGAGTGATCAGAAATCAGGAGAAGGTGATAGAGTTGGTGTTAATGTTAGAAAGATAACGGATAAAAACATATTCGGATTCATTGATTATTTTAAAACATCAAGAACACCTGCATTTGAAGATGATTTAATAAAGAGCGCTGGGGGAATTGGTGGAAGACTTGGTTCCATCCCAAACACCCCGGTTCCTGATTCATCAAGTTTACCTAGTGATAGTGTGGTTGGATTCTCGGCAGAACCAGCCAGAGGATTTGTTAGTAGTATATTATCAGGTATAGCAAAAGCAGTAAGTGGTAAGGATCTTAATCTATCAAATGAAGAATTAGCAAAGGTGCTAACCAACCTTAGATAACCACGGTGTTTACACGCATCTTCATGCATTTAATCATTTTACTTCACACATAAAAAAAGGTCTGACATTACATCAGACCTTTTTTCTATAACCAACCTAACCAAACAAATTATTCTATTACCAATTCTGGGAATGTTTCCTCAATTTCATTTCTTGTGTATCCGAATCTTTCCTTAAGCATATTGGTTAATGCTATAACACCTCCGGAGAATTCAACCATCGGATATTTCTCTTCAGATTCAAGTACTTTGTGATCTATTGAATACTCATCAAGGTACTCGAAAAATAACCTATCAAAGTCTTCATTCTCATTAAGTACCGTTTGTACTTCTATCTTAACAATGTTCATATTATATTCCTGGGTTTAATTCAAGCATCTTAACCGACACTAGAAGAGAAAAATCTTCGTTCATCTCATTTATAGCCTCATCGGATGCTGTGTCTTTACATTTAGAAATGTACAGATTAAAATACTCAATTGCGGCATCAATCTGTACTGAATTGTTACAAGAATCTAATATTTTTTTAGCTCTTTCATAATCCATCGGCTCTTGTGATTTTTCCATAGTACAAATATAATTAATTTTATCGGGATAAAAAATTAATGAAACATAATTATTCCCTCATCAGCTCCCAATTCAAAGATTTTGATTAACTTATCATAAGTTGATAATGGATAAACTTCTTCCCTCTCTCCTATATATTCAGCATACTTATCTCTATTAGCAACAAGTTGTTCGTGAATCTCCTTAGACACTGTAGGTCCAAATAAACCCTCACAGTCACTGAAGTTAATTAACTTATATGCTGGAGATTCTTTGTAGTATTGTTCGTTAGTCCAAACTTCTTTTGCAGGTGCACCTATAAGTGCTAATGATATTTCATTTCTAAACCCATTATATCCGCCATAACTAAAACTAATAGACTCAGACTTGGATTCTGAAGTTTCGTAATATGTACCTTCCTCCATATCTTGAGTGTGCATTGAGTATTCAGCATGCTTTCTAAGAACATGATCCAATGTGACCACTTCCTCCTCACCACCACCGATGAATAGTCTACGTCTCATGGCTTTAATCTCATCCGATTGTTCTATCTCGATTTTGCTTACCGCTCTTATATCTAATCCCATGTTATTTGTTTTTGGTTATGATGTAAAAGTAAATATAACGGTTCAGATAAAAAAATTATTCATAACATTTTTTTACCTACCTAGTTTCCGAGGTGCTTGTCTGTCTACGATCCGATTTGCATAGAAAGGATCTTTCTCACACTTATCGCAAAGGTTACGGTAATAGAATCCATTCTTATCGGACGACGGATTAATTGGAAGTGTTACCATTTGAATCTTTGATTCTTCGAATTCTTCGGTGCATGATCCGCACATAATCTTTTGTGGTTTCTTAGGTGACATATGTAATTGTGATTAGGTTACAAAAAAAAATCTTGAGGTAACATGATGGAACCTCAAGATTTCAATATATGTAGAATCCAACTCGAAATGGTCGGATGAGAGATGTATATATTATCAACTTAACGTTAATTTGTTCCGTTTTTGATGCTAAATTCTTACACCCTGTTCTACTAGGTTCTTATAGATTGAATCAACCTTTTGATGATCAGCATTTTCGATCTCATCTAATAGCGCTTCTATCGCGGTAGATCCCAAATCCATCTCAATATCCTTTTCGTCCCAATCCTTATTTAACATTAGATTTCCTAATGCTATTAGGTCTGGTGTCTCAGCATCCTCCACAAGGATACTCAACCTTGTACGAAGAGATATCGATTCGACCATCTTGGTCTGATTCTTATAGAGAGATGTTGTTTTCATTATCCTGAGATTTATTGTTTTGTGATGGGTTATCATTGTTTGCCGATGCCAGTTTAATAAAGAAGAAAACTAACACTGCTCCTAACCATGATGATAAACTAATTTCTACGGGTAATCCGATTAACTGTAATCCCCAAACTAGAAGAAGAGGCATTGCTACGATGATTGATGCTCCGGATACAAGAAGCAATAACACCGTGGGTAAAGAATTTCCTTCTATCTTACCTTTACTTAATGACTTAAGCACTGATGTGAACTTCTTCATATTAATCTAGATTATCCCAGGGTTCATAATCATGCACGCCAAGTTGCCATACAGTTTTACCGTCGATTAGAATCTCCATGATTCTTCCGTGTCCGTTATCATTAGATATACGTTTGATGTAACTACCTGGTTTTTTAATCTTGTCATATATGAATGACTTACCACCTTCGTGGTTAACCGTTACCTCATAGCCACCTGGTTTTAAGCTAAGAGGGTTTGTTCTGAAATTGTCTGTTACGTGTAGACTCATATTGTTTGTTGTTACTGATTGATGATTGATGATTAACTGTATGGATCCAAGTCCTCGTTAGGAATAAGCTTCCAGCTCTTTTCCGCTCCAGGTGATCTCATTAAACTTATACTCTTTGCAACCTCCTTTAGTTTCACTAGAGCCTCTGAATATTCACCGGCCTTTAAGAGTGCATTAATCTCCTTAACCCCTTCTGGATCTAGGTCTGCCTGATAGACAACCGCATGTCGATGTCTGTTTGCATTTGCTCTTAATCCCATGATGGAAAGAGCTCTCGTATCACTTTCGAATCTTTCTGTATCCGAATTGTATGTTTCTGGATTAAATGATTCCAATCCATGTGAATCTGCTATACCGTAGAATTTCATATTAGTTAATTATTTTGTTTATTTTATTTGGAATACATCTATTTATCGGCAATACCGTTACTGCTCCTAATGCCGCACCGAATAGGTGGAAAAGATGTGCAACGTTATCTGAGTTACCCAGCATACTCATCTCTCCCAAGATAACAAGACCATATAATATGTATCCAACCCATCTTATCCATGCTGCTGTTGCACTATTAGTTATAAAGAACCTGGAGGCTAAAAAGTAAACCACTCCTGAGATTCCAACTACGGGTGATGCAATTCCCAATAATGCTAATGGTAGGTATACTGCGGATAATATGACCGCCGTCCAATAGAATCTCTTTAGTGTGTATATTGCATTAATGTCCGCTAAGCATAGTAGGAAAACATTTAGTATATTGCTACCCAAGTGACCGAATGATGAATGCATGAATCCGTTAACGAAAGGGTTGTACATGATGAACCCACTTGATGATTCTCCCAACGCCAATATCAGTATTGCTGATATGATGAATGCGATAATGCTAAGTACTAAAACTCCAGCTGTAATCTTTAGCGATGATCTAAGGTTACTTAGGAGAGGACCTCTTTCAATATTCTTAACAGTTATTACTTTCTTATCAACCATCGTAAGTGGTCTGGATGCTATAACTATAAGAATACCTATCAGTGGTGTAAATAGAAGACTAATCCAAAATGGGGTTGAATACCCTATTTCTCTTTCAGAACCCAGCTTACCGATAATATTCGCTATGAATAATAATAGAGCTAATACTAATACTAATAAAATTACTACTGCTATTTCCATATGTTTATTGGTTTATGTTTTTGTATAACGCTAAAGTAATGCATTACCTACAGATAAAAAAATAAAACGAAAACTATTTACAAAAAAAGAAGCAGTACGAATAAACGATGCTGCTTCTAATCTTTTAATTGGGCTTATGAATCTATATATTCTCTGCTCTATATTTTTTTTGGAGTGTTTCTAAAAATTTCCAGCTAAGTCTTCCGCCGATATTAAGTATATCAAATCTTTCCTGTTCGGTCGGAGGCTTTATCTCTCCGATCTCCCAGCTACGAATCAGATCGTCTAACACCTCGGTCTTCATCCTTCTCTGATAACCTCTTCTCGAATCTCTTGCTTCGTCTCTGTAGATACGTCCTCCAACACTTCTCGTTCTGGACCACACCACATACCTTTTAGTTATGGTTCTAACCATTTCCTTTAACCTCATTCTTATCTAAGTACATTTTAACCCTAGATTCGATAACCGCAGTCGAGGCCTCTATTCCTGATTCCATTAAGATCTTTCTTATCTCTTCGATATTAGCTTCCCCATGTTTCCTAATATAGTCCGTGATTATACTAGCAACTAGATCTCTGTCCCATTCTGAATTTTTCATTTCTGTGGTTGTTCTGTTATAAGCAGATTAATGCAATGTAGAAGTAACTTGTGTTTGTCTTCCGGATTAATTGCACTATTATCTAACTCCTTCTTCAGAGCTAATGCTTGAAGGTAAGCACCTCGGGCTAACTTCTCTACTGATTTTCTGTAGTCCTGTAGTAGTTGTTCGGTTCTTGGATCCATTATTGTTGTTTAATTTTTAATTGTATACCTGCACATAATTTCATTACACATTTATAACAGGTAACTGCATCGACTTTTTCGTCTACGTTATGGACCTTTTCACCACAGTACTTACATCCCATGGATTTGATTGTTCTTGATCCTTTAAATTCTCCTCTTGATGATTTCTTTCCTATGGCCATAATAAGTGGTTATAGATTATTTATGATTTCCTCCTCTTGAGTTATAACATGTTCTGGCATATAGTTAGCAACAAAGTCGGCTAGAAATTTACATCTTTCATACTCCTCACGGTGAATGAAGAGAGTTGTCATTCTATTTATTGCCTTTCCTATTGCTTCCATATCACCGTCGTCCAATGCACTTCCACCTTTAGCAACAAGCATATCGTATGCGGTATAACATCCATCGATAAATTCCTTTTTGGATTGTGCAGCAAGTTTCTTAGCAAACTCGTTGGCTTGATTTCTTAATTGCTCACCTAGACCAAATTCTTCTTCTTCGTCGTCCTCGTACATAATATTTAATTATTCTAAAATATAAACACTCTTTCCCAGCTCCAGTTCCTTTACTTGACGGTATAATGTACCTCCCTCAGAAACGATTTCCATTTCACTCTCAAAGTTAGTGCTCGTATCTCTATAGATCTTCTCCCTTACTATAGCTCCTCCCGCAATGTAGGTCATGTTCTTGATCTCATTGTGATTTGCTTTTGTGTCTGTTTTACAAATAAATCTAATAGCTCCCATAATTGAATGTTTACAATGTATTTATTCTAGTTCAGAAATAAGGAAAAATTCCATCATGTCAACCTCTTTTTACACCATTGGAGCTCTCATATCTGCTAACCAATCTTTGAAGATCGCTCTCTCCTCTTCATTCATACCTTCGTTGAATGCTGTGAAGTTGCCTTCTGAAGCTTTGAAGTCCGCTACTAATTGCTCCAATGTACGATTTGTGTTTTCTACTGTCATGATTTCTAAATTTTAAATTGTTTGATTTTTGTTTTTATTTACCTTTAACCTTTTAACTATTCCAAAGAATTCCGTCCTCTGTGAATTCTACCTCTTCATCCTCTGCCAGCCTATCTATGATATTATCATCTGAGAAGTATTCCTCTATTCCAGAATCTATTCGGCGTTTAATCACATTGATATGATTTGCAAATTTAGATTCGGCTTGAGTAAGAATACCTGTTAGAGCATCTGCAAGTGGATCACCCATTAGCCTATTGTGAACCATTTCAATTTCTGTGGTTGTGGTTGTATCTGATATTTCATACTCAACCTTATTAATGAACATATCTGGTACGCCTAACCATTTAAGAAACATCGTGGAGTTTGTTATGGTAAGTGCATCTTTAATATTGATACAAGAATAATCCGATATCTCTATACCCTTTCTTCCATTCTCCATAATGAATCCGCCATTTCTATCGTAGTAGTCGTCACCAACCACAGCAACAAGTTCATTATGTTCGGGTTCGAATAAGGCACAATCATCAATAGCCCATCTGAATGCCTCTTGTTGTTCGTTCTCCTCCATCTCCTCTTTATAATCTAGAATTGCTCTTTTCTTAGCCTCCTCTGATAGCTCTGAAAAATTGTAAAGGTTTAATGATCTCATAATATCCGTTGTTTGATTATGAAGTAAAGGTAATCATTCAGTTTCAGATAAAAAAATAAAAACGAAAATAATTTTTATAATATAAAGTCGTGGCCTTTTGTTTCTAGATTTTTTGTGGACTCGACAAGTGAGGCTATTGTTGTTTTAATTTCATCACGCTTATCCGCATATTCTTGCTCTGTCTTATCCATTAGATCCATTGCTTCCTGAATATCCTTACACTTGGCTTTTATCTTTTCGTATATTCTTGGGTGTAACCAATGTACAGTTTCAGCCATTTTATGTCGACCATTATCTGGATCAAATTCATCGATATCACAACAAATAAAATCATTAGTAGCCGAAACTAATTCGTACTCATATACATACGGCTTTAATCCGAGTTTCATTCTTCTGAGAACGATCTCTAATGATTTAGAATCCGGTTCCACCTCGGGTTCCTTTTCTTTCTCGTAATATTTGGAGGTACTGTTTCGTTCCATTTCCTGAATAGCATATCCCAATCCTTCCAAGGTATACACCCTACCATCTGTATATAAATGATCTGGTCTTTGTGCTGTACGAGCAACCTCATCGATTTCTTCTTGAGCTCTTACAGCAGCTTCATAAGGATCTGTATATCGCCGAATATCAGCCAGCATCGATCTGCCTCGGTTATCGTTATTTGTGCTCAATGAAGGTCCCCATTTATCGGTATATCTGAGATAGTTAGCATATGCTGATCCGTCTAAGCTGTCTTCGTCTTCCATCGTCTAATTATTTTTGTATTCAACTTCCTACAAATGTATGCAAACTCCGCGGATAAAAAAAATCACGCCGGAGAGACGTGATTCTTAATACATTATGTTCGGGTTGGGAGATTAGTTATATGATATTACCATCCGCATCAAATTCATAATCTATTAAGGTTGCTGTTACAGATTCATCAGAAGATAGATCCTCGTATGCCTTTTCTAATTTGCGGTATAACTCATCAGCTTTTCCTTTAGCCCATTCTTCTACTTTAGGTTGTATCAATTCACATTGTTGTTCAACATCCAAAGTCACATTAACATCCGGACCGATATAAATCTCAACCTCATCGTCTCCATCAACTTCCACCTCGGCTACCATAGTATTACTGTGTGAGTATCTGCTATCGGTTTTTTTAATTGAGATATAAATGTTCTCCAAGACCTCTTTAGGAACTGCCATACCAATTTCTTTGTTAACCAATATTGATTTGTCCTCGTCTCCTCTAACCACCCCGGTAAAAGAAGCTCCATCACCTTGACTCCAAAATCCTGAATACTCAACCTCAACATCACTAACCCCAGCCTTTTCCATATCCTCGACAAAGCCTTCTATATAAGGATCTGCCCAACTGTCATAATCCACGTTGATATTACGAGCATTATCTATAGCGTTAGCCTTGGCCGAATCCGATAGGTCTTCAAAGCTTATGCCCTGTTTGAATGATTCGAATGTTTTAATTGTTTTCATTGGATTATCTTTTTTTGTTTCTGCTATCATATTTATCTACCATTTGATCGTAAAAAGATTCGGATACATTATCAAACTTACCTTGACGGCCTTCATTGATGAACATACGATTTCCTTCCGCCATAATAATAGATGATCCCACGGGTGGGTGTAGCGAGAGAGCAATATAGCTCTTGTTAGACTTAAGGGTTGCTAACTGTGATTTGATTGATGATTCTACTGAGTTCATGTCTTTGCCTTTTTTTGGTTACATGGCAAAGATAACGAATCCGATTCAGATAAAAAAATTATTCGTCTTCTTTTTTGGTGTGTAACTTATTGGTTGGTTGTTTGGAACCTGATAGGTATCCGAACACCGCTGAAGTTAGGATAAGGAGTAGAGGCTTTAATAACGATGGCCATTTGGCTGGATTAAGTTCTTCGGTTAGAATTGCTAATAGAAACCAAACCAGAAGAAGACTAACAACCAATATCTTTCCTTCTTCTTTAAATGATCTATTACATATTCTTTTACAACAGTTGGGTTTTTTCATAAATCAAAAAGTTTTTGTTATAGTTCTATATATGAAATAAATTAAATTATTTTATTTCATCAGAGCAAATATAATAAAAAATCCCGGGATAAAAAAATTACACGCCCGCACATAGTATGTTACGACCATAGTATGTATATGGGTATAAAAAATAATTGGCGTTTTATTTTTTTATCTCGAGAAAATATCGTAATTTTATATTGGGGAAAGGTTGGGATACAAAAAAACACCTAAGAGAAATCCGAGGTGTTTGAAATGTTATTAACAACAGATATTATAATTGAAGCTTTGGTAACTCCCATATGACTTGTTTAAGAGAAGAGATCACTGCATTACTTCTGGTTCTGGCTTGCCAACGGTGTGAAGGTCTAAGAGATCTTTCGAATGATTCAAGCAACTCGTTCCTTAACTCCTCGTCAACCTTAACCAACTTAACCCCGTCTTCCCAGTCTGCTAACCCTTCACCCTTATCACCCTCGTCATATAGGTCAGTGGCGTAGTTAACCAACGATTCCGATGCTATCTCGCATTCCCATTCGTCATCCCCGATCTCCACACAGTATTGGTATTCCTCGGGTAGGTCATCTGTGTTAACTACCCATACCCCGCCGCCTACCTCGGGCTTACCTACTAGGATACCAAGCTGATCCGATATGTGTAGGTTAGCGAACCCTGTAAACTTGGTCTTAGCAGATGGGTAGTCAACCTCCATCTTAGTTCTAGCGTCCTCTTGGTTAGCTGGATGGTCTGGATGTGAATCGAACCAGTCTCCCTCATAAAGCTCTTTGAACTTCTTGATCGCTGAGGGTTCGTCCGCTATCCCTTTCTGGATTAGCTTGGTGTAGTACTGGGGATCTTCAGATACGTGATCCATCGCAATCTCCTCGGCCTTCTCTCTATCTGTGGTGTGTTCCATTTCAACTTCAATGCCCACCGCCAGTTGTTTATGGATGTCTTCAACTTCTACACCGTGGGATGCAGCAAGTTGGTCTATGGTCATCCCGGAGGCTCTGCCACCTGGGATATGTTCTTCGAATAGTTTGATGTGTTTCATGTTCTATATATCGTCAGGATTATCCACGTCTCTACGGGAGAAACACCGCGGGCAACAGAAGCTTAACCTTAACCCCAACCCTCAGAAAAATCCGGCCCCAAATAAATAAATCTAATACTGTTCCGTCTCCTAGTACTATAGAGAGAAGAGAGAGAACTAAAGAGGATACTAGAGAGAGATAGTCCGAGGTGTATAGAGAGAGAATGAAGACTGGAATCACATACGGAATCACATAGAGATAGGCGGGTGGATCTGGGAATCCTTGGTATCCTGACCAAGCTGAGGCGGGGCAAGGAAATAAGGCCGCTCAATGGACCATACGGGGCGGTTTTCGAGGCGGGTCTTTTGGGATCCAACCGGGGCAGGGTGAACTCGGCCCAAAATCACACTTTTTACCACAATATACCACATTTTTCCAGATTGGCTTGGACACATGGAAACCGTGGGTATGTGGATGGGAAAACGAGGCATCCGAGAAATCCGTGTATATACACCCTGGGTGGTAGCTCAGCCCTGGAGAGGGGCTTGCAAACGGGCCCTTTTAACGCGAATGACAGGGGACTATCCCACATAGTATCTTACTACCATACTATGTTAATGGGCCTATCCGGTTGGATCTATAAGGTCTTCTCTAATGAAGCCTATTGGCTAGGGGTTTGGTTGACCTTTCTCTCTCTGTCTTCTCTCTCTATGAACCACTCTATGCCTCTCTAGTATAAGTCTTGGTTTGGGTCTGTTACTATGTGTATGTACGTGTCTATGCTACTGGTCGTTTCTATCTAGTATAGGATGAGGTTGGACATGATGTCTAAGCTTGTGTCTATGTCTATGTACTTGTCTATGCTCATGTACTTGTCTACTGTGATACGGAATATGTTATTGGTTCTTCTCTCTAGTCTATCTAGTACTTCTTCTCTCTCTATGACTCTCTCTAGGACTCTCTCTAGTAGTACTATGAGTATTGGTATTGGCATGGTTGTTAGTATTAGTATTGTTATTGGTATAATCTATTTGGAGGCCGGGCCCTCTGGGAGATCTACCCCGAAAAGGCCCAATGACAACCGTGATATATAGAACATGAAACACATTGAACTATTCGAGAAGTTTATATCCGAATCATCTAATACTCATTTAGTACAGGTGTCACCAAACCAATATCTGTATCACACGTCCAATCCCATATTTAGAGACACAATCTCAAGAGAGGGTCTGGTGCCAAAGGGAAAGGGTGAAAGCTGGCTATCTGATACCGACATTGATGGTGAAGTCATCTTTGCAGTTAACAGTGATGATAAGAAGGATTGGTGGGATTCCACATACGATGATGACATCTATAGAATAGATACAGGTGGTCTAAGTAACACGTGGTACGTTGATCCCAACTTTGAACCTGAAGACAAGAGAGTTATCACATTTGAAAAGATCCCGCCCGCATCAATCGAATTAATTCATAAAGGTGCCGGCGATTCCACGTTATAGAAGAATATATAGAGTATCAAAAAACAATAAGTAATATGAAACACATTAAATTATTCGAAGCATTTAGCGACGAGCATGGCGTACTTAATGAACTGGCTAGCAAGGAGTCCGATCCTAAAGTGATAGTTGATTTTTTTAAGAAGAATCCAAAAGCAAAACAAGCAGCTGGAAATTGTAAGGCTCTGCTAAAAGCAATGAGAGGTACAGGAACTGACGAGGATGCAGTATATGCAGTTTTTTCCAAGATTAAAACAAAGGAAGAGCTAATTGAACTGTCTTCAATTTGGGATTTACTTGGACTGGAATATGATAAATACCAAGGAATAGGATCACTGATACCTGCACTAATAGGAACTCCAGATGCTTTCACTAAACACGTTAGTAATCAATGGAAACTTTATCCACTAACAATAAAGGACATATTCTCAAGCTGGGACAAGAATGAACATAAGAACGTTAATGCTTATTATAAAGCAAGAGAGGATTACTATAAGAAAAATCCAAATATGAAATCAACAGCTCTTAGTTACTGGTTGAAAGAGGAGCTAGACGAAGAAGAACTTGCAAAGGTTAATAGCATCATTAAGAAATTCGGAATGAAATTCTAAATATTGAAATAATAATATGAAAGCAGATAAACGTCTGCTTTTTTTGTGCGGATATATAGAGTCATTAATAACATAAACAAAATCAAATTATGAAAAAGATTATTTTAGGTGCTGTGGTTGCTCTGCTATTCAGCTGCAACACAAGTACAAAACCAGAAACTGTTGAAGACATCAAGAAGGACAAGGACACCATAGTGAAAGTTCACCAAGGAGCTTTTGCTTTTTGTGGTGCATCAGCAGCAGTTCCTACAGGAAGAAAGATTGTTGTACAGGGGGTTGAGTATGCTGAAGGGTGTGCAATATGTCCAGTGCTATCAGGACCATCGCTATCCAATCTAGCAATGGAAGGTGTTAGTGGAACCTACGGAGATTTCAATGTAAAGAAAAACTTTCAAAGCCCAGATGGAACAGCTAATACTGTGTGGTCATTATTCTGGTACTACGATGCATCAACAACAATTCCTCAATTCAATCCAACAACAAAGGAATGGGAAATGATGGCTCCTGTGAATAGAGCATTCGTCATCGACTTAGATTCACCAGCTACAAGTGAGAGCAACATGTTTGCAATGCCGGGTGTTATCGTTGATACAACATCAACAGGTATCGTGTTGGCTAAAGTTTATGGTCCACTTAATGAAGCAGCAGTTCCATTACGAATAGCAGTTCCTGTTAAGAATGGACAGACTTCTGTAACTGCAGCTAAAGTAGGATTTCCTTATCCTGTAGGAACACCAGTTCCAGTTGCTGAGTACAGTAAGGAACTTCAAAGCAAGGGAAAGCAATAAGTGATTCGATATCACCGTATATAAAAAAAGCAGACTTAGGTCTGCTTTTTTAGTTACTGCTGTTTATCTCCAATCGTGAACATCCTCCACAACCTTCCTTATACCATATTTGATCTTCATCAGATCTATAATGTCATCCACACCAACCACATCTTCATGTTTATTGTTCTCTAGGTACTCGTCGACAAATATATGTTCCATCAACTCACCTTTAACATAAACCATTATATGTCCGCTGTTCCATTGACTATTCCTATTTTCGTATTCTATTCTGGTTTTTTTGAATAGGGAAAGAAATGTTTTTATGCACATCGTTATTTATCAATCTGTATCATGGTCACACTCTCAACTCCACGATAGATTAGAACGTTGATCGTGTCTTTGTCTGAAGTTAATGTTACCTTGTGCAGACCGTGACCAACCTCATCCGACAACGTTTCAATCTGCATCTTGCTTACATGAAGTGGTTTATGTGAATCTATAGATTCAACAACATTGTTTTCGTTTTGGTTGTCTAAGTTACATGATGATAGTACACCAAATAATAATGCTGTAATTGCTACTCTTTTCATATTCTTTTTTCTTTAATTGCTGATTACTAATCTTTTCTTCCCATTATCAGGATCATTACACCAAACACCACACCAAAGACTCCTCCTATGATTGCGCTTTGTAATAGTGTTTCCCCTTCCTGCTCTCTTGCAAATCCTGCTAACATGCACAGGAGGAATGTTATTCCGAAGCCTGACCAATTTAATTTTTTCATAATAAATTCTTATTTTCTTTTTGATTCCACCATTCTTCCAAGTCAACATCCCCCTTAATAAGGATGTCGTGTCTTAATTCCACCAATAATCTTTTTACTGCCAGATCATTGTACTTGGGTTCCTGTTTTATGCTTATAACTTTCTCTTCATTGATGGATGCATCAAATGATATCAATCTGGATCCTTTACCTAAAATTATTCCTTCCGGTGATGAATGTGACATGTGTTATTTTTTTATAAATTCTGAATTGTTCTCTAAATCGTGTAAAGTGCCACAGTTATTACAAGCAATATACACCACTTGTCTTTCCTCGTCTGTGTCATCATCAATTTCGATACTTATGTGGTGTTCGAACATGTCGTTCTGTCCACAGTTACCGCAGATGATGTGAAGTTTTGCATTTGCCATAACCTACTTTCTCTCAAACGTTTGATTAAAATCCCTAATGCTCTTACCCGTTCTACCCATCGAATAGGCTTCTTTTAGATCGTCTAGCGTGTATTTGGACTTATCCTGTTCGCACTCATTCCATACCTGCTTTAATGCTAGCATAACACTTCTACTCTCCGGATAAGCCGTTTGGTCTTGTATCTCTTTGATTCTTTCTGATGTCATCTTGATTCTTTTTTTAAAGTTTTTGAAATGTTTTACCTGATTCATTTACGATGTAGTGGTTTTTATCCCAATATAAAGGTAGGGAGTTTGGTAAATTCTCTGCATCAATAAAAGATTTCACTTGTTCTGGATGTTCGTTTTCACTACAAGACTCACCAAAGAATTGGTCAATTTTATGCTTGAATTCTTCTCCGCTTACACTTCCTTTTTTATGGATCGTGTAATGACTTCCTAAATACAGATTTACTTCTCTTCCATCTGTTTCAATTGTTCTTAATGTGTACATTTATGTATAAATTTATGTATGTTGCTTACTCTATACAGTTTTCAGCTTCCCTGTTTAATTATTTTCTGTTATTCAAATAATCTAGAAATCTATCTTTAAAACTAATTGCAAAGGCTACAATCACTGTTACTGTTACCGCTATCACAATTTTACTTATTTAGTTTTTTAAACATTTCTTCCAATTCCTGAGAGGTGTACTTACTTAGACTGTCGAGAGCACCTTTAGGTTCTACATAAGGTCCTTCGCCTTTCTCATCTCCGATACTCCAGCCTAGTTTTTCTCTCACCCATTTATTCTTTTCGAAATTAAACTCAAAATATTCATTTCTAAAATAAGGAATACCATCTACCTCTACTGTGTGGTGTTTTCTTTTGCTTTGTGCTGTTTCCGTTACCTTCATGATCCTATTTGTTTTTTTCTAAAAACCCCATTATCTCTTCCTCCATTATAGGAGATTTAGTATCGTGGAAATGTTCTTTGAATTTTTCAACTAAATGTTCAGGGATATCAATAGATTCCAATCCCATCTTCATCTCCATAGTTTCCGGGATAAATGATTCTGGATTATTTTCACTATCTTTAATAATGTCTTCAAAAGAACGAGTTAAGTCTTTTGTTACTGAGCTTTTCAGGTAAAATGCTTTCATATCTTATTTATTTTTTAATTGTTCTAATCTTTTTTGTTCTTCAAACCATTCAGGGATCCACTCATAAATAGTTTTTTCTCCTCTGTAATTGTATGTGTAATCAAATCCAAACTTGTGAAGCATTTCTAATAATTGTTTTTCTTGCATTTCTTTGGCTTGTTTAATAGTATTTTCTTTAGCTTCTTCACTGTAAAATACTATTTTTTCAAATTGTTCTACTAACCATTCTACTGCTGATTGTTCCATGATCTTATTTGTTTTTAAATGCTAATTTAATTCTTTGAATTAAATTCATTTTTTTATAATCGTAATAAAAATTTATTGCTCTTGGTACACCACTTGACCAATGATGGCATTCTGTTGATAATTCATCATAGTGTTTTAAATCGGATTGTCTAAGTTCTTCTAAAGGTGTTTGCTTTGGTTCCATATCCTATTTGTTTTTATAAATTTCTAATATTTGTTCTATTGTTACATTTTTGTCTACTTCCCCAACCATTATTAAATCGTGTAATAGATCTTCTGCATCTTCAGAGTTACACCAGTTAAAGAAGTCAATAGCAAATTTGTCTTGTTGTTGATTCCCCATTTCTTTGGCTTGCTTAAATAAGCTTTTCGTAATAATGGACTTTGAATTTAATTGAAGCTCTAACCATTCTACTGCTGATTGTTCCATGATCTTATTTCTTTAAAATTGTTTATTTAGAACTTCCGATTCTAATTTAACCGATTGGTCGACTAATACATTATCTCTAACAGATTTTTGAATTGGTCTTAAATTCATAGGAACGCGAATGTGGTTAAATCCATTATTAATATCCCTCCAATTGTCTAAATCTTGAAATGAAATGTGTGCAAAATCTCCTTTTTCTGTGATTTCTATGTGAAATACCTCAACGTTTGCTAAATTTTTCATGGTTTTATTTCTTTTTTAAATTATTATCTAGTATTCTGCTCCATTCTGCTTCTAGCTCATCATCATCAAATTCGTTAGTCTTATAGAAGTGAAATGACCATTCCGCTATTCTTCTGACCTCCTCCGCGCTAAACTTATTCTTATCTTGCTCATGTTGCCATTTAACCAATTCATATGATGCTTGTTTAAAATCCTCCTTGTCCATCATATAATCATAATGACCTTCAGCCAATGATGTATTATTTGAATGGTAATTAAATAATCTTTCAACAGCTTCGTCGAGTGTTTCTTTTTTATGTTTGTCAATAAACTCTTTAAGATCTTTCTTTTTTTCTTCACCAAAGACTTTTTCAAAAGTTATTTCCCGGTTGGGTTCTTCTTTTGGAATGATTATGAAATATTCAACCATCTTTCCATAACAAATTTCACAGCCTCTTTCCTTATGATCATCGCACGTCATATCAGTAAAACATAAATCGTCTATTCCATTACATCTTCCGCAGCATCTTGGTATTGAATTGACCTCAACTTTCTCACAACTTGGATTCCTAACAAACCATTCTAAGAACTCGTCATCAATAGCTTGTACACCATCCTTAATAAGTTCGTCATCTGTTGTTAGTATTATTTTTTTACAAATAGCTATTACATGAGTAAATCCATCACTTCTTAATATTCCTTGCGTATGGTTTATCTCTAAAACTTGAAATACATCTTGCTCATCATCTAATACATAATCTCCAGCTTTTGGTTCTTCATCAGAAGTGACATAGACGTTTCTTTTATGTTTCCAATCTTCGATGGGCTCAGCTAATAATCTAAATTCATTTAACAATGTTGAATAGATTATTAATCTGCTTGGTTTATCAGTTGGTAATAGGTATAGATTTTTCTTCATGTTCTTCCTAAAATTAAGAATCTATTAATGGTGTAAATGTAATACCACATTGCGGGTAAAAAAAATAGGAATGCCTTAATTAAGACATTCCTATCCATATTATATTTTTGAGTAGCCTATTAGGCTGACTAATCCGCTTTATTTTCGGAAGAAATAACATCACCTAAGTATGACGTCACCGTAAAGTTAGCTATTCTCATCTTTCCATCCGAGTGATAACCAGCAGATCCGTGAATGAATCCATCACCACTCTCCACGTCAAATACTATCACAGTGAATTCTAAACGATTATCCATTTCTTTCTGAAGTAATTCCTTTAATCCTTCTGAACCATTAAATAGATTTTCAGAAATATATTCTCTCAATATGGCTTCAACCAGCTTTCCATTCCCCGTCGTATCCACATCTGGTACTACATCACCTCTTGTTGTTTGTAATGTTGTTTGTGGAGCTAGATCCATAAAATCAACGGCATTTGGTGTTTCGTACTGTGCTGTTGCCGTATCTGGTGCTTCTTTTAATGCACCGGACAGATCCTGTTTTCTTAGAAGCTCAACTACTCCATTCTTTGCAATGTACCAATCCCCTTGATACTTGAACTCAAATCCGCTGTCTCTCATTACGATAGACATTTCCTCCTTATCGTCGGATACTAGAACTATCGGCAGATAAACTTCCTCTAATTGGAATGAGTCATCTTGATTTACTGATATTTTCATATTACGTGTTAGCTTTTACCTATTCAAGCGAGGTTTAGTTGTTCTTCTTTCAACGTTATAGTTTTTGTATTTTTCACATGCTCAATTACATGATCGAAATTTTTGCTCACGTGTTCGTTGAATTGATTCTCGTTTTCATAATCGATTCCACCGTCAAATTCGACTATAAAATCATTTTCTCTTAGAAAATCCTTTAGTAATAGCATTATACGAGACTTTCCTGAGTTAGTTTCACCAGACACGGTGATGATTAAATTTTTCATATTATTAATTAGCTTTTACCTACCCAAGCGAGGTTTTAAATTTCTCCATATTTGGTTGTCTCTGTATGACATTTAGAACATGCCCATCTGTTACTTTTTCGAAAGAATTTTCCAGATTTCATGGTATATTCAATTTCAGAATCCATATTGCATCGACCACCTTTTTTACATTTGGGTAAGCCTATCAGCCAATTTAAAAAGTCTTTCCATCCAGATCTTACCCGATTCGACATAACTTATTTGATTAAATCGATATAAGTTGGTGCCGGAGCTAATTCCATAGTGAATTCAGAAAATTCTTGATCACTATTACCAACTTTTAAGCCACAATCAGAATCACCAAAAACTTCTCTGTAATTTCCCAGAAGTTCCTCCGTGGTCATTTCGTCATAATCTCTATCCTCGGTACCAAGTTCCTCCACATTTATAACCCATGAAAATCGGGTGTCTAGGTTAATATCGCAATCCACTAATTGTAGGGATTCTTCCAATGGTAAGAAATCTAGATTCTCATCCAACATTTTCTGTGCAAACTTTTGCTTTAATTCTTCTTGAGTCATTTTAATTTAATTTTTTGATTTGTTTACTAATTCTAATAGTTCCTTCCAGCAATCTCTAGTAGCCATTGCTTTATATGTAAATTTTTTAAAATTGTGCTCGTTATCCGAGTGCTTTTGAGCAAGGTCCTCATATTTCAGCTGTCTTTGTCTCCATGACTCCACCAGCTTCTCAATTTCATTGGCATCACCAACAACATCTGGACCGCAATCACAGTAATCTGTATGTCCGCAATAGCACTTGATTTGATCTGCTTCATTATTTCCCATCTACTAACTCTTTTTGTTCGTCAATCAATTTGTGCAGCATATCCAATGCTTCACTCATATTCTTTAATTCATCAACATGGAAGTCTTCCAGTTCCAGTCGTTTTAATGGTAGGTTAAATTCACGAACAAGTTCATTGTGTTTATCGTGTCTTCTCCAATCTTTCATGTAGCTATCGAACTTGCCAGTAGTTTCAACATGATCTAGCGTATCTTTACAAAACGTATACGCTTCTTTGTATTTGTGGTCATAACCATATACAAAACGATCAGCCAATTCTGAACTACTCATATTGCTTCTAATATCTAACCCAGATGATATATTATCAATCGCATTCAAATACAAATAAACAATCAAACGGTAATCATAAGGTAAACCGTCTCTGATAAGAATTTCCTTGATGCTGGTTTCAATCTCAGCTACACGTTTGATAAATTCTCTAGCATGCTTCTTGCTCAAAGCCCATACGTATTTATTGTAGTGTGATGGAACATGGTCCAGCCCATTAACATAATCGATCTGGAAATAATTTCCTTTTTTTGATGCTTTAAGCGTCGTTTCGTTATTAGTCTTCATATTCTTCGATGTATGATTTATTAATCTTTGCAAATGCTTCAAGCAATATTTGGTGTTGTTCATGTTCACCACATTGTGGGGTTAGATACAATACGTGTGGAAAAAATCTGCTGGACATAGGATGCATATTACCACGAACATTAAGTAATCCAACGATTTTATCACCAAATTCCTCCATATTGTCGAAGTATTGTTTATAGATTGATTTTTTGTTGATTTTAATACCAAGTACATCACCTGTTTTTTCTATTGCATCTTTTAAGTTAGCTAATAGTCCCTCGTCGATATCCAGATCATAACGATTCCCAAAGATATAACCCAGCTTTTCCTTCTGCTTTACTTTGGACATTAATCGCCAAATTTCACTACTGGTTTTATCCTTAATGTACGCTAATTCTTCTGGTAATTCTGTGTATGTGGTAAGACTACTCTCGCAACCTTTATCGGTATAAAAAATGTATCGATTAGCTTCTGATAACATTGTTCTATCATCAGAATATACAATCAAATCACCTTTTTTATATTTCTTATTGAAACGTTTTGGATCGTAGTTTGTGATTTCACCATCAATAAGTGTGAAGCCTAACAATGATAACATTTCTGGTGTACCAAAGTCATGATGTCCCTTCTCATGTTCGTCATATGATTGTGCCATAACATCATAAACCTGTTTATCCACCCACATAAAACGCCATTTCTCGATGTGCTCTAGTTTTCCATTGTCTTCTAGCTTTTGTCTGATTGGTTTAACCTCACGTCTATCGAAAGTATATTCTCCATCAACCAAAAATTCAATAAATTCAGCAATTGTGATACCGAAAAAGTCCTCTATGAGTTTAGTGTTCTCATCCTCAACTATGTCTTCCATACCGCCATAGTCATCATACTTACCAAAAATTGGTAATGTAGTAGGTAAATACCCACCATAGTCTTGACCTGATTCATTTAGCGGAATGATGCAACATTCATTTCCTGATGTGATTGCGATATTGCTAATTCCACAGCTTACTGACCAACTTCCCATATGTTTTTTTATTTTGAATTAATTGATTTCATCGATTTATTATGCAAATATCTGAGAATTCCCCGGTATAAAAAAATAAATTTGTATTTTATGTTTTTAGTTATGAAGAATTTATAACTATTTTAAATTGATATATAGATTAATATAATAAATAAATTATGAAACATATTAGATTATTTGAGGATTTTGCAGGGAAGCCTGAATTTATATTCCTATTCAAGGATAAAGGTTTGGACCTTAGCACAATTGAGGTTGATGGTATAGATACTAATGATAGACCAGACTTCGTTGACTCATACGTTTCCTATGCTGAATACACGGACGGAACACCACTTACTGAAGTTGAACTAGACGAACTTAATTCGATGCATCCAGAGATTGCACAGGATTGGGCGAACGAAAATGCATAATAAGATGAAGTATATAAAATCTTTCAGCTCGCATATAAATGAATCACTCATAGACATTTCTCCAGAACTTGATACTGAGATAGAGGATGCTATTGCGGCCATTCTTAAAAACAAAGAATGTAATCAAGTAGATACCGGGTATATTGAAATAGAAACCCCGTTTGAATTAAATCCGGATGTTCCTAATAAGGAATGGATAAACAAAACTGGTATGGTTTTTTATCCCGAGCTTTTAACATATGGTAGCTCTGATAGATCAGGTAAAGTCCAAAGAACACCATGGATTGCATGTTCCATTGAGATTGAGGGTGAGAAGGATGATTCATTAATTAAAGAATTACTTAATTGGCTTGTTGAGCTAATAAAGAAATCAGGTTATCAACCATTTATGGACGAGGATGCTAGATGGAATCATTGGAACGAAGATAAAAGAAAGGACTGGACAAAGTTTACATGTTATATAAATCCTAGTTATCCGGAAGGACATTGGGAAAATCACGCATTAGAATAATAAAAAAGGCTCAGAAATTAAAATACTGAGCCTTTTTTGTGGTATTTAGTCATCACCATTTTGGAACCTAATATCGATCATCACATATAATATCGATATCTTGGATAATATTATGGCAAAAAGAGTAGTGAAAAAACCATCATGGAATGCTGAATTACATAAGAAAGTGATCGGAGCCATCGAGGGTCTTAATGAAACCGATTCGGAGGAATTCAGAGCAATATTTGATGCATCTCATAGGTTATTAAAAAAGTACAATGATCCTCCACATCTTAGTGAAGATGTCAAAAAAATACTAAATGGGTTTAGTAGCTCGTGGAATTTTGACTATTCTACAGAATCTGTTAATATTGATGGAACTTTAGCATCAGTTGATCTTGGTCTTGAATCCAAGAGTAGATGGTATAGAGAAGAATCGAAAAAAGATAAAAAATTAAGGCTGGCAATATTTAAAACGATGAAGGACGTAAAGTTTGGTAATTGTAGATATTTTAGCATTAGACATTCCGGGCTCAAGCAGCTTTGGTCAGCCCTACCAAGAAAGGTTTCCTACCATTTTGATTGCTCTCATAATGAACTGACATCCCTTAAGAATGGACCGGATTGGGTGAGCGAATACGACTGTTCCAATAATAAATTGACCTCTCTAAAATACATTTCCAAATATATAGACGGAGATCTAAAATGCTCATATAATGAAATAACATCATTGGAACCGTTAAAAAATCTATCGCTGGCTACATTAAATTGCGCCGATAATAAATTGCGTGACCTTGTAGGATGTCCGGAAATACGAAGAAGGCTGGTAGTGTCCCATAATGAACTTGTTTCTATGAAAGGTGCACCTATTAATCTAACTCTTAGAGATATAGATCTGGAGGGTAACGTGGTTAGTAGCAAATCTCTTAAGCTGGCTTTTAATGCTATGAAGGCTGCTGGTGGTGACTACAGTAAAGGTTTGCTTAAGATATGGAAGAAAATACCATTAGAAGATCAGATCCACATGTACAATGACCTTCCGACAGTAACGGAAGAGGATGTTAGAAAGTATGAGGCATTCAGAAACTTTATGTCGATAAAGGATGTAATATAGCGGATATATACATCATGAAAAACCTAAGAACATTCAGATTATTTGAGGCTGAAAAAGCTTTACATCCAGAAGCTGAGGAGTTTATGAAAGCATTAAATTCTACGGAGTGGGGTAAAAAACTAGAATCACTTATTAAAACCAAACCAGTAAAGACTGGAAGAGTATATGTAACCAGCCGATTCCTTCCTGTTATGACCTACTTCTGGAAAACAGGATCCAATTGGAATTATACCTACAGCTCATCGGGAAGAGATTACGGAAAACAAACATCATCCGATCTTTCTAAACTGTTCGAAGAAATGGTTATTGACTGTATTAAGAAGGTGGCTCCAAGCGGTTTTACTAGAAACGAAGTTGATAAGATGGTTTCGGATAAGAAATGGATATTGGCTAATGCCAGTATGGATTCTCTTTCTGGAGGTGATATTTATAAGAAATATAGGGAAAGCTTTAATCCTGGTGTTCTAAATGACTTTAGTAAAATAAGAACCCCTTTAATGGACAGACTTCTTCTTAATGGATTAAGTACATCTAGTGTTAATAAGGATGATTCTATCACCATGAATTTTTCTCATCAAGTATACGGAGAGCATAATAAATCGTGGCCATTCCATATTATAGCTTCCCTCCTTAAAGGTAGCGGAATGGTTGTCTTTAAGAATGGTATTGACACTGTCAACATTTCTCCTGGTAAACCAGGAAGCGAAGTGAAAACATCCAAATATAGAGATCGTTATATAAGAATTAAAATGAAGCTCGGCTATCAGAATAGTTATCCGATGATACAGAAGATTGATGAAATTTTAACTAAATACATTAAGAAGGTTGAAATATTTATAACTGATAAAAATGGATCAAAAAAATCGGATATACTTACTAACCTATATCACGATATCGCTTTATCTGATAATGATGGTTCATGGCAGGAAATCCTGGATGAGTACATTAAAAAGAATCCGCTGGATATAATTAAGCTAAATGGTAATCCTGAAATGAAAGCGGAGGTTCTTAAAAGAACTGGAATAAGAGATTATAGCAAGATCGCATCAGGACTTGATATAGGTATAATCTAAATGATATATATTTTATCCGGCGGGCTTAGTGCCCCATTTTAGGACCGGAGTGGTTACGATCACTGAAGGATGAAAGGTTCGCTACTTTCATCCTTCTTTTTTGATATATAGATGAAATAAAAATTTATTATGGAAAACATAAAAATATATTCTGATTTTGTTAATGAGAATAGCAACGTTCCGCAATTAGCATCTAATGATACCGATTCAACTCCTGCTTTAAGAAGCGAGACTGAGGTTGTTACAAGAGAGCAGGAAGCTATGAGAGCTAAATTGGAAGCTGATGTTAAAAGAATGTACCCACATTTATCAATCAGACACACCCCAGATGGACAATCAGGTGTAGCTATTAATGACAATGTAATATATGCTTCAGACCACTATGAAGCTTTCAATGCTTTTCTATTTGGATTAGTCATGGCTAAGATGAGCGGAGGTAATCCCAATATGGGTGATAGACCAGCTGGAAGAATTCCGACAAGATATTAAACGAAACTGTTGGGAATGGTATTATTGGGAGATTTTAACTAAGATCGATTAATTGGTCTTCTTTATAGGAGATTGATATCTTTCTACCCATGATGGGAATTCTTCCAATATATCAGTTTTCGAATCACTATAACCATACTTCAGATACCCTTTAGCATTACCTACATAATAATTATCCTTGGGATTACCTGATATTTTTTTGTAGGTAAAGTCTATAATATATCCATTAAGAAATATAGCTACATGATCTTTAATATCGCCATTTCCCTGGAAATATATCACCTTTACTGGTATACCAAGTAGCTCACACCATCTAAAAAACTCCTGTGTGTACCATGAGTCATCGCCGTATTTAACGTTGTATGGCTTATCCTTTCCCGTAATATAATCTTTTCTAACCACACCTAAAAATTGTTCAGCCAGACTCTTGTAATCCTCCTTAAAATTAGGTACGCTGGTTACAACCGGTAGATAGTCTGCGTTTGCTGCTGTATATGATTCGTATACTGTTAGATGTTTCATTCAGTATATATCATTAAAATTACCTCAATAAAAAGGTCCGACTTTTGCCGGACCTTTTTTATATTTATTTATTTCTATTTTTACTTACTCAAAAGTGATCGTTACTTTCGCACCGTTTGCTTTAGCAAACTTTTTGATCATAGCTAAACCGATAGTTTCTGTCTTAGCACCTTTGCTAGGTTTTGAAACTTTAACCGAGCCTGTCTCAACATTTACCATAACTTCAGGTTTAGTTGAACGTGCAACACTTCCCTTAGCTGATGTTGTTACTTTAGAATTTTTACCTGCATTCTTTCTAACTTTCGTAGAAATTGAAACCGGTACCATGATTCCTTGTCCTTTAGATGATGTTAATCTTCCTGTAACACCTAGGCCATATTTTCTGCCCCAGATAGCAGCTTTAGTTCTTCCCAACTCCTTGGCAATCTCTGCAGTGGAAGCACCATCTTTTGCCATTCCGATTAAAGTTTTGTCGTCCTTAGAAGTCCAAACTTTGTTGTTTGAAGGAGCTTGTGCATTTTTTGCTTTCTTAACGTAAGTCATATTTTTATATTTTAAGATTTATGAGGTAAAAGTAATGCATAATTACGGGATAAAAAAATATTTAATCAATTTTTTTGAATATATACATAAATTATAAATCATATGCAATATATTAAAGATTATCCGAGTTTAAATATTAATGAGGCCAAAAGCGAATCTTTTGAGGAATTTTCTAATGTGAGATTAGCTGGTGCTACAAAGATAGCTGATTCAGCAAAGGAAAAAGGTGGTGATGCCATGCTCACTTATCATCACTTTGTAGTTAAGCTGCCAACATATAGAAAAGCTGGTGATGGTAAATTCGATCTTGATAAAGCTAAGGATGAGTATAAGGATCTGATGGATAAACTTTATTCATCAACTTATAAGAAAATGGATATTACTCCGGTGGAATTTCAGGAGCTTGTTGGAAGAATAGAGGTTGTTGGTGAATTGATAATCAGATACGAGAAGGATTAAACCAATATCCAAGGGAACTAAATTAATTTCATTTAATATAAATAAGAAAATAAATTTAATTATGGGATTTTTATCTAACTTAGTTGGTGCAACTATTAAAACAGCACTTACTCCAGTAGCGATCTTAAAGGACACTGTAAATGTAGTAACCGGAGAGGAAGCGGATGCAACCAAAAAATTAATACAATCAGCAGGTGAAGACCTTGCAGATGCAGGAGAAGACCTTGCAGATGGTGAAATTCTTTAACTCCCTATTATTTTCGGTTGATGAAGGAATTCTATTATCAGATAAAGGGTAAGAATAATCCGAGTGACCCATATTCATATGGGAAATGGGCTTTCCCTCCCATATTCAGTGGTAAGGTTTCAGCTACTGATAGAAAGGAAGCTAAACTAATTATAGACGAGGAATACGGTAGAAAATTTCCACTAAGAGTTCTTGATAAGGATATAGATGCTAATGAATATCTTCTAGCAATAACTGAAATAACGGAAAACTCTGGGCATTCTAGGTTATTTTCATCAAGGGAGTGTTCCACTTGTGGATCTGAATTCAGAATAATTGATAAGTACAATGATGCTAATTGTTTAAATAAGGGATCTGAATATTGCTCCGATGAATGTAAACACGAAGCAAAGCTTATTGAGACCGTAAAGTGGAATGAGGATAACGTAATGAACGGTAAACACATTCCTGTCATATACAAGATAACCAATAAGAAAACTGGTCTATCCTATATAGGAAAGACAACACAAGCATTTACTTTCCGATGGTATCAACACTTTTTCCAACTCGGTAGCACTAAATTCCACAATGAGATAAAGACAACCGAGATTAGTGATTGGACATTTGAAGTGATAGAGGTTGTTAAGATCCCGGATGATACAAAGGAATATTCAGAAGCTGATAAATTCATTTTCGAGAGAGAAAGATTCTGGATAAACCACCACGATTCCATAAAGAATGGCTACAATTCAATATAAAAAAGGTGAGATTAAATCTCACCTTTTTTTATTTCTGCCATAAGCTTATCGTAATACTTTCTCTTTATGGATGTATATGTATGTCCATGGTAGTCGTGACAGTAACATGTTGCAGATCCAAATATTCTATGCTTAATTATATTCTTAGTGTTCCCCAACGGAGGGGTATTTCTTTTCATAAAATCCTCTATTGAGCAATCTGAGAATATTGGACTAGTCCCATGCTTACCGTTTTTAACTAGGTAGAATACTCCGTCCTCTGTTTCTTCGACGTGCATAAGCTCATCCTTTATAATGAATCTATGCTCTGTTGTTTTTCTTAGGTAGTTTAAAACCTCTTTCTTGTGATGTTCCGTTGTTTTCATAATTAAATTGTTTTTATTTTTAATATTTGTTTGCCTCGTTGGGTGATGGCTTTCCATTTGATTTTAAAACTTGTACTATCCATCCCACCAAACATCTGAGAGTTTGAATGGATTTCTGCTAATCCAGCTAATAATAAGGTTAAACAGTGTGGATTTTTTGCAAATTCCTCTACACCTTCGGACTTAAGACAATGAATGTCCATATCACATCGAATTAGCTCCGCTGCAACACTATTTTCAAAAAATCGGGTAAAGGTCTTATGAGATATTTCTGCGTGATTAGGGAAGTGTTTACGTCCGTCGGCATCTATTTCCATACATAAAATTTTTCCACAGTCGTGGTAAATTGTATAGAGACTTAATGTCTCGTCATCTGGCAATGACTTAAGTAATAGATCCTTGTTTTCGTATACGAATTCTGGAATTTTCCATTCGTATTTCAGATCGGATCCGTGGCGTAGATGATGAAGTAAATCGAATAAATGGGATTCCACAGATTTACCGTGATCTAATACAGACTGTCCTTTAGTCTGCTCGCATTGGCTCATTGCAATAACGAGCTCTTCTTTGTTGTTAATCTAGTTGCACATAATTATTTATTATTTATTATTTATTATTTGTTTTAATTCTAGTTCTCTCCTTGTCATAGCATCCCTATATTTATAATAGATCTCGTATGGTAGATTGCTAGTAATATTGTGTGAATTAACTGAGATTTTGTTGATATATTCATCCATTGTTTCCTGGGATAGCGTGGTATAATTGAGCCAGGAGCTTCTTTTCCTAACATAGATCAGATATTGTAATTTGGAATATTCAGCATGATATTTTAAATAAATCACCATTATATCCCATAGCTGATCCTCGGTGAGCATATTATGTTCCTCTAGAAATAATATTGATGTTCGAATTTTTGACATTCTCGATCTCAGACCTTTCTGCTTGCCGATAGCCCTCTTAAGACTCAATCTCTTAATTGAATCTATGTTTCTAACTTTTAGAATTCCTTTCATGATGTTGGTTGTGTTTTTAATGATAGCGGTAGATGCGAGAATGCTTTTCTGACTTGTGGAGTTCCAAAAAAACACGCAGAAGTATATGCGTCAACATCAGGCTCAAAAAACAATGATGCCTCTGTGACGGTTCTGTATTTCTCGTAAAGTTTAATTAGGTGCTCTTCTGATCTTGCGGAGAGACAAATTATAGAATTTGATGTCTCTTTCCATTCTTTGAACTTTTCAGGATGTTCATAAGCAAAGTCAGCTATTGAATGTGTTGATTGAACAACTTGATAACCTGGGTTGATGTCTTGTCTGGTTATGATGACAAGTTTCGGAGTTTGTAATTTAATCTAATTCATACCTATTATATATTTGTTTTTAAAAAAGTTTCTTTTTTTATTAAATTTATTTTTAATAAACCCGCTTATTCGTCTTTACGTCCTCACGGGTTATATGTCAAAATGGGAGCTGACTTTCATAGAAAGTTTCACAACCGTAATGAACCTCAATAGGAACACACACTGGACGACGACCTATTTTCTTCAGATATTTATTACTATGTACACTAGTATCACGTTTCTTTAAATAATGGACCATCTTATTAAAGTTCTTTCCACCTCTTCCGCATTGATAGCACTTAAAAACTTTTAGTTTCGTGTTTATACGAAACGATTTGCTATTCGGGGTTCTTGGACAAATCGGGCATTGCTTTGCTACATAAGCACTCTTGTTTTGAGTTTGTCTTAAGTCCGGAAGCCAATGTCTAAATAAGTCTACATTCACATGGAATTTTTTTAATTTAATATTAGTAGTCAGAGCAGGAATCGAACCTGCAACGCGAAACTTAATTCGTCTTAGCCTACTTTCATCTGACTGTATAAAAACAACTACATAAGCAATCTTCGGTTTAGTTTTCAATGGACTACACAGCATCCCCAAACCTACTTAAATACCACTGTTAACGAAGATTTGTGCCTACTCCGCTAGTTGTTTTAGTGGTCAGGACAGGATTCGAACCTGCGTCGTCCTTCCAGCCTTACGGGGCCTGATAATGAAGGGTGTTGCCTATTACACCACCTGACTATTTTGATGTCTTTCCATCAGTCACCCGTTAGATTATGCTCTCTGGACTTTATGGGTAAGCCCTGTTAACCGTAAGCATTTCGGTCTGTCTGCAACTTAACATAAACTTGTGACAGATTTTCCTTATCGTTTATGCCTTGCTAAGTAGCCAGGACAGGATTCGAACCTGTATACCAACCTCTGCGACAGAGCTGTTCTTATTAACCGTGATCAGCGGGTTTATTACAGTTGTAGTTGGTTACCTGTCTAGCGTCTACCAATTCCGCCACCTGACTTTTTTTATTATTCTGTAATATATCTACGTTTTCTTGTTCCGTTACTATAAACCAAAACCAGAGGTTTATTTGTTACCAATTCAGATTCTTTACCTACTAAATCAAATACTCCTACAATTTTGGCTTCATTTGTCAATTCATCGATTCCTAAATGTGTTGATGGTGATAGGATGGTAATGACTGTATCATAGTACATCGTATCCGTCATATTGTTCCAAATTTGAACATCATATATTCCTGGACATAGATTATAGGTTGTTGAATCCGATGTAAACGTTGCAATTGGTGTTGTCCCTTGTTGCATCCAAATAAACACTGCTGATGGATTAGCTCCGGTAAAAGTGGTTGATCCATTGCATAAAGTATCACTAGTTGCCGGGGTAACTACCGATGTAATGGATTGAGCGAATGTACTTAGTGACAAAACACTTAACATCGCAATTAAAATTAATTTTGTTCTTTTCATTATATTTGTTTTTCTTCTTATCAACGTCGATAAGAATTCGTAGTCAGGGCAGGACTCGAACCTGCATGGATTACATGCCAACCGCGAGCGGTTAATATCAGTTATTACGACCCAGTACCTTAATGGCATTTGATACTACTTAGCTGGTGCCGATCTAATCCTGCAACTGTTTGCTTTCAAAATAGCGTCTACCAATTCCGCCACCTGACTATTTAATTATTTACCTCTTCCGTCACCATCGACATATATTAATCTTACTGTTTCCCCATTGCTCATATTATGAATAGTAAAAGTTGGATATGATCCATCTTCATTTCTTTTATTAATGGTATCAGTTGGCCAAATTTCAAAGCGATGTTCCCAACATAGATGGTCTAATTTATCAATAAACTCATCAGTTTCTTTACTTATTTCTCTTTCCATAACTTTTATTTAGCACCCTCTTTCTTATAGCCTACCGAGTTATCAGTTACGGGGCTTGTATAAGAGTAGGGTCACGTACTTCTAGTTTGTAAGGCTCCATAGGAGTTTTAAAACTGCATAGCTTTTCGAAGCACTTGCTGAGAACTCATTTGTGTTGTCTTGTCAGTATCAAAACTCCTGCACCAAGCTTGCCAAATCGTATTCCTTTCTCAAGGGAACAACACATCTACCATTACTGATAGTATCTTTATGTAAACCTATAGCAAAAGAGTCTTTCAACTTCTTAACTTTGAGGACAATCTGAGATTCAAACTCATCTAAACACTCATCTGTGAAATGCCCAACTATAATTTACAAAGGTATTCAATGTTTAACCTGTTTAGTTAATTAATCCTTTCCCCAAAATATTTATTAACTAAATATATTTTAAAAAGCAATGGTTTCTTATAGGTGGATGGAATTATCTTATAAAGTCCTGATGGGTAGCCAGGCGGGAATCTCAAATCCATGAGCCCCTATTCTCCAACGCTTCATCTCGCGTTTACCTCCATTGCTAATTGTATCATAATGGTTTATCGTTTGGACTGTTGTATGCCTACAGACAGTTATTTCCTCACATTGAGCAGATTACATTAAATACTCCTCCCTGTCTACCAACCAGGCCGTTTTTATGATATTTTTTATAATTTCAAAGAACTATTTTTAACCTCTCTTGTCAAATTCTTCAGATTCCTTTTCGGTAAATTCCTCTGTTAAATTATCTGATATCTTTTGGAATCTGTTTTCTAATCCGGAGAATATCTTTTGGAATGCTTTCTTAACTGGATCGTCGATCAATGTCCAAATTCCTGACAACGGCCAATACATCATCCAATTAATGATTCTCTCCTTATTTTCCCTAGCATTAAATTTATCCTTAGCTGAACTGAAATTATATGGATATTTTCTGTAATATTCCGTTAAATTTGTAAGATATAGAAACCATTTAATGAAAGACCAGAGGGTACCTACTAATAAATATCCACCTAAGATCAGAATTATTGCTAATGGATTATCCTTAGCATAGTTTATAATGGAATTGATCTCATCTGCACATCCAGTAAAGTATAGCAGTGTTGGGATTCCTAGTAATATTGGCCAATGCCAGGATGACGACTCCTCCAATTCAGTGATGGAAATAATGGTTACTAGAACCGCCGTAATTAGGAACCAAAACCAAATTGTTCCAAATGCAAATAATGTTGCCATAAATATTTTTTAAGTGTTAATTATCAATCAAGAATAATTAAAATAGTAAGACCTTAAGATTTACACATTCGTGGGTTACCCCATCCTTTCTACCTATATCTCGCCTTTAACATCCGTTCTACCCAAACCATCGTTTATACACCTGTTAACCTCTCGGAAAACTTTGAGTGCCTCCTCAACGCGTTAATCTGATAGGAGCTCCGTCTTGCTCGTCATTTCTGACTCCCTGTGGGATTCTGCTGATATAGGTCTATCTGCTATCTTACTATTTCAAAGAACTCTTTTGTGATCCTAGCAGGATTCGAACCCGATGCTATCTGTTTTAGAGGCAGACCTGACTTCCACGTCAGATTAAGCTCCAGGACCTTTTTAATTGTTATACAAATTTAATCAATTTATACGAGATAAAAAAATAATTTGCTATTTTATTTTATCCCAATCTGCATCTGATGATAATAATTTCTCTATCCTATTACCTATAAGATCACCCTCACCCATTGTATTAGGTGCTAATTTATCTAGGAGCCTGTGTAATGATGCTATTTCCTCTTCTATACGGTGGTAAGTATCTGGTTGTTTAATAGATGCTTTCATATCGATTACATCAAAGAGATTATTAAAACTTCTCATGAATTAATTTTTTTATTACCACGCTGATGCTCTTCTATTGATTTTTGTATGTCATCAAATGCTTTTATAATCTCCGGATCCAATTGAGAACTGTAGCGAAACCTTGCATCCTGAAAATTCTCAATTGGAGTTGTTGGATACATCCACATCCATCGAAAAAATGCTCCGGCTGCATCAAAAAATGCCTTAATCCTATCTTTTATACCTATTTTTTTATCCATTTGTTTTCTGAATTTAACATATATGATCCGATAAAATCGGTTTCTTTATTCCATTCTTGAGGACTGATTAAAGATAGAGTTCTCTGTCCGTTGAAATTGTATAAGTGATAGATTTTTCCTATGATTGGTTCAAATGAAATTTTAGATTCCCAAACCATAATTGAAGTGTTATATTCTTCGTAAAGCTTTTCTATTCGTTCTCTAATTTCTTCTTTCTCTCTATTAAAAACGTCCATCATTTTTTTCGATGATAATTCCCTAAATAGGGGAACGTTAGGTAAATCAAAACCTTGTCCGGAAACAGTTGTTGGATATGCTTTAGATTTAGCATCATACCCTTCATCCTCACTCCAAACAACCAGATCAGGTTTTTTATCTTTCATTATTTTTGTATTTGTGGAACCCAATGAGTTGTTCTTCCTTCCTTCGTAGTTTCTCTTATTACCGTGAATCCACTCTCGCATTCTTTTCTACCGTATACTTTGAAATAAAATACAAAGTCTCCTTCTTCGCCATCCATTCCCTTATATGTACTTATGGATGCTCCCTGACTGGCGAATGATTTATTAACCACATCCTTGGTTGCTGCATTAAGTTTTGCAAATTCCTCGTCGGATAGTGTATTTACAATTCGGTGCGGTGAAATCCCTGCAATATAAAGGATCTCAGCTTTAATGTAATTGCCTATCCCACCTATTAGTGATTGGTCCATTAAGACCTCTGGCATAGTACGGTTCGGTCTTTTAAGTAATCGGGTCTTGAATAACTCGTCGGAAATTGTATCTGCTAAATGATTAGGTCCAATGGATGATTTTTTCTTATTTGTTTCATTCTCGCTATCTACAAATTTCAATGTACCGAAATTACGTATATCTGTGAAGAAAACTGAACCGTCATTTGTTACAAACTCAACATGTCCGTGTTTTGTTCTCTCATGTCTCCATCCACCTCCCATGCCGAGTGTATTCCAAAGCCACCATTTTTTCCCGCTCTTACCGGTAAATTCAAATAAGATAAGTTTTCCACAGAAGGTAACATTATCAACATGTGCAGGAAGTTCCTCACTAAAATTAGCTAACCCGACTGGATCCCCATGTCTGGAATATCTTCCCGAGTGTACGATAACATCACTTAATGTTTTACCCTGTATTGCAGTATTTAATGATAGTGCTGCTCTAGCTACTTCTGGTAATTCTGGCATCTTTAAATTGTGATTAAATTAATTCAAATTTGGTTAACGAGTCTCTTCCTTCCTCCTTATTAATTCCTATTAAATAGTTCTTAACGTTGCGAACTATTAACTTACTGTAGAAAGTATCAATATATGCTAGTGTTACTTTTTTCTTTGCAGAAACGATATTATTCATGCTAATCTTACCGTTTTTAATTTCACTAATTGCAGCTAGTATTTGATTCTTATATCCGGATTTTCCGTCTACCAAATTAATAACCTTAGTTGATAATATTCCGTTAACAACAATTCTGATTTGGTGGGGTTTCTTACCTTTGATGTATGTGATTAGATACTCATCATATCCAAGATGATTAAACCCAACATCGGTCTTTTCGTACTTAGCAACTTTAAATACTGTTTCCATCTTGTTTTTTATATTTGATATCACCTGATCCAGTTTTTACCGATCCCATAATGGTATTCGATTTAACATCACCGGAACCGGTATTAACGTCACCATTGATATATGAACATTCAACATCACCAGAACCTGTCTGGACATCACCGCCAACTCTCTCACAATTAACATCGCCGCTTCCGGATCTGACCTTATTGACATTTCCTGTTATCTCTATACTTTTAGCATAATCAACTTCAAGATTTTCCAGATCTCCGATAACAGAGATGTTTACTTCCTTGGAATCAGGTGTGACATCCTTACCGTCTACGATAACTTTACCATCTTTGATCACTATGCTTCTACCTGAGTAACTGTTATTGTTTATTGTTATCATTTATATTTGATTTTGGATTAATGTTATTTATAATTTTCAGTGAATCTATCTGATGTTTATAAGATTCAATTTGGATTTTCAGCTCCTTGTTTTCGTTTCTTTCTGCATGAAATGCAAACATGTACATTATAAATGACATCGAAGCACCTATCAGTGGAAATATTAATGGATTTTTATTTGTATCTTTCTCCATATCGGATCTTATTAATTTTATAATGCAAATATAAAAATAAAGCCCGGAATAAAAAAATTCCAGGCTTTATTTTTTGATTTATTTTGGGCTTCAGATATTCGATTCCTTGTTATCTTCTATCATGGAGCTTATTCTGTTTCTTCCTTTATCCCCGATTGGTATAGGGTTACCTCCTTCGTCTATAGAAACAAATCTTATGTTTGTTCTTAGAACTATCACCTGATTACCGGTATATACATTATGAGCTCTAGCTTCCATATAAAGAGTAACTGAGGTAGTTCCCAATTTACTAGGTGTACCATATATCTTAAGAAGCTGACCCTCTCTAGCTGGTTTTTCAAAATAACACTTATCGATGGATACTGTTACCATTCTTGGTGTATCACAAAGCTGCATAGAATATCCAGCAGCTGCAGCATCTATCCATGCTAATAATTTCCCACCAAATAGGTTACCATGAAATCCCAAATCAGATTTTTTGATAGGATGGGTGTTTAATAATTCCATATACTTTTTATTAAAAATAATACTCCAATTGCTAAAATGGATAATAATGCCCACATAGCTATCATTAGTGATGTCTTATATTGTCTTCTGCTTTTACCCTGTCTGTAAATTTGATTCTCCTTCACTTCCAGCATTTCCGCTTTTATCTTGTTTGAACATTTAGAACAGCATTCTATAAAAACCTCACCGGTCTCGATAGAAATCCTTCTATCAGCTTTCTTTCCGCATATACATTTATTGCCCATGGGTATTATTTTAGATTTTTTTTAAATTCTAAATTTTTCTGCAAGTTTATTAACCTGCTCAACTAATTCATTAGGAAGACAATGATATTGCTTATCTAATGCAAGCAATGATTTTTTGAAAAGTAGCTGATCGAATGTTTCTCTACCATTCGATGAGATCGATCCCATCCCGTTATCTGATTCATATTCGATTGATTCGATAAGATATTCTTTTAGATCTGGATCGTCTTCACATTCGCTTGATATTAGATCTATTAATTCTTTTTTCTCTCTCCTGTTACATTCCTTATAGAAATCATCAGCATCAACGTCGACGTACGTTTCGAAATTTGGCATAATTAAAAGTTTATATTGTTAATTAAATTTGATAGTAAATAAGCTAATTTATATCCGCTAAATGCTCCTAGAGCGGATGGTATCGGAAATACTATTAGTTTTCCTAATGATGTAACATACTTTGGTCTATTCACTATTCTACCCATATAGAAATAGTATACTAAATATCCTAGGAATACGGCAGTATCAAGTTTTGTTGATATGAATACAACTAATACAGCCCCAAGAAACCCAAAGGTAAAGTTATCTCTAACTCCCTCCCAGATTTCTTTAGCAGTGGCATCTTTATATTCTTTAACTATTTTATTTATTTTTATTTTAGGGTCTTTCATGACTTAATTGATTTTATCCAACTTCCGTCGGAATATGTTTTATGAGGTTTACCAAAGATTTCATCTACTGCCTTGATTACTCCAGGCCATTCTTTTTGATAATCATGTCCACCCATTAAATGTTTAGTTTTTGGAAGGTATAATTCAATGTCTTTTTTTGCATCCTCGTATGAGTGATTACCATCAATGTATATAAAGTCAAAATAATTGTCTTCAAAATTATTAACCAAATTATAACTAAATCCTTGATGCAGGGTTACATTATCGAAGTAACGAGTATTTAGTTTAAATTCATTCTTAACATTGTCCCAATTCTCAGTAAAAATATCATTTGACTCTTCCACACCTTCTAAGGGATCAATGCAATGTATCTCTGTAAATATACCTAGAGAAGCAAACATAAAAGCTGATTCTCCTTTATAAGACCCAATTTCCAGCATCTTTAAATTAGGTCGGTTTAATAAGGTACCGTATAAGTCATACATCAAGTCAGTAAGTCCCAAAAAGTATCTATTACCAAAATTATTATTCCATTGTTTCGGAGGATTAAATCTTAGAGAACTCATATTATCCTACTAAGTTTCTATCACACCAATTATCTGGTGAGTGTGCTACTTTACTATTACTAGATTCTATGTATTCCCATGCTAAGCTAAATCGAGTCCCGTTTGATGTGTTTGGATAACACCCATGTATCATATTAATATTAAAAAACACAGCATATGGAGCATCCAGTTCTAAATCTAATATCGCATTAGGATTTAGTATTTTTTCATCTATCCACCTTATACCTCCTATATGAGAAGATATATCATGTCTTATTATTCCTATATTATGGGACCCCGGAATGATTCTTAAGCAACCATTTTCTTTATTCGTATCTTGAAAATATAGAGCACAACTAATTATGGTATTGGGATCGCCTCCAAAATAGAAATTGTCTTGGTGGAAAAATGTTGATATTCCCACTTTAGGTTTCATAGGGAAAAATTTAGATATATAAACATCCAATGTTTCCTCGGTATTAATTAATTTCTTGGCAGTATCTACTAAAATTTTATTTTTTGCTATCTTCAAAAACTCAGGTTCGTAATCGCAGGCACCCTCTATTTTGTTTAAATTAGTTGGACTGTTTAGTCTGTAGTTGCCTTCATGTTCCCTTAAGTTAAGAGAATACTCATAATGCTTTTGTGATGTTTCTAATAAAGTTTTTAGTTCATCTTCAGATAAAAAATCTTTTACTATTACATAACCTAGTTTGTTGAAATTATTTATATCAAAGTTCATATTTTCTTTTTTTCATTGATTTAATCTTAAACCTCTCTTATAATCTATCAGAACCATTAGTATGATCTAAAGTTTTATAAGAGCCAATTATTTTCTCAACCCAATTAAACATGTCATACTTATTGTTTGAAATTACCGACATATTAATTTAAACTAGTTAATAATTTGTAAATATAAGTATTATATGCGGGAATATAAAAAAATTTCGGAAATAAATATATAGAGATGGATAACTTGAATCCCGTAACATATTATATTGTATATCATATGTTTAGAAAATTAATTCCTCTATGGACCCCGATAGTTTTAAACGTGAACAAAAAGAAAAAAATAAGAACACTAATTCTTATCCTAGCAACTTTCTTCAATCCATTGGGATTCGACGCACTATTCGCTCTTGTGATGAAGTGGACTGGATCATATTGGGTAACCGATATAATTTTCTATTCCATATCGGCATTGTTTTTTGGATTGTATTATTTATTGAAGCCAGAAAATAAAGTCGACTTAAATGAAAAAGAGATCACTATCTAGCAGCGATCTCTCTTCTTCTATTCTCTTTCACTGTTCTTAATGCTTTCTCATAAGCATCAACAGCAAGTGAACCTTCGTCTATATGTTTTTTTGCAAGATCGAACACCTTTCTGTGTATTTTAAGATTATATGCCTCGTACATAATCTCTTCAATTTGCTCTGAATTTGTCATAGTTATTTAAAATTATTTTTAATAAAAAACCAGAGTCTTAAAAAGACTCTGGTGAACCAAAACAAACATCTATGATTGTCTATTACTAAACCTCTTAGTGTTCTATTTTTATATCACCTATTTGATGTTATGTTTCAAAATTATTTTCTATTTCTAAGTATAAACATCAAGCATTTAGCTTCTTCAAATTTATCCTCTGATTCTAGGTTTTTTATAATGTGATCCGGATGATTTCCATTTAACAACTTAAATAATGAGTCGACCATTTCTGAGCCCCATTTTTCTTTAGCTTCCTGAACATCCCTAGATTTTATTATAATGGCACCAAACATAGATTTATATATCAAATAATTCATTATTCCGAAACTATGGGTACAAGAACCTCGTTGACAAAATCATACATATCTTTTGTTGATAACTTATCCGCAGTGTCCTCCATGGTATGACACAACCACCATGATGAGTTATCTAAATATCCTGACTCACTCAATATACTAGATTCTCCTTCATTCAATAGCGATAATGGGTTTATTACATTGGTATCTATGCCATATCTTTCAAATGCATAAGAATCGCTAGGAGGAGTTTGAACTACTGGTGCATTAAACATCTCGACAATCCTGTCTGTAAGTTTACCCTTATGTGATCCTATCATAAAATTCTTACCGCCAGCTCCACTTAATTCCAAATTTAATACCCATTCAATTTCTCCAAATTCTCCAGCCAATATTTGTTCTGCCAAATGTGATGCACCTCTAAGACCAACCTCCTCGGCATCTGTCAGAACTACATTGATCTCAGGAAGTATCGATTTTAAATATATCGCATTAAGGACTGATGCTGAATTGTCATTCGCATTCTCAGAATCTGGATTAACTATATCATGATGTGCTACCACCATTCTTTTGCTGGTTCCTCTCAATATCACATTATATAGATTTATATCATTGAACAGGAAGCTGTCAATTTCATAAGGTATTTTCATCTCATCTAAAAGATCAATGATAAATCTAACTCTTGGTGTTGGCTCAGCTCCATTTAGGTATGCTGGTCCTGCATTTTTAACAGAGCAGAAAGGTCTTAAAGATTCTAATATCTTATTCATATTTGATTTTTTGTAAATGTATTAAAATGTTACGGGTATAAAAAATGATATATAGATTAAATTAAATATAAGCTAATAGTGATAAATCTTCTAAAATTCTCCGATCTATTTGAATCTGCTAATTATTCATATACAATTGATGATGTTAAGGCTCTTCCTACTTTTAAGGTATTGGAAACATTAGGGTTTACTGATTCCACTACCAATGCAATATGGAGTCATGGTAACATGAGATTATATAACAACGAGCTTGATATGGATGCACCGGACACAGCTATCACGATATATCAGAATGGACCAATAAGAAAGTCTACCGCAAGTTTTTATAGAAACGTGAGGGGAATCAATAAGGGTAATCCTCATATATTAAAAGAATTCGATGCACCAATACAAAATCTAAATGATTGGAATTCAAGATTTCTCTACATTCTATCATGGGCTAAGAAGAGATATAAGAGGTATAAAAGCATAGATCTTGGTCATTTCGACAGAGTACCCAAGGATAAACTTGGCGAATACCTAGTATCAGCTTATAAAGGTGATATTGATAATTTCCTTATGATCTATCCTATATTGAAGAAGGAAGAGAAAGAATTATTCCTTTCCTCCATCAATCTAGAATCTGATGAATTTGATAAAATTATTGACAGATATAAATCATTCAAAAACAAGTTACCTCTTATTTAATCTGATCCCATTCCACCGGACCTCCGTGGCATCTTAGTATTATTTGATCACCTTCCAGGATTTCTATATTATTAACTATCAGCCCCTTCCATGCTTTGTCATAATATCCCATATCTGTACCAGGATGCCCATCTATCTCAGCTCCTATATAAGGACCACCTGATGGATCATACATTACCGTTTCACCCGATTCAGTCATGGATCTTCTGGCGAAAAAATTTGGTATATTAGACACCAAAAATTCAGAGATTGAAGTTCTTTTGAATTCAAGAACAGTTCCATATCTGTTCGTGAATTCAACAACCTTATTAATATCTATATCCATTATTTCTTTTATTAAATAATTCCTTTAAAGGATCATATGCTGAATCTATTTGATTCGTAACTGCCCACCAGCATAGTGCTACAGTTATCATTAAGGTTACTATAAATGTTACCCATTTAGCCCATGTAGGTGGTTCAACTGTGATGTATGAGAATTCCTCAAAGTTCTTTCTTTTGTACTCTTTCCCAACATTAACCAATATTGAATTTGCTATATTATCGACGTCGAAATTATCTCTTGACATTATATCCTCTCTGACATCTGGTATGATCCTTCTTTCCGGTGACCATGTAAATGGTCTGGTCCATTGGATCTTTCTGGTTTTACTATTAAGACCTATACAAACAACTAACTCATTATCATTTCCGCCGTCCCAGTATGCTTCCTGCATATTAGCTGCTAAAGCAGATTGATCAACGAAGAATAGTAAATATATTCTTGCGTGTTTTTTGGTTCCGAGATGTCCATTTAGATATTTTGCCCATTGTTTCATCCTATTGACTTCCCATTTCTTCACCCATTTAACTTTATCCAATCCAAGAACTGTCTCCTGTTGGAATCCGTCTATATCGGGATATTCAAATAGTTTATATGCTTTTACATCATCCTCGGTAACATCAGCAAAATCGAAAGCTGTGTGAGCTGCCTGTACTCTATTCTCATACCAATGACTTGTAGTCGTAGCTTCTGCTGTTAGTGGATCTGCATTCCAATTAACCCTGTACATATCCCCATCCTGTCCACATCCACCGCTATGATCAATATCCCTGTTTAGCTCTACAAATTCTGGTGTGTCTTTCCATTTCTTAACAAGATAATCGTAATATGATTTTGATACTGTAAATTCATTACCCAGTGAATTTACAACTGTCCAGCGTTCATAATTCTCGTCACAATATGAACAGTCATAAGAAACAGTTGTTGTGCAATTTTTACCGCAACTAACCGTCCTTGTGCATGTTCGATGTACGTAAGTTTCCCAATACTCATAGTATCTGGCTTCGACTATAAGAGCACCGTGATACTCAGTGTCATTCACCTGTACTTTTTCGACCGTGAATTTAAAAATCCCAATGAATACAAAGCAAACAGCTAGAGGAATAGCTCCTTCCCACCATGCTAAATATTTAGGAAACCACTTCAGCATAACTGCTGCTGCAAGAACTGGTATAAGTAATGAAAGCCAAATAGACATAATGATTATTTTTAATTGTTTATAAAAAAAGCCAGCCTTTACGACTGGCTTTTTGACTTATGTTATTATTAAAATACGCTTACATCGTTATCCTTACCTGACTTGATAACGCCATCTGTACGGTCCGATGTAATAGGTTTGTATACTAATCTTGTTCTACCCATGAAGGTTGATAGGATAAAACCTGAAGGAAATCTAGTCATTATATTATCATGTGATAGAACGATGTCTTGGATCATTTTTTCCTGCATGAAGAAACCATCTCTCTGTCCCTCTACGGTTCTACTTAAATCAGCATATAAGGAGGATACAGTTTCATAATTTGAATTTGGATTTGATTCCTGGATCCATTTCATAAATACCTGCGGTGCATCTTTTCTTCCTTGCATAATGATATTTACATTTCTAACGAATGAACTATCATTTTTAATTGCAATTTGCGATTTCTGAGAGATTGTTTTCCACATCTTATCATAAAATGCGGTACGTTCATCCATTTTTTGTTTGAAGCGATTTTTTAATTCAACCTCATCATTGGAAGTCGAGATAACACTTCCGATTGTCCCTAATAGGAATATCGATACCAGTGCAATAATTGAATACTTAATAATTTTTGATGTTTCCATAAATTTTAAAAATTAGTTTTTATTTTTTAGATTGCAAATATAGATTTATTTCTCGGTATTAAAAAATAAACATGGAATTTTTATAAATTTTCCAATATAACATTCAAATGTAATTTATATGAAGGAATCAAAACTTATTTGTGTTATGGGTGCTCCATCATCGGGGAAGTCAACTTTAGCAACATCAGTTCATCATGGTCTTAAGATAAGGAAAAAGAATTCTATCTTCGTTGGTGAAGCTGCTACTGACTACATAGCAGAATGGGGTATTCCTGACACACCAACTGATCAGATAGTTATATTTTATAAACAAATAGGTAGGGAAAGAATGTATCTTGGATCTAAGGATTGGATAGTCTGTGATTCTAGCAGTATATTAAATTACTTCTATTTCAGATCAACCTTTAAACATCCTCTTTCTCTTAAGGATATTGCTACCATAAATCATATACAAAAGGAGATCCTTAAATCTTTGGGCCAGTGGCATAAAATATATTACGTTCCGCCATTCCTGGAAGATGATGAGCAAGACGGTATAAGGTTCCATAATAAAGAGGAGATAATAAAACTAGATTCTGTGATAAGAAATTATATGGATCTTGAAAATATCCCATATATTGATCTTAGTGATATTCCAATGTCGGAAAGGAACGATTGGGTTATAAATGATATTCTTGGTAAATCCTAGTAATTAAATTCATCCCAGGAATCCAGAGATGATCTCCAGTCATTCAGGAATCTAGGAAAACTTGTTTCGGTTACAGATGTTTTCCACATTGGTGTTTTACCGCTTTTAGAATTAAGAGCAACGTTAAATCCAGAAATTCCTACTGACTTCTTTAATGTATTATCATTAATGTCAACTCTAGGGGCAACGTAGTTCCCGCTCTCATTCTTTCTAATTATGTATAATTCGGGATATAGGATAGCTCTGAAGAAATTTCCTCTATCGTCCTTTATGATCCTCTTTAATTTAGCCCCATATAGCCTTGGTTTTCCGTCTTTAAGAGGTATACCCTTAATTAGAACTAGTCCGCCGTCCTTCCATTCAGGTGTGTATCCTGGTGAGTAAGCTTCATTTACTTCATCCGAAGAATTTAAAAAGTCTGAGAATTTAACTAAGTTTATCATATTACATTATATATCATCACCGATATATAGAATAATATAAATGTATTTGAAATGAAACATCTAAAACCCTTTAATAACGAACATAAAATCAACGAGTCATCGAACGATGGATATACGATTTCCCAGATAATTGAAGGATTTGACCAAATACATTCAAATAGTGAAGACTACTTTGTCATAAATAGCAACAAAATTCCAATTAAAATTGATTATTATGATAGTAAGGGAGAGGTTAAAGTTAATGCTGAGGTAAGCGAGGATGTTGATGACTATGATATCCACATTGATGGCGAGAGAATAGCGGATGATGTAATAGATAATATTACTGCTGATCCTGAGGCTACTGGCCCTAAATTTACCAGAGATGATATAGCTGGTGTCATCTACTCAGTTTTCGAAAAGAATCCTTCCGATTATATAGGCATTGATACTTATGGTGCTGATATCTCCTATGATATAAATTTAGTGGATGATTTGGAGGTAAAGATAAAAGCTTCTGTTGATCCTGACACTGTATCTATATCTTCCGCTGATTTATCATCTCTTTCTTCTGGTGTGATCTCTGAACTAGCGTCCAAAGTTGCTGGTAGAATTAACTATTCATCGTAGGATATTGATAATTGAATTTTTTCTTTATTGAAGACAGCTTTCTGATTTCTCCGATGCTTTCCTTAACCTCGTATAATCTACCGCTAAAGGTCACTATTTTTGTTGTGCTATTATCGCTCTCCATGCTTTCTATGAATGCTGGATTTATCTCTAGTATCGAACCATCCGGTTCCTTTACGATATTTAATTTAATAAAATTGTCCATTTTTTAATAATTTATTATGTGAATTGATAGATTTCTCTCCGTTGCAAGATCTATCATATGCTTTGTTCCTTTTGATTCTCCATCCCAGAATGAAATAAGGATATCAGCGTAATCCGCCATATCCTTATTTCTAATATATCCTGCTGATTTTCCATATTTGTCCCATTCCGCAGGGAATTGCTTAACCGTAAATCCTTTTAATTTAGCATAGTGTTCTCCCATTTTGTCTGCTCCCTTTGCAGTACCGCTAACAATCTCTACTTCCGTTTGATTAGCTAAAATTTCTTCACACTTAGCATATAATAATTGAAAATCTGAAAAACCCCTACCACCAGCAATGATAACTTTCATGTGTCTATATTAATTTGATTCTTTTACAAATTCCTCCTTATCGTTTGAAATATAGAAGTTTTCAAAATTGTAATATTTCTCATACACCTCTTTGATTTTATCCATGGTGGCAGTTTCTAATATGTCATACATTGACCATCCCTCTGGTTGTAATATTGTTCCGATGGCTTTCTCGTAAGATAAGATTTCGTTCTTTTCTTTTCTGACAGTAAAGTAGTCCTTAACGACATCAAATCTTTCCTGAGTTAAATAGGTATCTGGATTTGCTATAACCTCCTTAACTGCATTAATAACCGCCTCTACGTTCTTGTTTGATACCTGTGTTGAGATAACAACCATTCCTTTATCATATATTCTTGGCTGATAGCAATGAACATAATAAGCAAGACCTCTTTTTTCTCTGATTTCCTGGTATAATGGAGATTTTAAACCTAATCCCAACATGGAATTTATGAAAGAAACATAAGCAAAGTCTTCTCTGATCATCGGACTCAATAATATGATTGATGTCTTGTCCTTGAATTCATTATTTAATTCCAATTCAACCTCATGATTCCCATATTCTTTATCGTTCTTAATCTCCGTATCAGCAAATACCAGCTCATCGTTGATGTAATCGTGGTTTTTTGAGATGTTTATAATTTTGCTAGGTTTTGAATATTGTAATTCAAAGTATTCTAAACAATCACTAAACTTAAGAGCCTCTAAATCCGATCTTAGCCCAATAGGATCATAATCTTTAAAAAGTTTTCTTGATAGATTAAGGAAGTGAGCCTGAGTTTGATCATTGAAGCAGTCCATATATTCCTCAAGAACTATATTTCTTTCATTTTCAAATTCTTCCTCGGTAACTTTAAATTTGCTTAACAACTCCACAAATTTATATTTCCACTTATTTACTCTCTCGTCAAGACCAGTAAGATAGAAAACTATTTCATTGCCGCTTGTGTAAGCATTCCATTCAATACCATCACGATCAAGATCTTCCTGAAAATGATCAAATGACTTACATACTAAATGCTCCATCAGATGCGATATTCCGTACCATCCTGATTTTTCTAGATTCGTTGATCCCTCATAGACTATATAAAATCCTGATAGGTTATTTTGGCTTTTTTTATTTATAATCATCTCTTATTTTTTAAATATTTTTTTATATAGGTGAGTTATTATATTGTGTCTAGATTTAGTAAGCGGAATTGTTATGTATTTGAAATCAGAGTTGTTGGTTTTTATTGTTGCCATTCTTTGTGACCTCACCGTGATGATTTCAGTTCTTAGAGTTGCGTAGTTTTCGTTCTCGATTTCATCATAGGTAGGAAGCATAGCAATATGATAGACACCTTCCTGTCCTTCTTTTGTGGATGCTCCGATTACAATACTGGTTTGATCTATATCATTACTAAGTAAAGGATTTATAAGTACCCTATATCTTCCAGCAAGAACACCTATTTGTCTGATTGATGATCCGTTCTCTATGAAATTTGTTGCTTCTTCCATATTGAAAGAGAATTGGCTAAGATCCGATAGCAGTGATCCTATTGATTGGCTAACTATAATAAAATCAGCACCTCCACCTCTTGACTTGTTTGCTATTTTACTTCCTGCTATATGTATATGCTTTAAAAGACTCCCAGGTGAAGACTCTGTTGCTAATATTCTAACCTTAGGATAATAACCCAACCAATTATAAATGAACCATCTAGTTTTGCTCCATTCACTTCGGTAGTTATTTCTTCCTGATTCTTCTAGCATCCCATAGATTTTTTTCTCTAGGTTAACTTCAGCTTCATTATCGATTGTATTTTTTGTCATCGCTCTTGAATCTATACCGTGCATAGCCATGATATCAGCAATAGTTTCTTTGTTCATTACTGATTTGATCCTATGGTCTTCCAAATGGAAATTCTTGGTGTTTAATTGTATTGGTAATATGCCTTCCTCACTTACGGATGAGTAATTTGGCTCCAGTATACTTAATGTCCCGGTTGGATTATCAGTTTCTATATACTGTACGATTTCTTTTATTGCTTTCATCACTTTAATTTTATTTAATTTTACTTCTTTCGATTTTATTCAATTCCGTTAATAATGCACCAAATGCCGAATCTATATCTGTGTATTGTTGTATACCATATCTTGTACAAACAACATCAACATTTCCCTTTCTGTAGAATCCATCAGGACAGCAAACTATAGCTTTTTTCTCCTTACCCGCACATAGGCCAAGTTCCATTAATGTGATTGGACTTTTTGAATCTGGTAATATATTAAAGAAAACTATATCTGAGTCTTCTATGTTATTAAGCTCCCAATTAACCTGATAATTGAACTCAGAATTTGATTGTTCCTGTGTCCAGGTACTATCCCATGAATCTCTTCTGGGATTATAAACTTCGATATTTGCTGCATTATCAGCTTCGATTGTTACTAATCGGTTGTATATTTCTGTTTGCCAATCTTCTGAAGATCCCATATCGATAGATCCCGCTAGAAATATCTTTATTGAATCGGATTCCGTTATAAATTGGTCATCTGGTTTATTTAATGTTATCATTATTATACTTTTAGTTTTTTAATTTTTAGATTCCATTCAGATTATATCTCTCCTCTATAATTGGATAATAGTCAACGTCCATCTCCTCCAGAGTCGAATAACTAGGTATCTGCCAAGCTAAATTATGTGGCGACATATATAATTTATATAATGGGTTCGTAGATAGATTATAATAATACACATCTATAATTGGAAGAATCCTGAATGGTATATTTAATATGGTATCATAGAAATGACTATTCACAGCATATGCGTGTGCTGCATATGCTCCTAATGAAATTGATAAATTGTCGGTTACCTTCTCATATAGGAATGGATTGCATCCGATATAAAACATGTCCCATCTGGATTCTTTTTCTAAATCATCAAGTGATTTTTTTAATTCCTCCAAAATATCTTCCCTGAATATAACATCATCCTCAAGAATTAAAACGTTCTTGTATCCCATTAATTTGGATCTTAGTATAATATGAAGGTGCGATAACGCACAGGATTTTGCAAATCTTGAGTATTCGGGTCTTTCATCTTTTTTAAACATGCAGCCCTCACTTTTTAAAATCTCGTTTTGCTCCTGCGTTAATTGTATTGCTGGAAATCTCTCAGCAACGATTCCATATTTTTCCAATTCATTTTCAATATGTAACTTTCTTTCAGGCCTATCATCTAGGTTGATATAAAAGATCTTATCGAAAAAATTAAAAGGGTTTGTTTCCATATTTTATCTAATATTTGAGATAAATTCGAAATCGACTTTGATTGTATTAAAAGGTTCGATCTTCTTTATATCATACCTACCTGATTTACTGTAATTGTAGCTCATATGAAACAGCACCTTTGCATAAAAGTTATCTACTTCCATACCGGAAGTTGGTAGCATATAATATATTTCCTCTATTAACTTCCTATTTAAACAATATGCATATGCGCCAACGATCTGCCCATCGAAATTATCCTCCTCCGCTCCACCGAAATAAAGCATGTCCCAATTATCCAATTTATTTTTATTATTCTCTAAAATTTCATGTGGGTCCTCGGTAAAGATAACATCGTCTTCCAAAATTAATATTTTGTTATATCCTCTCTCCATTGCCATTTTAGTAATTCTCCAATGTGAATTTCTGCATCCGAGACTGCCCAAAACGTATTTTTCAGTTGTTTGATCCTGGTTGAAATTTCTCCAAAATGAAATGTCAGGAACCAATTCCCAAACTGTACCCGAAACACGCTCGTAGTTAGTTATGTTATATCGTTTGAATTGCTCAATCATTTTGGAATCCCTGTCGGTGTCCTTATCCAAATTAATATAAAAAATTTTATCAAAAAATACATTTATGTTCATCGGGTAATCTTTTATTATTTATAGAAAATAGAAGGGTTTTGTTCCACGAAAAACCCCATGATTTCTCATGGGGTTTAATATATCCAGATTTAGATTATTTATCTTTTTTCGGACTTTCCTGAGTTATTGAGCTCAATGGTGTTTCTGTAGTAGATGCATTTGCATTTTTTCTAGCAGTAACCTGACTTAATAATTCCATCCCAAGTAATCCCGAGATTGGACCATTAGATCCGCTTTCTCCACCTGTGATAAGAATTTCAGGGATAATCTTGATATTGTTCACCCCAATCGATTCAACTACTTTTAATTGACCGAAATTGGCTTCACCCATTGCTTTAACCTGTAAATCGTAAGCTTCCGCTGTTGCTTTACCGATCGCTTCAATCTTAGTAGCTTCCGCTGTACCTGTTAATTGAATTTGTTTCGCTTCAGCTTCAGCATTTAAGATTTTGGCTTTTGCGTTTGCACCAGCTTTTAATTCTATCGCCTTAGCTTCACCTTCAGATTTTTTAACCGCTGCTTGAGCTTCTCTTTCGGAGATTTCTACAGATTGTTGTGCCTGAACCATTTGTCCCTGCATATCAGCAAGTGCTTTAGCAGATTCTAAAGTTTTACGTTTATCCTGTGCTTTACGTTGAGTATCAAAAGTTACTTCCTCCTCCGATGCAATCTTACGATCTGTTAGGGTTTTCATTAACTCTGCTGGTGGAACGATATCTCCGATAAGAGTATCAACAGCATGAACATTATATTCCTCCAGTACCTGACTGATCTTTTCCTTAGCAGCAGTTTGTCTTTGCTGTCTAGTTGATAGGAAAGAAATAACATCCGAATCCTGAGCTGAGTTTCTGAAGTAGTTACCAATTGTAGGTTCTAATACCTGAGATACTAGGTTTGACATTGAACCAAATCGAGCAATTACCTTAGGAGCTTCAGTTGAAGGTACGTGAATGATTTGTGATACGTCCAAGTTGAATGGGAATCCATCTTGAGATCGAACTGTAATTGTACTTAAGTTCTGATCCAAATTATGTGATTCGTTTCTAGCAGTTGCCCAGTTAAGAACTAGATTGGTTGTAGGTACGATTTCAATTTTTTGTGTGTAAGGATTAATTGCATATTTACCAGGGTCTAATACCGAAGCCCAAACTCCTTTTTGCCCCTTCTTAACAATATTACCGTGTTTGAATCCGTCACCAGTAGTGTCCTCACCTTCATCTCCAACATATGATATTACCACACCGACATGACCGATTGGAATAGAAGTCATTTCTTTTTTCTCTACCTCAACTGCCCAAGGGTTAAGAGAATAAGAACCAGCTTGAATAACCTGGATTTGCATACCTCTTTGACCTCCCTTTGATAAAAACTTATCAAAATCTTGGAAATTATTATGACCTTCAATTACTGATCCTGCAATGGAAGCTAGTTCTAGAGGAGTTCCGTCTAATGCCGTTACTACACCGACCATCCCATCTTCGATGCTTGTGATATCAGCTAAGAATATTTCAAATAAATATGGATTGATACGATAAACCCCATTGTTTAAGTAACCAACCTGTTTACCTCGCTGTCCGCCATTTAATAGGAATGCCCTAGTGTCTTGATAATTATCACATTCAATATTTCGGGCAAGAATAGATCCAGTAGGTAATTGTGCACCGTCTTTAGCAGATAGCAAACCAATCTTACCTTTCGGAATTACAGTCAATGGAGATTGATCAATTGAATATTGCCACACCCAATAACCCCAATAAAGTCCAGGAGCTAGTGGATCCGCCTGGTAACCAGGTTCTCCATTTAGTGCAATAATTTTCCCATCAGGAAGAGATTTGTTTGCACCGAACAAAACGAATTTTTTGGTAACTAAACCGATTTTGTCTTCTGGTATAATAACCATACCGAAGAAGAAACGTAGCGTGAACTTGTAAAACAAGAGAGCTAAAATTGGGATTAATACCCAGGCATAAGATAATAGAATTTCCATTTAATTTTTGATTTTTAATAAAATTTATTTTATACGATGTTTACGTAAATTCATATTTAATGAATCAACCATATGAACTGCATCGCTCCAGCTCACTTCTTTTGATAGATGAATGCGATCATCTGCCGAGTTCTCGATATCTGCGGTAATCGCTGGAATTCCATCATACCCAATCCCTAGTTCATATCTAACCACGTGTTTTGGTGATACTACATGATGAACTAATGTCCCAGTTAATGTTGCAATTACCAGGATTGCAAGCCATTGCCATACTTTTTCCATTGCCATAATTATAAAGAATTTAATTTGTTACGTACTTCCTCAAGAGTTGTTTCGTTAACGAATCTTCCCTCTTCATAGATTGTTTGTAAAAAGCCCTGCTCCTCCTGTTCCCAAGTACATTGAGTATTAACATGATATTCATCGCCTTCCATTACAACTTGAACTAATCCCTTCAATGATTTTTTAGTTCCGTCGTCAGTGATTGGATCTTTATAGATGTCATAAGCAACCTTTTCAGTATTTAGATTTTGGTCTAAAAATTCACCAAATATAGGTTCTTCTACTTCGAACCAAGCTCCTTTAGCAGCGAATCCCAAAGTATCTCTAGTATTCATTTGATAAGTGAATGATCCGATTCCCAACACGATGTTTGTTGAAGCAAAACCTTTTTCTTCTAATCTTTCATAGATTTGAATCTGACGACCAACTGTGATTGAATCCCCGTAGATCGCACCAATATGTGGATCAAGAACTTTGTATCCTTGTTCGTTGATTGTTCCACCGAAGATATCCCAAAGTAATTCAACTACACCTTTTCTTTGTGGTGAATTAGGATCATTGTGCTTAAACACATCCACTGAACCACAGATAATATCTACTGGATCACCAGAGTCAGGACGGATAACAAGTTTTCCATCACGTGACATGATTTGCTCTTTATTTGCAGGAAGATATTCCGTGATAAGTTTCCATAAATCAAAAGTGTCAGATACAATTGATAGGATTCCTGTAGGGAATTCAGTTAACCAATCGGAGATCATTTGTTGTTCTCCTACAGTAAATATCTTTGTTGTTGATACTGAGTGTTCAGAAGCGTTAACAGAATTGATGCAGACATCGTTTTCTGGCTCGTTATAGAAGTATCGTGCTGCAGGAATACAAACAATAGTGTCAGATCCTCTGAATGACGTAGCGTGTCCTAAACCACTAGATAACATATCCCATGGAGATAAACCTCTAGCAGAGAAGTCGTGACATAGGAAAGGAATTAACCAAGCGTTAGCCGGATCAGTTTTCGTAACCCATTCAACCAAATTTCTTCGGTATCTTAGTGCAAGTGTAGCAGAGGTTGCTGGTTTCCATGCCAATGAAGATATGATGGTCTCCAAATATAATGTTAACCATCCGAATCCATCCACAGTATTCACAAATGTCATGTGAGGGATGTTAGGGTTTGTTTCGATACCTTCAGGTAAAGCTTTAATTCTAATAGGCAAGTAACCCAGATGATGTAATTCCGAGAAGTGTGAACCATCGAACGGAAGTCCTAAATACTTTGACATATCATCGGAAAATTTAGTAGCAACGCTAATTGGTTGTTTGAAAAAATTCTCTTCGAATTCATCATGTAACCATTTCACTACCAATTGTTGACCGAATGATACTATTTTATCTACTCCCTCAGGAGCATGCTTTGTGCTTCGTGGAATCCAAGTACCGTACAAACGGGTTGTTCCGGGAGCTAACATTTTCTTGTGGCCAATTTTATAGCCATCAGTGTAAAATAAACTTGTGGGTTTAAACATATTTATATTTTTAGTTTTGTAAAGATATTAAATTTATACGGGATAAAAAAATTACAACTCACTTTTTAATTTAAGTGATCTATATAGATGGTCGGTATCTATTCCAGTATTTGCTTCTTTGTTATCTGAGTCCTTACGTACCCAGTTATCATCGGACCATGAATTCTCCCATTCTCCATTCGCTGATATGAATTCTCTCTTTTCATCTACGGGAACGTTTTCGTATTGATCATATTCCAACCAAGTGATTTTTATATTCCTCTCGGTTGCAAATAGTATCTCTTCGGCAAGACCCCTTGAATTCTCCCATCCTGGCATTTTATAAACCAGTAGCTCATCAGCATGTTCTAGAAATGCAAGACAAAATGATTTCCAGAATTCCCAATTGGTTGGCATATGTTTAAACTCAATAAGAGTATGCCCATATGTTATTGGCGAGAAAGCAACTTTTCCATTTGAGCATTCTCTTGCAGCTAGTCTGGAAACTATATTAAAGTTTTCCTCTCTAACAGCTGGATCCTGATTTGAATATGGCGATCCTATATAGACTAATTTGCTCATTGACCTAGTAGGTGAAAGTTAACCACATACCTTCTCTCTGATCACTATTCCATTTAACTGAACTCCATCCAGCGGAAATATATTTGGATTCAAGTAGTCCGAAATGTCTTTGTGACATTCCATTTGGAATGTCTATAGAAACCGAACCTCCTTTTACTACGGTTTTTTTCTCCAGTTGAGAATCCAATTTAAGTTCAAATTCATCAACTTCCCTCTGGAAAGCTTTGTTTAAGTATTCTGGTGATGTTGCCATTTTATTTAGATTTTAATAGATTATCTCTAAGATCAGTTAGAACTTCGCCTAGCCAATTTGTACCTCTCCAATTTTTAGGATCGTGTATTTTAGGGTCATCCTCGCCAAGACCTATACCCCAGATTTTATCGTAGGGTGAAGCTTCAACAAGTAAGGTTCCTTCGGTGTCCAATAATGTTTTTAGTAATTTTGGATTCTGAGTGAATTTCAAATGACATCCATTGTAAACAATTTTTTTAGCATTTTCTGTCCAGACATCAGAATTGAAATTCTTAACCTTTCTCCCTAGCTCCTTTTGTTTACCAGGATCCTTTGAGAATAAAATTTCCTCTCTGGTTTCTTCGTCGCCAAATAGCTTAGCCTTTTCCGCCATCATCCATTGCTCTGAGCAATTATATTCGTTTCCCTCCTCGTCCTCAAATGAACATGGATGCCAATTGGAGAACGGGTGACGTGTTTTATAGAAGAATGTGTATTTAGTGTATGTTTTCATTTGATTAGATATTAACTATTACGTGAAATTGTTTTTCTGATGAGTTAATTAAATCATCAACATATTTTTGAGCCTCTGTGTTATCATTGAAGTTAACTCCAAAAGATTGTTTATAACCAAAACGAATTTCTACATGTGCTTTGTTATAAATTCTTTCTGTGATATCGCATACTTTGTACGAAGAATAATCTGCAAAATACGATACTGGTTTTCTCCAATGCGTATTGTATTCGTTTCCGTCCTTATCAATATAATCATTCCAACCTGCTGGAATTGCTTCATGCATACCATATTTAATTCCTAGGAATGTTTTAGGTCTAGATGGAATCTCTTGGAACCATCCATATTCTGTTTCTTTTTCTCCCGTTAGAGTAATAGAATCTACTTTGTCTAATTCAAAATAATGTTTTTTCATAATTACGTATTTATTATTTTATGCTGTCTATTAATAAAAGTTCTGCCGTTTGAAAATCTATGCGGTAGATTCCTAATGGTAACTTAACCTCCTTATCATACCAATCGTATCTATGTTCAACAATAATACAGTTTGTTCCTGTAATTGTAGTTGAAGACTTTGGAGCAATTGCAGCACCACTTCTCAAATCATATATGTAATTATTAATCGAACCAAGATGACCACCAATATGACTAGGATAATCCAATCCCTTTCTACCCATAACAATTTCACCTAAATTGTTAATGATAACATGTGTTCCAAAATCAAATCCTTTAGAATTCTTTTTGTCTTCTACGTAATGTATCAGTGAACAATAACCATCTTTAAATTTACCACCAGTTCCACCTCTACGAAATACTTCACTAGAAACCTTAAGATCGTTATGATATAAATGAGAGTAATTATCTCGATTATCAACTGGATTTCCTTTTAAATCTTTCATTTCGATTTTTCGAAGTTCGTATCCATCACCTAATCGATCATGTGGATATTTCTCTTTCTCTTCGAAAGGTAATCCTCCAAAAAAACTATGGACCCCTCCGGAACCCATCATTTGGGTAAATGCAGCAAGCATTTCCATTGGATTCTCGATGTCTAGGTGTTCTTTTTTATTTTTCATATTTTTTTAATTACGAGCAAATATAAAACAAAATCCCGAGATTAAAAAATCTCGGGACAATTATTTACAAAAGTTATCAATAATTTACATCATTAATAGCAATCGTGGATCTAAATCTTCATAAACATGATCAATATAGAATAGGGTTCCGCTAGGAGAATCCATAGGCTTAACTGGAACCAAATCATCGGAGAAAGACCTGATCATTCCACCATCTAAACTTCCTATTCCTTCTATCTCGTGATTTTCTAGAATATATCCTGGTTTAGTATTAACGATTAAGTGATCTTTTATGATATCAGTAGTAATACGCCCTATATAATCAGTAGAAAAAATTGGAAATCCGTCTAGTCTAGATTTTCCTACATATTTAATCCATCCACATCCTGGTTTAACCCCAACCCCTTCAGTTCTTTTTACTTTGAATGTTATCATGGTTAAGCTAATAAGATTCTGTTATCCAATTCTTCTTCGATAGGATCTGTATTACACGGACGAGATGCGGCATTAATTATTTCTGACATCAGTGCATATGTATCGATATCAGCATATTTCATAGCATGGTATGTTTCGATATCAAACGAATGGTATTTTTCTTTCCCCATGATTACATCATCAATAATAATCTTTCATCAAATTCAATTCCATCAACCCCTGCGATCCCGGGTCTACCTGAAAACCCAGTAGGTCCTTTAGGTAATGGTAATTCAATTTCGCTACAAATATTTGCACCATAGGTGCTATTCATCATAACTCTTTCAGCGTATTTATTTGCTGTCATTTGTTCTTCAAATGCTGATGATGATCCCTGTATACCTTTGATGTCCATTCCATTACTATCAGCACAATATATGTTGTGTTCACCTCTTGATGTAATGTAACCAATGTAGATATTTTTACCTGATGCATATGCACGGGATAATTCGGATTTCAAACCCTTAGGTAAACCGTGCTGGGATTTTTCCCATGCATTTCCCGGAAGAATGAATATGACTGAATTTGATGCATCGAATGACCTTTGATTGTATACCGTATCGCGATACCAGTATTGTGGATTACCACCAGCTTCTTTAACAACCGAAGCAAATTCCATAACAGTGCTCCAATCAACAGAGATCGGAGCACTGATAAATACTTTAGATATCTTATTCAGCATCTGCGAAGTATTTGTCAAAAGACTCTTGCTTAGAAGCTAATTCTAAACTTGTCAATTTCAACTTATACTCGATGTCGATAACTTTTTTGAATCTTTGTTCAACCGATTCTTTAGTCATTTGTTGGTAACCTTTATTAACATCGGTTTCCAAGTTGAAGTTAGTTAATTCGAATAACTCATCCTCCATTGATTCTTTCTTAGCAGTTAATGCATCGATAACATCACGTTGAATGTTACGTTTTACTGATACGATGTAGTTTTCTGCTCTTTCAGAAACTGATTTGTTAGATTTTAATAAATCTAATGCTTTTACTGATTTTGATTTTGCTGCCATAATTTCTCTTTATTTTATCAATTTTAATTATTGTTTTGCAAATATAGGCTAAAAATTCGGTATTAAAAAAATTTTAGAGTTAATTTTCTTCTTCTATAGCCTCAATTATCGTGAACATCACCGGAAATGACCATATTAATCTATTTGTGTTTCCATATTCACCTGTCCAAAAACAATATGCACCATCCTTAATTGTCATTTCTCTGCATTCGATAGTTTTTCTCCAAGATTCGGTTTCGATCCTGCACGTTATTTTATATCTCTCCATGTTTTTGTTTTTAAGAGGGTTCGTAAATTACAACAGTTACGCTGCAATCTTTTAATTCTTTTTGTATAATACCCTTGATTCTTTCCCAATCACCGCCAGCAAGACCAGCACCTATCTTAGGAAGACCTATATGCTTACCCTTAAATCGATAATTCATCTTTTTTATACACATTTCAATTGCAGCATAATCAACCGGATTTTTATCTCCGTCCTTATGATTCCTACCATATTTGTATTGTGTGTATGCATTGACTACTTCTAATCTCTTGCGGTTACCTTCTTCATCAAATACGAACCAAGCGTATGATTCAATATTTCCTAGCTTAGACATATCACCTCTTTTATCCGGGAATGATGTTGATTCACCGTGATATTTTTCGGGATCGTTACAAGAAAAAGCCTTTGCCATCTGTGGAGCAATTCCTGCACCCATTTGGCAAAAACAATTACATCCATGTGCAATGACATCAAAACTGGCTCCCTGAGCTAGTTTTATCAGATCTCCTTTTATTTCTTTGTATTCCATAGTGTTTTAGAAAACGTTAAGTTGCTTTAGTCTATGTAATTCATTATCGTTACGTAGGCTAAATTCAGGATCGTTCACATCTGAATATGAATTAGTGCAGAATATTCCTGTGAATGCATCATTCAGTGGTTTTAATCCTGCTGAGAAGATTCCATGGGTAACAATTAAATAGATGTCAGAAATCGCGTTATGTTTACGGATCTCCTTTGCCAATTCGATGAAGGTTCTTCCACCGTCACAGATATCGTCGACAATTACAAATTTATGATCTTCACCATATTGATCGATATTAGGAATTTCTGTATGTGTGATTTTCCCAGTTTCGATGTCCCTATGCTTCATAGCAGTAACCACATTTTCGATGGCGAATTTCTGAGCAACATCAAAGATTTTTTTGTAAGCCCCAGCATCAGGTGAAACAAGAACCACTCTTCTTTGAGCACCATCTTTATTATCGATTGGAGGTAGTGCAAATTTTACAAGTCGATGATTATCTTCCTTAACGTAATTATTTAAGCAAGCTTCGAGTACGTCCGAGTGAGGATCAAGTACATTTACCGATTCGAAATTTTGTGAATTGATAATAGGACAGATTACATTTTTTAGATAGTTCGTGGATCCTTGAACGAATTTACGATCTGAACGAGCACCTACAAAATAAGGAGAATACAAATGAATTTCTTTAGTACCAAGATCTCGTAAAGCTTGTGTTGCACAAACGATAAGTTCTAAATCCTTAAAAGAATTTAGACGGGACTTAATTTTTACGGGATGAGATATATCAGATGCATTTGTACAATCAGTGATTGTTACTGATTGCTGTCCATCAGGGAATTTTGAGATTTGAAATTTAATGTCGGACTTTTCATTGTCCGTGAGATTTAAGATGTACATATTTATTTTTTATATTTTTTAAGAATTGAATCTAATTTTTCGTCGCTATAATTTTTTATTGACTGCTCCAGTATCTGAGATTTTAGATCTAGCTTTTTAGTTATCTGCCACCAATTACATCTTAGATATTCCAGGAGTAATGATTCAATAACGTGTGTTCTTTCTTGATAAATCTCAGCGATACACATTACATCCGATAATATGCTTTCGTCATATTTAACGACTATTTTCTCAACTGGTTTGACGTTAGCTATTCTTTCGGCTATTATATCATTGACTTCCTTGTCATCGGTGCTTCTAGTTAACTGTATTAAAACAGATTGTAGTAAATCTTTTAATACCCAATTATCAATTGCAACTGGAAGTTTTAGTGTTGCTGTGCCAAATAATTTCTTAGAGCTATTTAGAGAATATATGACTGAATTGTTCTGATCTGCACCAATAGAATTCAATAGCTCCCTTGCTTCACTGTGAGTTTTACCAACTATAGCATATCTTCCCTCATAGTTCATAATTCCCTCCGTCATCAATCTGGTATGACCAACACCCCTCGGTGAAAGAAGCTCAACTAAAAATGATAGTTGAGCTTCTAGCTTTTCCTTATTTACCTTGCTCATCCTGTGGATTGTTTTTGGAATTAACCCATTCGATCTTAGGACAGTATTTATTATATTTTGCCTTGGCGAAAGCTACGATGATGTTATCGGTTTTTTCTTTTGACTTATACCATCTTCTACCATTCTCGTCTATATAGTAATCCCTCTTTTCCTTATATCTTTCAATCAGATATTTAATTCCATGATATCCACCTACTAAGATAGCTCCTATCCAGAAAATAATCCCGCCTGGCAGGATGGCATAAAAAAATCCGGTTTCACCATAGTCAACAAATAGAGCCCCAACTGCTGTTCCCATACAAAGAACAATAAATCCAGCCAGATAGAAGCCAAAGCTTATCCCCATTCTAGCACCAGTTGAATGATCACCATTGGAGTAATTCTTGTTAAAGACCTCCATGATCAATATGTTTGGTATGCAAAATGCTGCATAAGGGATAAGAAGCAAATATGCTAACACGAGTTTCCAAAAATATGGACAAAGATTTCCTGGAAGATCCTTATAATCTTCAAGACCATAGAACCATCTGTACAACTTAACACTGATTGAATTTTGATTTAATTTCATTTTTTACAATTTATTTTATTATTTACTTACTCCTACCCATGCATCATCAGATGATAGCATTTTTTCTATTTTAACTTTATTCTTAGCGTAATTAAGAGCATCAGAAAATACCTCCTCCGTGCATCCTCTTTCGTTTCTTTCACCCTTCCAGCCGAATATTGGTATTGTTATAGTTTCTACTGGTTCGATTAATTTAACCTTGCCTGCTTTAACTACAAATTCAACTACGGGTTTTATTGTGGTATTGTCTTCGTCATCACTACAGGATTCTTCGTTCATTATTTGACATCTTAGATCTAGAAAGGGAAACTCTCTGGCAATTATTTTCCATTCTTCATAGACTTCGCTAACACTAGGATATTTTCCTATATTGTATTCTGAAGTTCCTATTGTCCCGTCCCAGTTGCACCATCCATGTGCACCACCTACCCACGATGAAGCTATTCTGGAGTTTCGTAGATATTCTAAACCCTCTATGGATCCAACTGAATCCTCGTATTCACCCTTTATCTCCCATAATCTGGTATGGTCATTCTCAGAAATCCCGTGTTTTTCTCTAAGTTCTTCATCGATTTGATCATAACGTCTCCTACCATTTCCCTTTGATATGCTGGAATCTATATCGTAAAATTTGGTCTGAATAAATTCTTCCCATTCCCGATCATTGCAACTTAAATAAAGAGAATCTGTTCTGATTAGTATCTCCTTGGCTTGATCCTTGGTTACTGGTTCTCCCTTAACGACCAAAGCTGGCCATTTGATAAGTACTATATTTAGTAAATCTGACTCCGTCATAGTTATTAATTTTGGTAAATGTAATGATAATTTACGGGATTAAAAATTAATTCCTATGCAATTTCAATCCATGACATTTCTAATTTTTCCAATTCTAAATTAACTGCAGGAATTACATCAACTGATATTAGGTTTTCCACGATAATTTCTCCGGTATCCGGATTTACACGACCGCTAATTGTTGGTATTAATTTACCTTCGCCGGATTTTAGCATGGAAACTGCCTTCTTACCCCATTTGTTATTGGAGAATTTGAAAATTCCAATAAGAAATCCATCTTTTATGTACATATGATCTATTGAATGTGATAATCCATTCCCAACCACTTGAACCATTGCAGTTCTATATTCTCCATCTTTGGATTCTGAGTCTGCTATCTCTCCCCACATTTTTCTTCCATACCTATCACCATACTCCTTATAATATAGATCAAGTATCAGATTTACTGAATATTGTGTGTAGATATTACCTCTGGCTGTTTTTTTACCTATCTCAATAATAGGGATTTCTAATATTTGACTGTGGTCCATTATTAGAAAACATTTGTTATTTGCCTTGTTATAATAGCCGAATCTTCCTCTCTGGATTCTATCCCCAGTGAATCTGATTTTCCGTAAGCTTTTGCTACTATTATCGTGTCGCCGTAACTATCAACCTCGGTTGCAAAGGCAACGAAACCAGCTCCCTCAGCCTTTTTATTATACCCAACCATTTCGCTGTGCTTAATAGCAGCGGAGAAAACTATTGCGCTTCCTCCGATTATTACATATTTTGCTCTGTACATTTAAACTGATTTTATTTCTTTGTTTAGAATATCTCTAAGAAAATCTTTGTCTTGAGTGAACGTTGGGGTTTCAATAACTTCCCATACATTTCTAGTAAAAATGTGTTCAGACGGGATGTAAGATGTATTAGGATCATAATAATTTGAGGTCTTTGTAAATAACTTTTCTACTTTGCCAATTACTGCTCCTCTTTTCTTACGAAAATCATAGTCATTCCAATTGATTCCTTTCTGAAAGATTAGGTCTTGCATTCCATCAGTCTTAACCCCATGTAGTTCTTTTGTACTATAAAGGCTTTGTGCAACCGAAGAAATTGAGTTTCTTACTGCATCTTGTTGTCTCCAAATAAAATAGTTGCAAACCTCGTCGATAAAAGGGATTTGGAATACCCTAGCGTCAAACTCAGCTTTCTTGATTTTAGATAGAAATTCTAATATCTCATCGGCATTCATCTGTAATGGCGTATCGAATAGACATTCATATTGTCTAAAAGCTCTAGCAATCCTTAATTCATTAAATTTAGCTGTTGCCATAGAAGCAGCTACAGACGCCATTTTCTGTAGGTTGTTATCAAACCAAGCATGTGTTCCTAGATCATCGAAGTCAGTTAGAACTAAACTAATCTCGTCTGATTGTACATAACCTAATTTAGCTCCTTGAATGTTTTTGCAAAGGTATGCAGTGGTAGCATTCATGTCATTGATTAGTCCTTCGTCGAAAGGTCTTTCTAATCCCTTTGTGTAATTACTAAATGACTTGCCGTCAATTCTTATGATTGTGTAAGTTCTTCTTGTTAACTTGTATCGAGTTCTATCTTCATAAAAAGATTTCATACGATCTCCGATTGGGTCTTTCATATTTGTAAAATTAAAAAATCATAAATTCAAAATTAATTCCTTTATCTAAAACAGCTTTTCTTTTAGCTTCGTTTTTTTCTAAATCAAGCTTAATCGTGTAGGCTGACTTAACTTCAACAATTTTATTTTCTGATACTATGTAAATATCAGGATGATATACTTTTTTTCCACCTTCGAAAAAGTATTCGATTCTACCTATAATAGTTTTTATCTCTTTAGTCCCTATAATCAAATCATTTTCATTATAGGACTCCAGTAATTTATCTAAAGCAAAATTCTCATATCCTTGAACCTTAACAATTTTACCACTGGGTAATTTATATTCTTTGAAACGATAAGAGTTTTTCATGCATTTATCAAAAACTTCCTCATTTTGCATCGGATGGTCGGTACCAAAATTATTATTTGAATTCTCTTTCATTTTTTCATATCTTCCTTCTATTTTAGAATTATGATCGATGTTGTATTTAGAGGTCAAAGTTTCTATGGTTTTTTGTTTAATTGCGGGGTTTTGCAAAGGACTTTTACTTCCATATCTTTCAATATTGGTATCTTCAGTCTTCTTTTTTATCAAATCACTTTTTGCTGGATTCGATTCTCCGTATCGTTCAAGAGAAGTTTCCCTATACTTTTCTAAATAGCTTTTAGTTTTAGAATAATGATCTACACCATATTTTTTATTCATTGTATTTTTATACTTTTCCTTAAAATAATCAGTTTTAGAAACATTTGTAGAACCAAATTTCTTTAAGTTTGTTTCCTCCTTTTTCTTTTTTAAGAATTCACTAGAATCCATGCATTTTTTAGAACAAAAGGTAGAATCAATCCTAGACATAGGATTTGAACATTCGATACATTTTTTAGATTCGGTTATCCCATTTATGTAGTGATATGCTCGATCAATTATTCTTGGATTTGTCTCATCTAAGAATTTTGTATTTTCGCAAATCTCATCATATAGTTCTTTATACATTTTTTTACAACCTTTAGAAAAATGTAACCCGCTCTTTCCTTCTATGATTGATCGTATTACTGATTTTGAATCCATAGTTTTTTTATTTTATATATCCAAATCATTAATGCTTTTCCATCAATTCCGATAAATTTATTTTAGCGGATGCGGGTTAAAAATATTAATCTATATACTTTCTAATCATTTTTGTTTCTCTTTTATTTAAAATGATTATGTATTTTGTACCTTTTTTAGTTTGGTAAACCTGATATCTATTACCATTCTCATAGTGCCATTTATCGGTATAACTGTGATCTTTTATTCTCATTTCAACATTACATGAAATCGAGAGTATAGCTATTGCTATTAAAATTAATTGTCTCATTATTTAGAGTAGTTTCTATCGATTAAACCAAACCAAGTCAGTATCCCGACCAACTGGAAAATATTTAATGATTCAGTGAACATTTCCACATTATCGCCCAGATTGTAATCAGGATACATGAAGATTACTTGGTAGTGATCATCGTGTATCACTACGGTACTTAGAGCATTGCTAAATGTATTTCCCTCCAGCTCCATGAAAGAATTTCTGAGAAGAAATTCCGACACATATTTACTTCCGTTATCCATTCTGGTCTGGTTTAAAATTCTTTAATATGGTTTCCAATGTTGCCTCATATGCTGATGATTTGAATATATCATGCTTCATTTCTTTAGCAGCACCCTCATAAAGCTCAATAGCTTTTTCTAGACCTTTATAGGTAGCTATCATCTTAGCTGCACCCGGAATTGATGTTGGACTATCAACTACGTGGGTTGCACAGATTTCCTCGATTGTTTCCTTGATCTGTTTTTGATAAGATGGTTTCAATCCACCTAGCGCATCCTCCAGCATCTCCGAGAAGCATGTTCCGCCATTATAGAATTGTCCAATGAATGAGATGCTCCCGTCCGGGTTTCTATCCAGCTTCATGAAATATTCTTCATCCTCTCTTTCCTCGTGATCTATAACTCTATAAAGATCCTCGCCGTGAATGAAATATTCTTCCTTAGCATCCCCTCTTTTATTTGCATATTCGTTAAAATTATCCCGGAATTCCTCTTTCCAATCTTCACCTAAATCAATATCAAATCTTTTTGCAATTGTTCTGCAAGTGTCCTCTATATCGTGTTCGATTTTTACGCGATATAATTTACCTGTGTGAAATTCTGTGTAGCTCATATTTTTATTATTATTTTTCGTTATCCTCTACTTTATATCCCCAGTTGTGTCCATCTGAGGAGCATGATCCATCAACCGGAACTTTTTTCCAGAATTCCTCCAAAATCTGTGACATGAAAACAAAATCTGATGGGGTCATTCTAGTTCTAATTGCCATTTCTAGAATGGTGGTAAACAGGGCGGAATCGTGAATTAATAGGTCGCACTTATGTCCCTCCAGATTATCCAGTATAGCATCATCGTGCTGGGAGAATCCATAGAATGGTCCGTCGTAATATGTTTCGTATGTTGTTTTTCTGATCCAGCTTAGTTCGGAAAGAACTTCCTCCACCTTAGGTAGATCAGTATCACGTACCCATCCCAAAATAAGATCTCTGGTTTTTTCTGATTCCTCCAGATGAATCTTATAATCTTTTAATCCAAGTTCTCCCCAAATTATTTTACTGTATATCGTTTCCATTAGTATTATTATTTAATATTATCCCATTCAATATTGGGAAGCACTGGTTTACATTTTTCTATCGGGTACCAATCTGTTTGATCTACGTTATGAGTTCCCCCTGACCAATCCCCACGAAGTTCTAATTCATCTTCTCGAATTCCAACTACCGTAAAAACTTCTCCATGGTAGTAGTATTCGGTAGTTACCTTATATCCTAATTTATAATTTTCAGCTAACATTGAATCTTTTTAAAACTTTCATTCTATCAATTTCGAATGCCATCTCTTCAAGAACTTTGGTGTCGTAAATGACCTCGTTTGTTTTAGAGTCCATCATTACCCTGTCATATTCCCCAGTCTCCTTGTTTCTTGTAACAAAACAGAAGATATTTTTTAAGGCATCTTTGTTAAGACCATTATCGCTTTGAGCATACTGAGTACTAGTTTTATCATGAAACCACTCATGGGTTTCAGATTCCCAATATAGACCGTCCATTTCTAAGAATTCGTTTCTTTCCTTATTCATATTCAACAATTAATTTACCAATTCATTCATTATCTTCTCCCTCTCCGCGTCAAGCTTTTTAAGCTGAGTTTTTAGTTTTTCGATCTTTGAATTTAATACCAATTCTCTTTTCCATAGAGAATAAGTCTTTTTATATTCTGGTGTTCCCTCCTTTAGAAATGAATCTATATTAAGACCCCATTTTGGCTGGAATGTACCATCATATTTGAAATATGCGGTTTTATATAAACCATAATCACCCGATCCTGTTCTATTGATTAACCAGTAGGTGTATTCTTCAAATACTAATTTCTCATCGTTCATTATTAATAGTAGTAAATCATTATCTAGGTTATCCACGAATCTACCAACTCTTTCCTCAGCAAGTGAGGTGTCTATATAAATTTCGGAGATCTCAACAATTACTGGTTCGTTTAATTCTTCCTTTGGTATGTTCTTAATGAGAGATGAAGTTCCACCGTCCCATCCATTAGATCCATTCTTGCCGCCCAATGAATATACATTTAATATGGCTTTGTCTCCGATGCTTATGTGGGTTTCGGTATCAGCTAATTCTTTAGCTTCCTTATTTATTCTGCGGATTAGTATTTCCTTTACCAATTTCATCGAATCTGAAATGGTTTTTCTCTTCTTGGTTTCTGATTCATATAGAGCCTTCTTTTTAGCCTCTATTTTTTTAGCTCTTGATAATATCCATTTATCTAATAAACTCATAATACTTATTATTTTTTACAAATATAGATCAGCATTACGGTAAATAATAATTTTATTCCGAATATTTTTCCTTTATTAAGTGGTGTATTGCCATGTTAGCAACCTCTCTGGTTATTCCAAATTTACCGTCACATTTTACGAAATTTTGCGATGGGAGCATATCCGACATGTCATCAAGGATGACATATGACTCTATATCGTCGTGGTTATCCAACCATTCCTGTATCTCGTATCCCCTATCAGCATCGACGTGATAGTATCTCTCAACAATTTCTCCATCCAAGGTAAGCGGGGTTATGTCTATTATTTCTCCAGGTAAATCCCTCATTTCCCACATTTCCTGCAGATTGCTTATACCTTTATTTCTCCATGTTGAGCTTATGACTATCTTAGCATCTGTCTCTCTAATTATGTAATCCAGATAATTGACACACCTTGGATCAAATAGCTGTCCATATTCATCGATACTCGAACCCACCTTATGTTTACTTGCTAGAAGATATAATGAACCTATATAATCCCATGTATTTAAAACACCGTCTATGTCAAGAAATATAACTCTCATTATAGCTCGAAATCTTCGTCAAAAAAATTAGGAGAATTTACAAGAAATACTATTTCAAGAATAACCAAAATTACCCTACCTACCGATTCACTTAATAAAAGCCAATTAAGTGGGTTCCAATCCCAAGCAATAAAGCTTCCAATTAAATATAAAATGCAATTTAGAATAGCCATCGGTATGATGACCATAAAAAATACTGTAAGAATTGCTCTGAATTTATTCATTATATTTCCTCTTTATGTAACGCCACTGATCTTTCTAAATCCCCTCCGAATTTTTCCCCCAGATGCTCTATCAAGGTTCTTACCTGCGGGGTTCTTGAATTCATGTATATAGTTGATAATGCGGTATTTAGTTCACCGATTTGCTTGGACATGTTTATTATAACATCGGAATCCTGCGGGTTATAGACTCGCCTCTTGTGTTTTTCCAGATCACTCGCATATATTCCATAATCAACACCCTGGTTACCAGCAATATAATTTATGAATTCTGCTAATATCTCATCAGCTTCCGTAGATTCGTTTAGATCTCTGAAGTGTGATGCATAGGTTGTTATTAGGTTTATAAAGTCTAACTTTTTCATTATTTTATCTCCTCCCCTTCTTTTATCCATACGATTTCTTTTTTCTCCGGACCTGTTTGTAAAGATCTTAGTAGATTCTCTTTAAATTCTTTTATCGTTACTTCTCTATATTCTAGAGATTCGTTACCAAGATCCATCATCATGTAAAACCAATCTATGATTGAATGATCCATCTTAACTATCTGAATTGCTGCCATATTAATTATCAAATGCGTTATCGTCCTCAGATATCTTAATATCAGAGACACCTTCGGTAACTTTGCCTATATTTGACCATCCAATTCCATCAGGATCTGTCAGTATTACAATCTTATCAGGATCCATTTTAGATAATTCCGAAATTAAATCTTTTGCTGTCATATATTAGTTGTTTAATTTATATTCTATTGTCTCTATAAGTTTTTACTGAAGTTGCTATTCTTCTGAATATTAGACCGTCATCGTAATTGGATGCACCAGTATCAAATTTATATTCTCCTCTAAACCTGTACATAACTTCACCAAGCGGACTCTTTACTCTTGCAAAGACTATACGATTTGGCTGATCTTTTGATTTCATTTTATCAACATACTTTTCAGTGATGTCCGAATCAACCGATTTTTCGGTAATCATCTCCTCGTCATCCGATATAGTATTAATCCATTTTTTATTTGGATATAACTTCGGGAACCATATGATCTTATCCTCGTGTTGGTGCTTGGCTCCGCCCTTCCAAATTCCACCAGGTTTATAACTATTACCAAAACAATTAGCTCCATCGACCATGGTCATGAAGGAGCAATTATCCGAAAGATCTATATTCCCTTTTGCTAAATATGTTTCGGTGTTATGCTCCAGTTCAGGATCCCATTCTTTAAAATCTGGATCATTTAACTTCCTAGATTTTATTAGGTTAACAACATAATCTATCTGCGCATTAACATCTTCGATCGTTTGATTAGAAACTGTTATCCTTATGATGTCGTGACCAGTTGCATTTACTATATCGAGTTCTCTTAGCTTATCTTCCTGAATTTGATTGTTGTGGTGTGGCTCGTCCACTTCTATATGAACACCAAATTGAGGAAAGTACATGTCGGTTAAAGCTCTACCGCTAGGACGATTTACATACTGCTGGGTTATGAATTTAATGGACAGATCATTCAACAAATGAAATACCCTACTAACAACATAATGTTCGTATCTTTTTCTTTCAGCTCTCGCTAATTGTCTCGTTACGTATTCTAGCTTATTCATATAAAGTATATTATTTTAGGAAATTCGCCAAATACAAATTTAGTGACATCACATAGCCACATATCATGATTATATTCTATCCCAATATACTCATTAAGAACGTACCATGCTCCCTCTCCTAATTCAAATCCTTCCAACCTCCCAATTTCTTTGAATGTTAATTGGCTGCAGTTATCCATTGGAGTATCTGATAATGTTAAATAAACCTCATTTTCTCCCTGTGACATTATATCCAGAAATACGTCAGCTCCTGCAACCATCTGTAGATCAGCTTTAGAACCTTCCCATTCAGGTAGATCAACAAACCATCCATCTGGATCTCTATAGAATTTTAGACTTCTAGTCATTAGCTAATTTTTTAATCGTTGTATCTTTCGCATCATCAAGCATCTTGTCCTTATCAAAGATGGTTTCACCCCAAGATATTGATTTATAGTCATCTGTTTTCATGCCACTCATGGTCTTTGAAAACTCACTGATGTACTTATATGCCTGACTTGCAGCTTTCATACCAATATTTAATCCCTTGAATGTGATATCAATTTGCTTATCGAATTTTAAATTTTTGATTGTGGGTTTTAGTTCCTTATAGACAGCAATAAATTCCAGCTTTAAATCGTCTGACATTGAAGACATTTGAACGAATAGACCAACCATCTCCGATTGAGTTAATTTTTTTTCTTTGACCACCAAGTTTATGTTTGGAGATTCCTTAGATTTTGCACTCACCACTTGCCAATCAAATATGGTCATGATGTCATTGGAATTCATCCACTCCTTCTTGTCAAATTCACCTACCCACTCATCAATCTGGGATTCTATTGTGTGAATATGTCCATCGGTTACCTGCTTGCCATTTAGAACTAATGGTTCAACCTCAATATCACTAAAATCCGGACAATCGTAATCAACCTTGATTTCGCCCATTCCTCCGTGGTAATATAAGACCTTATATTTGATAGTTGTTTTCATAATTATTTGCAAGATTCCTTAAGTTCATCGAATGTTGGAGTTTCACCTTCATTGACAAAAAATTCCCAGCCATCCCCAATCGGATCGATGTACCAATCATCTTTGGTTCGGTCTAAGTATTTAAGAACAGGTTTACCGTCCACTACATGAAGATAAGCGCTGTCATACTTAGCTCCATCCATAAGAAAGTGATCAACTGATGATGAATGACAAAATACTGGATCCTCTTCCTCGGTTTCCAAATATTTTTTCTTTGCGTCATACCAATCCTTGACGAAGTTACCACTATTGAATTTGATTCTTCCCTCCTTCTGATTAGATAATTCTACGAATTGGTATACTATTGGAGTTTCTGAGATGATGTTATCGTCATCATCATATTCTTTACCACCACCATCATAACTAATTGATATTACCGCCATAATTTTATTTTTAATTATTAGCAAATATATTCAATTTATACGGAGATAAAAAATTAATATTTGATTTGATTTGATTCAGCTATTTCCCTTACGTATTTAACCTTCTTTGGGTAGAATAGTCTAACGAGGAATGATGATATTTTAGCATAAAGTCTATCATCAGGGGTTCTACCCCAATTGGTACAATTTATCATCGATAAAGCCTCCTTAATTGATCCATTGCTGGAAGAGCTGTTTTGTTTTATGTTGCGATAATTCATATTGAACTGTCTCAAACAATACCTAACCATTCTGTATGTTGGTATTATGTTTGTGTAGCATCCATCACTGGTCCTCTGGAAAAATTCAAATTTCCACCCAAATCTTCTTGGCATATATTGTTTTTCGATTGGGTAATCATAGCCGTAAGTTTTAGGCTCTATCTTAATCATGTATTTTCCGATATAGACAGTCTTTTTTCTTTTGTCGACATTAAGTTTTCCTAATTCGTAATAATGTTCCCATGAATTAAGTGCATAACCCATTCCAGATACACTAGCTGCTTTCAATCTCTTGGAAGCCTCAGAGTAGCTGATACCTTCTGGTGGATTTGAATAATAATCACCATCATGTATCCACGTATAATTTAGATATGAAGCTTCACACCAACTAACATTGGTACATTGATATCCATCCTTCATAGAAAATGGACCATTCGGATTTGAGATGTGCTCTTCTCTAGATTCATACCTTGCACTATGTGTTACGTGTAATTGACACTTGCACACCGGACAGAATATATTATCAGCCATATTATCTATTTTTCGTTAGTTGGCTTTAACCAAAGATCAGTTTTTTCAAAAATGTAATTTCTTAGAGTTGGAAATTCATTAAGAATTCTTAGCGTTCCTAATGTATTCTCTTTGAAACATTTATATAATTCCTCCCTGATTCTCTCGGTTGAAACCACTGACATTTTTTCGTCATAATTGTAGGAATCAATAACGATGGCCATATGTGGTGTCATGGTAAATCCCTTGGTTATAGAAAATCTAATAGCTCTCAGAATTCTTAGCGGATCGTCGTCAAATGTCACCTTGCAATCAAGAGGTGTTTTCAATACACCAGCTTTAAGATCGTCTATCCCATTAAAAAAGTCTATGATGGTTCCATCGTCATCCTTAGCAAGAGCATTGAGGGTAAAATCTCTTCGCTCTAGATCGTCATATAGAGTGCCTGGCTTAACTATTGGAGTTCTTGTGCCTGTAACATAACCAACTTCTTTTCGTGCCATTACGAAGTCCGCTACGCCTGAATATACATGGTCTTTCGGAAACTTCGCTCTAATTGTATAGCAATCAGGAGTAGATAGGAATATTTCAAATCCATTTGTTGTAAGATAATTCTCGAGAGACAGAAACATTTCATATGCCTCCTTATATTTGCTTAATAAAGCATCATTCGGAACTGCAACATAATCAACGTCTTTAGACTGTAATCCTAAAATCTCGTCTCTAACCTTTCCACCAACCTCGTAAAATTTAAACATATCTTTATTTTTTAGCAAATATAACAAAAAAAGACGGAGATAAAAAATTATTCTTCTTCATCTCCGTAGTCTTTATCGTCGTTATATGCCTTTAGATTAGCATTCTCTATCGAGAGTCTCTTTATGTCATCGTTTAGAATTTTAATGTCCTCGAGTTTCTCCTTCATTAACTCAAATCCAGCATCTATAATCTCCATTTCAACCTCATTAAGTTCTTCCCTAGGTATCATGATCTTACTTAATATAACATCATAATATTGATCTCTTAAGCTTTTAAATATATTCCTCACCTACCTCAAAGTCCATTATGTTTTCTGAAGTGTCAACGTTTAGCATGAACTCCTCGATATAATAGGTATTATTTATTTCTTCCAGCATATTCTTGATATTCCACCATGAATAATATGAATCAATCTCAGATTCGGTAAGTCCATCAGTTTCGTAAGTTTCCTCCACGATTCTCAATTGATCCGGTGTTAATGGGCATTTATTGTTGACGTTATTTAGGATATCATTTCTTCTCTTTAGAAATTTATCACCAGCTTCCTTAGCTGCATCCTCGGAGTCATAAACTCCAATGTTGATCCTTGCGTAATCGTCATAACTACCAGAAGAACCTGCAAGAATGAATAATTTATTCATGTTACTTAGATTTAAGATATTCTAATACTGTTTCCCATCCTGGAAATTTCTCGGTTGCAAAATGAATATGCTCACCTTCAAAGTCTGCAACACCGTTGGCTATTCTATCGTCGATTAGAAAATCACCCTTAACTAATCCCTTATTATGACATAGGATTAATTTTTTCTTAGCCGAATCTCCTAGATGTTGTTGAACCCAGATTCTTTTTTCCGACCAAGCATCAGGATTGCTCCATGGTGGAGTGCTTAAGATATACGTCTCGTATTTTTCCTGTAGTTCATGCCATGCATCTATAGCACCTTCTATAGGTTCCAAAGCCCTGTATGCATCAGGATGTCTAAAAAGACTATGACCTTTAACACCTTGCTGCTCTAATTCTTTTGCTCTCTTGTCAAAATCACAAATAACCCCGTCCATATCTATTAATAGGATTGGCTTAGTTATTTTTATACTGGCTCTTAACCATGGTTGATTATTATTCATAATATTGTGGTTGATTTAATTCTATCATATCCTCCTCGGTAACTTCTCTATCGTCCAATAATACTGATGCTGTAAGAAACCCTAATGCAAATGCATATAAGGCAACCATAATGATTATTGAAATTTGATCTTTTTCTTGACTATTCATAACTACCAACTATTACCAACATCCTCTAGCTCTTGCTCTTCTTACCGCTTCTCTGTCCCTTTGCATTTCTTCTCTCCAACCACATCTGGTCTCAGCATATGCAATACCTTTATCCCATTCAAGAATATATTGATGTTGTCTCGCTAGCTGTTCAACATACTCCTTATTTCTCGGGGTACCATCACTTTCTCTCATCATTCTTACGAAATCAGCAGATACCATTACTTGATAGCTTTTTTAATAACCATGATGGAATCATTTTCTGAAATAATCGTTTCGATCTCAATTACTCGGTTTTGATTTTTGTGAACCATAACAATAGCTCCGGTATGCTTACCTTCTCTATATGTTAGTCCTTTCACCTCATTATCCAAAACACCAACTTTAACATATGAACCACCACCAATAGATACGTCGTAGATTTTTAGACCTTTAAGTTCCGGTGGTAAACCTGATTCATTTCCTTCTATTTTGTTTCGTGTAACTCCCTCTTTTTCGCAGGAAATTAATAAGCTTAAAGATAAGCCCAATAAAAATACAAATGCTTTTTTCATAATTTAATTTTAATATTTATTATTAATCAATGAATAGATTTTCCAAATAGTGACACATCTCACCAAGTGGATGTGCTTGGCCTTCAACAAAACCAAGACTTGTTAAGAAATTATCATTTTCCTTTTTGTACATTTCAAACATTCTTGATTTAGTCATCTTAGAATATTGAACATTGGCAATTCGATCTGCAAGTTTAACAAAGACTGCACCTGGCGTATTTCTGATACCCCCGTAATATTTGTCGTTTGCTCGTTCCTTACGATTCTTTCCTTTTTCGTTAGATACTGCATAGATGATATCAGCTGGAGTGTGACCAAGAACCTCTCTTACGTCATTATATGAAACCCTCGTATCTTCTATTAAATCGTGGCCATGTGCAGCCAGGATAATATCATCCCGGAATGATGTTTCACCATCATTTGAATCAGGTACCAAATGAATAAAATCTTTAGCCGCTTGTGCTACCATTCTTAGATGAAATTCATACGGCAAATACTCATCATACCAGTGATTGGTTTTTCTGTGCTGTTCTATGCACCATTCAATTTTTTCCATGACCTTATCCTTTAAGTTGTTTCTGAGTGTCTCTTTCTATGTCCCTATTTTTTATAGTCTCCCTCTTATCGTAAAGTTTTTTACCCCTTCCTAGAGCTATTTCCATTTTAAGCATAGCCTTATCAGTTTCGAAGATTCTGTACGGAACTATTGACATGTTCTTAACCAGATCTTTTTCAAATTTGGTTAGTTCTCTTTTCTTCAGTAGAAGTTTTCGATCTCTTTTTGCTTCGTGTGAATAATGCGAATCCATTTGCGTGATGCTTAGATTCTTGATGTATAACTCTCCATTATTAAAATAACAGTACGAATCCGAAAAATCAACTCTTGAGTCCCTTATAGACTTAACCTCGGATCCCATCAATTGAATACCTGCAACTAAGGTTCTTATAAATTCATATTCGAATTTAGCTTTTCGGTTTACAATATTTACGTGTTTTTTTGCCATTTTAACTTTGATAAGATATAGTATTTAATCTTATATGGCAAATATAATAAATGGTTACGATATAAAAAAATAAATTCAGTGGGGTTCAGATTTATTTTTATAAAGGATTTTCGCTAATCTTTTTTTCCCATTTCCAAGCTGAGGCTAATGCATCTTCTAGTGATAATTCGGTTTTCCATCCCAAAACTGTGTTGGCTTTCCCTGTATCTGCGTAAGCTTCTGTGATATCACCCTCACGGCGTCCTACAATTTGGTAATTTAATTTTTGCTCAGTCACTTTTTCAAACGCCTGGATCACTTCCAATACCGAACTTCCTTTTCCAGTACCTAAATTAAAAATCTCTACATTTTCAATATTTTGATGATGCAACAATCGTTGAAGTGCCACAACATGTGCTTTGGCTAAATCGACTACATGAATATAATCTCTAACCGCGGTTCCGTCTGTTGTGGGATAGTCGTTTCCAAATACTGATAACCTTTCACGAATTCCAATGGCTGTTTGTGTAATAAATGGTACTAAATTTTGAGGAACCCCCAGTGGCAATTCTCCAATTTCTGCTGATTCATGAGCGCCAATCGGATTGAAATAACGCAACAATATAGCATTGATAGCACCAACTTTTGCCACATCGGTTATGATTTCTTCCCCAATTTGCTTGGTGTTTCCATAGGGTGATAAAGCTACCTGTGTTGGTGCATCTTCAGTAATAGGCATTTTTTCAGATTGACCGTATACCGTGCAAGACGAACTAAAAATAAAATGTGCAGCAGGTTTTTTCTGTAATTCTTGCAACAAGTAGATCAATGGGTTGATGTTGTTTTCGTAATACAACAACGGATTTTCTACACTTTCGCCCACTGCTTTTGAAGCGGCAAAATGAATAACACCGGAGATTTCTTCGTATTTTTTGAAGAGATTTTGAACCGAACTTTTATCTCGCAAATCGATGTTTTCAAATACTGGTTTTGTTCCGGTGATTCGTTCAATTCCATTTAAAACTTCAAGTGAAGAATTGGATAAATTATCAACAGCGATAACTTCAAATCCTTCATTTTGTAAAGCTACAACGGTATGTGAACCTATAAATCCCAAACCGCCTGTTACAAGTATTTTCATATTATTTTATTTATTATTTACCGAGGAATATATTGAATCTTATATGGCAAATATGATAAATTGTTACAGTATAAAAAATAAATCCGAGAGGATTCTCGGATTCTAATATTTTAATTTTTCTTTGGTCTCGATGTATTTTAATATCCCATCGTAGTATTCCTGAGATATCGGGCTATCCAGAGTAAATATTAGTCTCTGTACGTTTCCGTTCGGTCCGAATCTCCATTCTATGCCAGTTTTTAGTTCCTTGGATATAATTGATCTAAATTCGTCAATGTAATATGATATCCTATTTGATATTGAACCATCAAGAGATCTCGGCCAGTATTCCATTATAAATTCTTCTGGATCTTCTATAGCAACGAAGTCTGAATCCATGCCTTTATCCGAAAAGAATTTCAGTATCCTGGATCTATTATAATCAATAAGGAGAGCTAATCTTTCAGTACCTTCCTCTTCCTCTGTTGATTCAAAAACTTTATAATCCTTGATATTTTTCATTATATGAGATAGAAAGAATTTTTAACGTTAAGAAAAGCTTTTATTGAGTCTATCGACTTCTTGTTTATTTCTATTTTACCGTCAGGAAATATCTCCTTAACCCCATGAAGCCATTTATCTTTGGCTTTCTCTGGTAGGTTGTTGAAATCGTCCATTAGATTTGGATGTTCTTCCAGAATAGTTATTATAAGCTGAGCAAATATATTATCGTCGATATCTTCCACAGCATCACCTGTTTCCCTTATCTCTTCCAGCATTTTATTATAGATTTCTCTAACCTTATCCTCCATGTATGCTTTAACCCCGGGTATCTTCTTTATATCCGATGGTATTACTATTCTGATATCTTTTAGAAATTCGAATGCCTCATCCAGACCCTTATTTACGACAGCAAGTAGATCACTATAATCTTTTGCATTATACTGGAAAGATATTCTGTGTCTGTTGTTCCAATTCTTAACCTCCTCCATTATTAGTGATCCTGGTTTAATGTCGGGATTCTCACTAAATTCTATTGTTATATAAAAAGATCCTGCCATATAATCGGGAATCAAATTAACCTCCAGTAAATCCTCAAGTGATGTAAAATTGTTTTTTATATTACTTGGCTTCATTAATGGTATAATGATCCTTAATTTTTTATCCGGCTGCTGATATAAAATTGCTCCTCTAGAGGAATATGAATTTTGACTATTGTATGCGGGTTGACCACTACTAAAATATTTATTCTTGTTCCATTCTGAAAGTCCAGTATCGGTCTCAAGTTTGGTAATGATATCCGGAGTGATTTCAATCATGGTATCACCCGAGGAATTCTCGGTAAGCCAGCTGTTAAATTTTTTAGTAGTCATTCACTATATATCTTCCACTTCAGCGGTACCTTCTGATGTTTCACCATCACGAATTTCTTCTGGTTCCTCGTTCGATATAACGATTTCAGATACTATGGAAGTTACTGGATTTGAAATTTCAGATTTTATTGTCTGATCGGATTTCTTGGTGTGATATTTTATCAATTTAGTATATAGACATTCTATTTCCTCCATTGACAAGTTGCTCTTCTTCCCATTTATATCCACTGTACATGCAACCACATTATTTTCGATATATCCTTTTGCTGAATCGATTCGATCAAAACTTCTTGAAAATGGACCATCCTCATCAAATATCCTATTTGTATAATAACATGTATGATATGACAAAAGTTTTTTAACAGATTCAAAGCTTAAATTGAATTCAAGTTTTCTGTCCTGTGCACTTTGGTATATTTTAATCATTTTTCTAGCAACCTCAAGATCGCTTATATCATCCGCGATATTTTTGATAGCCACTGGTTTTTTTGGTTTTCTGTTATTCTGTACTGGTTTTCTGTTTTTAGCAGGTTCTTTCTCTAAAGACATATTTTTAAATTTTAATTTTTTAATATATAAATCATGAAATCCATAATTTATATTCTCTTTTTTATTCCCGTATATTTATCAGCACAGATACAAATAGATCAAGCTGGTGATTTCTGGGATAAGGACGTTCGTAAAGCATTAGATAAAATAAATACCATAGATACATCATATTATAACCTTATAGACAAAAGCTGCTATAAGATTTCCTTTTGGAATGGTGGTTATTCAACTAATTTAGTAGAAACTAACGGTAAAGGAGTAATATTTATATCAGCTTCCGATATGAAGATAGGTGATATTAATAACATATGCTCCGTTCTGGTCCATGAATCCATGCATTTAAAAATTAAGATGCTCGGCGTAAAAATGGATGTAAATATAGAGGAAATACTCTGTTATAAATATGAGCTTGAATTCCTTTATAAAATACCTAACGTTGATGAATATCTAATAAAACACGCAAAAACCCAAATAGAGAAAAGAATAGGCAATAGATAATTTATTTGTATTGTAAGCTTTTTAAAGCTAATTCAATAGCTTCGTCGATAGCCTCTTGACGAGTCCGGTATAAATACCACTCATCCTGTTTTATTTCTTCCCAGTTACCGAAATCAGAATAAGACCAAACGGAGAAACAATATTTTGGTTCCGCTGTTTTATCAATTTCAATTTCAATTTCAATTGATTTATACGATGATAACCAGTATCTAACAACCTCCTGTGAAGGTCTAGGAATAAGGGAATCCTGCCATTTTTCAAATTCAATTATAGCTGGATCAATCTCAGGATTATGTGTAAATTCGGAATTATTCGGATACTGAAGCTCCGATTCAAAAACCATATCGCCTTCTGAATCTGATTCCCAATTATAATTAGCAACACTTCTATTAAAGCCATTAGCTTTAAGAAGAATTCCTATCCTCTCGTTAACTAATGGCTCCTTTATTTTATTTCTCCCCATTATTTCTCTTTTAATAGGAATTTATTGGAGATAGCTTTGAAGCTAATCTTTCTATCAAGACTTCTGATAACGACTCCCTCTCTATCGAAATCCGGATTTAAAACTGATTTTGCGTCAGCATATTCCAATAGATCATCAACTGTATTAGGAAGAAGAAAATTACGATCTAAGATAGGCACAGTTTCCAATCCCATTGATTTTATTAAGCCCTCAAATTCATCCAGTCCTAGATATTCCTGTGTATCGATATTGAATGCATTAAAGAATCTAACGGTGTGACCTTTTATTTTATATGGATTTCCCTGAATTCCTTCGCCAATCAACTCCCCTTGGATAGCATAGTTGGCATCTTGTTTTGCCATCCAATCTCCAAGTTGTAGATGCTGAGCAACTTTCCAGAAGGAATTTTCCTGCTTAGGTCGTTCAACACCATCCTGACACATTACCATTTCACCTTCAACGAATGCTTCAGGCTCAGCCAATTCTAGATTTCTAGAACACACACCAAATACGCCATCCTTGAAATAGAATGTTGCAGAGCTTCCGTCCAATTTCTCAGTAACGTAGAATTGAGTAGCTGATTGTATTTTCCACCCAAAATATTCATTAGTTAGATTTTGAACCCTTTCCTCGTCGGTCTTACGAATGAATGATGGGAAGTAACCTTTAACCTTACCTGCAAGCTGAGCTGGGATTGGTGGATCGTACTTGACTATCCCTAAAATCTCAGTAACATCAGCTCCCTCTTCTATAACAAGTGCATCGTCATAAGGTCCAAGTTGTAATTGATCTCCCCATGGTTGCTGGCTGATACCAACAGTCATTTCCTCCTCGCCATTTAAAACTGATAATGGCAATATAAGACCCTGACTAACTTGACCTCTCAATCTAATTGTTTTAAGGCGGAATCCTTCTTGACCATCCATCTTTTTAAACGAGCTCTTTCTGAGAAATTCAAATTCTTCTTTAATTGGGAGAAATGAATCAATCTCGCAATAAATGCAAAGATCTCCCGGCTGATATTCACCTTTTTTTGTGATAACCTTCCATGAATTAATAACTGCAATTTCTATTGCATCCGCTCCCTCTATTGGGAGTATTTCTCTAACTTTCTGTACTGATGCTAATTTTCTTTCCATATTCTATTTACTTTTCCAAGGTTCTTTTTCGTTTTCCCAATAGTAGACATAGTCTCTCTTACCGTCCAGGTATTCCTGTAAATGCGAGATTGCAATTTTCATTCTCTCAATCGTTTCCTCCACCTGAGGTATCAGTTCTTCTTTATTCATAGCACCAACCCATACTTTGTTTCTCCTTGGTTGATATTGATTGACGTATATCTCATCGGGATCTTCGTCATCCGGCATTATCTGCAGGATATAATTCATACTTCCCTCAAATGTCAGTTTGCTCTCATCTACTTTCATCATATTCAAAATTAAGTTCTATTAATCTTTTTACTTTTGCTGTCTCCTGCTTTATAACAAGATGCTGGAATCTTTCATAGAATCTGACATCCTCACATTCAAATTCATGGATGAACCACCCATGCTTTTGTAATTCCATTATATCATGCTCTGTAAACCATGCATATAGGTCTTCCTGCGATTCAACGGCAGATAACCACCCAACCAGGGATTCATCAAATTCCATTTCCAGACCATTGTTTAGACAGAATTTGAACTTGTCGTGGATTAATCCGGTGAAATCACCATTAAATGCATACCAAAGTCCTTGTAATGTCTCATGATGACACACTCTATAGTAACTCTTCATATATTAATATTTTTAACAAATATAGGTTAATCTTTCGGGAAGAAAAAATATTATGATATATAATTCATGGATAAATTAAAAAAACTTTATAACTATTTAAAGAAGGACAGAAAGAAAAAAATACTCTTTCTAACAACCTCCAATCGATGGGAAGGTGACGATGAATTACCCAAATCTTCCATAATAGCACAGGAGCTTTTAAAAAAACTAGGCCCTAATAATACTGAATTGATTAATGTTGCAAAGTTAAAAATATTTCCTTGTGAAGGAAACGTATCCACTAAAAGAGGAAATACCTGTGGTTTGAAGGAAGCTATGCTAAAGGATAAATCTAAGAATCCAACAGGTAATATTAGATGTTGGGCTTCCTTAAATAACAAATCGGATGAACTATATAAAGTAGCAAATGCTATTTTTGAGGCAGATATAATTATTTTCTTTGGATCCATCAGATGGGGAAAAATGAATTCAATTTACACTGAATTAATTGAAAGATTAACATGGATTGAAAGCAGACATTCAACATTAGGAGAATCTAATTTAATTAAAAACAAAGAAACCGGCGTTGTAGCTACCGGACATAACTGGAATGGAGCGGAAGCCATAAAACTTGAAAAACAGGTCCTTGAATTCTTCGGATTTAAAACACCAGATGTGCTATCATTCAATTGGCAATGGACAACTGATAAATATGACGAAACAAAGAAAGGTTACTTGGAAGACTTTGGTGATTTTCTTAGGGATTTTAATTTTGTTGAAACCCTAAATGAGTCGATTATGAGATTTAAGGAATGGATAAAATTATAATAGAAATAGCAAGATATGAAATTACCAAAGAAATATTTGACAACAAATCCCAATGTCATGAAGAAGGAGATTAAGAAACATGCCGATAAAAAGGATGATGACGATTCTGCTTATGGTCCATGGGATGCTGACTATAAAAGTAGAAAAGCTGGAAAGGGTAAACCTGTTCCTACCAAAGCATCTAAATATACAAAAAAGTATAAAGAAATGTTTGGTGAGAACGAGGAATTCGAATCTAAGAATATTATAGAATTCGACAGCTTTAAAATTCCATCTGATATATTTGAAGATATTGTTATTGAAAATGCTGATATAACCGAGGAAGTTCTTCTCGAGAAATCCATGGGAAAAAATAGTCCGATATATAAAGCTCTGAAAAAGAAATCTGATAAGACAGGATTTCCATTAGGTATACTTAGAGAGGTCTGGTCTAGAGGATATGCTGCATGGAAAACCGGCCATATTCCAGGAACAACACCACAGCAATGGGCCATGGCAAGAGTTAATTCTTTCCTCACTGGTGGTAGAACAACAGAAATGAGTGATAAGGCTCTATATCAGAGAGCAAAAAAGGAGAAGAAGTCAACTGATTAGTATGAAATTCCATCAATTTATAAATGAATCTAGTGTTACCTCCATTTCCGTAAGTGAAGTGGTTAATAAGAAATTTGTGGATCTCGCAATATCTGATACTTATAATGATGAATCTCTAAGATATGAATATTCAGCGGAGGAGGGAATTTCGGATGATGATATCGACGAGGATGATTTTAGAAATTGGGTGGAATATGAATTTGAGGCTCTTGCTGAAAATTTTATAGACAGATTAAAAAGAGAACTTGTTAATAACGGAAAGATTAGGATCTGGAGAGCAATGACCGTTAATAAGGAATGGGAATCTAGATTACCCTCGCAGGTAAAACACCTCGGGATTTATTGGTCCTGGGATAAATCATCGGCTGAACCTCATTGGGGATATAGCAACGAAATGCCATTTACCGCAATAATGGAAGCTGAAGTTGATGAAACTGCTGTAGATTGGTTACCTACAATAAGACTTAATATAGAACCTGTTTCTTACGAGGAAAAGGAGATAAGGCTAGTCAAGGGAGCTAAAGTAAACCTAATCTCAATAAAAATAGACGACGAAGAAATAGATCTGTCTGATCTATCAGGAGATCGTTTTATAGCTTAATTTATATTACTTCTCGGTTAATTTTTTAAATTGTTCGAAAGACCAATTTAGATAATCATATCCAGCCTGTGCATTTAATGTGGGATCAAGTGGTGGATTTTTACCTTTATATTTGGTTGGATTTATTCTTTTTAATTGAGCCCATGCCGGGCCACCGATTTGAAATAATCCAGTATAGGATTTATTTGTGGATGGATTTGGATTAAATCTTGATTCCTTATATGCCACAGTGGTTAAAAAATCTCTGGATAGTTTGGGACTTTTAATTTTTTGTATAGCATCCTTAACCTTTCGGTTACTTTCTGATTTTATTTCGGATAACGCTGATTTCTTATAGTTATCCCATGTTCCTTTTTGGTAATCGAGAAAAGCTCTAACAGCAACTATATCATTTCCTCTAAGTACCTTAGTATATCTAACATCCGATGCTGGCATGTTATTTAGTAATTTATTTCTTAGAGCTGCTGTTAATTTTTCCTTTCCCTCTAATATTTTAACCAGTGATGCAGCTCCAGATGGACCCTGCTGGTGTGGTAAATAAAACATATGCTCGCCATATAGGGGACTTTTTTCAACCTTCTTCTTGTTGGTAAGAACTTTCTTTTGTTCAGGTTTTCTATAAACCTTATTAAAAATTCCCCTTAATTTATCAAAGATGTCATCAAAGATGTCTTCGTTTAATTTTTCCCAGTCAGGATGAAATTCCTGAAATTCTCTTATGTGTTTTAGCATAAGCTATATATCACATTTAATTAATCTTATTTTCTAAGATAATTAACTATTTCCTGTAATTTCTCAGAATCATCTGGATTAAATATAAATTCATGGAAAGCACCTTGTCTTGATGTGTGTCCAAAAATATATTTTATACCATATTTAACTCTTTCCCAAAATCTTAGTTTATTTAGATGCATATGAACATAGATCATCGGATATTTATTACCGTTATCGAATTCATCCTCGCCATAGTAAACCACCATCTGGTGCTCAGTTGAATGGCAATCACAGATAAAAATTTCTTTAGTGTTTATTAGTTCCATATTTTTTATTTTTTAGATTATTATTCCTCTTCGTCGTCCCAATCGAAGTTATCTTCATCGGAATCATATTCAAATTCACAGCAAGGCCATTGCCGACCTTTATCATCTATATGGGTCCAACTAGTTTTTTCCTCGTCTAACCATTTCCAATCTACCCCTTCGATTCCATCTTCAGCATTTGGAGTAAATCCAGCTGGTGGATGGTAGTGTTCCGGTTTTGTTGAGTATTCGTTGCATGAACATCCACGGGGAACACAATCATCACACGAGAATGAATTACCTCCACCTGAATATCCCGGCATATAAAGCCATTTCGCAGGTTTACCGCAATCACAATAATGTTTAGCCATTCTTTTTATTATTTTCTGGTATTCTGTCAAAGTAGCACTTCTCTATCACCGGTGAATACGTTCCATTATTAAATTGGTAGTAATAAGATTCAGGATTTTCTATTTTTACTATAAAAAATCCTGAATCCTTTACATGATTCCAATCTTTTAGCTTAACTGGTATCATCTAAACTCCTTCGAATATGGATGAAGCTATAGCAACTCCAATTATGAACATAGCTACAAATATCAATATTGCAGTAGCTATGCCCGATATTTTATCCCGTCTCCGATCCATTATTTCTTTGATCTTATTACCTCGTCAATGATACCATATTCCAATGCAGCATTAGAACTAAGCCAGAAATCTCTCGTTGCGTCCTGTCTGATTTGTTCCTTATCCTTCCCACAGTAATCACCAAGTAATTCAAGAAGCACCTCATTGTATTCTTTCCATTGGATCATATCAATTTCAGCATCTTGTATGTTACCATTAAATCCTCCACTTGATTGATGAAGCATAACCTTACTGAATCTCAATGAGCTTCTTTTACCCTTTGTACCAGCTCCAAGTAAAATTGATCCCATCGAAGCTGCCATTCCAGTATTAACTGTTGCGATATCAGATTTTACATACTCCATCACATCAACCATACTAAGTCCAGATTTAACTGAACCGCCTGGGCTATCAATGTGCATGATTATATCTCTAGTATCAACAGAATCTAAAAACATTAATTGTGCCTGTACAATGGTTGACATATTATCATTTACTGGTCCTGCAACCCAAAGTAATCTGTCCATCATCAATCTGGAGAAAATGTCCATTTGGGTGGCTCTTAATTCTCTTTCTTCCAGAATATATGGAGTTAATGAGGCTTCAACTTGTTTTTGGTAGTAGTGCATATTCATCGAGCTGATGTTGTGATCGCTCATTGCATATCTACTGAATTCTCCTTTCGTGTTCATGTTATTTTTATTTAAGATTCTGTTTGAAATTTATTGAAGCTCTCCAGGTAGCTTGAGATGTTTTTTCCTCCCGCTGGATTCATGGAATGTACGATAAATGGCGGAAGATATTCTCCATAGTCCATGCAGTATTCACAAAGCCATTTAGCACAATCTAACCCGGTCTTTTCTTTGAATTCTTCGTATTTCTTATTATATTCCTCCGTACCCTCGTACATCTCCTTAGAGTAGTGTTCGTCTGCAAGATCATGATCGAAAGATATGAATCCGGGAATACCTCTTTCTGTTATGGTAGAAATAAATTCGTCATAGTTTTTAACTATTACCCATTCCCACTTGGAGTATATTCCTTCATTCCCTTTCATGTATGATATGCAATCATAAGGGTGTCTGACGTCGTCCAAAAATAAATTGTACTTCATTTTATTTAATTTTTATAAAAGCATCGCCATTATTGACAAGACTATTGATTAGTAGATATTGCGATAGTGGATATTTATGTCTTCCCTTGCAAATATCAATTGAATTTAATATTGTTCCTGCGGTTATTCTTTTTTTATATAGCGATTTATTAAATTCCAATCTATATTCACGATTTTTACCCAAGATTGATTTGTTAATATCCTCCAGCATTCGAGTCATATTTTCTTTGCTCGCCATCAGGTGTGTATATCCTGAATAGATGGTAACTATCGTATCGTCGATTTCTTTAAATAATGATCTCCTCATGTCTTCTTTCTGCTCTGGGGTAATTCCGTAGAGCTGATTAAATCCTCCTGGTATTGCTATCTCAATCTTCATTAATCACCCTTTCTGAACCAGTTTATCATCCCGTCCCACAAAGCATCCCCGTGATTTATTCTACTCGACATCGACTCATATTCCAAATCGAGTAAATCTTCATCAATGTCATCCTCATCAATCTCTGAATCACTCATAACAACCGGATTTTTCCTCTCATTATAAAGCTTCCACCATTTATTAGGTCCTATGCCGGTGGTATAATCTGGTACTACTGATATTTCTCCAGGCTCCGAGTATTCATTAACAGATACCGTAGCTGGCATTCCATGGTACCATATTTTTCTACCATTTTCCTCCTGTGGGTTTAAAAAATTAAATGGGTGCTCCATGATCTTAACGATCATAACAGGAACCTTAGCCATCGCATATTCTAAATCCCTACTGCCGAAAGATATAACCTGCTTACCATTAGCGTAAATCCTACAGTGACCGCTATTTCTAATATCCCAATCACCATATTTATGCTTTGCGTAATTCTTTTGCTTGTATTTTACTTCCCAGCAAATTCTATGAACACCTTTATCTACGAATGGTACTAATTCGGATTCCTCATCTCCGTCTTCTTTGAAATTTAACCACCATGTCTTGGGAGTTCCGTTCCATTCTCCATTTTTGTGCTCATAACCGGATATATCCCAAACCTGATATGGTTTATCGTTTATAAGGATCTCGAATGCTCTCCTTACCCCGTAGTCCCTACCATTCTCGTGGATGTCGGAATACTTCTTTTTTGCCTGACTTAACGTTAATCTTTCCATGATTATAATGCTATATTAAATCTTTCTTTCATTGCAATCATAGTTTCATCTGGTACATTATGAACATTTACTCCATTATGTCTATTTTCTACCACAATTGAGAATACCATATACCCGTAAGTTTCTGCCATTTCATAATATGCTTTCATTTCCCATTCTTGTGTGAATGTATTAGAAACTACAACATCCTTACCATATGACATTATATGTTCAACATTTCTTCTGCACCATTCGTGAGCAGCTTTAACATTTTCTGGTTTCCAGTTATAAACACCATCTTCACCTACATGATACATGTCGGCTTCAAAATGGCTAGCATTGGCAAATGATTTTGCTAATGTAGATTTTCCTGATCCAGGAAGACCTCTTAAGAGTATTAATTTCTTTTCCATTACTCAAATACTATTCCTTCTTTTTCCACATATTCTCTAAATGCTTTTTCTGCAGCATCTCTTGTTGGATAATATCCTATGATCTCGTCATGAGTAATTGGATCATTAACACCAAATTTTTCTCCTCCGATTGTATCGAAGATAAACGTGTCTAAAATTTCTTTTGTTATCATGTTTGTTTAATAATTCTTAGTTAGTAATTATTTTTTATTTCGAGCTATGATAGCTTAATAAATCCATAGTATGCCATAATTAATAGGATAACTGAAACCAATGATATCAGCGATGGTAGCTTTAATCCCAGCCATCCGATTATTTTATTACCCCCGTTCATTTTTGCAACCAACATAAATATAACTGCTGGTAATGCGCATACTGCTGCTAACATAGCTAATTTTTCCATTTACTTTTATTTTATATTACTCCTCAGTGTGGTGATCCTTGGGTAAGCTTAGATGTCTCACCGGTCTTTTTTCAACCAATTTCAGTATTTCATTAAGACTGTAAGGTTCCATACCGTTACCGTCTACTCCGATATCCATTGCCTGACCTTCATGTAATTTTAAATGAGGCGGTAAATGAACATGCCCATGTAGGTGTGGAACTTTCTTATTCATGCCATCCCAACTTGCTATAGGAAAGTGACAACATACAAATTGGTATTTTTTAGTTTCCTTTCCCTCTGGACGGCGGATGTCAATTACGTCATAGCTAGATACCTTTCTGAAGTATCCCTGAACGCCCTCCTTATTATTTCTAATGTGGTGATCGTGGTTACCAAGAAACAAGTAGATGTTTTTGCAGTTAATTCTATTTCGGAATTCTATGATAGATTCAAATCCACCAAAACTCCAATCACCAAGATGTACTAATACATCATTTTCACCAACCTTCTGATTAATCTCAGAAACTATCCGATCATTCATCTCCCCCAGCGAATTGAATTTTCGTGTACCTCTACCCTCCGGCCAATTTGATGTTGCACTACATATATTTGAGTGATTGTAATGTGTGTCGGAGGTAAAAAATATTTGCTGATTTTTTTCTAATATTATTTTCATTTTATTTAATTATTTTTAATCCATTTGGAATCTGTTTTAGTTTCCTCTCTGTTCCAGAATGGCTTTTGATACTTGGGTCTTAGTAATTTCCATACATGTTTTGAATGGTCTTTACCATCCCAGATGGAAAAACATATGGCTCTAATAGCCGGTTCAACGTTGCATTTAGCTAGGTGATCAGCAAACTCCTTTTTGGTTGGTTGCGGGTCTCTGTCGTTATATTTGCCATATCTAAAATAATCGTGTATCTTTCCTGCTCTTTCCTCTATGGCATATTTATGATATTGTAGATTGCTTATCGTTGATTTAACCCATTTGTCAAATTCATCAGGTACCCTTTCAAGCAGGATGTTTATATCCTTGCCTTCCTTTAAAGTCTCCCATATATCCACATTAGAGAAGTTGGTCAGCAATCTGTGTAATCTCACATATTCATTGAACTTTATTTTCATTCTAAAGTACGGTTGAAATAAGAGTACAAATCCTTCCTCGTTTTTAGTGTCCTTCTCTTTTAAAGATTTATAAAGATCTTCTCCGAAAGAAAAATGTTGTTCACATTTAACTATATCTTTCTTCTTGATTCCACTACCCTTGAAGATAGACAATGACGTGGTCCAGTGTTGTTCTACTCCATCTATCGAGGTGCTCAGAAAAACTATTTTATCCTTGCCCTTATAGTCAACGACTATTCTATTTTCGGGGTAAATTATTTCAACTATATAGGTTACATGAGTCATGAAAATCTGATCGAAGTTTTTGTATTTCTCCTTTAATATCTCCATTCCTCTCTTTGCTTGCTCGGAAGTAAAAGATCCTTTGGTAGCTAAATGCCATTCATTCTCATAGTAAAAAAGTAAGCCAAGTGATCCATCAACCTTCTCCTGCACATAAACATAGTCACCCTTCAATGGAACCTTATCCACGACTTCTTCGTAATTAAAGAATTTAGGAAAGGCAGAAGCAACAACGTAGCCTTTGTTATCTATTATTGTTCCCCTCATTGATAATGTTATATCATCCCAATTGTTATCATATTGGACTTCTCTGGAATAATTATAGACAGCTATAGGAAGTGTAGGATGTGCGTTTTTCTCGAGTAATCCTCTTTCCACGTAATCATTTAATATTTTTATGTCGTATCTCATTGATGTCTTATAGTATGAAAAGTGTTAATTTATTCCGTTCATTATTTAAAATTTTCTTTACAAAAATCGGTTATCGAATTCCATTTATCCTCGACCAGCATTTCCTGTTCATATTGAAGTCCGGGATCCGATCCGGGATCGTCATATTCTTCCCATAAATTTATCATCGAGCTCAGAGTATTTTTCTCATATTCCCAATCATCTATAAGATTTTTAAGATCCCTTATCATTCCTTCATGGTTCATATTGGAATAGATATTTATGGTTTATTTTTTAACTAGGATTAGATCATTTGAGAAGTATTCGCATACCATGCATTCTTCGCCATATGGGCTGAAGTGAAGCTGCCCATCCTTCATATAAACTCTATGTTCACCAGCCATCTGTACGTCAACCATATCGCCATCTTTTATTTCGTCATCGAATTTATCCCTACAAACGACATACTCGTTACCAGATGGTTTCTCTTTCAATTTCTCCTCTATATAGTGAGCTATATCAACGATTGAATTTGAATCAATCCAATTGTAACCTATCCCGTTAAAAGTAACAGAGAAATCTCCATCGCTCCAGTCGTATACAGCTTTATCAAATTTTTCTATTTGTATGGTTTCTTTATCTAATTCGGAAAGCATATTCTTTAGTACACTCGATGTATTCGCTCCCATCCTAGGTTTCGATTTTTTTCCAAAGTATACCGATCCCTTGTGATTGGCGCATCTTAAAATAAGTGAAAGATCCGAATAATCAGATACCTTCTGATAATTGTCCAGTATATAAATTTTAGCTGCTGATATGACATCAGAAAATTCTCTATTCAGTTGGAGATAAATTTCATTGAAATTCTTCTCCTTATATTTTTTGGATTTTCTTATTCCTTCCAGAACTGCATTCTCTGATTTTGATAGGTCTACTAACATGGATTTTTATTAATTTATGTAAAGATAAAAAAAAATCACGGATAATAAAAATATTCCGTGATTTTAATAATATAATTTATGTATTTTATTTAGAACCTCTTTAGAACATATAGTTTCTTACTAGCCCTTGTATATGCGGTATATTTGATTCTGTTTCTTTCGACGATATTAAAATTCATATTAATGTCATCATCCAGAACAAATGTCGTGTTATATGTACTCCCCTGCGATTTGTGTGCGGTGATCGAATAAGCATATGATACATCAGCATACCTTCTAAGAAATCCATAATATCTAATCCATGACTTATTTCTGCCCTTGGTCTGTATTGCTTTGATTTTCAATATGTTAGCGATCTTCTGAAATTCATACTCGCTATCTTCATGAAGTATCTCTATTCTATATTTAATTAAATCATCGTCATCGTCAATTAAACTAACCACAGTGTCATAATATTTCAATGTCACCTTCATCGTATCGTCATCAGGATTTTCACTAATGATTAGACTTAGTTCCTCACTGTCCACACTGAAACTCTCCACTGTAAATTCCTCATTAGTGTTAAGTATAACTGCATCATCCTGTATAACTGGATTGTTTGCTATCAGCTTCTCACCATTAAGTATCTTGGATGTTTCTGATTCCTCACCATATATTGCTTTCCTGATGATTCCATTCATCGTGGATACCGTTTTATTTCTCCATGCTATTATCTTAGCATATTCGGAGTCTTTAACGAACTCATCGGTTACAAAGTACTCCTTCAGCTTTTCTGAAAATCCCTTTCTAGTCTCAGGTAAATTAAGGTTAAGATATTCTATACCCTCGCCAATTTCATTTACCTTAGTTTCATTCCCAGTGTTGATCTTGTCATTGTAGATATCCTCTCTAATAAGAACTGAGGTGTCGATAATTGGATTATCTTCCTTCTGTCTCATTATTTGTTTAAGTTGGAGAGTCTTAATTCTATACGAATCAGCTAATTCGTCTCTGAAAGGTATGCAATCATGTCTTCCAACAGGTGGAATCTGAGCTGGATCACCCATGCAGATAATCTTAATTTTTTCTCGATATTTTAAGATCTCGTGAAATAGATCATCGTTAAGCATAGAAACCTCATCTATTATAAGAAGCTTGACCGAATTAATCTGTGGTTTAAAGTCTCCCTGATTCACAAACTCCTGCTGACCGTCTTTTGTTATTCTTTCGGTTAGTCCTAGTAATTTATGGATCGTTTGGAAGGTTACTCTCGAATTTCGAAGTCCACTGGTTTTTTTAATTACTCTTACCGATTTATTAGTTGGTCCGGTAACACCTATCTTATACCAATTATGTGTTGGGTGTATAACCTCTAGAGCGTATTTTATAAGTATGCTAATACAAAACGTTTTACCCGTGCCAGCCCATCCTTTAAGCACGTATACGCTATCATCTTCTCTGTCATATAGATAATCACGCAATTGTTCGAAAGCGGCTCTCTGGTCACCGTTTAATATGTCTATATCGACTACTGGTTTTTTCTTTGTCTTAGCCATTTCTCAATAATTAGATAAGAATGTTTTGTATGCACATTACCAAACAATCCTCTATAGTTTTAATACCGTCCCTGCAGTACTGCCCACCAAATCCACCCTGAACAGCATAAGATCCGGAATCATCTGTTACCGCTACGTAGAAGTCGCCGGATTCCTGTCTAGCTATATTTATATTATGATTTTGGTATCTACAATTGAGATCATTCTCCGTATGGTAGCTGATCATATTTTTTCTTATGATCCTTGGCTTACCGTCAACGATTACTTTTATCATTTTTATGTATTGTATTAGTTATGGAAAATAAAGAGCTGTTGGATTATCTTTATGAACATCCATGCTCGGGTGGAATCCTTTGAATTTTTGCAAATTGAAAGGTCTGGTTATAATATGAACACCGTTCTTGGTTGGTATTATATCCAATCTAGGTTCCTTTTTGGTTTCGTTCTGAAGATCTGTCAAAAGAGATATCATGGAATCCAATTTTTCTCCCAGTGATCCTCCTGATAATAGGGTTTCTCTGTCAAGTACATCGCCATCCCAATCTTTCCAATCGATATCAACTATCCAGCTTTTATCAGGGTCCGAATGGAATTCGCCCGTACAGGATGCATATGCGCTCTTTACTGCACGATGATTTTCAGATGTAATATGGTCTACCACTCTCTTTAAAGTCTGCATAGCGACCTTCTTAGCATCTCTAGAATTAAGTCTGAAGTATGCTCTAGCGTTCTCCGAATCACATTGATCTATAATCCTTGGTTTTAGCTTATCGAATTGATCCAGATCATAGATATAGTAATCAGCAATGTGCACCATGTCCTTACCAAGATCTGGATTATCCTTTCTTCTCTTCAGCACCTGAAGAAAATAGAAAGAGTCCTTATCCCGGAATTTTAAAAGATCCCTTATGATGTCGAAGTTGTTTACCACTATATTATTGTTTTTTCAGTTCCTCTATTAGTCCCTTTAGGAATTCATTCTCTCCTCTAAGAAGATCGTTTACGTGATCTGGTGCATTGAAGTTGTCAATACATTCCTCATTCGTTTCGATTCGGATTTCAATTTTTCTGATGATTGCTTCCATGTTTTTTTTATTTTTTGTAAATATATTAAATTAATTCGAATAACCTCTGATTAAGTGTGCATTTTTTTATCAACTAACCCGCATAGGAATTCGGAGATTAGATCTGCTTCAGGATTTCTCCATGCGTGATGTAGATAAACATCCGCATCCTTATGATAATGATAGTCATTTCTATCCAAATGTTCCTGAGCAGCCTTAGCAGTTAGAAACGAGTTAGTGTAAACTGGTTCCATTGAATATGAACATTCTTTTAGATCCTCGCAGTTATCCTCAATCCAATCCCTAAGATCGTATGCATCATCCCAAAGCTCATCGAGATTGTCTGGCTCATCTACACCATTATTGTCAAGATAATCTTTTAAATCATCAAGTGTTTCTACCACTGTATAATCACCATTGCTATCAACCCAGCATGGGATGTTGCCATTTAGATCCCAGTCATAATTTCTTTTCCAATCCCTAATCTGAAACAAGTGTGGCATTCTGGTACACCTTGGATCTTGGGTGGTCATCTCGGTTGCAAGTTCAATTAACTTTGCGTACATCTCCTCGCTAACCTCTATTGTTTTAGTTTTCGCCATTTTTATTAAATTTACTTAATTTTACTAATATAAAGAAGGGAATTATAATATAATAGAATTCCAATTGGTCATAGCTAATATTTGCGAAATGTGAAAGAGCAAACCCTAAATAAGCGGGTGCAAGTAAATCTAAAATTCTCTTCATATTTTTTTATTTCTATTTATAACCTTTATATCTTTTTGGATTCTTGTATGGCATGAACTTACCCATCATTACAAAAAAGTCCTGATATTCTTCTATTTTTTCGTTTCTTTTTTTGACTTCCAGTATAATATGATCTATTGCATAGATTAGCAATTCCTCTCTTTCCTCAGGAGTTATATTTCTAAGAGATCTTGGCAGCTCCTTATTATTCTTTATTGCTTCGTATAGCTTATTAGCCCTGGTAATTTTTGAATTTGATAATGCCATTATGCTAATCTAAAGTTCTTTAAAAATTCTCTTAAGAATACAATTCTACGAGCCTCCTGTTCCGATTCATCAAATTTCATAATCCAATTCCAATATTCAGTGGCTTCTGGAGTTCCGTCAACATAAAATGTTCCATTATAATCTGGCCAAATCTTTTTGTTAAAGACCCTGTCATCAACTAAGAAAACTACTGCAGTTAACTGGTCACCCAAATCTGGCTCAAAGAAACTACGAAATTGAACGCCCTCATCTGACAATAATTGTCTGTGGTTATTTAAGGAACCAATATGGTTATCGTTCTCATCATATCGAGTGTTTGTTGTTCCTCCGTCTAAAATGATAAAAGTTTTGTCTTCGTTTGCCCATTTCTGGTATTCTGGGGTAGTTCCAAATTCCAAGCCATACTCAACAACGGCATGTCCAAATTGGATACCTTGCTGAATTGGCGAGATGTTATATGGTACTAATCCATACATTCTGTAAGTTCTATTTTCCATTCATTTCTATTTTGTCTTAGTAATTCTTTTATTGATGCATTTGTAAGATTGCCTTTACCAACAGTATTTTACATATTCAATTTCAAATTTATCCCACACTCTATAAACTGCTTCAACAAATGGAATCGACCACTCATCGCCTTCTTCGGTTACCCAATGAATTTTAATGTCCATTCGTTCATCACAATCATTCCGAACTATTGTGTCGTTTGTAACATCTGACTGAAAATATTCCAACCAAATATGCCATAGGTCTTTATATTCACCACCAACTAATTTATGGTAATCTCTGAAGTATTGTTCTTCAATACACATCTCTTTACAGATTTCTCTTTGGATATCATCCCAATCATAAAATTCTACAGTATGCTTTTCCACCTTAGTCTGATTTAATTAGTTCTTGTTTGATATCAAATTTTAATTGCTTTGCTCTTTCTAAACTAATAAAACAATCCTCGGATGGTATGTAGCAAGTTGATGATTCAAAATAATTCCAAATATGCATCTCCCAACACGCATTACTTTTATCTTTAAACTCATCTCTACATTTTTTAAAATCCTGTGGTGATTTTAGTTGAATTGCTTTCATCTTATTCTGATTTACTTAGTTCATTAAGTTTATTTAATTGTTCCTCGGTAAATCTAAAACCAAGAGCATTTTCAATATTATCAATTGAGGTAGTCCACGTTTTAATAATTTTACCTCCTCCCCATGGTTTATTCCCACATACCCTTGTGTCATTCATGTAGATAGAATTTCCTTCTACACCATTGACTAGGTCTATTTTAATTCTTGCTGTATTTTCCATCTTATTTTATTTTAGCAACCCTATAAGGTGATAGAATTGTCATCTTTGATCCATCCGAATTATAATACCAGATTGAATCGTTATTATATCCATGTATCGTATCAGTATAAGCAATAACGTCAACAAGCTCCTCCGTTAGATTAGACTCCTGCCAATCTATGTGCTTTTCTATACGCATTACTCTCTTCCCGTAGATTTTGTATTTGTAATCTTTACTATTACATGAAATCACAGAAATCATAATAGCTACTGCATATAAACCTTTCATTTTCATAAAATTAATTTTTAATTAATATCCCAACATATATCGGTCATAAACTCATCGGTCTCCCCGATATCACAAATCAACAATTCCTTGTGCTTATTAGAAAAATCTAGACCCTCCTCTGGATTATCCCTTCCCCATAAAGTTTCTTGGTCATAATGATTAAGCTTAGCTAATCTAACCAATTCTTTATAATCCTTGTCCCGGAGATGACCTTTCAGAGGCATTATTCTACCAACGCAGCTACTCCAATTTAGCTTTCTGCCATTGTAAGTGATCCAATAATAATCCATATCATCGGATCCAACAGCAACAAGTCTTTCTATATTGTGGCTACACGTAATGACAAATTGTCCCTTAAGTGAATCAAACTCAGCTAATATTAGTTTTCTATTGCTATCCATGTTCTATTTAGTTTCGACTTTACCATATGTTTCAATCCAAACCTTTGCACCACAGGATAGAGGTTTGTCTGGTGCATAAACTATCTTTGCAGCAGGTAATCCATCCTGTCCATAGATAACTGCCTCATTGGTATAATCGTTGGACTTATATGTCTTACAGGTTAGAACTGGTCTATTCTCACCCTTTGAGTTGGCCTTTATGTTGTGCTGATTTACGTGTATGATTGTTTTCATTATCTATTTTTCTTGATATACCTTACATTTTTTTATCCATGTCGGATCAAAATTATGTGGCCAGTTTGCCCAACCCATGTCCCAACCATGAGAATCCACGTCGACAGTCTTTTTTGGTATTTCGCTCACCGTGGATGGGTAGTTGCATTTTGAATGTGCATCACCAATTAGCTTTTCCCTGTGGACGCAAGCATAACAATTATGTTTTTTCATATTGCTGTTTTTATAAAGATTCTAGAATAAGAAACCCCGCATCATTAACGAGTGGTTGTTCTTTTTTGTTATTTGAAAATATTTGACCGTCACCACGATTATCTAGATCCGAGACAACTTCCGATTGGAATTGTACATAGATCCCATTCTTTCTTATTATCGAGTTCCTTAACAAGATAAACTCAGTATCTAAAAGCTCTTCTGAAACTTTATTAACACCCAGATAATGTCCCTGTGCAAGTGCACGACCAAGATCATCTGATGTGAATAGTTTGGTGTCGTCTGCGAGAGATTCAGATAGCGATCTATTGTCGCTGAATAGATCTTCGCAATTATTTGGATCTAATTTTAAAACTTCTTCCAGCGTAAAGTAAATTGACTCGCTGGTACATGCTAAAATCCGGGATTTGCTAACGGGTCTTGATTCGTAAAGAACGTAATCCTTACCCTCAGAGACTAAAATTCCATCCATCATAATTTATTCTTTTTTATAAAGATAATAAATTAATTCGGATTAAAAAAATAAATTTGTGTAATTTTTAGAATCTCCCCAATACGGATCAACTGGATGTATTCTATCCTTGCTGTATATTGAGAAATGCGAGGTAAAGTGGTAACCATGATTAACATGGACTGATGGATTTTCTGATCTCCACTCTAGTATCTGACACTGAGGTTCAACCAATCCGCTATTTGTTAATATTGCATTTGGTAATATTGATTCAAAGTGTGATATTGCTTCTTCGAATCTCATCGTAATTTGAGATAGCGGCTTGTCGTCCTGATTTCTTTCCTGCCACCCATCTTTACATAAGCCCATGTAATTCATATTACATAACATTTGGCCTTTTTCGAAATCTGGGTAATCAAAACATCCCTCTGAATATAAACAATCATGCTCAAGGAAGCTAACATAATCATATTCACCTGCTGATCTTGCAGTATATAAGGTTTGTAATATTTGAATCGTCTGTGTTAAATGTGAAGAAACCTTATACCAACTTGGCGATTCGGGAAACGGATTATCTTCGATTCTCTCCCATAGACAGGTAAAGACGTCAGCAACCCCAGCGGATGCTATTTTTATTCTCTCCAATGATTTTTTTATTGTTGGATAAGTCTGCTGATCCTTGTTATTTGAATAAAATATACCTAATTTTCTATTTACCGATTTGGGTATAGAACAAGCTGTTCCCTCGTTCCATGACTGACTGTGCAATTGGTCGCCATCAGACCATTCTATATCCAATGTTTTCAGAACTCCTGGTTTAGGATCACCGCAGATATCATTATTTGCTCTTATAACAAGTTTCCCATTATTAACTCTGGATTTTATTATTTCTGTTATATCCAGATCCCCGTATGTTGCTTTTAGTATTATCATCAATATTTTTAGATGTATATTAAAAAAAATTCCGGACTGGCCGGAATTTTTTTAAAAATCTTCAAACGATATAAGATTTTGTAATTTGTTGCTATCCTCGCTAAGCTTCTGATTGGGTTGCATTGCTGGTGAATTCTGTATGAATTTAGCAATACCTAATGTTTTCGAAGCTGCTCTTTCGTGATATGCTTTATGCGGAAATGCTCCGCAGTGGGAGCATTCCTTTTCTGGATCTGCTATGGCCTTTCCGCAACCAGAGCAAACATCCTCTCTTTTTCTTTCTAATATATCCATATTCTACTATATTATACGTATCTAAGTGCTCTAGAAACATTAATAAGTCTCTTAGTAAGATCATCCATGTCCTCATATCTAGTAGTAAGTTCAACTAGATCTTGTAATTCGTCGTTTTCTGCTATTGCACCCTTAAGATCCATTGATCCTTTTTTAAGAAGGAATTTAAGAAGAAGTGCCAAAGCATTATCATGGATTTGTGTATTCTCTTCCCCTGGATCAATAAAGACACTTGCCTCAAGGGTCTCAGAAGCTTCCGTGAAATATTCACAAAGTAAAGAATTTAATTCCTCTGTAATAGCGATTTTTTCTGCTCCTTTAGTTCTTACAGCGTAACTAGGAATTAATAATTTTTCCTTCTCATATTTATTAGTCTTAGCTCTTTTGAATGTTCTTTTAAAGATTGCAATAAATACGGATCCAAAAATTTCATTATCCTGTATGTTACATTTTACTGAATTGTCACCAGTTCTAAAATTAATACCATTCAGTGGCATTCTATTAGAGTTGTTTACTCTCCATACCTCGTAGGATCCGGTAAAAAGATTTCCAGCAAGTTCATTCTTTCTAACCCCGATTATTTTAGCGAGCGTCTCTCCGTATATCTCACCCACTCTCTGTGTTGCTCTCGAGTAAAATCTATATTTTGGAGAAATTTGATCAACTTTGTTTATAACGGTTCTGTCCGATCTGCTACCCTTACCTACTAGTCCAAGATCACTAAGATTTTGAATTGTTGGTAGTGCTTCAATTGCGGTTACATCAAGATCCGATAATTCGTGACCTCCAATTGTCTCCTTCATTCTACCCATTATCTCCTGCATACTAAGCTCAGATCCTACCGGAACCAGCTCATTGAAATTTAGGTTGGGTATATCCTTCTTAGGTATAATAGCTGCAGGTATATTGTTTCTAATGATTCTTAGTAAAAGAGCTCTTAGACATTTTTCTGGAGTGTCAAATTTAGAAAGATTATATCTTTCAACCCCTGCCTTACTTGATAGGTATTCATAACAGAATTCGCCGTCTTCATTTTCCCATATTTCTACGTCTGCCATTGGTCCGCCAGTTCTAGTAAGAACTAATGCTCTTCTTCCTCTAGCAAAAACATCAACACCTATAGCTTTTAGATCCTTACCTTCTTTGGTGTTATTAAATGCATCGTACATGGATTGTGTATATTCATTAAGATTATACCATTCTCTCCTTGCCTCGTCTATTACACCTTCTTGGTTTAAAAAATTATCTTCCATTTTGTTTTTATATTGTTATGATTACATTCTTTTTCTAACGTTCTCAATAACGTCTTTCTTGTTTGATATGATACCTTCCATAGCATCTCTATCTTTTGGTTTAAGATTAATAGATCCAGTTTTACTTAATTCTAATAATATACCCATATCTTCTATACCTCTTTTAACCGCAGCCTCAATTTCTTCCATATCAGCTTTAGTATAATCTTCTCCGATGATGGTATCAAAAACTTTCCAAGTAGCATCGGTATAGATACCATTTCCTTTGAAGATTTTCATAAATTGAGATTTAGATAAACCTTTATCGGTAAAGATAATTTCTGATACGATTCCTGCGATATTTTCCCAGTCTTCCTGTGGCATTGAACCTGCTAAGAAACCTTTACTCATAGTTATTAAAGATTCTATGATCTTCTTAGGTTCCAAATTAGATCCGTCCTTATAATAATGTTCAAGAGCTAGCTTGATATCAACCTCTCTACTAAAAGCTTTTTCAACAGAATCAACTAATTCTGCAGGATACCCAAGTCCTTTTAATGCAGACTGATATGTTTTAAATGTATTACCGTTAGCGTCTCTAAGTCTGCTATTTGGTCTGGTTGCATCAGTATGAACTGTTCCATCAGCATTTATAGTGATCCCTATTAAACTTAATGGATCAGTTACTGGTGCATTTGAATTAATTATATTAAACTGCACTCTACCACCTCCATAACTCCAGAATGTTGAATCTGTTCTGATACACCAGTTTGTATCTGCACATACCGCTCTTTGTGCTTCCGGTGTTCTTGCTGACATTACAATGTAACCGTTTTTAGCATATAATATACCTACTTGTGGTCCCAATGATTTTAATTTACCTAGAAGTTTATCCTCCGACTGTCCCCAGCTTTCAGTAAATTCTAATGCATCTTTAATAAGATCTTTAAAAGCTTTTTTCTCATCCGAATATTCAGGATATGTTCTTGTATCATCATACTTTTTCATGTTCTTAGAGAAAGACTTCCAAGCATTAGCTACTCCGTCCTCACTCTTAGCATCAGGAAGAGATTTTAATTTATTTGATATGGCTGTTAATTCCTCAATCTGATTATCTGTTGCTGATGAAAATGCTTTTTTCATTCTTGGAGTTAATTCATTATAGAAATCTTTAACTTTTCTTTTTCTTTCAAAATTTCTAAGTTCATCACCAAGCAATTCATAACCAGGTCTGATATCTTCATCATCCTTTTTAACAACATATTTAGCATAGTCCTCTACAGACATTGGTAATTCGTTAATTTGACCCTTATATTTCTGAAGATTGTCCAGAATCTCCTTTAATTCGTCCATCTGAGCTTTCTGATCCATTCTAAATTTAAGAAATGCTAACGTATATCCGGGTGATTTCTGAAGCATGTCCCTAATCTCGGTAAAAACTCTGGCAGAAAGTACTGCCTTTTTCTCTTCTGCATCGATTTCCGATGGCTTAATTCCTTTTTTATCTGCATATTGCTTGATTAAATAATCCTTAGCAGCTTGTACATTCTCTATTAAGGGTTCTGCAACATCGAAAAAAGTTGGGAAACTTCTATTTGTCATAATATCTATAATTTATCTTTTGATATATATTCAAATCAAAAACATAAAAAAATGAGACTATACACAAAGATCGACGAGTTTTTAGCTGCTCAACCAGCTACTAAGCCTGGACAACCAGCTACTAAACCTGGTACTGCTCCCGGAACTAGACCAACTCCGTCAAGACCTAGTCCTATAAGAAGGGATAAACCATCAACAGAACCTGCACCTAAAGCAAAATTAAAGGATGTTATGGAAAGATTCAATGCGGAACTTAGAAAATCTAAAGCTCCGATAAAATTTAATCTGTCAAAATTAAAAACTAAATACAATGATTAAATCATTTAAAGAAAAATTAGAAGAAGCCTCGTTACAAGGAAACCCAGGCATACCTGGTGAAGGTGGTAAACCTGGATCTTATCTTTCCGATGTTGAAGCAAGAGCAGCCGAAAGAAATGCTGAATTGCAAAGAAGACACGGTAGAGAAATACCTCAGTTCATGGGATTAGTATCTAGAGCTAAACAGATTCAGAGAGGACATGAAGCAGAATTAGAGGCACTTGCTGAAAGAGCTATCAGAACAATGTATGGTGATATCCTGGAAGAGGTCGAATTAAAGATCAAGTTTCCTAAAAATGACGAAATCAAGAAGTCAATGGAAAACGTTCCTTCCGAACCACCTGAAATGCCACAGCTTAAAGAACTTAAAGATGCTGGAATAATTTCAGAAATACACAAAAGAAAGATTGCTAATAACATCACACAGGGTGAGGCCAAAAATACCAAATTAATGCTAAATCTACCGGAGGTTTCTCAGGGATTGATTCAGATACTTGGTGCTGAGGTTGGTAACGAATACAAGGAGCTACTTAATAAAATAACAGAAATCGCTGGATTCTTTGACTGGGCTATTCCGATGGATGTTCAGAAAGAGATGTGGGAAAGAGACAAATCTGGATTTGCTGGTTCTGTTAAGGTACAATGGGAAACTCCAGAAGATTCTAAAGGTAACGAAGACCTCGCTCAGGATATTTTAGACCAATTAATGAATGATGATGAAATTCCTGCTGAAGAAACTGAAGAATTATTCGATCAAACTAAGCCAACTATCTATGCATTGGGTACTGACTTTGCTATGCTTCTTCATGAAACAGTTAAAGGTATCTATGAATTGATAGCAGCTAATGCTATTCCTGATGATGAGGAAGAATCTGAAATAATCATAACCAACACCGATTCACTTGCAGATGAGATCGAAGATCTTAGATATGGTCCAGAAATTGCAGCTGATCTTAGAGATTTTATCAACGGATTCCCAGAGGTTGATAAAATAACGAATCTAAGAGAACATGTTTTTGGAAAAATGATGCTCATGGAAGCATCTGAATTTCTTGATCTAGTTCTTAGAATATTATCTGGTGAGACGTCAGCTAAAAAAGATATGCAGGATATAATTGATGAAGTAGCTAAAGAAATTAGTGACTATGAATTAGATGCAGCTGGTATAGACAGAAACGATGATGACGAGGACGAAGAGGATTATAAAGAAGCACCAGCAAGAGCTGCTGAACCTGAAGAGGACGAGGATGTAGATTATTCACAGCTTGCTAAGAGAGACATCGAAAAGCTTATAGATAAGGCATTGGATGATAGGGACTTTGAGAAAGTTAAGGAACTTTCTAAATATATCAACGAGTCTAAGCAAAAAGAATTATTCGAAAGAGTACATAAGGAAGAAGGATATCCAGGATAATAGGGAACAATATTAAATTTCTGGAGTAGATATATAATAAATAATAAAAATAAAAACAATAATATAATGGAAAATAAACCAGTATTCGAGAGCTTTAGCGAGTTCTTAAAATTTGCTATTAATGAAGGATTAAAAGTAAGCGATTTCACTGAACTTAAAACAGCATTAGCTGCTGAAGGTCTGGATGCTAAAGGAAGAAAGGCATTAGGTGCTATCGAGGAAGTAATTAATCAGGGTAATTATTCACAAGCAATACCTTTGGGTCGTATTAGTAGCTGTCTATCAGATATGACAAGAACCGATGCAACTGAGATTTCTAGCATCGATTTCGATCTACAAGAATTTGAATATAAGAATCTTTTGGGTGGTTCAGTTCTTGATGGATCGGGTAAAAGAATAGGGTTTGCCCAATATTTAGCCAAATTAAACCTAAAAAATATTGGTGGATTTAAGGATCCATATTACGATAGCGGTAAAAAGAAATTCACATCAGGTGAGAAAAATGATGGTGATTTCCTTTCGGGATCAGGTCCAGTTAATCAATACCTTATTGTAGATAATCAAGCTAAACTTGACGCTAAAGTGTGGAGATATGATAGTCCAGTTAAGAATCAATTATTAAAGACACCATCTGGATTCGTTAGCGAGCCACAGCCTGCCGATAGAAAAGGTTCATCAGATGTATCTGTACAATACTATTTCTATTACCCTGTTAAGATCGTTCCACAAGGTGGTGTTGAATATGAATCTAGGGAGATTATACAGTTCGTAAGACAAAAAACAACAACTGCAGAAACATTAAAACCTATCGTTATTCAGGATGATAACACTCTTTTTGATGTTAATAAATCAGTTCTTAAAGAAGAAGGTAAAGCTGCAATATTAGCAGCACTAGGTAACGTTGCTTCAGCTAATAGTATTACTGTTACTGGTGGTGCATCACAAGAAGGTGATAAAGCTAGAAACGAAGCACTTTGTAAAGAAAGAGCTCAAGCGGTTGCTGATTATATTAAATCAACTACCTCTTTCAAGGCTGCTGATGTTAAGGTTTCTGATAAATTAGACATTCAACCAAAAGCAAGTACTGAAGACAGAAAGACCTGGAGAAGAGTTACACTTAATGTTGAGGGTGAATATTTAGCACCAGTTGATAAAACAACTCCTGAATTAGTTTATATGGCATCTGAAGATTCAAACAAGGCTGATAAAATCATTATAGCTCAGGCAGTAATTCAATTAAATTCTAGCGTTATAGCTTAATCGTAACATAAAAAACAAAAAAACCCTAGATAATATTTTATCTAGGGTTTTTTGTTTTTATATGGATTCTAATTTGTAGTTTCCATTGACTTATTAAATTCTGCATTCATTCTTTCGTCCGTGTCTACTGGATCTAAATATCCCATTGCAAAAACTAAGTAGTAAGAGCCTTTTATTGTTACAATTGTGAAGTAATATGAATCATAACCCGCTTCAATATTTGCTGGATCATTTAATATCTTAGAGATTCGTGAAGCATATGTTTTTTCAACCAATTCAATACCATATTTTTCCGGATTAATATTCCCATTACCTTCACTATCTGCGGTGTAGCTAAATATATTGTGACTAGGTGCTTTAGATCTACTATATGGCGTATCTGCTTCCCCGAATTTTTTTACTTTCACGTGGGTATAGCATCCTTCCTTAAATCTATCTAGCTTTGTAAGATTTTTACCTGATGCACTAACTGTGCTATCTACGAATTTAATTAATTCTTTTTCAAATGCTGTTTCTTTAGATTGAGCATTTACCTGTGCAGTTGTTACCGATGCGATAATTAAAACTGCGATTGCGATTAACTTTTTCATATCTCTTAATTGTTTTTGTTTTTAAATACATTACAAATATAAGACCACAACTCGGGATAAAAAAATTTTATTGATTTTTTATTGATTTTTTTTATCCCTACCGGATTAAATACATTTTAATGCATCTACATCAGTAAAAATAAAAGACGTCACTAAAAGCTTTTATTTTAGCTTATACTAATACTGTGTTCGTAGTAATTCTACAACATCCCATGCATCTTCCAAAGCATTATGAGTAACTGCTCCATCTATCTTAGCTCTCTGCTTACATTGATTTAATGAAGGCAATGAATCATCCTCGATCCAATTGGTAAATAATATCGATGGATCAATAATTCTTTGCTTAATTCTGAATATTTGTTTCCATCTCGGAAGTTTCTCGATAAACAATTTATCAAATGTACCAAAGTTTTTACCTGCTACATTTAGAGAGACAGGATTCATGTTAGATTTTAATACCGGATATGACTTGCCGTTAATGATTCTAAAATGCTCACCAGTTTGCGCATGGCTCCATCCGCTGGTATCTTCCTTTTTAACCATTCCATTATCATACAGGAATCTAAATAGGGCATCAGCAACATCGCTTTCATTTAAAAATTGCATACCGGTCATATGAACCAAATCATTCTTTTCATCCAGTGATTCTGCCTCCTGATAATGAACTATAGCCTCGATGAGATCCTTATTCATATTGATAGCAAATGGGGATCCAGTGATTTCTTCCCTTTTAATTGCAACGTGGAATTTTGGGATGTCCTCAAATGGAAGCTTGTTGTTTGTATCCTCTACAATAACTCCGATTGATAGGATTTCATTTTTTTCCGGATTAAGTCCGGTGGTCTCGATGTCTATTGATAAGTATTTCATATTATTTATATTCGATATATTATCTTTGTTCCTTTAGTTTTTTAAAAATTGAAATCTGTCGGGGTGTCATTTTATATACTGGGACGAATTCCCACATACATTCGGCACAATTAGTAACGTGCATTCCTTCCACTTTAACAGAGAATATATTATGACCAGTAATCTCAACCTGTGCAACAACATCCTCCGGATCCTCATAATCACCACCGGTCATGTTGTTATTGGAGGCTTTAACTGTCTCCGTAACCCACTCTGCATATTTCACTCTCAGTGAATCAGGAATTTCAGATTCCTCACCATATTGATACATCGGATATTCAACATTATTACAACTGGAAATAGCAATAACCAGGATCAATAAAGGCATTATTTTTTTCATACGTCTTTTTATTTTCATGCAAATGTAATTTATGATTACGGAACAAAAAAATGTACGTATTTTTTTTGGTTATGGGAATATATAAAATAAAAAACCAAAACTAATATGTTATTAAAGAATGGGTCTAAAGGAGAAGACGTAAAAAAACTCCAAGCTAAATTAGGATTAGCTGCTGATGGAGCTTTCGGTCCGGGTACTGAAGCTAAGGTTAAAGCATGGCAAGCAGCTAATGGATTAACTGCTGATGGCGTTGTTGGTGATGGAACATGGACTAAATTATTTGGTGCTGCTCCAGTTGCTGCTGCTCCAGTTGCTATACCTGCTTCTGATTTTAAATTGGCAGCTCTTAAAGGTCATATTCCTGATGCAGTTATTGCACAAATTCCTGCTACTGCTTCAAAATTTGGGATTAGTAATGTACTAAGACTTGCTCACTTTTTAGCTCAGTGTGGTCATGAATCTGGCGGATTTAAAGCAGTTAGTGAAAACCTTAACTACTCTGCGGATGGTCTTAAAAAGATTTTTCCAAAATATTTCCCAGGTACACTTAATGAATCTTATGCAAGACAACCTGAAAAGATTGCTGCAAGAGTTTATGGTGGAAGAATGGGTAACGGTGACGAAGCTTCTAAAGAAGGTTTTAAATTTAGAGGTAGAGGTTATATCCAATTAACAGGTAAAGCTAATTACACTTCATTCGATAAATTCGTTGATGATGATATCTTAGCAAATCCAGATTTAGTTTCAACTAAATATCCATTGGCTTCTGCAGCTTGGTTCTTCAACAACAATAAACTTTGGTCTATTTGTGATCAAGGAGCTACTGATGCTGTTGTTACCTCAGTTACTAAAAGAGTTAATGGAGGTACAATTGGCTTAGCTGATAGAATTAAGCACTTCAAAGAGTATTATTCTCTTTTAAAATAATTTGAATAACAAATAACACCAAAAGGCTCGGTTATCCCCGGGCCTTTTTACTTATTATAATATATAATTTTCAAATATCTAAAATATTAAGAATATGGAAGCAAAAGAAACAAATGGCAATTCGAATATATCAGGATTCGCCGACGTATTTCTATCTAAACTAAAAGAACAATCATTTACCATAGTACTCATGATAGGTGTTATTTGGTATCAAGGTAGAATGATGGAAGAGCGAGTAGCATATTGGCAGAAATTATATGAAGAGCAGAAAGCCTATATTGAACAGACTAACAAGGAGGATAAATCCATTATGCTAGACAGGATTAAATATCTGGAGGACCAGAGGGACAAGTATGCTGAGGATGCAATAAACGAATTAAAATAAAAATAAAAAATAAATTATGTCAACAGAAACAAACACAAATTTTGAAAACAATCAATCGGCTGAAACCCACTCAGATGGAACTTCAGGCGGTGCATCGATTGATACTACAACAACTGCATCTGCAGGAGTATCAACAGGAGATGAAAATGCCTCAATCGGTATTGAAGCATCTGTTAAAACCGGAACTGAAGCATCTGTTGAGGGTGGTTTAGATGGTAATAACGTTTATGTGGAAGCAAGTTATTCAGATACGACTGAAGCTCATATTACAGTAGATGGTCAAGCTAATGCTGAAGGATTTGGTGCTAGTGGTACAGTAGATGCTTATGTTAAAACAGGAAACGAAGCTGAACTTGAAGTAAGAGCAGGTGATGAAGGTGTAGTAGCAAATGGAAGCGTATCAGCGGGATCAGCGGCTGGTGTAGATGGAGAAGGAACATTAGATTTAAGAGAAGGTTCAGTTACAGCCGGTGCAGGAGTATCAGTTGGTGAACAAGTTGGAATCGGTGGAGGTGGCGAAGCTACTTATGTTGATGGAGTTGCAACAATCGGAGTTAGCGGTGAAGTAGCAGTACTACTTGGTGTTGATGTTGACCTAAGCGTTAGTATTGATACAAATCAAATAGCAGAAGATGCCGCTGCAGCACAAAAATTAGCTGAAGAACAAGCTGCAGAAGCAAAAAGATTAGCTGATGAGGCTGATAGGGTATTAGCAGAACAAGCTGCAGAAGCTCAAAGAGAAACTGAAAGATTAGCTAGAGAAGCTCAGGAAGAATTTGACAGACAAGCTAGAGCTGCTCAGGAAGAAGCTGATGCTGCAGCCAGAGAAACCGAGAGATTAGCAAGAGAAGCTGATAATGCATTTAAAGACGCAGGAAACCAAATAGATAAAGGATTCAAGAAAGCTTTTAAATGGTAATCTATGTCAGAAGTAATTACTCTTACAAAAACTGAATATCTTATAGGCCATTTACAAGAGGATCTAAATCCCCTCGTAGAAATGATATTATCAAACCATAAAGAGGGGAGAAACATGTCAAAGGATATTACTAATATAAGGTATGAGGATATCAGAATAAATTTTACACCACAGGTACAGGGGATAGTACAAGTCCTCTGTAACGAGTGGTTTTCTTCGTTTGGAGAGGAAATAGAACTTTGTTGGCAAAATCAGGAGGGTCAGGATCCAAATTCCGCATTCTGGGCTGTTATCCACAATCACAATGAATCTACAAATCTGCATTCCCACGAGACACAGGATAACTATGAGGGAGGAGCTCACGTAAGTGCTGCTATTTGGATTCAGGTTCCCAAAGACAGTGGAAATCTAGTATTTCAATATCAGATTAACCCATACAGAACATGTCATAAAGAGATTGTAGCTGAAGCCGGTAAATTTGCGATGTTTGATAGCACCCTGCCGCATTACGTCACAAAGAATTTCAGCAATGAACAACGTATTGTAATCAGTATGAATTTTAGGAGAAAGAGTTAAAAAACTTTATATCAAAAAAATATATAGATAAAATTCAAAAAATATTAACCCGTAATGGCAAAGGCAAAAACACAATCAGCAGTTTCGTTTGTTAAAAAAACAAACACATCTTGTGACAGACACTCTAAGAGCGGTACTTCCAAAAATAAGAGCTCCAAGAATTATAAGAAAGCTTATAAAGGTCAGGGAAGGTAATTAAATGCCGGATACAAAAAAGGACACTAATATTAGTGTCCTTTTTATTTGATATTTGAAAATATTAAGCTTCCGCTAAAATCTCTTTGATTTTTGTATCCATAGCAGATTTAGTTTGCATTCCCGATACTCGATGTACCTCAACACCATCTTTAAGGTAAACCAAGGTTGGTATATTTCTAACGGAGTATTTCTGAGCAACTTCCTGATGTTCATCAACATTAAGCTTAGTAATAACTACACCACTATCATTTCCTTCCGGATATTCACTTTTTAAGCTCTCGAAAGCTGGAGCCATTGCTTTACATGGTCCACACCATTCAGCATAAAAATCAATTACTTCTAATTTCATATTTATTAATTTAGTTTAGCGAGTCTTTTTGCATCCTCTATATCTTTTACTCCGAATTTCTGAGCTTGTTTCAAATAAACATCATCCAAAAAATCATCCGGATTCTTAGTAACGATGCTATTCCAATCATTATATTGGGTTGTATATTTCCATATATTTTCAGTGGTAGATAATTCTGGATTTAATTTAGTTTTATATAGATATCCCCCAACAGATCCTCCAGTTCTATCAGATCCATGTGCACAATGTATTAGTGTGTTTCCCTTGGATAATAATTCATTTATCTTATCCTGATCTTCCGTTGGCGAGAGCTTATAGAAATCGCATCCTATTTCTTTGCATAATTCCATCTCTTTTTCTATTGAAACTGATCTCTGAAGAGGTAGATGTTTACCATCCTTCCCATCATCATTTAACCTAATTACGTTTTTAACGTTATATTTAGTATAAACGTTCCTCATGATATCAAGAGGAAACTGAGCACTCCTGTAATTAGTTTTTTTACCGTCCGGGATTATATGGAAATTATATTTTTCTGCAATTCTAGGATCTATCTTTTCTGGATCAGCACCGAGACCTAGTGGTAGAAATGTTTCGTCAGTTTCAATATCCTTGTTAACCTCTCCTGATTTAATTCTATTTTCTCTCTTTGGTGCAACGTTTGATCTAAGCGTTGGATTTTCTGAATCTAGAATATTTATGGATACCTGAAATCCTGGTTTGAAATCCTTACCTGTAATTTCATACCATCTTGACTGGTCGTCTCTCTTAGCTAACCAATGATCATTAACAACCTTATATTTATATGGATCACCCTTTCTTACAATTATCTCTGAATCTGTCAGTGTCGGGGTTTCCAAAATTGAATTATTTACACTCTCCTGTATAGCAAGGTCTAAATTCTTACCGATCTCCTTAATTGCTTGAGTTTCACTATGTGCCTTTGCAGATGTTGGTGAATATCCAACTGGCGGTTCTATTACCGTTGCTCCCTCTTTAGAGAAAAGCTCATAATAAGCTTTCACTTTGGCAGCAGTAACATTCTTGTTATTCCCCCATCCCCAAGATCCCTGTACCACAAAGAATTTGGCTTCTGGGAATGCCCTTCTTAGCTCTATAAATAGACCTCTCACGTCATCCCTGATACTAAATCCGCTATTAGTACCAATTTTTATTACTACATTCTTGATGGATTGTGTTGTTGGAAATTTAGCAACAGCTTTTTTAAGCCATTCTGTATTAACACCGGATTTCCATAAGTTAGCTTCAGATCCAACCGGACCTAAAATATCCACATCAATAGAATTCTTAGCAATTAGCGGGGTTAGAGAATCTCCAATTATAATATTTTGTAAATTAGAAGATTGCGATTCGTACAGTTTTGAAAACTGATTAAAATTATATACTTTTTCCATGCAGTATATATCAGTTTATTTAATTACAGTTCGCTCAAAAGCATCATTTCTTTATCCCAGGCACCCAAAATTTGCCAATAAAATCCAAATGGACTCTGTACTAATAAAATAGGATCCCTTTTTTCATATGCTTTTCTAAATTTATCAGGTTCAGCAATAACATAGAATACTGGCTTCTTTTTACAAAGCTTCATCATATTATCAGTGTAGCTTTTCATGGTCTGTATAGCATCATCTGGAAATTCTGGGACAAATAGATCCGAAGTGTTCATGACTACATCATACTTTTCTAGTAAGACATCAATCTTCTCGTCAGTAGTGTTTTGAAAACCGTTGAAAAAAGCGTGGAATTTGTCATACTTCTTACGGTTTTCTAGTCTTTCGATTAGAGCTTCTACTTCTCTGCGTGAATACTTTTGAGTGATCAAATCTCTCTTGTATTTAAGAACTTCGATTTTGTCATCTAGATTAGCCATAGTCCAAGGAGTTGGTATAGTTTCCAATTCACCCAAGATATCAATTGGCTTCATTGCTATTTTCTTAGATACAGGTTCGGAGTCTTTGCTATCATCACTAGATAAGGATGATCCGACGGTCAGAAATGTATTTATTCCGGTTCCGCCTCTGTATCCGGAGCTGTAATTTTTAAAGTCAAACAGGAAAGTTTCGTCTAGTCCATCATTCGATGAAGGCGTACCAAAAAGAGCATTTTCTTCTTTCAATGCTCGATTGAGTCTCAAGACTCTTTTTAAAAATTTAATCATTATTTATTATTATTTAGTTAAAAAATTATTTATTTTTTCTTTAATTCCCAATTGTTTAATTCCTTCAGTCGATCTTGGTGTTAGAACAAAGTTTTCTAACCCATATCCACCGTTTGCTCCTGGACTCATATTAAGATCGTCGATAGCAACCCAATGTGTTATATCGGGATTTTTTTCAAGATACTCCTGGATCTCCAATATTCTCTTTTTTTCCAACCACCATTTCCACACAAACAGGTCGTTGGCATTTGGATCAAATTCATCCAAATTTGGTGTAATTGCAATGGGTCTTTTAATAATACCCTGTGCTTCATAGTAATCACCAAGCTCCTCTAGTGTTGCATGAAGTTTCCAATCCGAGCTCACAACAATTTCAGCACCGGTCTCCTGAAGTATCTCATTTAGAATCTTGATTGCTTTTTTATCAAAATCATCAAAACGGATTTCGACTGGTGCATCTTTTAAATTTGGACTACTCTCAGGATTAGCCGATCTATATTTAGACCACTTTTTCGTTCTGCCTCCCCAATTATTATGAAGACATATTACTCCGTCATTATCCAGGAACAAAATTTTCATAACATTTAATATTAATATAGGTCCTCGGAGAATAATCTATCTCCTCTGATTTCATTGTGATCCATAACTTGATCTTCTCTAATCGCAATTTCCAGTGCTTCCTCACGTCCAACAAATCTATTTGTATTCGTTAGGAATCCCTGCTCATGTTCTCCAACACCATCTTCAGCATTTTCAACACTTCTTAGTCCGGTTAGACAGCTCATGGTCCACATAGCCTGTCCGTGCCTATGCCCTAACACCACCAAACCTCTATCGCAATTCTTTGGTAGAACTTGTGGAATTTCTTTTTTCAGAGTAATGTCTTTGTACCAGATCGCAGCACATAGAATATATTCTCTGGATTTTTTATTCTTAACCGGCTCATCAATGACAGGGATGGTTTCACTAAATTCTATTCTAGCAACCCATTTGCATCCAGATTGATTCTGCGTTAAATCAAAAGGATCTACCTGTCTTCCTAATGGATTAATCTTTAAGTGGTAGAATGAAACTTCCTTGCCCTCCAATTCCAATAATCTATGATCTGACTTGTCTGAATCAATAAGAACAACGGATCTTATTGATTCCTTTCCAGGACCTCCATAGGTGGTATATTCAATTATCCACCCGTGCTTGTTCCATAATATTCCTTTATTCTTCATCATAGATAAGTATTAACTTTATAAGCCTCGTAATCGTATAGATTAGCCGAGTAATGTGAGTATTTAGGATCAACTAAATAATCTATCACTTTTCCACTATTAATATTTTTGCTCTTCCACTCATATTGTCCCTCAGCATTCAATTCAGGCAAGCTTATCACCTCACATTTAATACCTACCCCGTATTCATATTCATAGTGTATATCACCAATCTTGATGTCTTCCACTATGATATTACCCCTTGTGTGAGTTTTCATATTAGTAATTTATTTGGTCTCAACGATATTATATGTTCCTTCCATTACACCAAGACTTGATTCCTCCTGGAATTTGTAAGTTTCTGCTTTATCTGTTGAATTCATCGGACGTGTTAAATACCAAACTTGAGTTTCTTTCCAAGTGATGGTAACTAATTTTTGTCCTTTGGGTAAATTGATTGTACCTTCTCCGCCCCAAGATTTTACTCGAGCATTTTCTGTGCATGAAGCTAATGTGATAGCTACTAAAGCGATTGCTAATACTTTTTTCATATTTCTATTTTTCTAATTTATTTAACTCCTCATAAAGTCTAGTTCTAAAACTTTCTTCTCCATCGTCTCCGCTTAGCAGCCAATCAACTCTTTGAGCATAGACTTCCGCTATTCTAAGCGCTTTAACGGCATTTTTAAACTCGTTTATGACGTCATCGGGATATTGGTAATGGTTTAGATCCTCCGGGTACTTTTCGTACCAACTAGGATCTCTAAAATCGTCCTTTATCTCCTCCTGAGTCTTAGGTCTTCCGCTTCTTTCAATCTCATGTTCTATCTGATCAGCTATATAGCCTATCTTATATTGATTATAATCAAATGCTCCCCCGCTCATCTCAGATTAATTTGATGAATTACCAAAACCAACGCTCTTCTGACCTTTACCTCTAGGTTTTTTCTTCATCTCCTTAAGATGGTCTATAGCATCGTCATATGCTACATCCAGAAGGAATACTGAAATGAATAGCTCCTTAAGGTGTGACATCGACATTCCATCTGTATCAGAAACCCATCTCTCAATATCAACTTTAGCATCCTCACCAAGTTTTCTTTCCAGATATGCTTTTCTTACCTCATTACTTGGTGGAGCAATATAATATCTTCTATCAAATCTTGATGGACGATTTGTAATACGCTCTTCCAATTTTTCTGGGTAATTAGTTGTTGCAATATAAACAACATTTTCTATCTGTTTAATACCATCCAGCATATTAAGAAGCTGTGAAGTGATGTAGCTGCTTTCTCCTGCGATTGAATCAATATCCTCAATAATAACTACAATCGGTCTGATTGGTTCGATTTGTCTTAATTTAGGGACAAGATCTAAATAACCTCTAACTGTATCCTCGTCTTTTATATTAATAACTAAACCGCTAAGCTCCTCGATGATGTGTTTCATACACAGCTGCAGTATACCTGATTTACCCGCTCCAGGATCTCCATATAAAAGAATTCCTCTTTTGTGCATCAGCTTATATTTAGAATATGTCTCTCTTCTTTCCCAGAAGCTTTTAAGATCATTTAGAATTACTGCAATCTCCTTAGTTGGCAATTCGTATAGCTCATCGGTGTTTATCTGCTGTCTTCTTATCGCCCATTCACCAGATCTGTTATTATATTGGGGTTCATATAATCCAGGCTTTAGAGCTCTGACAGTTTCTGGTGAAGGTAAGAAGCTTCCATCGCCAACTATTGACCATTGATGAAAATTAATTTTTTCCGTCTCCTCCTCCTCATGGGGATGTCTTAATTCATCATCTGATAGGTATCTGTTTTCTAGCATATCTTTCTTTTTTATTATTTTAATCCTTCTGTTGGTTAATATAAGATCTTCTATTATCTTTCTCATTTAATATTTTGGCAAAAGAGCCTTCTTTTTTCTGTCAAGATCAACCTGCGGTATCATAATAATAACCGGATTTGTTCCGTTCCATTCGGGATCAGCATTCCAGACCTTCATCGTATTGATGGAACTTGGATCATTCTCCGCAAGGAAGAGCGTGTCCCTAGATTCGGTTGCATATGCAAAATCAGCAAACTTTACTGGTGCTTGAGGTGTTTCTCTCCTTTGTGAATATGCCACAGTAGAGATAGTGATTAAAAAAATAGTTAGAGTCTTATTCATCTTTCTTTCCTTTGTTTTTATTATCTGTTCCAAAATCCTTAGCAAGGTCTTCCCATATGGATTCACCTTTCTTTGGTTTATTTGTTTTCTTTTTGTTATTCGAATAATTTGTCTCGAGATACTCCCATGTGGATTCGACTGAATGACATATTGGATTCCCATCCTCGTCACTTGCTCCATATCTTATTTCCCCTTCCTCATGGATCTTAACCATCTTACCATCGATCATTTTATAGCATGGAAATAGACTCCAATCTTTCTCTCCAAAGTCACTCTCGTAACAAAACCAACTAAACCAATCATATCCTTCGTCACCATAAACCTCTCTGATCAGTATATCTATTATACGATTTAGATCGTCATTAAAGTCTATCAGATCTATCTTCAATTTATAAGCTGCATCAGATTTTTCTTGCTGTTTTTTGAGTCTTAATATAATCTCTGCAAATCTGGAATATTCCATGTTATCTTTTTATTATTAAAGGGACTTTATAGTTTTTGTTTCGCTTTCCTATTTATTAGTATGCAAATATAATCATTAGATACGGTATAAAAAAATTGGATATATAATAAATGAAGCCAAGTAAGGAATATTTAGATCATATAATAAAAAGGTTGGAAGCCATGAATCCTGGTATCTCAAATTCAAGTTCAGAGGGATCATGTAATTTGGACTATAGTCTTCCTTCATTTGAGGAGCAATTAGGTAGAACCGCGATGGAATATCTAAAAAATAAAAAGGATCATGAAATACTTCCTGATCCGATGTTTCCTGATAGAAATCAATATTAATTTATACTATCCGATATAAATTTAAACAGTGGAGCTATCCATAATCTACCAAGTAGATAACTTATTGAGAATATCACTATCCAAACTATTATTGCCTGCCAATTTAAAGATTTTATAAATTTCATGATTCTTTAGATTAATTCCTCATAATTATATCCCATTTTTATCAGTTGTTTCAGATCACCGTTAATGTAGTGGTACATTGAATTACCATCAGCCATGGAATTTCCTATATAACTAAATCCGGGTAAATCTATTACGTCCTTGCTGTCAATTATTATTATTGGGTGTCGTAGTAATTTGGCCTTTATTTCGCTAGGAACCCCAATATAACTTGAGCAGGAATTTCTAATTCCTATATTACATGACATACTCTTAAATCCGGAGCTACAACTAAAGTTTTTGCGGTCACCAATGGGCATGTCATTAAACTGACCACCTATTGTATTACTCTTAATGAATGTAGGTGTATCATGTTTATGATTTTTTGGTATTTTAGTTTTTATTACGGATGCTATCTCTTCCATCTCTCCGGATGATCCAACTGATTTTTTTTTCTTAAAAATGTCCAGTATCATATTATTTTGTTTTTATAGCAGATTTAACTTCCTCTAATTTATTCAATTGTATATTTGATGGTTTAGCTTCCGAGTTTCTGATACTTTTATAAACATTTTTTATAGCAGAGCCTAATAATTCAGTACCTAATAAAACCAATTTCGTAGTAATATCATAGATAAAAAGATGATTTAATATCGAATCCTTGCTAGACTTATCCTCTACGATTTTGTTATTAGGGCTTTCTGATATTTCCCATCCCTTGTTACCTTTGTAGTATTTTTCGTTTAATCTCACATCGGTACTAAATTTACCGAAATCTGATTTTTTATTACCAGCAGATTTAGTCTTAATCGATTCTCTTATTAATTCCCTTATTTCTTCATTATAATATTTTGCCATCTTTTGTGCCATTGCTTATATTTTTATTTGTTGTGATTTAAGTCTACCAATAACTTCGTCCCAATGAGCTGCATCCAAATTCATGGCTTCTTCAATTTGTCCTTTTTTAGCAAAATGTTTACAGAGCTCCGATAATTCAATTGCTGCTATATAGTTATCCAATTTTGATAATCTACCACTATATGGATTGGAATTTGATGATTTCAAAACAAGCTCCATGGTTTCTTCTACGCTCATATGCTATATTATTTTTAGTTACTTAAGGGTGCTTTAATTGCGGTATGTGATTGATAGTTTTTGATAACAAAATCATCAGATCCCCAGTTTTCCATGCTTCCTAAGATTGTAAGTCCCGAATCATAATCCATGATTTGTAATGTGGGTAATAGATATGGTTCTCTTGTTCTTTTTGGCGTTGAAGTATAATAGTCATTATCAAAATCCGGTAAATCATTTGGATTAAAATATCTTTCCATTCCTGTTTCGTAATTATTATTAAACCAAATATTATATCTCTCCTCATCAGTTAAATCTCGTCCAATCTGTTCCTCTGCTTGTTCAATATGATTTGAATATAAGTGAACATCACCAAGATTTCCAATCAATTCATCAGGAACCATGTTAACTTCCCTAGCAATGATTTCTAATAACAAACCATAAGAAGCAATGTTAAAGGGTAAACCTAAGAATGTATCTACTGAACGTTGATTCCATATTAGAGAGATTGTTCTTTTTGGAATATTTGCATTAGTGTATCTCGTGTCTAATTGGTGTGTCATTGATTGTATTTCCATTCCATTTGGTTTGAAGTCATCAACGGATTTGTTTGGATATGTTTTTCTAAACAATTCACCTCTTTCATTCAAACTCAACTCTCTTGTATAAACTTGAAACCCATAATGACAAGGTGGTAAAACCATTTGGTCTAATTCTCCAACATTCCAAGCATTAACCATTAATCGTCTAGAATCTGGGTTTGTTTTAAGATCGTTAATTAGATTTTGGATTTGGTCTAAATAGATAGGTTTACTGTCATCTGTTAAATCTTGTAATCCTCCCCATTGTCTCCACTGCCTACCATAAATTGGACCTAATTCTCCCCATTCTGCAGCAAATGCTTTATCCATTTTAATCCATTGAATAAATTCTTTTTCTGACATTTTACTATAAGTGGAAGAACCCTCTGCTTTTAATTTATAATTCTTATAAGCATCACCATCCCAAATATGACAATTATTATCAACAAGGAATTTGATGTTTGTATCACCGCGTAAGAACCAAAGTAATTCTGTTACGATTGTTTTCCATGGCATTTTTTTGGTTGTAAGTAAAGGGAATCCTTCTGACATTTTGTGTCTGATTTGTCTTCCGAATACTGAGATTGTTCCAGTTCCGGTTCTATCACCTTTTGTTACCCCATTATCGAGAATATCCTGTAGGAGTTCTTGGTATTGTTTGTCCAACCTATTCATTTCTTATATCTTTTATAGTTTATAATAATTGACCATTTAGGCCAGCTAGAATTAGTTACATTTTCAATTCTTTCGCAGCTAATAAATTCATAGCCACTCTCATCATTAAGAACAGACACAAAATCATAATTTGAATCTTCCACCGAAAATAAAACACGAACATGCTCCTTTATTTTATTTACAATTCCCATATACTTTTCTTTCTTCGTTTAAATCTCTTTAACATCATTTCCCAAATCAGGACTATCACTTGTATCATCCTCTTCATTGACCAATTCTTTTTTGTATTGATACCATAGAGGATTTGGTAATCCACTGTAGTGATCCCATAATTCCTCCTCAACTAGGTTTATTTCACTCATTGACACTATTTTGATCATCCTCTACCCATGTATAAATATCAATCTCTAGTGGATTTGATTTACCTGGAATGTACTCTGGATTATTAACGGTCTTCCATTTCATCCCGCATCTCTTGCATGTACATTTGGTTGGCATCCATCCAAAATTATAGGAATATTTATGTCCACGAATCTTACAAATAGTTTTTTTAATGAACGTCCCCATATTTTTAGGAAGAAGATTCACCACCGCTAAAATACTTTTTGATCATATCCAGTCTATCCTCAGCTTCCGCTAATAACTGTAATGATTCAGTGGCATCCTTTAAAAAATCATTCGCTGTATGATCTCCGATACCAACTGCCTGGTTCTCCAATAAATCTAAAGCCATTAATGCTTTTTCTCTGTCTGCTAATGCCTGAGCTTTTAAGGCTGCTATTACTCTTGTCTTTTTCATATCTACTGATCTTTATTATTTTTTATTTTCATTTTTTCAAAAATACCAGATAACTTTGAGTATTCTTCTCTAATATCTTCAGTTCTGTCTTCTTCCTTGAATCTAACATTCACTATTTTTACTATCTTATTATGGATCTCATCCAATATAGTTTCTGGTCCTTTCCTTCTGGACATGTAATATATTGATTCGTCGGTATATGAATCAAAAGACAGTCTTATTTTAGCTGATCTGGTGTATTTCTCTATAATCTCAATTCCGACATTACGATTTACCCAGGGTCCAATTTTAGGCATTATGTTATATCCCAATGTACCATCATCTTTTGGCGGTGGAGGTGATATACGGACTTTCATCGATCCTGGTATTTCTTCGCATATAAACGAAACGTATCTCTCCATTATTGAATCTTCCATATATCAATTTTTATTTAGCTTCTCGTTAAGGATACCAATTTCATTTTTGAATTTAGCAATCTCCTTTATTAGCGAGATGTTATTATTTTTCTCATTCCTCCAATAATAATAAAATTTATCACATAGAGGCTTTTCTAGAGCTAGCTTTTCCTTATGAATAAATTTTGGCTCCTTTACTGTAGTTACACCAAACTCATTAACGTACATAAGTCCGGCATATTCAGGAACTTCCTCTGGTTTAATAAGTCCCTCGGGTACACAATAATAAAATTTATTAGGTCTAAATTTCCATTCTGTAGGTATGAAATTATGTTCGCTAACACTTTTATTAAGTTCCTTATCCCATCGGTATTTATATTTCTTAACCAGGTATGTACCGTCTTTCAATATAGAATGTTTATCGACTTTTTTAGAGTCATTAAGGAAATCCGCTCTACTTATTTTGATCTCTATCTCATAGCAATATCCAGAATTTCTCTGGACCACCAGAAAATCGCTTTCCCAATTATGTCTAAATAGGTAGAGATTTGAAACAACGAATTTAATGTTACTTATATCAAATCTGCTCTCGAGAAGTTTCTGTATGCTCTTTTCCGAATGCTTTATTTTGGTAGGATTAATCCCACCATCCTCGCATATCGGTTCCGTCAAACCAATTGTAGTAGTGGTTTTCTTCTTTCTTTTCCTCCTCATTTAATTTTTCGTATATTTCCTTATATTCATCATGATTTTGTCCACTGAATATGATCCAAAGCTCCTTCCATTCAGCCTCAGAGATCTCCCTGGTTCTATCATAAACTTTTCTATTATGAATTTTTTCCTCTTCAGTATCCTTATCAACCAATCTACTAAGCCCAGGCTTTCCTTCAACGTCTTCGAATTCCCATGGATGATGTATAATTTCGCCAAGCTCTGCCTCGGCCATCTCTATGTAATTGTCCTCGTTGTAATTTTGAATGATCTGTGAAGCTCTTCTCATGGCATTAACCTTTTTCATTCTAGGTTTATCTATTTCCAATCCTTTCTCTTCGAGATTAACTGACATATGATCCAATGAGATTCTTACAAATTCCAGAGTTGAATGATGGTCCCACCAGTAGTGATTCATCAGTGGTTTTCTAAACCTCCAAACATTCCTGATAAATCTTGGTATATCATAGCGAAATACCGAATACGTTTTATATAATTTACTTTCGTGCCATGTTAACCTCTTAAGGCTCTTTGCAAACGAATCGGAGAAATTTACTTCCATGGTATATTAATTTTAAAATCATATACGGTTTGCTCTAATTAGTTTCACAAAAAAGGCCGAAATCTGATTGATATCGGCCTTTTTTATATTTTTTAAAGATTAAGCTTCTTCTTCCTCCTCTTCGTCATCATCTTCATCTTCATCGTCGTCTTCCTCTTCTTCATCTTCCTTATCATCATCTTCACCCTCGATATTAACGATGATATTATCTACCTCAGGTTCAGCTAGTTCGTCGTCTCCGCTTTCCTCCTCGTGACCTGGATTTTCCATTTCATTTCTAATCCACTCAGCAACTTCCTGAATATCATCTTTAGATGTAGCGATATGATCAGCTGCCCAATCATGCCCATTTTTCAGCATGTTATCAACTTGCTCTGGTTCCATTTTAAGAATCTCATCAATATAATGTTTGATAGATGCAAGATTCTGAAAGAACATATAATGTTGTGGATCACCACCATGTTCTTCTCCATGCTCCTCCTTAATAGAAGGTGCAGCTTTTGATTTTTTAAAATCTTCGAATGAAGCTATTTTATTCATAGGTTTTCTTTTTTTATTATATATCGGTATACCATATTAGTTTCCTAATAAGTAGTCGCTATATTTGAGTTTGGTTGGTTTTATGTTGGGAAAATAGTATTTATACACTTTTTTGGTTTTTTCGACGTATATCGTCTTATAAAATCCGTCGGGAACAGTGGCTCCTGTTGGTAGCTTCTTAGATTTTGCGGTAAATACTAATTCTATTGTCACTGTAACTTTACTGCTTTTAGCTAATTCTCTTTCATATTCTTCAAGGATTCGCCAAACTCCTCTGTTAAGGTATTGATCCTGTAATGCGCAATTGAGGTAACTGAATGTCTTCTTAAGCATGTCTTTGGTACAATTAAAATCAGCAGCGGGTGCTAGATGTCCTTTATCGTACAGATTTTTGACATAATCCAGATTGTCTGAGGTTTTTATACTGTCGTTGGTATAGAAGTCCATACCAGCTCTAGATGCTGTTCCAGTGGGACATAGCACATCATATTTTATGAATCTTGGTTGCTCCAGCTTCTCACTGTAGATAACCTCATAGATATCAGTTTTAACTTTAACCGAATCCCTAAGAACCTGAGAAAATAAAAGATTGGTTGAAAATAATAGGGTTAATAATAATAACGTTTTGGCTTTCATTTAAAATTGTTTTAGCCTATATATCATCAGTATTAACCCTATATTATAATTTTATATTCGGTTGAATAAAAGGGTGCCTTCCGAATTAAATTAATTTATTATTCCATGGATTCTCCGCAGTTTGGACAGAATTTCCATGTTTTCTTTTTCATTCTTGTTCCACAGCCTGTGCAGTATGATCTGATTTCAGATACCTCTACTGGCTTAGTGGATCTTGGTAATATTTGATATTCACTAGTGTATGAGCTGTACAGAGAATAAGATCCGCTATCATTACCAAAAGACTGATCCGATTTACTTCCCTTCTCTACCATACCGGTTTCTAAAGTTCCTGATACATTAGCAGATCCAGCTACAGGAGAGCTATAATAAGCGGTATTCCCTGAGGAAAGAGATGATGTAAAAGATATGTTATTATTAGCGGCAGAGGTCGTGGTAAAAGTTGTACCCGTTGTACCGGATAGTGTTGTACCACAATAAACATTCCCGCCAAAACTTCCACCCCAGCTTCCACCGTACCACGGATTTGTTGGATATTGGGTGAATATTGCAGTCCCGGTATTAATAGAGATCGGATTATTGAATACTGGTATCTCCTTAAAGAACTCAACCTTAACCTTACCATTATTTCTGATTGCAGCCTTTACTTCATCAGACGAATCTACCTCATAGGTTGAAAATAAGAATTTCTTCTTTTCGTCCAGGTATCTATCAAGGAAGTATCTCTGTCCCGGCTTAAGAACTAAGCCAGTGTTGCTAATCAATTTATCATTAAGATAAATTTTAGCTAGGTATTTTTCAGATGTTGGATTAAATAACTCAATCTGAAATTCCTGGTTATCGTCAAGGTAAACCAGATCCTCGTTTGCTCCGTATATTTTTTGTCTATTGCTGGCTACGGCTACCCAAGCTTCAGGAGAATTTAGCCCCTGCATTGTTTTGTTTGTTTTCATTTTACCTTTTTTATTTTTTAAAATCCCATCACTGCTCATTATACATGAACAATTCTAAGGCCACTCTGACCCGGGACACTAAGCACGAAAGGCACCCTTAAATTATATATCCTAATTAAAAAATTAGTTCCATTCATCGTCATCGAAATCCGAACCGTAACCATGGTCATCAAGTTCTTCATTCCATTCTTCATCTTCTCCTAATATTCCTCTATCATTTTCCTTGATAACGTTGATCCATTTCTGACCATCCTTGTACCAAACAGAAGATGTGTGTTGATATTCACTTACCCATTCTATCTTGGAATCGTTTTCCCATCCACCTGGTATAATCGAATCTATATTTTCAATTAAATTACCAAGTTCTTCCTGTACATCAGCATCAAATATTATATCCTCCGCATAAACTTCAAGATAGCTATTAAAATTGATTGAAAGACTATCGTTAAAAATAGATCTAAATGGGGTGTTATCAACACCAAGATCTAAGATATCCTTTATTCCCTCTATTTCACCTTTAGTGAATTTGTTTTTTGATATTAACTCTATAGTTAGTAGATAATTAGATTTCATTTTGTTATTTTTTTAACTATATACCAAAAAAAGTTTTTATTTTTTGAACCTGTCATATGAATTCACGGTTATCATATTCCATTCGGCTTTACCTATAAAGTCTTCCAGTGTTGTTGCATTAGAATAGCTCATTGCAGAACTTAGATAACTTTTGAAGTTATCTGTCCATCCTGATATCGTATATTCAACCTCCTGCACCCTAGTAACTCCCTCACTGGTCTTTAATATAGATTTACCCATAGCGGTCTGTGCCTCCTTGGTACTCATCCCTCTAAAATTTTTAAACATCTTAGCACCGTTTTTAAATAGGTTCTCCGTGTCAACAGAATATTGGTTTACTTTACTATCATAATTGATACTTCTATTACTAAGATAGGTTTCACCGCAACTTTCTAAAGCTTTATTCAGTATTGATCCCAACATAACATAATCAGCACCTAATGCTAGCGCCTTTATAATATCGGAGTAGTTTTTAAATCCACCATCAGCAACAATCTTTGCTGGATTGTCTATGGTGCAGCTTACATCATAGCATTCCTTAATTAGCGATGCCATGGGATAGCCAACTCCAGTCTGGACTGTTGTTAAGCAACCAGCCCCATTACCTATACCAATTCTAATGTAATCAGCTCCAGCTGACGAGAAAAGCCTATAAGTTTCCGGATGTGCTATATTACCAACCATTAATATCATGGAATTTCCATACTGCTCCTTTGCTCTCCTTGTTATATCAAGTAGCTTGTTCATATGTCCATTCGCTATATCAATCAACATGTAAAAAGGACCTCCTTCTATAGAAATTTCTCCAAGAAATATCGATTCAAATTCATCCATTCCCACAGATCTAAATAAATCATGGGATGTTACGATAACATTACCCAGCTTTTCAGTTCTTGGCATTACGACCTTGATACCGTTTCTGAAAAAGAAATCCTTATTTTCACTAGATACTACCGTGTCCATTGGAGCAGTAAATATAGGAAGATATTCATCATCGTATAGAACATTCACCTGCTTTCTGGTACTGATATCAGTTATGATAGCAGGTGAAATTAGGATGTCATTAAAATCAAACTTTGGTTGTTTAGGTTGCATTTCTTAAAGATTATTTTCTTCTCTCAGTTTTCTTTCAGTTTCTTCGTGTTGATCAAGTTCAGATCTTCTCTCATCTGGCATTCTTCTAGCGAACAATCTAAAAGTTTTCTGACCATCTCCAGATTGAAAGATTAAACTAGAATCCGACCTTGCTTTTAGCACGAATGATAATTCTCCAGGTTCAGTCTTGTCATTGCTCCATGCTATAACTATTGGATCTTCCTCGTCGAATTGGCAAACCCACTCGGCTCTATCAAATTCCTCTATACCAAGGATTTCCATCTCCTCAGATTCATCCATTACTGGATCGATAATAACTTCCCCCGTTAGAGGATTGATGTTTACATCTAATTCTTTATTTTCCATGATTTATTAAATAAAATTTTGACAAAATGTTTTTCTGTGATGTTTGGTTATTCCAGTCTCCCTGATGGCCTTAATATGATCAGCTGTTCCATATCCTACATTTCTTGACCATAGATATTTTGGGTACTGTGAATCTAATTCTCTCATCAGCTTGTCCCTATGGACTTTAGCTAATATCGACGCAGCTGAGATACTAAAGATTTTAGAATCACCTTTAATGACGCATTCATAAGGTATTCCCTGATGACCAGGAAATCTATCACCATCAATATAAAGAAAATCTGGCTTATGTGAGCATGCATCAATAGCTCTTTTCATAGCTAAGAATGTGGCTTGTAAAATGTTCATCTGATCTATTTCCTGCGGAGATGCTGCTCCAATACCCCAAGATATTGCATTATCCTTTATTAATAGCTCCAGCTCCTCTCGCTTCTTTAGACTTTTGATAGTTTTACTGTCCTTAATCCGGCTGTCATGAAAATCCGCTGGCAATATAACAGCGGCTGCAACTACAGGTCCACTAAGTCCCCCGCGTCCAACTTCGTCAACCCCCGCAATAAATTTATAACTGCTAATATCCATCATTATTTGAGTTTTATAGTGGTGAATTCACCTTTAATGAAATTTATGTGTTGAGCCTTACCATCAGCATGAACTATAACGTGTGATTGTAACCATCCACTAGGGCCTAGATTATAATTAACTCTAAGTTTGGTTGATGTACCGACAGCTAAAGCACCATCCTTTCTACCGGGTGAGTGGTAGTGACCAACTACTATTTTAGTGTTTAGCTTTCTGAATTGCAGAAGTGAACCTCTGGATCCATTTGATCCTATGTCCCCGTGCTGTCCTAATTCCCATCCATTTATAACGAAGCTATCACTTCGGTCTAATGTTTTGAATGTAGGAAATCTTTTATTTATAAGATGCGGTATAATCCCCTTAGGTGCCTCACCTTTTAATAGCAATGCACTAAATTCCATATATTCTATGGAATTCTTCAGCGTACTTGCTTTTCTCCAATCTGTGTTTTTAAGCCATCTATCTAAGAAATCATCATGGTTACTTCTAACTATAGTAACGTTATATTTCTCGAAATCCTCCAGACCAATTAGCATTGCATCTATTTCCTTTCTTAGAGAATTTGTACCGTCCATTTCTCTATGATACTGTATAAATGGATCGTTTGATTCGTGATGATTTATTGAAAGTCCATCAAAAACATCATGCAAAACTACATTTTCAGGTTCTAAGTTACTAAAAAGCTCCAATGTTTTCTTTATAACTTCCGGATCATGTTGACCGTAGTGTAAATCCCCTAATATCGCTGCTGGTATTTTAGTTATCCTAGTAACCTCACTAATGTTACTATCAGGATTATATTTAACCGAATGATAAAGATCGTGGAAATCACCGTCGTCCGTTGCTGTTACTTGTCTTGCAAAGAATATTTTTGAATCCTTTATCTCAACAACAACAAACCCTAGAGTGTGGTGGAATTCTCCTTTCTTTCCAGATTTTGAATCTGTATAATTTTTAACCGTACATGCTCCAGTGGTCATCATCATCTTCGGAAGATTACCCTCTAGTACAGGAATGGTTTCCATGTGTACCTTTGGAGATCCAAATACGCATGAATTAACTCCGCTCATACCTTGTAGTCCAGTCATTGGATCAACAGCTGTTGGCTGTATCTTCACATCAGACATAATCCACATATGTTTATGAACCTCATGTCTATTCGCATCCAGGAATGGTTCTATTCTAGGGGCCCAAGTATCATATTTCTTATCAGAAAATACTGAAGTTGGATTTTTGTATCTACCCGCTATTACGTGTATATCAGCTCCAATGAAATTAGCATATTCTTCAAGATTTGAAAAGAATACATCATGAACAGGGGTGTCATTTTGAGCCCAAGTTATGATAAATCTTTTTTTCTTCTTATCGAATTTCCTCTCTTTGGCTTTTATGAGTTGTGGTGATTCTTGTATCGATTTTTCTGTGATCCCTAATTTGGAGATCCAACTCTGAACTGTTCTTTCGGATTTTCCAAGATATTGACTTAGTTGCTTCATTCGTTCGTCCCAAGAAGCCTTTCTATTCCAATATATTTCCGAAATTTCAAAGATTTGTTCTGCAGTAAGTTCTGAAAATTTCATTAATCTATTTACTTTTTGTTGGTTATGTTTTATACCACCAACAAAAATAAAGGTTTCAAAAAGAAACCCATAATTACTATTTTTATCCACATTATATGAGGATTATTCCACATATTCACCAGTAGCTCCTACCTGATTATCGATCTCAACCGAATTAAAAAACCATACGAGATATCTACATTTTTCAAACTCTTCAGTTGATTCATAGTAAGCCAGCATTGACTTTTTAAGCAATTCTCTCCTGTAATATATGCGTTCGCTCATAATACTTATGCTACCATATTTTACCATGCTACTAAGGGCATTCTCAAAAATCTGTCTATCTAATTTTTTCTCCATCTTTACTATTAAGTAATATATCCCTTAGATGCTTACATTTTTCATAATCCTCAAAGTATTCAAAAATTCTTATACAATCTACTATCTCATCACTGGATTTTATTACTCCTCTTACTATCAATGAGTATCTTGATAAATTGTCGTCATATTTCTGAATATCTGCCACTTTCATAGGTATCATCCAGTTATTAGTTCAGTGAGATCCAATATTTCCCTGCACTTTTCATACTCCTCTCTATCCTCGCAAACTTTCAGATAATTTTCTAAAAATAAATAAAATTGCTTGTTATCGAGACTAAATGTGATCCCAGAAATAGGTGATTCGTGACTAGATTTGGATAGGAGAGTAAATATTTCTATCCTATCATAATTATCCAATATCGCTTCTTTTACTTTCTCGTAAATCGCATCACCTAGAAGTGATCTACTTTCAGATTTAGAACCAATTATATCTTTAAAAAACCAGGATTCCATAAAAATAGTTTTTAATTAGTGTTATCCAACACCGAATATAACCTTAAGAGCAATAGCAGCTATAGCAGTGAATATAATCCACATTGCTTTATTTATTCCGCTTTGCCATTTCTTAAGATCATTAAGATCAACGTTAAATTGCAAATAGTCCTCATATCTACTTTCCTCTTGTACCCTAAACTTGGTGTTCTCGTTAACCTTAACGATAACACCAGTATCTGGATCAAGTAATTTCTTCTTTATATCAGAAACATCCTCCTTCAAGGATTTTTGATCTAGTCTAAGTCCCTCGACTGCATCCTGTAGGTGTTTTAACTCACCATTAGGCATCGTGGACTTCAATCTAGAAATCTCGTCTAAAATTTGCTTCATCAGAAGTGTCTGACTAATGTTGTTATTTTCCTCCATGATAATCATTTGGTTTTGCCCAATCAAAAGAATATCCTAACTATATATCATGTCGGATATGAAGAAGTGATCTAAATAAAGTTGATATATTATTTTATCTCAGTATTTTATCCTTTGGAAGCTCCAGGACAACATTTGGAAATTCTGAAAGTATCTCAAATGAATCCTCGTTACCGTTCAATCTAAAATAACCATAAAATCCATCCTCAGATTCGCCGAATTTATCATCGATTATTGTAACACCCATTATGGATATTATTTCACATACCTGTATGTGAATCTCAGGATTATCAGTCTTTATAATATATTCAATCAAGGCCTAATTGTTTATTAAGATTGAATTGGTAACTATGTCGGAGTGTATAAGATAGTATTTATCATTATCTATATCCTTAACCACCATGGTGCTAGTATCAGATGCACCAAGAATTTTTAGATTAAGACCTTCGTATGAAAATTCGGATCCTAAGTGATCAACATCTAAACTTGATCTTCTTATAAACTTCATCTGATTTCTTCTAAACATCTTAACGTAATATTCAGCCATCGATTCCGTAGGTTCTTTAATTAGCTTAAAGTATGCTTTTGATGGGTTCATTTCTTGACTCATAATCTATTTTTTATTAAGTGTTTCGGTAAAAATTAAAATTTCTTCTTCTGTTCTTTCCTCCTTTATGTAATCCATAAAAATTCTCATTTTACTTCCATACTCATAATTATTTGGATAGGTTTTTTCTATAGCTCTTAAGCAATCTTTTATACACTTTTCCATATTATTTATTATTCATTTTTAAAACTGTCTTCTCGCTATTAAAACAATGCAGGGAAGTTATGTGCATGGCGAAATATCCGGGTGTAACATTTCCCCACAGATCAGGATTTCTTTCCTTCAATATATCAAGAATCCACATAAGCTTTCTGCAAGCCATATAAACGTCGTCTCTAAAATGCCTAATATAATCACAGGATCTTATATAATAAACCATATGGAAATGATCCCCTCTCCTCATAAATTGATATCCTATGGTGCATGGTACCCTTTCCCCATGTACGGTTCCGGTATCTTCAGGGAACCAAATCGGTAAGAATGCTTGTCTAGTATAAGGTTCTTTTTCCAATAGATTAACAACGTCACCAAGATCGCCATACTTAAATCTGATACCCTCCAAATGTACTGAATCCCCGTCTGGCCCAGAATTTTTCGGCCATATTCTTTCAGGATACGTATGAGAAAATTGTGTGTTTCCGCCGAACTGTTCATTATTCTTCTGAGAAAAGGGCCACCATTCATGAGAGGGTGGAGGATTTAACGGAAGACCACCTACTCTTTCCCTGAAATGGTCATCTGCCCAGGGAAGATTCGGTTTAACCTCGCTTACAAGTTCTTCCAGAGTATGAGGTATAAAAAATTGGAAAGAGTGATTCATCACCTCCCACATATCATCTGGCGAATCTATACCTTGCCATTTCTCTGTTTTTACTGTGTAGCCATAATCTTTCAATCGGTCCTTAGTCCATTTGATTGCTACCGAGGGTTTATAAAAAGTCTTCATTTATTTGGTTTATTAATTCTATCACATTTGGTTGATTATATTTCATAAACAAATAAAAAAAATGTAATTTTTATAAATCTATTACGATGGGATGGTTTAACGGGTCATATCTAAGCGTTACAAAGCTCGCATTAACATAATGAACATCATTTATATTATCAGTACCGAAAGCCTCGTGTATATGCCCAAAAGCGCTAATTTTAAGGTCTTTCAGAGTTTCTATTTTGCTTCTCAATAATGGGCAGCCAACATGCATTCTCTCCCTATATGTAACATCGAGAATACCGAATGGTGGGCCATGAGTTATTAGAACGTTTGTGTCTTCAGGTATAAGATCCCAATGATTCTGTATATCCTCTCTTCTATTAAATGCCCAGTCATAAAACCAAGGGGTTACTGGGCTTCCCCAGAATTTAACGCCTTCTATTTCTACACCACTGTCCTCCAAGTAAATTATTGATTTTCCGTATTCATCCAGTAGATTTTTGGCTGCATCTGGATTTTTCTCAAAAAGAAAATCATGGTTACCCGCGATCATTATCTTATTTTTAAAAGGTAATGAATCATACCAGATAAAAAAATCCTCAACTTCATATCCTCTACCTCTTGATGAGATATCACCACAGTGTACTAGTATGCTGTTATTGTCCTCCAAATATAATGAGTCCAAGTGTGAATCGAGCTCATGATGTTGGGTGTGTGTATCTGATATAAAAATTATTCTCATTCCTGCGATTTGTTATTTTTGATTGATCTTATTAGAAGATCAGCAGTGGAGTAGTTTGTAGCAATCGGTATATTATACACATTACACAATCTTAATAACATTTGTACGTCAACTTCATGTGCATGGGATGTTAATGGATCTATGAAAAATAATATCATATCGATCTTTCCCTCCACAAGTTCAGCTGCAATTTGTGCATCACCTCCTTGAGGTCCTGATTTTTTTAGATCTACATCTAAACCCGCATGTTCTATGTGTGTTCCTGTAGTTCCAGTTGCTACAATTTCAATTTTTGAAAAGAAATCCAGTCGCTTCATTACGAATGCAACCATATCTGCCTTCTTGTTATCGTGTGCTATTACCGCTATTCTCATTCACTGCTTTTTATTTTTATTCTTCTACCGGCATTCCGACCATTATCTCACTATTTTCCTTAATCGATGAATAAACCTCATTAAGAAATATGTTCTCATTAAAGATAGATGCAGATTCCAGTTTTATCATATCCTCCTCGATTCTGGAAAATGCAAGACCCATCAGCTCATCCGAAACACTGCTTCTAAGATCACTATTGAAAAAGAAATGATGATTCGTTATCCTAATGGATTCTGAATCCATTGATATAATATATCTCCGATCCTTCGTATGCAGAAAAAATCTAGAACTCTTAGGTGAATAATATACCCTACTATCGGGTACATTAATGACTGATCTAACAATTCTGATAATCATTCTCTCGTTCTTGCTTCTCCTATGCTTAATCTCCGAGGATCTCCCAGTGGCTATTCTAGAGAATCTAACGAAATTTAGACTCATTCTTTTCTTCAATCTTCTAAGGTTCATATCTTTTTTTTTAATTTATACAAAGTTAAGTAAAAATTACGGGACAAAAAAATAAAATCAAAAAAAATCCCAATCTGAGAAGATTGGGATTTGAATGCTGTATATTTATATTAGCTTAATAATAGATCGTTACCTTTATCTTTTTTAGGTTTTCTACCTCTTTTAGCTCCTGGTTTTGGTTTATTGTCAGTGATCGGAAATTCAGGTTTAGATGCCTTCGCTTTAGGTGTTTTTTTCTTCGGCTTTACTTTTTCTGAGTTCTTATCGATAGTTCCGATATAACCTTTTCCGCCCGATCCTGAAGTTGCTCCAGATGAATTAACATTAGATGATGTTTTTTTAGTTCTGATAGAGGTATCAATTTTTTGATCTTCTTTCTTTTCTTTCCAATTTGTAGCAAAAATAGCTATAACAAATAATAAGATAACTCCAAAGATTGAGATAATAATGTTTTCCATGTATAAATTTATTTTAAAATTATATATCTTTATAAAATAAAGTTTCAATAAAAAAGCCTATTCTCATCGAAAATAGGACATTATTCCAGCCCTTCTATATTAACATGTCTCCAAGTATCTCCACGTTTTATTTTTCTGATCGTTGTTACCGATGTTTGGAAATTCTTAGCTATTTCAGATACCATAATATTATCGGATAGCATAGTTTTTATTTCGCTAATCTGGGATTCTGTTAATTTAACAGTTAATCCAGCTGAACTTGGGAATCTCCCGCTTTCCCATCCCAGAACTATATAATTTTCATATTCGGATGCATCTATCTTTATGCATTCCATAGTTTCTGAATTTTTTATCCATTTTTTTCCAAACTGGGAATTTTTATCACCGGATCCATGAAATTTCTTTGCTTCCTTCATTTTTAAAATCGTTTCGGGTGTATGCGTTCGGTCTTTAAAAGTGTCCAGTCTGTATGTACCATTTTCATAGAGTTCTTTGGCTTTAGCAACTGCCTTTTTTCTTCCCTCTTTTGTACACTCGATGAATCTATTCATATAGACATCATCCTTTAATTTCTCGACGAATGCTTTATTTCCAGCCTGGCAAAAATCCTTCAGATGTTTTTCGTTTATTATTCCTCCTCCACCTCCTGGTTGTAAATTCATACACATCGGATCATTCAATAGATCTTCATTAACTAATACAATCTCTCTGTTTCTTAATGATTCCCTGTCATTGAAATATTCCAAAATCTCCTTAGTGTGTGCTTCCTTGCCATGTCTTCTTATCGAATTTCTTATTCTTTTTCCTCCGCCCATATAACCATCATTTAGTTTATCGGTTGAGTGCATTCCAATATAATATCTTTTGGTTCTGGTGCAAGTTATTTTGTAGATGTAGTGGTATTTATGTTCCTTTCTTGCCATTTCTATACTTTAGTTTAGATTATATATCCAAACTAAAGTACAAAATCGCGTCAGTGGAGCTGTAGGGAATCGAACCCTAGTCTTGCTCAGTTAACCCTAAGGACTCATTCACAGGCTTAGTTTATTTTTCTAAATAAACAAAATTTACGATTCCCTTATTAAATGGTTCGGTTTATCGTGAACTAATCTTCCATTTGAATCACATTAACAGCGCTCCTTAGATTTCTCCGTGGACTGTCGCTTTCGCTCAGGGTTACTGATGCTCATCGATTTGTGGTACTATTAACCCTTTTTCCCGCTTTCAGATTTCTGTTCCTAGGTAACTGAGACCCGACAATTAAGCCGCTACTGCGAACTCAACTTGAGATACGGGAGCACCAAACGAGTTGATCGCTTCCCAAACATTTGTTTTGCCGTTTAAAGCTTTGTATAGGTTATTAAAGAGTTTCCGATACTAACTCTGCCTGCGTCTCAAAGAACTAATGCTGCCAATCAATACCTGGTCAGCCCCATATATTATTTAAAGTACTTGAATCTCTAAATGTTTCACTTCACAAAAATAAATATTTATTGCGAATATTGTTTGATTGGAAGTTAACTATTTATCCAAAGTTAATTCAGTATTTAGAGAAACCGAATTAACTATATGCTTACTTAGTTGAGGTGCTGTCGAAATAAGATTACCAAAAAAGCTTTCCGCTTCCTCATCGTTACCATTTAGATTGCTTTTATATCCCCAAACATGCAAAAATCCTTTCTCGCCAATCTCAGCTAAATCTGAATTAATGAAGGAATCAACTCCGTGCATATAGTTGGTTGGTATATACTCTCCTTTTATTAGAGTACCGACTTTCAAATTCTTTATTTTACAGAATTCATACACGAATCTCTGTTCAGCTAAAAGTATATACGGTACTTTTTCAAATGCTGGATTAACTGAGCTAACACCATACATAAAATCTAGAGCTGCATTTGCGTATTCCTTTGCTAATATAAGATCCTTAATATGGAAAATACATGTATTGAAAGCTTTTTCACCCCATTCAAAAGAATATCTTTCTTTAAAAAATCCATCAGTATCAAGATATTCAGGATCCGGATAAAATTTAATATCTCCGGGAATAATACCCTCATAATGTGTGAAAAATGCATCATAAGCGGAAAGATCTACTTCAAAACGAATTTCTGCATCCAAATCCATCATTACAAACGGCGAATCGCAATTTTTCATTGCTATAAATTTAGCACCAGCCCAAAATATATTCGGATCGAAACCTATATCAGTAAGAGGTAATATCGGATAAACTTTATCGAAGTGGTCAAGAAGTCCTATCTTATCGTAATACGCATATGTTATTTCGTCACAATATAAAACAGGAGACCAGGAATTTGCTTCCCTAGCAAAATATGTACTTCTAATTATTAATGCAATCTCCCATGGTTTTTTAACCGGTGAAGATGCTCCTCTGAATTTTCTGGGTGCATGCCAATCCACATACACTGCCTCAATTTTATTCATTAAAAATATTTAATAATTATACATAAAAAAATGCAATTATTTCAATAAAAATATAATTAATATTGGAATCTCTGAACCTGGTCTATGTTCGTATATTGAAATTCTATTCCGGGAGCCATTATAACTGATATGCCATCGGAGAGATCATATAGGCTTTCAAGGTAACTCTGGACAGCATCATGCTTACTCTTATCTATGCCTAATTGTGCTATTGCATCATTAGTTATATCGTCTATGGAATCGATAAAACTACCACTATCATGGAAATTAAAGTATTTCTCATATTTAGTGATCCAATCTCTAAGCATTGCTTTCTGAGCTTCGTCTAATTCAAGATCATTCTCTAAAAAATCTTCAAATTCTAGTATTTTTTTCATGTGATATATATTTAACTAATTTTAAAATTTAAAAATGGAAACAGAATTTAATCCACAAGAATCTGAATCGCAGGAAACAGAGAACAGATTAAACCAAGAGGAAGGCCAATTAGATGGCGCTGGCTCATGGGACAACGAAGAATCATTTGATGACACAGATCCTTTAGAAGATAACGAAGAGGCTGAAGTTACATCTGATGATGATTCTGATTATACCTCGAACGATGAGGAATCATATGATTCTTCCGAAGAGGATTCAGATTTTACATCTGATGATTCTGAAGAAGACACAGAAGATGATTCCGATGATCAAAAAAATACTCCATCCGTTGATTCGAATAGAGTATTATCATTTGAGGATTTCTTTAGAAATTAATCAGAGGTAGTTTTACCAAGATTTCTTCTAATAAGTATTCTTACATAATGAGAAATTGATACAGGTGCTTCACCTTTTGCCAATGCTTCTTTCGAGATTTTTCTACTTAAATCGGTTAGATCCTCTTTGGAAAGAAGTACCTGTATTTTTTCAGTTTTTTCGTCCTGAGAAGACTCGTGCATAGGTTGTATATCAACACTACCAAACTCTTTTAAATTTTCCATTTATATTATATTATTTTTCAAATTCTATTCCTGCATGGGCTTCACCCTTAGATGATCCTGCACTATATTTATCTTCTAGCTCACCACTTACTACGAAAGCTTTATCTGGATTAACTACTAATCCAAGTTTTCTCATAAATGCTCTATTTGCTAAAAACGGTGTGCTCTTCTCTGTTCTATCAACGGGAGATACCTTTACTTTAGGTACAGTTACATTATTAAAAACTAAATCAATTTCTATAACTGGTCTTGTGTGTACGTCCCTACCAACTTCAGCATCCGAATATTCAATTATTTCATTGACAAATTTTTTCTTACCAACCTGCCAAACTAATTTTCCATCCAGCTCTTCTACTTCGTCTGCATGTAATGTGCAAGATCTAGCACCGTTACCAGTATCAAACTTAGCAACCATTCTACCAATTCCAGGAACTGTTAATGTTTCGAGATATCCTATTTCAAGGTCAGATTGTGACCAGTTGTCTTTGTTTAGTATATAATCAAGAACATCCTCCACAATCGGTTTACCTATAGCTTTAGATATACCCTCAGTACCGGGGGATGAATTAACTTCCAGAATGTAAGGCTTTTTAGTCTTACTATCAATCATAATATCAACTCCACACCAATGACATCCTACTGCATTAGCTGCTCTGCATGCGATATCTACTAGTTCATCGTCTATTTCGTATTTAGAAACGCTTCCACCTAAAGAGTAATTAGTTCTAAAGTCCTTATCAACAGCATCCCTTTTCATAGATCCCAGTATAATACAATTGTCTTTAGTTGGATTTAGTGGATCTATTTTTTTGGTTATTACCTGAATTCTTAAATCAGATTTTGAATCAATTTTCTCCTGTATCAATATCTCATTTGTATCATCAAGTTTTCTGATTGTTTGATATACAGATTTTAAAGATGCATAGGAATCAACTATAGAAACTCCGATTCCTTGTGTTCCTGATAATAATTTCATTATAACCGGGAATTTACCACCAATCTCTTCAAGTGCTCTATCAAGTGCATCCTCGTTGGGTACTAGAGCATATTTAGGAACAGGTAATCCATGCTCTTCCATTATCTTCGATGTAATGAATTTATTTTCGCAAACCTCCATCGATTCCAAGCTATTTACTGTAAAATACCTTGCTTCCTCCAAAGATAGCAATATTTGCTTAGTGTGTGAATTTTCCAATACACCTCTTCGCGGAACAATCACAGTCGAATTTGGATCTATCAGAATCTGTTCTCCGTCCATCTTTATAAGATGTCCGTTATACACGGCTTCCAATACAGCTTCGTTCACATCAACAACGTGACATTCAGCTCCCATTTTTTCACATTCTTCCTTGAATGATTCAGATGTTTTACTACCCTTTACATTCCCAGTAAGAACTATAACCTTTATTCCGTCAGTCTTTGATTCATTCAAGAAAGAAACGAAATTTAATACCTTCTTATTTAATAACATCAATTAATATTAATTATTTTACCATCTATATATCAAGATCAATTAGATCTATAATTGGACTTTCTTAAATTAATTCATTAATCTGCAGGTTGATGAACATCTTGATTTTTATCGAATTTCTAGTCATAATTAGATCATCCACAATATCTTGTTCATTTTCAAGTACAAAAAAATCCAAGAGATCTGATATTCTGGCAATCTTATCCTGTATGGGTATTGGAGTATGTAGGATGTAACTTGGTTTATTACTAAGTATACCTTCCGCCTCGTGGATCATCAGCGTTCTATATTCGTTATAGTAATCATAGAAAATATTATCGTCCACTGGATTAAAATTTATCTCAATGCTATTTTTCTTCTTCATCACCAAAGAGCTTTTTTTCCAATCTGTCCAGATATTCTATAGATTCCTCCGATCCTATAAAGCAATCAGCCTTTCCTACAATCGAATTAAAGAAATCAAGATCATTATCATACTGTTCCCTTCTTTTTTCAAGTACATCCACCTCGGGTAAAAATCTTTTATTAAAGCTCATTAAAATAGTGCGTTTATCATGAATAAATTTGGACTTATCCTATTATATCCCATGACCTCTATGAATCTGTTTATCGGATCGAGTATGGTCTTTGTAAATTGCTCATCATAATCAATAGGTGGAGCAAATTCGTATGGATAAGTTCCCTGCGGGTAAGCAAAAACGTTATTCTCCGATATTGATTTAACTTTAACAAAATAGTAATTTATTTTTTCAGAGCTTCTTATGAGTGAATATTTACTTTTGTATTTTGATGCATTTAGTAAATAATTATGATATCCTGAAGCTCTTACGTGAATCGGGCATCCCTTCGAAACCTCGAATCCGGTAGTATCATTTAATATAAACTTTTCATAATTGTTTATATTAACTGATGCCGATATATTCTTGGGCTCCTGAGTTTTAAATTCCTTCTTGATGGTTTTAAGCTCCTTAACAAATTCTCTTATGTCAAATGACCTACCTTTGGAGAATATAAATTTAGTTAGATATATTAATTTTTCTCTAACGAATGGAGGGGTACCGCCTTTAATCATTTCAACCCCAGTGAACTTGAGTTGTTGAAGTGGATCCATATGAAGTCCAGAATCATATGCTAGGTTCACTACATATTTTTTCTTACCCAAAAATATACCGTTATATGAAAGAGTTTCTAACTCAAAATCCTGATAGTTCGTGGTGTTCCATTTTTTGGAGTAAATATCAAAGCACTTTCTAAGATACTCATTTAATCTATATTCATTGATTTTAATAATAAGATCCTTGTCCTCCCCCTGGTAATCACAGGAATCTACAACCTCCTGAAAGGTCACATAATTCGAATCAGTGTCACCATATACAACCAAGGGTTTTACAACTTTCTTTACCTTAGTAATACCTAATCTCTCGTGTAATTCTGTATCTAGATGCCAATGTTCATGAAAATACTTGTCGAGTATCTTTTCAGAATACTTAATTAAGTCCTGTCCCTGCAGAGTTACTGATTCGGCAACGTCAGTATTGAAGCAAATAAACCAGTTATTACCAATCGCTCCATAGATGGAGTTCATGGTTAACTTGATAGCCTGCTCCTCATTCTTAAGTTCATTCTTAAGTGAGGTAAGTCTCTCTATCTTTTTCTTAATCTCTATTTTTTCTTCTGGACTCATTTATATTATTTTTCTACCAATCCGATTGCTATCGAAGTTGATGATTGTTCAGAGAATAAAACAAATCTGTTCTCATGTACATAAACCTGGCATGTTTCAGCCTCCATGTGTGATAGTTGATTCTTGTACACGTTTGGCTCCACCTTGTTAATTGAGTCATCATGAAATAATATTTCGGATGCACCTATGTTTAACTTATAGTTGAAAGAATCACCTACAGCATGCGCATTCTTATCACTTATCTGGAATGAAAGTATCTCCTCCGAGTTATTTTCCAATCCACATAGTGAAAGTACCGTGGTAAAATCAGATTGGTATATTTTAAAATTAACTAAATAATCTTCCTTACTGTGAACAAGAGAAAGTATCTTATCCTCGATATATGATAATAAATTCAGATCAGCGCATCTTAATTTGATATTAAGTGATGCAGATACTAATTTTACCTCCGTCGCTACGCAAGATCCGTCCACTTGGTCTGTTACAAGTTCCAAAAATACCTCTTCTTCAGGTCTAAAGTGCTTAAATGCATCCATTAATCTGGTAGCATCTATAATACCTATTTTAACTCTGTCTGTCTTTAATCCTTTCCAATCAATATCTCCCTCTAAAACATCCCCTATCTTTACGCTAGAATATTTCATGATTGATTTATCCGGAGTATGAACCTTGGAAAAAACCATATCGTCGGTTATTTCTAATATTACACTCTTGTCTACAGCTTTCAATCTCTTAAGGAAAGCAATTAAATTCGGTATGCTCGTAATTCTTAATTTCATTATTTTATTTATTTAATAGTTCTAGTTCTCTTTTTATTTTAAATTTCGTCCTCTTCCTGCTTAATTTCAATTTCTTCTTCTTCCACCTGGAATATTTCAATACCATTGGATTGTTCAGGTTCAAATAAAGAATTTATGATTTTCTTATGTCTAGTTTTTTCAAGTTTAAGAACTTCCTTACACATAGTCTTATAGATCTTGTCCTGTTCTTTTATTTCTTTTCTGACCTGTATAATTTTTTTCTTAAGTTCAGCTATTTCGTTCTCAGTTTGTTTTATATGTTCAACTGATAATTTAACCAATTCTATTTTACCAAGTCGTGAAGAAATCCACGATTCAAATTCATCCAAAAATTTAATAATCTCGGGATTTGTTCTTTTTTTGGTTATCATAAAATTAAGAAACTTTAATTTTGCCTCTAAGAAAGTAAGCTCTCTAGAATAATCAGATTCGTCTCTTAATAATCTCTTCAGTTTAACCAATTCGAGATGCTCCTTGAAATGATCTAGATATTCTTTCACCGAACCAAATTCCATTACATTCCCGTCCTTAATAAGAATAACGTCCTCCTTAACTATGATCTTACATATCTTGGATACTACCTCACAAACATACTTAAAATTATCGGGTGTGATTCCTCTTAGTGAAACAACCAGCTCACATTTACTCTGTGATCTGTTTTCTATTCTATAATCAAATCCGAGTCTTTCAAGTTTATCGTCCAGTTTATTAATGAAACTATCGTACCTCATCACTGGCGGAAGATCCGCTATGGTAATTGTTTTTTTGTTTGGGTCTGCTACAAACGAGCTTTCTATAAGCCACGTATTTTCTTCACCCATATATTTACTGATCTTCCCAGTAAAGTCCTTGAAGTAAGGTTTTAGTAACTTTGGTGTTCCCTGTAGATATTCGATTATATCCTCAAACTTTCTGGGAAGTATATTACTTCTGTATCCAACTGCAATACCAACCACGTGAGTAAGTAATCCCAATGGGACTTCAGTATGAATCCAATCATGTCCACCCTCCTCATTCTTTTCGTTTAGGTCGGAATTTTTGGAAAGTATATCTTTAATTTTACTGTTGATTCTAACCGATGTATATCTCGGAGCGGCTGGACTTGGATTAACTGGAGATCCAAAATATCCATCTCCTTCCAATATACCATATGCACATCCAAAAGGTCTCGCCAATTTTGAGATGGCACCTGCTAAAGAAGAATCCCCATGGTGATATAATCCGGTTTTAATGACTTCACCAACAAGACCCACAGTTTTATTAAATCGGGAAGGTGAGTTTTCCAGGATCAATCTCTGAACCGGAGTAAGTCCATCATAGAAATTAGGTATACCTCTGCTTTGTAAAACATACAGCGCATATGTTCTGTATTGTGTGTTTATTTGATCAGATATGCTCAAATTCTTATTCATCTTGCTTGTACTTGGTTTTATATGATTTCTAATTTATAGTGCTGCTATGGTCTTTATTTCCACATCTACACTAATTTTAATTTGATTTTCTAAGAAATATAACGAATGATTCGATAATTACTGAAACCCCACTCTGTATAAATGGATATATTATAAAATTGAAATATAATGGCAGTCCAAAAATTTCGTGTATATAGTCATATTTGGTAAGCATACCAAATATGAATAATCCAGTCCAGAAACTAAGGCATCTTATGCAAGAAAAAAGTTTACCTAATAGCGGAATTCTAACTAGCAGCCAATTTCTAATTCTATCAAAAATAGATCCATTAACTATGGTAGTTGCAAAGGTCCATCCTATAAAAAGGAATAATAATATCATTTCCATATTTTAATCTTTAAAGTTTTCTAATGCTTCTATTTGTTCCTCGGTGAGATCCTTAGGAACATTTAGGTTTAATTTAACGAGTATATCACCGCTACCAAATCCATTAAATTCGGGTATTCCCTTTCCAGGTAATCTGAATAGCCTACCAGGAGAAGATCCTGCAGGTATTTTTATTCTCCAATTGGATCCTTTTAAGTTAGGAATTTCAGCTTCTATTCCAACGCAAAGATCCTTAAAAGAAACCTTTTTTTCGTGAATTAGATTTATGCCATCCCTGGTATAAATCGGATGTAAATATTCCTCTACGTTTATTACCAAATCACCTGGGTTGGATGGAGATTTTTCCCAGTCTCCTTTACCGACTATTAAATAAGAGACTCCGGAAATAGATCCCTTCGGTATGTTTACGTCAATCTCCTCTTCTCTCCTTATTGTACCAGAACCAAAGCATGATTTACAATTCGATTTAGACCTTGTTCCCGAGCCATAGCAATATTTACAGTCTTCCTGCATAACAACCTCACCGAATGCATGATGTACAGTTCTATTAACCTTACCTATACCACCACATTCATTACATTTTTGTAGATCCGCATTTTCTGCGCCGGTTCCGGAGCAATCCCTACATTGAGTCTTCCTTGTTATCTTTACTTTTTTGCTAGTTCCCGTCATCATTTCCTCCAGAGTAACAGAAACATAAATGCTAATGTTTCTACCCTTATGTACCCTTGGTTCGCTCTGTCTTTGCTGTGCCGTAAAGAATGATGAAAAATCACCAGTCTGGTATGGATTACTTCCGTCCCAGAATCCACTGAATGGTGGTCTGTCGTGAGACGATCTTTTTGCTGGGTCGGATAATATCTCATAGGCTTCCGATATCTCCTTAAATTTTTCTTCCGCCACCTTATCATTCCCAGTTTTATCTGGGTGGTACTTGATAGCTAATTTACGATATGCCTTTTTTATATCATCCGCTGTAGCATCTTTAGATACATCTAATATTCTATAGTAATCTTTCGTCATCAAATGTTGATCTAAATATATCTTTTATTCTTATCTCGCCGGCTGTTTCCGGATTTGATTCTCTGGTTTTCCACTTCTTCTTCAACTTCTTCCCAAGCTTAACTATTTCCTGGCAAGTTTCGTACTTCTCGTATTTTTCCCAATACTTAAGCATTCTTTCAAGAAATGCATCTATCTGTTCTTCTTTTTCGAAAACATAAAAAATATCACTATTTTGATTTCTTAGTGAAATTAAAAATAGATCTTGTACGGATCTTTCTATATGCTTTCTTAATATAGAATACTGTGGATGTTTATCTATGGGATATCCACTTTCTAGATTATTATCTTCCTCCTTAAACATTACATTCCTCTATTTTCTAATTCCAGTAATACAGTCTTATAATATTCAGGATCAAATAAATCATTCTTCTTATAAACCACGGAGTCAACCAAATCTTTACCGTAAACTTCGATCAGGTAGTCATATTTAACCAATGACTCCATATCTGTATCAACGTTATATTTAATATTTGAATTTTCCTGTGATGCTAGTAGCGATTCGAAATCTTCTATCTCTTGACTATTTTTCATAAAAATTATATTTGATTTAGGTATTTTAATAAAGCCCTTTCTTTCATCTTTACTTCAAACTCTATATCAAAGTTTAATCCGTATGTTTCGGGTGCTTTCCAAATCCAATCAGAATGTGCAACCTCTCTGGCTGTAGAATCCTCGTTTAATCTTCTTGAATCGGAGTAGTGTGTTATTGCTGGTATACCCTCCGGCCATGTGGATAAACAAACAGATAAAGATTGGGCTTCCGTCATATTATCTGGTTTATTACATTCATTGTGTAGATAATCGAAAGTAACAGGTATTCCTATTTTCGAATGGACCATATTAAATAGATCCACCGATGTATACTGGGATTTTTTATCGTCAACTTCCACGACAAGTCTACTCTTAACAGAATCTGGCAATAACGAAAAATTATCACAGAATCTATTAGCTGCGCTTTCCTTATCTGGTTTCGTTGTATTTACGTGGATGTTTATAGGATAATAAACGGATCTATCCAGACCCATCATATCCATTATTTCACCATGCTGCGATAATTCCTTAATTGCTTTTATTACAACGTCTGGTCTTTCAGATGCAAGCACACCATATGGTGATGGGTGAAAAGTTATTCTCTGATCAAATTTCTTAGCAAGATCACCGCATTCCTTAAGAATATCTTTGATCTCCGGATAATCCTTTAATTCGGATATTTCATATTCTGAGCACCACGGGAATATGTCACTGGACATCCTGTACATGAATATAGAATTAGAATGGTTCCATTCAATAATTTTTTTTAGATCTCTGACATTTAAAAGAGCAAGATCAGAAACATAATCTATTCCTCTCTCCAAAAATGTTTTTTTGACCATTCCTCTATTGGTGGTAACTTTCTCCTTGCTTTCAGCTAGAGTCATGTTTATACAGCAGTAACCATACTTTCTATCCATATCTTATTTTTTTTACAAGATTAATAAATTAATGCGGAATGAAAAATTATAATGGGTTACTTAACCATTTTTTCCTTTCTTGCGCGGATTTACCAAAGGCCATCTCCAGATTTTTCTTTGTATGTGTATCCTCCTTCAGCGCTATTATTCTTTTGTTTTTCATTACATAATCCCAGTCATCCATCGAAAGAGAACCAAGTCCCTTAAGGTATCTAACCGCTCCTCCTCTATTGGAAGCTTTCTTAAATTCGTCTAATGAATAATAATATTTCTTAGTTCTATCGCCAACAGTTACCAGAGGGGTTTCAAGGAAATGTATTCTCCCTTGCTTAACCATCCAGGGAAACCAGGAATAGAAAAGATTTATTAACAAGGATGTTATATGTGCTCCGTCTGGATCCTGGTCCGTTGCAATAACAACTTTATCGAATGGACAATTTAATGCGGGACCTTCAGGATCAAGATTTAAGATTTGCATAAGTTCCAAAATCTCCCTGTTATCAGAAAGATCCCCAAGACTTCTGGCATTCTTAATTTTACCTTTAAGCGCATAAACACCATCCTTCTTAGAATCTCTTTTTTGTAAGATTGATCCCATCGCACTTAGTCCCTCAACTATAAATAAATTTTCCGCTTTTCCCGAGGTTGGTGGAAAATATTTATTGGAATGTTTTATCTTAATTGATTTTTTTTCTTTCCTAATTTTTTTTAGTGCTGTATCTTTTTTTCTATCATCTACCGCTTTCTTAATTTTTTTAAAAGTTTCACTTCTAAAAAATTTATTAAGTTGAGAATCAAAGTTTCTTATTATCGTTGGTTCGACTTCCTCTCTCTTGGAAACAAATTTTGTTTTATTCTGATCTCCGAATCTAACTATCTTTGGTGAAAGATTTAATATAAGTAAGCTGTCGTAGAAGTGATGCCCCAATGAATCGTCCAATTCATTGTTTATTTTATCGTATACGATCTTTTGATGTATACCAGTACATATAGCACTATTAACAAAAGAGAATGAGCCGGAGTCCTGTTTCTTCTCCCATATAAGAAGCTCGCCTATCGGAGTTTTTGCTGACCAATCAGGATTTAAACCTGATTGAACTAATTCAGTCTTACCATCCCATATAAATTCTATCTTCAGATTGGATGTTTTTTCTTCCGACTCCAATACTCTCTTTTTCAGACAGAGATATGATTTTATTGTCGAATAGTCCCATTGGGACTTATCAAACACCGATCCATTTGGTATAAAGGTAACTCTAGTACCAGTAGACTTACTCTTCACCTTACTTTTTACATCTGCTTTGGAAGCTATAAAATTTTTCCAAGTTTGCGTATAGGTTTCATTACTGTTTGTAGTTTCAATCTCAAACATTACAGATAAAGCGTTAACCAAACTGACTCCCATACCATTGGTTCCGACAATTGATTCGTCTATTGAATCGTTGTCGAAATTAGAACCAGCTCTAAGCATAGATACCGCAGTTTCTATATTGCTTAATTTACTCTTCTTATTAATAACTGAACCATTAGTAAATCCGTCACCCGAATCGGTTATGGACATCATATTTTCCTTGCTATTAATCTCAACAGTAATCTTCTTCATCGGTGATTGCATTCTCTTGGCCTCATCAACCGAGTTTGCAAAAACCTCATCGAAGAGTTTATACATACCTATGGAGTGCTCCTTGGTGACTGATTTTATAAAGCCATCCCCTATAATAGGAAGCACTTCGTCGCTTTTTTTAACCGAACCGACGTACATAGTCGGTCTCTTAATAATATGCTCGAAATCAGTAAGAACCTCTATTGATTTATTAACTTTGCTCATGTATATGAAATTTACTTTAATTTTATATCACACCTACACAATTTAATTTCAATAAAAATCCCCAATAATAAAAAATTATTGGGGATTTCGTTATATTGTTGATTTTTATTACATTCCCTTAGGAGAGAAGAATATTTCAAATACTTGTCTAGGTTCAATTTCAACAGTGTAATAGTCCATCATTTCTTTACTAGATTCAGCTTTCTTTTTCTTAGATTCTGGGATACCTAAAATATAATCTTTACCTAATTTATTAATAACTCCCTTTACTATAAACTCGGAATCAACAAATATGTTGATTGCATCTGTTTGCTCGTCGTCTTCAGGTCTATCAGATCTCTCCGTTCTACTTCCGTAGATAGCGGTTTTTCTTTGTATTTGTCTTTCTCTTTCAGCTGCTGCATCATCAAGAACATACTTAGGTGCATTTTTACCTTGCGATGGAATCTCAGCTAGAACTACGATTTTTTCAACTTCACCACTTTCCTGATCAGCAATAAATTTATTTAAAACTGATATAATTTCAGGAACTTTAACGACCATAGCTGGTTTAGCACTGGTATTTTTATTGAACTCATCCTCGTTATATACTGGAACTCCTGCTTTTACCTCGGCTTCATCCATAGGAGAATAAGAATCAAATTCTAAAAGATGTTTCATTTTACTTTCTAATTATTTTCTCTATATATCACTATACCTTTCTGCTATCCTGTGCTTTTTGCATCTGTTGCATCATCTGTAGCTTTTTGGATTTTTCCTCCGATCCTTTCTTATAGAAATCCATATTTTTCTTAAGCCTAGCTTGTTCAGCTGGTGCTATATCCTTAAAGAAAGGAGCACTTAAAATAGCTGATGTTTTTTCCATAGCAATTTCTGGGTTACCTATATAATAAGCAGCCAGTGAATATTCATCCAAAAGTCTCCATTGCCAAATTTCAGGCTCAATAAAAAGAATATCCGATGTTCCTTTAGTTTTTATAGCTACATCACCATAAGCAAATGCAACAAGATGTCTTCCCTGATCTCTAAGCTTTCTCATGGTATGGAAAACACACTCTAATCTGGATGGCCTATATTCCCATGCTTTGGAATATAATTCTGAAAGCTCGTTATCTGGTTTACCCTTTTTCTCGCTTATCTTGGCTATCATATATTTGGAATAGTAAACCTCTTCTTCCCATCCACCCATATCTATTCTCTTCTGATATGCTTCTATAGCTTTATCTAGCTGTTCAGAATCTCTATAACTCTGTGCTAAATAAAACATATATCTTTCGTTACCCGGCTCTTTTATCAATGCTTCTTCCAATATCTTGGCATCATTTGAATATTTTTCCTCTAGTGAACCAGCTCTTTTAAGTGGAGAAATATCAGCAATAACGTGGCATCCTCTTATTGGAGACTGCAGAACTTCCTTCTTATCTTCATCAAGAAATAGATACTCATGAAGAACCCCTCGATACACCCAATTCTGGTTTGATCTGACTATCTGTGCTCTGTTATATTGTAGAGCATTTAGTTTATATAGAAGCTGATAGCAATCCGCTTGTGTGTCCAATCCAGCAAATGGATTTACTCCTGGTGTATCAGGAAAAAAAGTATCATCCGCATCGATTATCCATCTATAGTCACACTTATCTTTAGCCAAATTTAAACTTTCAGTTCTATTTACCTCAAAGTTTACCCATGGTCTCTCGTGCAATTCCCCTTCAATACCCAACGAATCCATCGTGGTTTTAATAACTTCCTTCGTCTTGTCAGTTGATCCGGTGTCAACTATTACCCAATATTTTATATAAGGTGCAACAGCCTTCAAACACCTTTCCATGGTGTCTTCCTCGTCTTTCACAATCATAACCAAACATAATGATATTGTTTGCTTCAGATTTGATTTGGGTAGAATGTTCATAGGAACCGACATCTTAATCGGCATAGATTGCTTCTTTTTATTCTTATTGTTTGTCATTGATTATAATTTAGTAGTTATAGTGTCTTAGTTTATTTTTTCTCCCTTTTTCTTGGAAATATTTATTTTCTCAATTTCACCAACGCCATCAAAAAATAGGGTTGCTTTATAATTTGGTTCTATATGAACTATTAATTTATTTTTATCCCTGTTTGCTGATCTTAATTGTATATCATATTTTTTAATGTCGAGATCCTCGCAAATCCAAAAATCAACTCTAAAATAATTTTTATCGTATATTGAATATGATAATGGATCATCCATTATAGTTATCTTGACATCAAATATATGTTTTCCCTTAAAGTCAAATTCAAGGAAGCACCAATTATCTTTTTTACCGGATGATATTATATTCTCCCCCAGATTAACTAAAAATAGGCTTTTCTTCTGATTTAATTCCTTTTTCTTATAGCTAAGATTTTTGGATAATAGCATATTGCTGATGGATGATATTAAATCATCGGAATCACTATATAGGTTTATTAAACATGATATCTCGCTGGTTTCGTAATTTCTTATTTCTCTTATTTCGATATCATTAGAATTCCTTATCATATAAGAAATAAAATCCAGAGAATCTCCAAGTATATTTCTCCTTAGCTTCTCCAGATTTTTATTTTTTTCTAATTTCTCTTTAAGAGATCTAACAAATTTTTCGCTAGTATCTCTCATATAATTATTTTTTTGGCTTTTTAAGTCCTAGTTTTTTAGCTACTGATTTTAAGACTCCTTCTCTCCCGGTGTTAGCATCTATTGTAATTAATTTTCTGCTCTTCTTATAGAAGTCCAACAAAGGTAAAGTTTTATCATTATATTCCTCGAATCTCTTATCTATTATCTCGTCGCTACCATCATCCTTTCTATTTTCCTTCTTAGCTCTTTCTCTAATTCTTTCCTTCGAGATATCCTCCGGCAGATCTAGAAATATGGCATGGTTTAGACCGAGCCCCATTTTTCCCAGGATTGAATCTAATTTTTTTGATTGCTTAAGATTTCTAGGAAATCCGTCAAAAATAATTCCATTGGAAGGATCTAATTTTTTAAGTTCACCTCTTAGCATCTTTACCATCATATCATCAGATATAAAGTTGCCTCCTGATATTATTTTTTTTAATTCCGGATCGTCTGAATTTCTAATAAGATCTCCGGTTGAAATATGATGTATACCATATTCCTTATTTAGTTCCTTTGATAGAGTTCCCTTCCCTGATCCGGGAGCTCCCAAAATAACCAGGATTTTACCCTGATTATCCGGAAGTTCTCTTTCGTTTAAAAATTCGTTAAATGCTTTTATTTTAGATTCCATTAGTTTAATTTATTTTTATGATCCACACATTTCACAATCCTCAGGATTATCTAAGCTGCATGTAATCCCTGCGGTAGCTTCCTCCGCTGCCCTACTTAATTCCTCACTAGACATACCAATTGATGCTGAGATAGATTCTTTTGCTATTTCTCTCTGTTGTGATGCTGCTTCGTTACTTGTTGTGGTCTTAGCCTTAGATAAATCTACACCCAATCCAGCAATTGCATCAACAGCTGATTTTGTTCTTAGATAATACATCCCCGTTTTAAGTCCAATCTTCCATGAATGGAAATGAGCTGCAGTTAATTTAGCAGAATTAACATTCTCTATAAATAAATTAAGTGATTGGGATTGACATATAAATTTACCTCTGTCAGCAGACATATCAATAAGATCTTTCTGTCTTATCTCCCAAACAGTTTTATATGTTTCTCTTATAGATTCAGGGATTTGCGCTATATTCTGAACCGATCCCTTATGTAAAATGATCATATTCTTCATATCTTCTCCCCAAAGATCTAAAGCAATCAGATCTTTAACTAGGTGTTTATTTATAATAACAAATTCACCGCTTAATGTTCTTCTTGTATAGATATTTGATGTAAATGGTTCAAATGCCTCGTTGTTACCCATAATTTGTGCTGTGGATGCTGTTGGCATAGGTGCTAATAACAATGAATTCCTAGCCCCGTTTTTCATAACATCTTTTCTTAGCTTGGTCCAATCCCATCTTCCTGAAAGATCCGAATCGTTGAAGCCCCATAAGTTAAATTGGAATTCACCTTTACTTAATGGAGAGCCATCGAAAGTTTCGTACTTACCATCTTTCTTAGCAAGATCCATGGAAGCTGTCATCGAAGCAAAATAAATTGTTTCAAATATTTCCTCGTTAATTCTTTTAGCCTCAGGTGAGGTAAAAGGAATACCAACAATAGCAAAGAGATCAGCAAGACCCTGAATACCGATACCTATCGGTCTATGTCTCATATTAGATCTTTTTGTTTCCGGTGTCGGGTAATAGTTAACATCTATAACCTTATTAAGATTCATCGTTGTTTGATAAGCAACATCATATAATGCTTTATGATCAACTTCACATTTACCTCTAGCTATTTTGGCTGTTCTGTTATCTGTTGATCTTAAAAATTTATTAACGGGGATGGAAGCCAAATTACAAACAGCCTGTTCGTCCTTATCAGTATATTCAAGAATCTCAGTACAAAGATTAGAACTTTTAATCGTACCTAAATTTTTCTGATTTGATTTTTTATTAGCTGCATCCTTGTACATCATATATGGTGTACCGGTTTCAGTTTGAGCATCGATAATTTTACTCCAAAGCTCTCTAGCTTTCATTACTTTTCTAGCTTTTCCCGAAGTCTCATATTTAACATAGGCATCCTCGAATTCATCACCATATAATTCCCAAAGACCTTGAACATCAGATGGAGAAAACAATGACCATTGTCCATCCTCTTCAACTCTTTTCATAAATAGGTCAGGTGTCCAAAGTGCAAGGAATAAATCTCTAGCTCTAATCTCTTCCTTACCTGTATTTTTTCTAAGATCCAAGAAATCCTCAATATCAGCATGCCATGGCTCCATGTACATAGCAAATGACCCCTTTCTTTTTCCTCCACCCTGATCAACATATCTAGCGGTTTCGTTAAATACCTTAAGCATCGGAACAATACCATTCGATGTACCATTAGTTCCTTTGATATAAGAACCCGTACTTCTAACGTTGTGTATTGCTAATCCGATACCACCTGCATTTTGAGAAATTATAGCAACATCAGTTAATGTTTTATAAATACCAGGTATGGAGTCATCCGACATCATAAGAAGGAAACAAGATGATAGTTGTGGTTTCTTTGTTCCGGCATTAAATAATGTAGGTGTTGCATGTGTCATCATATGATTTGATAACAGCTCATAAGTTTTAAGTGCGTTCTTAATATCATCTCCCCATATTCCTACTGCAACTCTCATATACATATGTTGTGGACTTTCAGCCACCTGACCATACATCTTCAATAAATAACTTTTTTCTAAAGTTTTAAATCCGAAATACTCAAAATCAAAATCTCTCTCGTGTATAATAGCGCCGTCGAATTTCTGCTTGTATTTAATTACGGCATTATACGTTTCATCATTAATTAATCCAGCTGGCTCATTAGTTTCAGGATCTATATAATTATAAAGATCATGTATGGTCTCAGAAAATTTCTTTTTAGTTACCTTATGTAGCCTAGATACTGCAATTCTTGAAGCCAATATCGAATAGTCCGGATGTTTCGGTATTAATGATGCTGCAGTTTCAGCAGCTAGGTTATCAAGCTCTTGTGTTGTTATACCATCATAGATACCTGATATCACCTTCTGAGCGATTTCTGTTGCATCTACATAATCAGGATTTAACCCGTAAGTCATTTTTTTTATTCTATTTGAAACTTTTTCAAATCTCACCGGCTCCTTCGAACCATCTCTCTTAATTACAAGCATTTATTATCTATTATTTTTAATTTTAAAATTCGGCATCAAACCCAAAAGCATCCTCCGATTTATTCATAACACCAGATTTTTGATATTCTCCAACTCTTTTCTCAAAAAAGTTTGTTTTACCCTGCAAAGAAATGTTTGCCATGAAGTCAAATGGATTTTCAGAATTATAGACCTTGGAGCATCCCAATTCAACAAGTAATCTATCAGCAACAAATTCAAGATACTGTTTCATTAAATCCGAATTCATACCAATTAGTCTAACTGGCAACGATTCAGTAATGAATTCCTTTTCTATTTCTAGCGCACTGGTAATAATCTCTTTTATTCTTTCCTCAGAAACCTTATTTGCTAGGTGATTGTTATGTAACATCACAGCAAAATCGCAATGTAAACCTTCGTCTCTAGATATAAGTTCATTAGAGAAAGATAATCCAGGCATCAATCCTCTTTTCTTAAGCCAAAAGATAGAGCAGAAAGATCCGCTAAAAAATATACCCTCAACAGCAGCAAATGCTACTAGTCTTTCCTGAAAGTGTGGGGAATCTATCCATTTTAAAGCCCATTGAGCTTTTTTCTTAACTGCATCAATTGTATCGATAGCTTTGAACAGATGGTCTTTTTCGTCCTTGTCCTGAATGTATGTGTCTATAAGTAGCGAATATGTTTCGGAATGTATATTCTCCATCATTATCTGGAATCCGTAGAAAAATTTAGCCTCCGTATATTGAACCTCGCTAACAAAATTCTCTGCCAAATTTTCATTAACTATACCATCGGATGCCGCAAAGAAAGCTAATACATTCTTAACAAAATATCTTTCATCATCAGTAAGCTTGTTTCTCCAGTCATTTAGATCCTGAGCTAAATCTATCTCTTCGGCAGTCCATATGGAAGCTTCTTGTTGTTTGTACATGTTCCATATGTCATGATGTTCTATAGGGAATAGAACGAATCTATTTGGATTTTCCTGTAATATCGGTTCAGGTAACGAGTATAAATTTTCCATTATTTCTTTTTAGTAATTGTTTTCTTGTCTTCGGATATTCTCCTTGTTTTTTGAAATGTAGTAATTGTAAAGCTCCTCCGCTGTCATGCCTACTGAGATCATAAGATTAAAGATAAAATGTTGGATGTCAACCAATTCCATCTTAAGCTCCTTTTGATCATCATCCGAAAGATCAGAGATTTTCATCTCATAAGCTTTCTTATGATTGCTTTTCCAAGGTTTCCAAACTGCATTTCCTATTGAATTTACACCATCATTAGAAACACCACCTAAAGCATCGTATGCTTCTGAGACCTCATCATCAATAGCTCTGGTATTCCAAAGCCAAAAATCTTTAATCTCACCGAGAGTCATGTTACTGAAATCGTATCCATAAACTCCCTCCTGTGTCCTCTTCTGAAGGGTCATTAATTTATCCAGGTGGTTTGTGGACTTTACGTAGTCATTCTCAACGAGAAGATCTTTGCATTCATTGTCTGTATTTGCCATAATTGTGATTTTTGACTAGGTTTATTGTCTAGATTAGCTCCACCAGGTTTTTATATATCATCTGATTTTTCCTATCCTCACCCAATCTTCGTTAATTTTTATTCTTTATCTAAAACTTTTTTTAGTTGGTCTATTTCCAGCTCCAGCTCAAGCATTCTGTCTTTTGTTTTTCTCCTTCTGGAGTATAGATCTTTAATGATCGTTCTTAGAATTGGATTTTCTTCATCTGATCCAAAATATGCTCCGGATGCAGTTTTCACCCAATCCTCGCTGGGATTTGATAGATTTTTTCCCTTGTATATTTCTGGTGAAATCCCCCATTGAACCATGGCATTAGGGTAAAGTGAAGCAAAATCGTAGCATGCTATCCATTCATGCAGACCCTTGATTGGTTCCTTAACGTATCCTCCAGCAAACTTAACATGAACCTCTTCCTTTCTCTCAACAACAAAAACCTGTTTCCTATCAAGAAATTTTCTAAGCATCATAACTTCCGTTGACCATACTGGTGAAAGACATCTGTTTATCTCCACCCCCGAGATCATCGCAATCTTAAAGAAAGTTTGCATTGTTTTAAGTTTCTGATCTATGTAATGAACAAGTGCGCAATCGACAGCGTTATAGAAAATAAAGTCTTCGAAATTGGATTGGTATAAATCTCTAAGTGTTCCGTTATATTCAACCTTTTTAAATCCTGCTGCTTTTTCAGCAACGTAATCAAGTCTATTACTTTCCTTTATTTTGATTACTCGATCCCATTTTTTGTAGATTTCCAAGTAGTCAAACATAAGTAAGTGCATAGGTAACTGTGCTTTGCCTATTAAATAATTACCAGGTGAAATAATCTTTGGATCTATACCAAGTCTCTTTGCCCTGTTCATTAAATAAGGCCAGTCATATCCGAGCCAGTTCCATCCAGTTATAACTGGCATTTTAGGTCCAAGCTCTCTAAAGAATGTGTACATCATGTCATACTCGCTTTCAAACTGTTTGTATTTAAAAGTCCAGGTATCACCAGTTTTTGCAAAATAGTCGTTGGTTTTCTTGTATATGCTAGCTTGTTGTTCAGGTGTCAATGGATCTAATCCAAGAACTATAATCTTATTCTTATCGGTAGCTATACCTATTGATAAAACACGATTTCTAGCATTTTCTGTATCCAATGCCGCTGCCATGTCTTCAGTTATCTCAACCTCAATATCGACAAAGTATTTCTTAGGCTCTTGAAATTCCCATAATGGCTTAGTTAATTCCTCGGGTGCTTCTATTAATATCTGAGCCATTCGATACTTATCGTATCTTTCAGTCTTAGCTTTTCTTACAGGTAAACCTGTCCAATCAGTCCATTCCTTATCCCTTTTGGGATCATTTGGACCGCACTTTTCCCAATTATATCTTTGATCTTCAGCTATTGGTACATTAAGAAATGCTAATTCGCCTTCTTCTCCGAAATGAGAGACTTTTAAATATGATCCTTTGTTTTCGATATCAATTATCATTCACTATATTTTTCTGGTTCTTTATAATGTTTTATCCTGAAATAAAATTATGTTCCGTACGGATATATAAAATATATGAAAAATATCAAAAACTTTAAAGATTGTGTTAATGAATGGCTGGATGCTCCGGGTAGCGTTGATGTTCCAGGTAACGAATATGCACCAAGAGTAAATTCCAGAAATTATACACCAGCACACCAACCCTTACCGGAAGTGGTGGATGCAATGTACGAAGCTTCGTATTTCCATGAATTTCTAGACAACGAAGGTAAATCAGAGGAATTTAATAATTTCCTATCGGAAGGTAAAAAAACTGGCTCCGATGTAGCTGAATATATCAAAGGGGCATTTAACGAGAAAAGTTCGAAAAAAAATAACTAGCATCCAGTTACATCACTGATATATCTAGCTAATTTTTTATCGGTTGGTGTTATTGAAATATTATTATTAACGAATATTTCCCAGGATTCCCTACCATAAACACCTATACCAGGTAAATCATTAACGTCAGTAAATCCAGATATCCATTTCTGACTTAATTGTATTATTCTCTTTGCCTTTATATTCTGAAATCCGGTACATTTTATGACCGCTGCTAGATCCAAAGGATCACATCCAATAGTAGATATGGGATCTGGAATTAAATCAAATACGGAGCTTAAAATCGGTCTTACCTGTTTATTATTTGTTTGATTCAATAATATGCAACAAACCATAATTTTCCATGGTGAATCCAGATATTCCTCCTGTATTAAAATTTCTCTTTCCATTTAGCAAAAATAGATAAAATCCACGAAATAAAAAAATATTATTATCATATTCATTTGATATATAATTGATATGAACATAAAGCACCTACAAACAGACGAATTCTTTGCCACGCAAACACCCAAGGATTCAATATATCTTCACCACTCCAATGGAGCATATAGACCCGATTGGACTATTAAATCGTGGGATAGACAAGAGACAACAGGTGGTAGCAAGGTTAGAAGCGCAAAATCATATGTTATTGGTGGATTAAGTTCGATGGGAACCTCAGATTTATATAACGGGGAAATATACGAATCATTCGATCCTAAATATTGGTCACACCATCTAGGGATAAAATCTAAAAATAACACCTTCATCAATCAAAAAAGCATAGCTATAGAATTATGCAACTATGGACCACTAATTAGATCCAAAGAGGGCAGATTTTATACCAATAGTAGAGTTGAAATTGACGAAAGTCTAGTAACCACTCTTGATAATCCATTTAGAGGCAATCTATATTATCAAGCATACACGGATTCACAAATAGAATCATTAAGAATACTTATATTGGAACTTAGTAATAAATTCGATATAGATTTATCTAAGGGAATAAAAAAAGAGCTTCTTTCATTATCCGATGCAAATTTAGCGTTCGAAATAAATAAAAAAGCTCTTGAGGGTTATCCTGGAATATGGTCACACTCTAATGTTAGAATGGATCGTGATGATATTTACCCATGTCCCAGATTAATAGAGATGTTAATAAACTTATAATATAGCTTATTATTTTATTGTAATCTTCTTGGAATCTGGATTCTTAATCTTAATCTTAGGAATATCTATAACCAATACACCATTTTTAAAATCAGCTGATATATTATTACTATCAGCGTTATCAGGTAGCGTGAAAAGCCTATCTGATTTTTTAACCCATGTATTACCGTTGATGATTGATATCTTAATAGAATTTTTGTTTGTAGTTTCTATATTAATATCGCTCTTTTCTATACCTGGTAGGGGTAATTTAAGTAACCATCCAAGATCTTCATTATCTGACACCTCGTATTTTTTATCATCAAGTTTCTGATTAAACATTGAGTCCAATATGGAGTCAGTCAGATTATTCGAATTAATAATCGGGAAGATGGTTCTGAATCGGTTTGTGTTCATAATTTATTATTATTTTTTATATAATTATTTCAAAAATCGCTCCATACAAAAAAAGATGACTAAAAGTCACCTTTCTGGTATTTTTATTGTTTACCAATTGACGAAATGTCATTTTTTATTTCTATTAGAAAACTCCAGGTATGATTTTAGTTTCTTCATGACTTTCTTTCTCTTGTTTGCTGCTGCAGTACCCACAGTAAGAGAAGGAAATTTATCACCAGATCCAACGTTATTCGGATTATAAAATCCAGCATTTGTTCCATCGTTAGTTGGTGTTGCCGGATTTCCCATCCCGCCAACATCACCCAGGGTTGCTAATCCACCCCCGTCCATGTCTTCGGATATCTCACAGCCTTTATTTTTTAAATATTCCTTTAGCTGCCATTTTTCGACGCAGTAAGAATTCTCATTCAGCCATTTATTCATGCACTCCATTAAACACTCATAACATGATTCATCGCAACTATTTAGTGCCTCTTCTATCGAATCTTTTTCATCATCCATGCAAACTAAGCATCTTGATTCTCCTATATGTGACTTAAAATCCGGGTAAACCATATTTAATCTAATATTATTTTTATATTATGCGAAAATATTCTGACTATATTTCCCTTCTCGTTTTTAGTTATGTAACCTATTATATCTTGGTAACCATCATATATAGGTTCCTGTATTAGTAATTTTCGATCAAGGTTATCCAATACCCATTTATTAAGTATTTGACTAATCTCCTTCGAATGATCCTTTTTAATATTGCCTAGATTTATACTAGGATCTCCACAGTCGCACATAGTTATCTAAAGTCTTCGTTATCTTCTTTTCTCTTTATATATTGCCATAGGTAATCTAGAGCCTTTTTATAATCTGATGATTTTCTGAATGGTATTATATATTTCTTTATATCGTTACCGTTACCCTGTGGAACATCATCGGATTTTATGGGATTATATCTTCTAACTGTTCCGGATGGATGTATCGTATAAAAAACATCACTGTGACCCTTCTCCCTCTGCTTATGTTTAGTTCTTACGAACTTCATGGTGTTATTAAGAGCCTGCTGGTCAGATGTTTCCTCAGAAAATCCAAGATTTATTAATCTTCTATATTCCTTGGTTCTTCTTACCCTATCAAGATCTAATGACCTCCTTGAATCTACCCTATATTCATCATTGGGATTATAGTCTTTAAAACTCTTGATGTTTCTCATGATCTATATATCTAACTATAATTTGGTCGATTATGCAGTCATCATCGGTGGATTTGGATCGGTCCATTCCGGTGTTGCCAAAATTATTAAAATTTCATCATATGTATAAGGACCTTCCTTTGTATTTAGGTTACTTACACATTCTGGCATTACACCATCCCACTTAACAAATGTCTTTGTTTGGTCCACAGATTTTCTAACCGTATCTGCTGATGTTTCTAAAACTTGAGTGAAATCGATTTCATTCAATTCACTTACATTGAAAATCATAAATTCTCTGTTGTCGTATTCTTGTACTTGTGTTTCCATATTATTATATATTTTTTATTATAAACCAAATCTTGATTTGGCTGCATTATAGTTTTGTGATATTTCTTGTGGGGTTAACGCTCGGTTATATATTCTTGCAATTGGGATATGTCCATTAAAATTATGAGTCCCATCTACAACACTACCACCATAAGTTCCAACATAATAAGTTGCATCGGGTATCGTACCTGTTTGTGGGGTTGACCATATCTCAACACCATTAAGATATGCTCTTGCCATAGTGCCGTCATAAGTACCAACTAAGTAAGACCAAGAATTGTTTGGTATACTACCATTCCAATTAGATACCCTACTATTGTTAGTTTGGTTTGCCCAATGCATTGAGAACGTATTACCGCCATCCGTTGAATCAATGATACCTAAATACATACTATTAGATGAAGATATCGCACCGCCCCTTATCGTTCCTGAAACCGTTAGTTTAGTTGGTTTTATCCAACTTTCGCAAGTAATTGCGGTTGTTGGTTTATTAGAAAATGTAGGTACAACCATATAATCGTCAGTCCCATCAAACACGATACTTCCACCATCTGAACTATTAAATGTGGTTCCGTTTGTTAAGGTACCATTAGTACCATTAGTTGTTAAATCTTTCCATGTAGTTCCTGATCCTGGATAAGACACGAAATTACCAGCATCTAACGCCATAATTAAACCATCCGTTATTATAGGTGAACCATAGTAGTTTTGAGTAGTCTCTGCATCGGTTAATGCCCTATTATAGACCCTAAATTTAGACATCTCTCCTTTCCAGGGAAGTTGTGCTGAACTAAACGCACCTATAGTGTTATATGAACCCAGCGAAACATTCCCAGTAAAAGTATCTGTACCGGATGGAGTCATTATCTGATTGTTTTGTTTTACCACCACCTGACCGTTAGGGTTTAAGATAAAGTGATATAATGCTCTTACGTTTAATATTCCGGCACCTGCTTTATACCATCTAAAAAATGCATTAGAAGTATTGGTGATATCGAAATATCCATAATCACCACCCCAAGGCCAATGTGCCATCATTCCTCTATCAGACCCATTAGGACCTACAAAATTAAACATTCCATTATATTCTTGAGTGGGGTTACATAAAACTTCCACTGTGAATTGATTTGTAATATCATAAGTTGATGATCCATCTGATACGTAGTCATCAGCTCCATCAAATACGATAGACCTAGTTGTGGAGTTAAATGTTGGTCCATTTGCTAATGTACCAACATTTCCATATCCACTCAAATCATTCCACTTCGTACCAGTCGTTGGATATGAAATAGCATTGGACGCATCAAGATTTAACATCAAATTATTTTTTACGATATTAGCGGTGTTAAATCTTGCTAATCCTGCGTTGTAGTTTTGCAATATTTCTGATGATGATAATGCTCTACTATAAACTCTATTGGAATATATATTTCCACCAAATGGTCCAAGCGAAGCTAAATCATAACCGCTACCGCCAACACCGGAAAATGTTTGCGTGCCTGCTGTTTGGTTTGGTGTTAATAATTGACCATCCAAATAAATTTGATTGACGCTTCCCGAATGTCTAAATACTAGATGGTGTATATTACCGTCAGTAAAATTTGGAGAGGTCCACCAGATCCTATTACCTCCGTTACCCTCCCAATACATCCAAAGACTATATCCTGAATCATTAAAATTACAGTTCAGATTACTACCGTAGAAATTCCATAAGTGATTCCTTGTTGTTTTAGTTCCTCTATACCAGGTATCAACAGTAAGCTCATTAGTAAATGTTTGAACGAGATTAGTACTAACAACATCATCAGCTCCATCGAATACTATAGACCCGCCATTCAAGGAACTAAAAGCCGGTCCATTTACAAGGGTTGCATTATTTCCGTTATGTGATATATCATACCAGCCAGTGCCGTTAGTTGGATATGATGGTATAAACCCAGCATCAACATTAAAGACCAAACCATCAGTAATTATTCCTTCGTAATTTTTATTAACACACGCATAATTTGTTTGAGTTGCATACCAGTTTAAACATTGTACTGCTGTAGTGAAACCCTGACCTGATATAATATTGGTGTATGATATTAGCTCAAGATCGCTGTTCGCAGTGTGAAAGCTTATCTTGGATGTTTCATTTACGTTATATGAATAAATGGTGTATCCACCCGACATCGGCGTTACTCCATTATAGTGACCAGATGAACTTGAAGGTCCCTTACCAACGTCACCCACACCAAAAAAGAAATTCCCCTTCTTTAATGACTGTGTATCACCAGTTGTTGAATGTTTTATTGAATTTGGCATTTTTTATTTTATTTAGTTTTATTTAAAAATCGATTATAAAATAACTAAACGATTAATAGCCATTCATATCCCTCAGTGATTCCTAATAATTGATTCTGATCATATGGACCCTCAGCGCTTTCCATGGTGGAAATAAAATCGGGATTTTCAACAGTGGTCCAACTAACGTATGTTTTATCCTGATTTACACTATAAATTAATGTCTCCGGAGTTTGTATAACCTCATTAAAATCAACCTTATCCAATTCGTATACTTTAAAAATTATAGATTTCATCATATTATCACTATTTTACTTCCTCCAATGTTATGTCACCAAATAGCATAATTGGTAGAGGAGATGTTCCACCAGGTACCGCATAATTTATCAAATGCAAAAACATGACATATTTTGTTCCATATCTAAAAGGCAAACCGCTATTTCGGTTTTCCCCAGTAAATACACCACTCTCGTGTGTTCCCCAGCTACCAAAAGGAGCTTCTGTTGGATAGAATACATAATTATATGTTCCACCAGCAACACCATTCATTACTGGTGTACCAGCTGGTGTGGGATAACCTATGTCAGGGAAAGAAACCCAATTATTATTAGAATCAGCAAATCTAAATCTCAATTCACCTCCACCAATATCAGTTATCTCGTTATAATAGAGATCCACATCACCATAACCTATCCTAGTATATTCCCAAGGTTTATTAAATTCTGGATGTGATGGTGGGTACATCATAAAATGTCTGAAGTAATAGGTATTACCTGGACCTACCCATTGATTATTTACACTGGAAACATATGCATATGAATCACCAGCAACCAAATTTCTAGTCAAAGTTGTATTAGCAATTCCCCCACACATTCTCAGATCAATGAACCTGTAGCTTGAATCAAGTGTCATGAATCCGGTATAACCTCCAGAAAGTATATTATCTCCCGGCCCACCCTTAGTGAGAGTCCTATTTTTAACTGTCACCTTATATTTTTTTGTTGTATCAACCTGAACTGGTGTATCACTAGTAAATGTCCCATACTGTGTCTGAGGGAGTTGCAACGAGTAACTATATCCAGGAAGGGTCGTCGTACTATTAGTAGATCCACCAGAATAATTCTGGAGTGCACCTCCTGAAGTTAAAAATTTAAAGTTACCATTGGTATAAAAATTTTGGAATCTTCCCTTTTGCGAATTATAATTCTGGGTTATCTCTGATTGTGTTAGTGATCTATTATAAACTCTAAAAACTGCACATTCCATGATCATATTATATCCTCCACCTCCCCAAGTTGCAATCTTACCGTAGCCGCTATTAAAGTTTCTGTTACCTGATGCTTCACCGGAGTACTGTTGACTTAATGTCTGTGAAACTCCATTAACATATATCTTATTATTTGTATATGCAACATCACTCCTAAATTCAAATATATAATGAGCCCATTCGTTAACGATACCCAATGAGTTAACAGTGGATTGAGATATTCCATAGACATCACCATTCCCAGTATTATACCCAATTGATCCACCCGCAGTATATACGTCGTAATATTGCCATCCCATGAACATCCTATTACTATAATCTGATCCTATTTTACACCACATCTCGACACTGGCGGTACCAGATAGATTCGGTGCATAGAAATCCACACGATCGTCAACACCATCGAAGGTTAAACTTCCACCTCCATCAAACGATGACCCATTTGGGTTAAATGAGATACCATTTACCAATGTTGCATTATTATTACCCGAGCTTATGTCATAGATTGTTGTTCCTGAGGTTGGATATGATACTGAAAAACCAGAATCCAGATTTAATACCATCCCGCTCGTTAATATATTCTCATAATCGAAATTCAGAACAACTCTATCCGATTGCGACGAAAAATAATTAAGACACTGCACCACCGTGGTATATGATGTACCCGCGATTTTATTAGTTAAATCTATTAATTGTGCGTCATTGGAAGCAACATAAATCGATGGTCCATTGGATGTCTTATTTAGATATATCGTATATCCACCATATGTTGGAGTTATACCGTTCCAGAAACCAGTAGATGAGGTTGGTGCGTAATCGACATTATTTATACCAATCAGGATATTTCCCTTCTTAATTGTATTAGATTGCGAGGAGCCGCTATATTTTATTTTATTAGCCATTGTGTGATCTGAACTGCTATATCATATATTACTTAGAGGAAATCCAATCTCTATAATCCTTCAAATTCTGGAGGTTCTTCTTACCTTTGGATTTTTGTTTTGAGTCAGGATCCAAAAATGGCATTATCTTGGCTGGTCCGCCAGGATAGAAATCCGGTATTTTCGGTGATGTTACTATAGCTAGATCCTCGTCAACGTGATCTGGTAGATTTTTATATTTTGTTGATGCATAAGCTTTCAGCTCTTTCTCGGTCATTCTTTTAGAAAGATCTACTATCGCTTTTCTATATTTAGGGTCTATGTCTGCTGGTTTAAGTTCACCTATTCTAACAGCATAAGCCTGCCCCATTAATCTCTGTTGTGCTACACTCGATGATGGCATAATTATTAATTTTTTTACAGACTATATATCAAAAAAAAAGACCTACTTTAAAAATAGGTCTTTTTGTTTTTTATTCCATTCTTTTTGAGTAATGGGCTTAGAATCTAAATCCCAATTGGTATCGGGATTTATTATCCTCTTCTTCTGATTCTTCCAGTCTCCAAACGTCCATATGAATCTGTTATATTGTTTACCAACCGTAACAAATCCGGTATCTCCAGGCTGTATAGCTATTGGTGATTGTGGTGGTGCATAGAAACTAGTTTCTGCAGATTTAGAGGAGTTCTTCTTCATATTTGTCTTTATCGTATATAACCGCTTCGATCAAAGTTTTATTGATCTGGAAGGTTTCAAATCCTCCAACGGTTCCATCCATATACTCAGCAACTTTCTTTTCTACCTCGATGATAGATTCTCCAGCAACTAAGAATTGGGATTTTTTGTACATTGGGTCGCCTGCTTTATTAACTTCACCAGACTCGAAATTTACTTTTACTAAATAGTAACTCATTTGATTTTCTTTTTAGAGATTAAAATTACGCTTTGTTGTTTTTTGCTTCCTGTACTTCAACTCTTAAGTCCTGTGCAAGTTTTTTAAGTTCTTGCATAGCTTGTCTAACTCTAGTACCAGCTGCTCCGTTTCCTTTAGATGCGAATTTTTCAACATCACCTTGTGTTTGCTCGATAAGAGCTTTAATTTGTTCGAATTTTTCCATTTTGTATTTATTTTAATTATTAATTATATAAACTTTTTAATAAATGTTTCCTTATCTGCTAAGAATAACTGAATTCTTATCAGATCCTTCCTGAACTGACCAATTTCCGCCTAATTGTGAAACCGACATAGATTTCATGTATTCCATATATGTACCTTTACCCTCATACTGGAGATTATCTTGAATCTCGTCATATATTCTAGTTACCTTTGAATTAAGCTCCAAGTAATCAGTAACACATTTATAAACATACTCCATTAGCCTAGATAGCTCGTTAGATCCCATCTTAAATTTATTCTTATCTGTCTGTGGGATATCTTCCTTATCTACAGCGATATCCTCTATTACTTCCGGTGAAATTTCATTTAATGTTAGTACACCATACGAATTCTTAGCACCTTCTATATTACCATGATCCGAATATTTCCCGATTATGAGGTGGAATCCTCTAACCTCTTCATTCTCCATATCAAGATTAAAGAAATAATGATATAAATCCCCGTTTTTTTTCATTAGAAATGGGGAAGTACCAAATCCATCAGACTCATTCATATTACTTACAAATTGTCCGAAAGTTGCAATTTTTGTCATTTTATTCTTCGTTATTTTTAATTTCTTTATTAACCTCATCTATGGTTTTCTCATCGCCATATTCATTCAGATAATTAATAACTTCTGTTTTATCCGTTTTTTCAGAATCAGATAATTCATCGTCAGATAAACCTTCATTAACGCCGGTTCCTTTCTTAGAAGAAACTAACTGCTGATAAAACGATGCTACTGATGGGGGAACAAGCTTCTTAAAAGCTACAAAATCCTCCGCATCAATCATATCTCTAACTTCCGATCCGCTGGTGATTCTAGGAGTCTCTATGATCTCTATATCATCAGGAAAATCACCGCCAGCTTTCTTAAGATATTCTGCTTGCTTCTTGTAATCTTCTGTTCTATCATCACCACATCCTATATATTTGGGAAGGTATCCCATCTGTTTAGCTTTACCGTATATAATTCCGAGTAATCCTCGATCTACCATGAAATATCCGGATATAGTTTTAGAATTCTCTCTAACCACTGATTCCATATACTTATCAACTAGATCAGTATCAAATGGAGATTTACCAGATTTATTATGTCCAGGATGAACTACTGCTATTATCGAAGGCAGATTATTCTTTTTAAATAGGTCATTAGCCATCTTAAGATGACCTTTATGGAAAGGTTGAAATCTTCCAACAATTAAATTTACTTTCTGCAATTCTTTGTCTTTCTTTTCGGCTGATTTATCTTTTTCTTCTATTGGTTCAGCATCGGGCTTTTCCTTGGTGTCTATAGTTTCCAATGTTGATATAAAATCATTATAAGAAAAGAAGTGATCGTCCTTATGATCATCATTTTCACTCTCAGACGTAACATAATCAACTTTCTTGGTTGACATATTAGATTTTCTAAAATCAAAAAATGATGGGACTGATTGGGATTCTTGTATTTTTGGGGTCTGTTTTCTATCTACTTCCTTTTGTATATCAGAGACCAGCATATTGAACTGGTTTATTATACCAGCAGTAATTATTCCACCCGCTCTTTTCTTTATTTTTCTAAAAGAATTCAATATTAACTTAAATAATGATTCATATGAATCATCCTGCTCAAGATAGCTAAGTACTCTTCTATCTCTTATTAGTTCCTTGTTTAGTCTGAATTCGTCCTTCTTTAAATAATCAGGTTCCTGAAAATCCGCACCTTTATATTTATAGCCATAGTCGTCTAGGAATTTAGAAAATACATCAGAAACAAACGAAATATACCTCTCATCTTCTGAATCTCCATCGATTCTAAACGAATCAACCCCAGATTCCAATATAAAATTCATAACATCCAGAACAGTAAGTCCCAGAAAATCACTAGGTTTATTTTCAATCTTTAATTTGGTTTTATTTTTTGCCATTTCGGTAAATACTGGATCTACCATCTTTGACACAACAGTCTCACCTTCACCTTTCTCGTCACCAAACTTAAAAACTATTCCTTCTATGGCCTTATCAAGGTCGTCGTTTAATGCGCTTTCCTTGGCTTCCGGATTTAGTACACCTATGATATACCTAACAAAACTCTTAGTCTTATACTCAGATACCAAATCATCGAATGGTGTTCGTAGAAAATCTGATATTTTTTCTTTCTGATCCTCACTAAGATATCCTTGAAAAATAATCGGGGGTCTCTCAACTCCTAAAAGATCTGCCCAGGTATCTAATTTCTCCTTGTCATTTATAAAATTATTGGAAGGCTTAGAGTCCTTAGGACTAACGTAAGACAATATAAGATTATTCTTTGGCATTCTATCGTAAGCAATCTCGACTGGCTTATTATTAGCAAAATATTCCAATCCAAATTTCCATCCTCTTGGGATTTTACTTATTGTGTGTGGACTCAAAGATTCTATATACTGGATAGGCTTCTCATAATATTTCATAAGGGTTCTATCAACCATTGTTATCGGATTTCTCTGATCTCTCTTATAGAATACAAATTTACCATCGTTAGCATCTCTTTCGAAAACAAAAGCAGATCCATCCATTTTTTCATTAACAGTTACATAAGTACTAAAGAGATTATCAATAAACTCTTTTCCTTTCTTATGGTAAATATCATATAAGTGGCTAATTCCAGACATATTTAATTTTAATTTTATCTTTATATTTATATAAGATTAAGCTCTTTTTATTTCGGAGGGCCTCTCTAAATTTGCTCTAGTAATATATTCGAGGAACTTTTCCTCTATTTCGCCAACCTTATCATAAAGTTCAAAACTAGGTGAATCTATAATCTGGTATAACTTTTCGAATGTTTTAACGTCATTGATTGAATAACCTGTACCCAATGCAAAGTCTATAAATTCCTGAGGATCTCTAGTTATAAATCTCTCGCTTCCGCTTATCTTGGCAGCATTCTTTAATCTAGGTTTTAGTTTGCCTCTGTATGATTTAGTATGCCAATATAAACCATCGCTTAATATCAGCACAGGTGAATCATAATCCATAACTTCTCCAGCATCGTTAACATCCAATACCATTCTACGTATTGCTAATATAGCAGCAAGTAACCAGTTTCTATGAGCTGATTTATATTTACTTTCAGATGTTTTGTAGTCAGGTGAATAGTAGATAAACTTTGCCCATTCCATATCAGCAACGGGTATTAAATCAAGCTGTACAATTCCGTTAGTTTGATCACCGTTTATAGGCCATCCTATACTTACTATATTTAGTCCCTTCAAATAATTTATTTCAGGTTCGAATCCCAATTTGCTTGTTAGCTCTTCCGATCCACTTAATATCGAATAAATATATCCAGATACCTCCTTTAGTGGCACATTGAATAAATTAGAATCAAGTCCAAGATCAAGATCACCCGATGTATCATCTGGATTTTTCTTTTTCCCTATGCTTCCAATAACGATGTATTCACCAGCAGATGAATTGGGATTTACACCAATAATCGGCAACAATATGCTCTTTATTGAGGCTAGTGTTTCTTCAAACTCATCCTCCCTTATTCTTCTAGATGTTTTAATAGCGGCACCACCCTCTAATAAAATTACAAAGTTATTAAATGATAGCGTTTTATTGTGCATTGCTTGTCTTTTTATAATACCTCTCCATTATACCATTCATATAATCGGCGTACATTTCCTCTTCCTTATTCTTAGGGTTTGCTGGATCAAAATCCTTCCCGAAGTATTTTTTACCCTTGATCACTCCAGATTTATAGAACTTTTCAGCATCAGCATCGGTAACTTTTTTATCACCAATATTATCCCTTTCCCATTTATTAAGGATTTCAGTCTTTTTAGCTTTTAGTTCGTCCTTAGTAAACTTATTTGAACTTTTCTCCTCTTTACTTGATCCTTTAGGTGTTAAGAAATCTGCAACAGCAGCTCCAGCTCCGGTAATTAATCTAAATACATTAGGAATTAGGTTGGTTGCTCTTCTTGCAGCTTGATATTTGTCATCAGAATCATAATAACTAGAATAGTAATTAGAATCCTTCATATCATCACCAACTCTCGTGTTCATATCTCTAAGCCATCTACTAAATGTAGTCTTCCCTGTGCTGCCCTCGGAGCTAGCTTCGGATACATTGTTAGTAAATTCAGTAAATGATTTCATTATCATAATTAAAATGTTTTCTGTATATATCCCAATGAAAACTAAAGTTTAACTTTGTATATTTTATAATCGAAAGATTCCTTCTTGTATATCTCCATTCTCTCCAGACTATGTTTCATTAAATAATTCAAATAATTTTTGGTACTAAAATCGTCAACGAAATCTATAATATTTACTTTGTCCTTTCCTTCCATTTTACGCATACCCCTACCTAAACTCTGCTTAATTAGAACTTCACTCTTATATGATTCAACAAGAAATATATTATGCAGATTATTGATCGAAATACCGGTAGAGAATGTTCCATAAGTTGCTATAAGGACCTTATTTTCACCCGAGCTCATTCTTGTTTTATATTCCTCTCTTAGAGCTTCATTTGTTCCACCTTCGACGTAGAAAACCTCCTTGTCCGAGTTTTTCTCTCTTAGTAAATTCCATATCTGCTTTCCGTATTCATCCTTAACTGATTGAAATAGTACTAGTGAATTCTTAGAACTTTTACTAATGAAATCAACTATGTAATTAAGTCTTTTTCTGCTTTCTATAACTAACTTTCTTTCTATGTTATAAAACTCATTTCCTTCTATTTTTTTATCCGATGATTTATTCGAATTGTTAAGTTTTATGTCAGCAAGTTTTTGTTTATAGCTATCTTCAAGCCAATCCATAATAACAACCTTTATCGAAACAGGTGTTGCATAGTTATTATCAAAAAGATAGCTTGGCGGGATTTCAACAACAAGTGGACCTAAAAATTGCTGTATTGTCATATAATCAGCGGTTCCTTTCTTTGTCAATGTTCCGGTTAGACCAAATCTCCATCTAGAGTGCATGCAATTTGCAACTATCTTCTTTATGGACATGGAATTCGTATGGTGTGCTTCATCAACAAAAACAACATCAACATCAGCAAAAAATTCTGGTTCCTTCTTCACCAGTGATTGGAAAGTACCCATAATGACATCACAGCCTTCCCTGAGCTTACTTCCTCCACCGATTTGCTGAATCTTAACTCCTAATTTTTCTATTCCATAATCCTCGAAATCGTCGCTCCCTTGAAAAACAAGATTATTATTGGGAACTATCATCATATATTTTTTAATGAGTCCCTTGGATTTCAAATAAGCAAATATCATAAATGATATTAATGTCTTACCTGACGAAGTGGCTACCTCAGAAATAGAATATCTGTATCTTATAATCTTCCAAGCCGTTTCTATCTGATAATCTCTGGGTTTCTTATCGGGATCACCACCTATACCATCCTCAAAAAATTCATTCACCCATGTAGTAAAATCCTCTAGTGTTATGTCCCTTATAATAATCTCCTCTATGCCTTTTATTTGCATCTCGATTTTATACTTCTCACCTATCTCAAGAACCTCTCTCCATAATCCAATAGGAACCTTCCACATATTTCCTTTCTTCTCTATAAAGCATATGTTTCCGTCCCATATCTTCTTCTTAACCAGTGGATGGAAATAGAAGTTATGGATCTTTTGCGTTAGTGATATATCTAGTTGTTTTTTCTCGACCTCGTCCAGGGATTCAATTAATATCATCCATTGTTGGTCTTCTGAAACTTGAAATTTTAACATATAAATTAGTTATTTCTATTTCACCGTAGATCCTCTTAGATAATCCTCCAACGATATTCTTTGGCGAACCCCGTATAGCATGTGATCGGTGGTTTGTATTGTTTGGTCTATGAATTTTCTATGTCCTTCAACCAATTCTATCTTTTCTGATATCTCGCTTAAATCTCCCTCGATCAACACTGTTTTCTCATTAGATCCGTATCTAACATCACTTCTTTCAGAATAATCCTTCATCTTTCTGGATTTTTCAGTTCTGTATTTAGAATTAAGTTTGGATACAATTGATGCCAGTTTATAACTATATTCAAGCAGTACCTGTCTCTGACTAAATAGATCAATCTGAGCCTTAGCTAGAGTCTGTATATCCTTCATTTGTATTGCTATTACTTGGACCTTTTCTCTCCATTCGTTTCTCTCTGTTTCGAAGATTTTATTAAAGTCGCTTTTTTGCTCTGTAGACATATTAGAATAGATTTGTTTTTGTTTTTTGTTTTTTCTTGCCAGATAAATCAACAACTCTTACGTTTTTTGATATCTCGTTTTTACCTTCAGTTTTAGGGTCTGCTATTTTAGGTTCAGAGAATTCTGTATTTACTTCATATAAATCGGACTCTATGACCTTTATTGGAAATTTTATCTTGCTAGTCGATCTTCGAGTAACCTCTTTTTCCCAATCATCGGTGAGATCTATATGTATATTAGAATTATCCATTTATAAAATATCCAAGATCTAAAATGTCATTGGTAAAATAGTTATCAAGCCTTTTAATTTTCTTACCGGTGGTTCTTAAATGTATAACTAAATCATTAAGATCCCATTTTTTATTTTTATTTATATTATTCTCCTCCAGAAATTTACCCCAGTTGAAAACAGTGTGTCCCTTGCTTAGTAGATCCATTGTTTTTTCTATACCTGATTTATCCCAATCATACCAATACCTAACATTGTCAACCTCAAATGGAAATTTGTTTTCTAAAGAACATAAGCCAACCGAATTATTCCAAAAGAAAGAATCCATTGGTCCTTCAAATACTGTTATATCTGAGGAAAAATCCAAATTACCTATCCCAAAAACATGGGATATTGGATCTACAGCTCGTACCTTATCTATGAAATCCTGGTCCGTTACCTTAAGTAATTTTTCATATATTCCACTTAGTTTATATGTAAGATATTTGGCTGATCCCTTAATAGAATTCATATTTCTAACTTGGAGACCTAATATTTTATCATCGGGTGTTAAATTAAAAAGAAATAGTCTTTCCCATTTACTATCCCATGCAAACTTTTTATCTAGCTTCTGGTGTCTCCTTGTAACGTATCTTTGTATACTAGATCCGTACACTTCAACCAATTTCATTTTGGACATAAATGTTTCCCTCGGAATTAATAGATCAGTGATGTCATTATCAAAGAAGTAGCTTATATCAACTTTACCATATACGGTTCTTCTTGTTCCCCTAACTTCCTCTAATACGCTTCTTATTTCATCCCTTTCAGTACCATTTAATTTACCATGTACAGCAAAATCCTTAAAGAAGCTGATAGCATCCTTGAATATTCCACATCCACCATTATAGCATTTATACCCAAGGGTATCTAAATAGAAGTTTCCCCTTTTTTTCTTAGAGTCGTGTGAATCACCACAATACGGACAAGAGAAATTAAGTCGGTTACCCGCCTTATAAACTATTTGTTTATTTGGGTCTCTGGCAAATTCCTTTGCCAATACCGATCTTACTAAATCTTCTATTTTTCCTTGTTGCATAATAAAAAGAAGGGAACAACCCAAGAAGGATGTTCCCTTTTAGTTTTTAATTTATTAAAGGTCTGCGTAAAGATCTTCTAATGAAGAACTACTATTGCTTGAAGGAGCGGAAGATTCAGTTCTTTCAACATGTCCAGCAACTTTAGTTTGAGATACCTCAGCGTATAAATCACCAGATGTAGACTCTTGTTCCATTACTGGAGCTGGAGCTGATTGAGCTGGCGCAGTTCTTGCAGGAGCAGAAGCAACACCACCAACGATCTCGTTAACCAATCTTTGATCAGGAACTGTGTTTCTGATTACACTCATAACTTTCTCAGTCATATCATCATCCCAGTCCTTATAATCAAAACTTGATAAGTTTTTAGGTCCATCGTTTAAATAATCGAGAATTTTTGCCATATCCTCCTGAGATTTTTTCATAGAAACCCCATCGATCTTAATTGCATTTTTTTCACCCACGAATGAGCAAAGATCGTAGTTATTCCATTCACCAACTTTTCTAACACTTAATGCGAATTCTCTACCTTCGAAAAGATCGAAAGGATTACAAGAATCACCGTATTCTGGTTTAAGTTGTGCCTCGATCATATCATTCAATTTTTTACCAAATTTGAAGATCATGATCTTTCCTTCCAATTCAGGTTTGTTTTTATCCTGAACGATTTGAACTAACGAATAGAAATCCTCTTTTCTTGAGAAGCTCTTAGCTAATTCCTGGTCTGCAGCAGAATGTGAATTCTTTAACTTCCAGAACATGTCTTTAAGAATTGATTTCTTACCAACAGTTGATGGACAATCGGCTGAAAATCCGTCTCCTGATACTGGATCATTCAAATACACATAATATTTGTGAACCTTAGATACCGCTGGATCTGCTGGATTAGGCACAAATCTAATTAAAGATTTATAAACTCCATCCTTACCGTTTTCAGGATATGGCTTATAAAATTCCGAATCTTTTGATTCTACTGCGTTTGCTTTCGTTACGAACGCCTCTGCGTCCAAATTGAAAATGTCTAAATTACTCATAATTTTTCTTTTAATTTTAAATTTTACTTTTTTGTTTACTTTTTGTTTCTCTTTATTGATTTTATTTCATTCCCAATTGGCGCTCTATCATATCAATCAGGGAATGTATTATTTTGATATGTAGTTCTTGCGTACGATCCGCATATTTATTTACTGGTGTTAGTATGATATTATCGATAAGGTGGCTAAAAAGCATTCTTACGTCGCTTTCTGGGCGGTCTGATGTGAGTATGACAACCTTCATCCCCATTCTCTTGGCAGTAACCAGAGCACGAGTGATATTATTAGAATTTCCTGAAGTTGTTATACCGAAAAATACGTCGCCTTCGTTTCCAACAGCTTCAATATATCTAGAAAAAATCTGGTCGAAGCCATAATCATTTCCAACACAAGTTATGTGACTAGGATCAGATATGGAAACAGCGGCTAAAGCTTCCCTGTTCTCACGATACCTCCCGCTAAGTTCCTCTGCAAAATGCATAGCATCGCACATGGACCCGCCATTTCCTGCAGAAATTATTTTATTACCGTTACTTAATGATGTGATGATTGTTTCGGCTGCCTCTGTTACGGAGTTTAGATACTCGTCGTTATTAATGAAGTCATTTAGAATGCTAGAGGCTTCCTGTAGATGCGTTTTTAATATTTCCTTTAATTCCATAAAATTCCTTTAATTCTTCCTTTAAATATAAATTAATCCAAGTTGCGTCAACAATATCGTCGATTGGTTTATTAACAACCTTTTTACCGGTTATCCATTCTTCCTTATTGCTTTCTAGTATTCTAGAGAAGATGAATAAATTTGTTTCATCCTCGATATAATTACATAACGCATGGTAAAGTTCGTCCTTCTTAGCATTTCCCTTTACCGCATATTTTTTAATTGATGTTGGTGAGAATACATGAAAGTTATCAACGCCAATATCATTAATTATTCTTTCCCTTAACAGTGCAGTTGCCATTGAAATATCAATTAGCGAATTACCATTAGACGAAAAACTTAAACCCTCCATTGCAACATGGAATGGTTCTTTTCCCATTATAGATATTATAGATTTCCATAGGGTATCAACTATATCTAAGAAATAGGTTATCTTAATTCTTTCTCTTTCCGAATAATTTTCGGGAAGATCCTTTTTTTCTAAGAATATCAATTTGAAAGCATCATCACAACTTAATATGTGATATGGTTTCTTGATGTTCTTAGAAAGGGATTCCTCACTTCTATCTGATCTTGTTATAGATCCCCAGGTGTATTTGCCATCAACCAAACAACAGAAAGCGGGGGAGTTTATAGAAAAGTCTATTCCGACTAAATTCATATATTATATACTAGGAGCGATCTTCTGTCCAGTGCTACCTGTATAATTATAAACTTTGGAAAGTTTATCGAAGCACTTCTTCATCTGATCCTCTGTTAAACAATCAACAATATCGTTTAAAACTCTCTGGTCGTTACCAGAAGCTGCAACTAATAAGTTCTTCATGTGGTCTTTTTCACTGTAAAGTGGCTGACCGTATTTCATTTCGTTAATCTTTTTTAGATCTGTGAATGTCTTCATATCTTGTTTTTATTTATGTATATATCTTAATTCGATTCAAAAACTATATCTATATAGTTAGCTTTGAATCCAACATTAAATGTTGCATCCTGTGCAGCATTTGATGTATAGTTTAATTCAAATTCGGAAAATGAGGTAAGCGTAACCTCCTTAAAAGTAACTGAGACCACTATGTTTCCATCGCTGTCCATGATCCTTATTGGTAAATTCTGTATAAATATTTGTTCGTTTGCAAAATTTAAAAAATGCAGAATCGTGTCCATCATTATAAAATAATTAATGAACCCATCAACCAATCTAAACTGAACACTGAAATCCTTTGAAAATAGTTCCTGAACTGGGGTTGAACTTTTATATGTTATTTTTTTACCTAATGGTCTAACTTGTTCAACTGAATCTATTGACATTCCAGGGAATCCTATTGATTGTATCGTACTATTTACATAATTTTGTATAGTATCATAAGGAATAGGTTGTTTCTTTATATAGGGAAGATATTTATTAATAACCTTCTCCGGAAAGAAGCCCTTAGGAAATACGAAATAAAAACTATTCTGCTTTGAATTTAATAACATTTCTAATCTATATTTTTATTATTGCCCTGAAATTGAAGATATGCTAGCTGGTGAAAGTATACCATCAGCAGCTTTAACAAAATCAGACTTAGTTAAATTAGGATATTTGATATATCCGGGTTTACCTGGATTTAAGAAATATTGCATTACTGTCGAATCAGCCCAACCTATTGCTTTATATCCAGCCATTTCAGCGCTTAAAGCAGAGATCAAAATATTACCCCTCAATGACTGCGATGTATTTGCTCTCGGAGTTGTTATAGCCGAGGCCTGTCCGGATGTAATAAATGCAGGAGGTATGGATTTAACTATTGATCTGGCAGGGGCCAAGGTACCTATTATTCCAGTTCCACTTGTTCCGCTTCCTGACGTTGTTATGATAGGAGCAGGAGCAGCAGTTGGACCCGTTACAAAGTCAGCTTCCCCATCTTTTTTCCAATAACCCCAATACATAACGGAGCTGGTATTACCAACGGTACTGGCTAAGGTAGATCCTCCTATACTTACGCTATTACCCACACTTGATATCGATTGATTCTCGTCTCTCCTTGTTGCGACTACGCTTTCTATTCTCTTCTCCAGAACATTACTGCTTACCCCTGATGAAACCTTTATTGTCTCACTTCCAGTAACAGAACCTGTTGCTGGACTTACTGTGGTACCATTAGTTATAAAAAATCTTCTATCGGTTATCTGTAATATCTGCATGGATATAGATTCATCTATCTTAAATGCTAATTCTCCAGATAATGGATTAGCTATACCTTTATCGTCCAATGATGGTATCTGTATTTTATTACCCTTTGGATTAACAAAAGATAAATTAAATTTACCGGAGCTACTAAGATCTATTGCAACTGGATCTCCAGATGGACCACTTTTAATGAACTTAAATTTATAGAAATTATCAAAAGGAGATATCGCTATGGTTAGTTTTCCCGTACCATATGCTGTACTATTTCCTGCCCCATCAATATTACTCAAAGTATTATCAACGAAATTTAGATTATTTATAGTTGCAGTAACATAATTTTGATCTATAAAAACATTGCTGTATTTAATTATTTCCCTTATCTTATTCTGATTATTATTACCCAATTTAATATCAGCCTGCGAATATATCCTATTATAGATCTTCTGAACCTGTGGAAAATTACTAAGTGATATTGGTGTTATATTAGTTCCCCATTGTGAAGGATTGGATGATGTATATGTTGATATTCTTATTGTTCTATTTTGATTAACATTGTTAACCAGCGACATGGTATATCTCAACGTAAAACTAGCAGCAACACCAGCATTTCTAACTATGGGTCTATAATAATTAGGTAGATCGTATGCGGTAGTTTGTATTGATTGAAATTGTGACGTCTGTATAAAAGCTGCCCCAATTTGTTCAAGAACTTCTATTTCATGACTTATATAGTATGAATTACCAATTGAATTCTGGAAAAGAACAAAGTCCTCTATAAATCCCTCATTATCGGTTGCATAATATTCAAAGAATTGACCCTGGTCAGATTCTTTTATTGTTGCTCCTATATTAGAAAATGGATCCTCCTGCTCTAATGATAAAATAGATATCAGGGAAGAATTATACCTTTGATATCCATTAAAATCAACGGTATTCTGAATTTGCCAAGCGCTTATTCTGATGGGGGAACCGTATATAAATCCTTCTCCACTGGAGCTTATTAGTGATGCGAGTGTCTGTGGTTTAAAAACATTTGATGCAGTTAAATACTTATCACCCATATCTTTTAAATTTGGTACTTTTATTTCAAAATACTTATCATAGATATTAGATCCTATGGTAACTGGGCTAGGATTCAAATAATAGTCCTGCTCCGTTCCTTTTTTTATAAGGATTTGTGAAACCGTAACAAACTCCAAGTTCTGATCCTGGTATTCTATTCCCATTATAATACCATCTATATTATTTAGGTTATAACCGGCCCTAATGTGATATCTAACAGTATCGTAAACAACCTGTATGTTCGATGGAAATGTTATAGGTAGATCAACAGTATTAGTTAATTCATCACTATAGTCATTAAAAGGTATTATCAGATTCGAATCTAAAGTAACAAATGAGCTTTCCCCTATTCTCACCACACTATTCTCCGTGGTATTATGTGTTATTGAATAATCAGATTCGCTATTAAATACCTGCACGTTATTATTCATGTAGTCATTTACCAACTTATCGTACCCCACAGTAACAGGTCCGTTATTAACAAAATATGTCTCCGGGGTTGGTTCATCAGCGTACATATACTCCATTAGGAGGTATGGTGTTATCTGAACAAATTTAGATGTAGTTGTAAATGCCATTTTTTATATTATTTTCCGAATTGTAAGAACTTAGGTGAATATTGTAAACCGATACCTATATAAAACCCAGGTGTTATACCGGAATTTGATCCAGAAAGACCGTATCCCAATTGAGCACCAAACCCAAATTCCTTTCTAGCAGCTTTTAGCGCTTTTCTGGTATCTGGACTATCCGTTATGTCAAATGAATTTATATCATTAAAAGTAAGACCCGGATATGTTGTACTAACCCTCGTCATCATTCTTTTAGTTTTTGGGTCTCTATAGATTCCAGTTGTTATATCTATATTCTGCTCCATTATTAATGAGGTAAGACCTGGTATAACGGATGCTATATACTTGGTAGAATCTGTTGGATCTACACGTATTTCCACAACATATGGAGTCTTACCATCGATTTTTAATTTATTATTCCCTGGCATCTGCGGATTATGTACAAATGTTATTGATTCTGCTCCATTTGGGTCCTTTACAATAGTGGATGCTACATTAATGCTATCTCTAATCTCGGCTATCATATTGATTACTGAGTTTGGAGTATCACCCCTACCATTTGATTTAAGTCCTAGTTGCTGAATTAAATTCTTTTGCTCCGCAGAAAGCTCAGAAGCTTTTAATTCATATGTTGCTTTCTCCTGTATTAAATGACCCATGTCATTTTTGATTGTTCTTACACTATCCAGTGATGCTAGATAATTATTATGCTCTCTCAATGCTTCAGCTTTAGCATTATCTGCTTCGCCACATTGTCTAAGTAATAACAGAACCAATACAACCAGCATAGCTAGCATAAAAAATCTGCTGGTAACTATATTACCAACTTTTGAAACCGTCTCCTTGCTAAAGTACTTCATTTACTAATTCTTCTTTTTTCCATGCTAAATTAATAGCGTCCAATGAACCCTCGCCATATTTAGAAGAAAGTGACTGTGTGAAATCACATTCTCTTTCCCTGCAATCTTCCAATTTGGCAATTAATTCGGAAGATAACTCCTCCAATCTTTTAATCTCTTTTTCTACTCCCACTATCTCCTGGTGAATTTCAACGAAATTTCTGGATAGATTGAGTATTTCTGATTTTTCTTCTGTTGTTAAGCTTATCATATTATATTACATTTATATTTATGGTTCAATTGTTAATGATCTTACTATCTTGTTATGAGATATGATACTATCAATAACATATGTATGAGCATCTTCTATTTCTATTTTTAGTACCTCACCATTTCCAATAGCATGCACTGATTCAAGTATTGAAGTTCCGTTCATCGTTTTTATTTCGGATCCTATTTCAATTTCACTAACAGAAACATAATCTCCCGAACTTAATAAAAATTTATGCGTATCAGAAACAGTTAATATTTTTCCTCCTATATTTACAGAAACTATAGGCTGTATCGTAGTTTCTATATATGAGACTTTATAATAACCCCATTCGTTACTAATTTCATGTATGGTATATATTTCATCCCCGATTTGAAGATCACCAGCAAATATACTTAATTCCGGACTTATCATAATAGGCATATCAGGAGTCGGACATCCACCTCCACCCGGAGAAGATCCACCGCTAGTAGGAACGGTACCCCCAGCAGTTCCACTAGATGGAGGTGGTTCTACACCAACTGAATATAGATTAGTCAGATCTAAATATCCTCCCCTGCCATCGCATGTTTTCCAGAATAACCTGGTATTAGCGTTATTTGCATTAGCGTATGCTAACCAGGTAAGATCAACATATTGACATGTTGTCGAAGGGAATTGGACGTAAACTTTTACCACCGTACCTATACTGGAAATAAATTGACTAAAGTCTACAATAAGACCAAGTATATTTCTACCCGTTGGATTGGTTTCAGTATTATCTAGCATCACTCTAAATGTTCTGGATCTATTATAGGAATATATTGGATATATGCTCTGCGTATAATCGGCTGGAACATATAAATAAACACCGCCGGCCGAAGTATAGGAAAGCGGAGTAACCACTATAACATCAGATTCCCAAAATGTGAGATTTCTTATATCAAAAACATTTGTTAGATTTGCCGTTGAGCCAAAGGTAGCACGATATAAGGTAACATTATTTACATTTATGGTGTTTTGTCTTATTTGCTGTAGTCTTCTGACATGATATGAATATGGACCACCAGTTCCACCAGTGGCTCCTCCCGTTGACCCAAATATAGTTTGCGAAAAATTACCACTTGAAACTGTTCCCTGAGGTTTAGCAGAAAGTATATTACCTCCACCTATACCGGTAAATTCAAATATCGAGTTATTTAAGCTACTTACTTCCAGCTCGATATTACTTCCCGCAAATGCCGTTGTAGGTGTATTATTTAATAAATAAGATCCAGTTGCAGCGGATATTACAATTGAACCAAGATGATCATAAGCTAGCTGATTGAAGACCAAATTTGATGCATTAACATTAAAGAAAGTTCCTGCACCAATCGTGTTATTCGATGCTATAGTAAAATCACCTACACCAGATAAGCTATAATTAAGGGAGGTTGAATTTATTCTGTTACCTGATATATTTAATCTTGAAGTGCCGGTATTTATAGAAGTATCAAGATACGAGCTTATCCTAAATATTCCACCTGATCTGAATTCTAAATCACCCAGAATTCCAGTATTTTTCCAATAGAAAGATGGTCTCGAGTTCGATATAGCACCGGACTTAGAAAATCCCATCACTGGCAAATTTATCTGATCATCAGTAGAAATTAATACCTTGGAGTTGTTTGGATTTATATCAGATATACTCATATCAGAATCACTTATTACCAGGTTGGTATATGCTGCTGATGCACCGACATTATTTAGACCAATGACATATTTATCTGTTACCCCGGCCGGTCCCTGTATAAACTCATAAGATTTAAAGTATAGTGAACTAAAAAGTCTATATCCAGTATCGGTCCAAGAACCGGTTGAGCCCTTCTGATTAACAACTCCGTCCGCAGTATTGGAATCTATCCATAAATCATATTGTTGACTTCCGGCAGGTTGAGCTGATTGGCTATACCATTTACTTGCTCTATTACCAGTAGTTCCGCTAATTCCCTTGAATCCAGCTGGCCCATATATTCCGGTAGCTCCTTTAGCACCCTGGTGACCATTAGGACCAACACCAAAAGAAACTATCTGATCAAAGTTGTAATTAATCTTAGCTAAGGCTTCACTTTTTGAGTCACCTTGAAAAATATATTTAGTATTGAAGTGCATATTTAGGCTGTTGCATTATATGTTGTTAGTACACCACATTGGTTTGTTGTTAATCCACCTCCCCATGCTGAATAATATACTTTGAACCATCTTCTGTTACCCGCAGTTGATCCGGTTCCTTGTATATTAACTATTGTTATGTCTATTGTAGATGCTCCAACCCCATTAGATGCAGATAAATTAATAAATGAATAGTTTGAAGATGGTGTATTATTAGGTGCATCTCCCTGATTATTTGAAGTATTTAGTCCAATGAATTTAAAATTATCGGTACTAGAAGTTCCTGAATTGCCACTATGAACTCTAAAGTTTATCGATTCACCATTTTCCAATAATTTTAGCCACCCACCATTTCCACCAGGTGCTCCACCAGTGGCAGGAGTCCATAAACATAATCCTCTCTGGTTTGCAGTAGATGTTGGTTTTGTTACAACTAAATCCATTCCATTATTCGACCATACATAATTGCCGGTTGACGTTAATGAGATAGAGGGAAGAACTGTAACCCAATCTATCTGTGTTCCTGCAACTACCGATGTCGTTGTTGCAGTTACAGATTGTGCATTCTGTATGGAATTAACTCTTTTATTAAAATAAAATAATCCAGACCCATCTACATAGTTTATAATAGATCCAGATTGAACACTTCTAAATAGATTTATTAGCTTAGTTCCAGTGGATGGATAAACATATCTAATATTTCCAGTATTAGCCGACGCTGAAGCCAACCTCATCGTTGGAATAACACTATTACTTTGGGTAGAAGAATATATCGGGGTTTTAAAAGAAAATAATCCACCTGAGAAACTTATATTACTGGTCGAGAATATGGCTGAACCTGTCGAAAAATTAAATGTAATTCTCGATGTTGCATTTATACCGAATGGTAAAGTACTAGGCGTTGTCATATTGATTCCAGTTGAGGTTAAATTAATACCTGACGAAATGGAAGCAATATATAAATCGGAAGAAGTGTTTATATCGAATCTATATCCACTAAGCAAGCTAAGTCCATAATTTCCTCTTGCTGATGTCGCTCCCTGAGTCCAATAAAATCTGGGTGTTTTTTGTGTAAATGCTAAATTCGAAGAATACTGGTGTTTACTAAACTCCAGTATATTCTTATTCGGATTAAGTCCATCGGTGGATATAACGAATTTACTATACTGCGGATTTGGTATCGCATTAGGGGAACTGGTGCTTGATCCACTTGTTATCTGGACGTCACTAATTACTGTTGTATAACTTAAGGGAAGAGAAGATGATATGTAATAACCCCTTTTAGTACTGTTGCCCGATGATGTTATTACTGGACCATCAACATAAAATAAATCCCTGGATCTTACGTTTATGCCACTCAATGCCCAAGAATTTCCGTTGAACTCGTATATATTATTAAATTCATCAGTGTTCATCCAATAATCTGATAAATATACGTTATTTCCTTGGGGTTGTGTCGGACCAATGTTCCATATACTACCTCTCCTTCCGAGATCCCCGTATGAACCCACCGGGCCAGTAGCTCCCTTATTTCCATCAGGTCCAATTTTACCTATCTTTCCATAAGGGCCTCCACCGAAGTCAATTATACCGGTAAAATTATAATTAATTTTATCAATTATATTATTCTGAGAATCCCCTTCTTCTATTCTAAGTAACTGTAACTCTGTCATATTATTAAATGGTAATTACACTATATATCAAATAGTAAAAGATCCTCCAGATCCGCCATTAATTCCATATGATCTATAAAAAACCGTTATATAATCTCCGGTAACACCTCTAGCTATGGTTAGATCCAATGAGGATGCTATATTAGAAAGTTCAACCAAGCTAGTAATGTTACCGGAGGTAGTTCCCTTTCCTATAAATGTTATTCCGTTACTGGGATATACCAGATCATTGGGACTTACAAGAACATTTATATCTATAGATTCACCTCTATTAATACCACCAGTAGTACCTAATGAATAATCGGATCCTGTATAAATACCAATCCCTATAAATCCACTGGTAGGAACAACTGGGTTTATGACCATAGTGTTACCATCCTGTAGGACCGATGAATCTATCGGAGTTCCTGTCCTGGTTAACATATACCAGTTAGTATTTGCTGTATATGGAGATGTTATAGCACTCGTTACATCAGTGGTAGTATTAGCATATGATATACCTGTTTCAGTTTTCTTGGTTCTAATTTTACCCCTTGTATCTATAAAGAAGTCTCTTTGTCCTCCATTTGATGACTCCAAACTAATATTATAAACGGAATGGGATAGAGTAGAAAAGGTATCTCCAGATCTGGTAGTTCTTAGTGCTGGTGCGGTTCCACCGCTATATAAATAAGTACTAAAAACACCATCAGGTAAGCTTGGATTTAATTGAACCGGAGCTGATATTGAGGATGTACCCCCGGTAATGCTTATATTTGAACTCAGTATACTAAATTGTCCGCTGGGAGCATTAATCTCAAATCCACCAGTGGAGTATATTCCTGATCCGGAGGTAGTACCATAATTAAATGATATTGTACCTGGTGAATTCATTATAAATTCATTGAATTTTATATCAGATCCACCAGATGCTCCTATTATAAATGATCCCCCTGGTATTTCTAATACCAAGCCATCGTCGGTCGGAGTAAAATTATTCCATCTAAATATTGGATGTTGTGAATAGTCAGCTATATTTCCATCCTCAATATTAGTTTTTGAGAATTCCAATATTGGCGAATCATTTACTGTGGTATCAGTCGATAATAAAAATTTAGCTAGATTCTGATTTAAAACCCCAGAACCTGGTGTTTTATCGGCTACTATGACCAGATAATCGGATGGTGTTATCTGATTTAATGATATTGCTGATCCGGTAATACCAGTGGAGAATATGGACCCCGAATTTTTAAATATGGAATCTCCGTCGGATAAGCTATATCCAGTAGGTTGCCATCCCAATGAAGTAAATATATTAATAATACCAGAATCTCTATTAACCCAATAATCACCATAAATAACAGTGTCACCTGGCCCGGAAGGCTGAGAAATATCAATAAACCATCTATTTCCTCTGACTCCTGTATTTCCAGTAGGTCCAGGCTTACCTCTATCACCGATGGCTCCATCACCACCAGTAGGTCCTATCCTACCTTGCGATCCCCCATGTATTTCGATAATCTCATCAAAATTAAGATTTACCTTATCGAACATTTCCGATTGGGAGTCCGAATATTCTAAAGATTGTATATTTATATTTGGCATAATTAAATTTTAATAATTCCTAGGTTAAATAATATTGAATAGTTATAGCTTTTCTCCAGATTATACTCAAAATTATAAATTAAATCCGTATTTCTAGTTAATTTATAATTACTATCGGGATAGTATCCCATTTTAAATCTTTCCGATTGATTTATATCACCTCTAACCTCATAATCAACTATTTGTGATCCGGACGATTGAGAAGTTTTATTAACAAAAAGATCAAATACATTTCCCTGAAATAGAGGGGAAACGTTAAGATCTATATAGTCATTAACATCATCGTCTATTGAATCAGGATTACCCACTCCAAAATCTGATATTATATTGTCTATGAACGTTTGTTTTATACCAGAATTAAGAAGATATCTTCTCAACATCCTATCAAGTCTAATTATACCGCTTATTTTATTAACCAATGGAAAATATTGCCATATAATTTCAGCATTCGGAAATATAGATATATCCAATTTATTATAATCAACACCAGATAGGTAAGGTCCAACATTTCCTATACCAATACCTGAATCAGATGGAGATATATTCTGGACTGGTTTACTATATCCAAGTATTGCGTTATTTATATCATTTATATTTGTTGATCCGGAAGTTCTCGATATCTCTAATGTTATATAGTTACTGAAATCAAAGTTACCCGGGGTTTTCATAATTTTGGAAGCAAGGAAAGATTTATTTTCCTTCATGCTTCTTGTTCCAGCAACCTGATTATATGTGGTTGGGCCATTGAATTGGTCATAGTATCCAGGATCCCAACTTGAAGAGAATATATTGAAATTCTTTTTCCATATTGGAGATTGGCCAACCAATGGATATACCGGACCCTCAGGCAGATCTTTACTCAGACTTAATATATTATTGCCCTTATCAACCTTAGTAAATGGAAGATTTCTAAGAATTCCAAAATATTCTTTATTAGGAGCGAAATTGCAGTTTCTGAATGATAAATCTATACTATTATCACCGCTTATGGTATCGGTCTTATCATAATCAAAATACACAACCTTTCTGAATAAAGGTGAATATCCACCAGAGTATCTCAGTAAGGAGGACGGAAGGTCCTGGTTAGGTTGTATTATATATGATGTCGGAACAGATTCACCTATTGTCTGAGGCCCACCATAAAATTTGGTTGTTCTTGATCCATTACCCTTATATAGCCTGGATGGTTTTTCCATATACAACTCAAATGAATTTAATGATTCTTTTGTTGTTAGTAAAACAGGATCCCAGTAATAAGTTTTATATTTTATATAGGGAGAACTTCCGTTTATTCTGCTTAATATATCAGCAGCTGATGTTCTTTTTAATATGAAATTATAATACTCCTCACCTCCTTCAACTTGAAAGACCGGCTGATTTTTATAAACCGAAGAAGGCCCCACTGGCACTGTGACTGGATCAGATGCAGAGAATTGTATATCAAATGTATATTCCGCGCCACCCGTTGCAATTTTACCAAATTCTATATAGCTAGGTCCAACGCCAATCGGCCAGGGATATGTTGAATTTATGGAATTTACATAGAAACTACCGGCACCTATAGGACTTGGTCCAGCTGTTGCACCTGCAGTATTGGGAGAGAATATTGTGTTTATTTCCTCTCTAAGGTCAGTATCATAATCAGGATTTAATATCGAATTAATTATGCCAGGTACAGCGGTCGTATTTACCACACTACCAGATGATAGCGATAAGTCCAATGCAGCACTTAATTTGATGTCACCTATTTTATAAAATGGTTCGTTATTAACAAGAGGATAATTTAACTTCTCCTTATTACTAAGGGAATATAAAAGTGTATAATCCAATATAGGATCTCCACCGGTCAATCCCGAATAACCAAGCTCCTGTGACTTATAATCGTTAATAAGAACGTAACATACGAACAAAACAAATTTCTGTTGTTCATTCTCTATTATTTCATAAGATACCGGTGATTGTATTGATGTTGAATTCTCATCTACAACCCTAATAATAGCAGAGAATTTATAATCTTCATAACCTCTGTATAATCTAATATATTTATCAAGAGAATCGGCATTTGAATTTGATAAATTTGATCTTTTCTTCAATACAACTTTTATTCCCCTAAATAATGTTTCATAATATCCACTAGATTCATTAAAACTAAAAGGTGTAAATAATTCCTTAGTATATGAACTTAGATCCCTATATTCTGGTGAATAGTCAGAAGGATCCACAGTAAATACGGACGACAGATACAGAGCATCCGCTGGATCAGAGCTTCTAGCCATATCTAGATCAACCATACCTGGTAAATAGCTATTCTGATTTTTCATCTCACTTATCGGAAAATCTCTAGGTGGCTTCTCTAATATTAGCCACTCATGGGTAAGGTATCGGGAATCAGATTCGTTCCTATCTAAACTAGGCGAAAAGTTAGTTGGTGAAAAGGCTGGTGTTGAATTTAATCTATATAAATTTCCTCTAGAGTCCGTTCCTGATGTGTATGCCCATTTATTTATATAAGGAACTATTCTGGAAATATTAGCTCTCGATGTTGTATAGTTTTCCTCCAGGTAATCATATTCACTACTAAGTTTTCCCCTGTTAAATACTTCAAGTTTAGAGGCACTAGAATTCAAAGATGATGGTGTTAATGATTGGATTCCAATAAATCCATTAAACGCATCTAAATCGACGTTATAACCTATGTCCGATCCATAGTTGGTTGTTGAACTATTATATGTAACTGTTGAATATTGGGCTGGAAATACTATGAGATCCTTCTGATCAGGATTTGCACTAGTAAACAATGTAATTCCACCAGTTCCATAAAATATTGAACCCTGATCATATTGTACATTATTATATATTATTTGTCCTCTCTTTACCAAGTAAGGTATACCATTATTTATAGATCCGGTTACTCCTGGCTGTATTTGATAGTACTTATAAGTTTCTGCAGTTGGCGTGTATGAATAATTCGAAGTAAAAAAATCAAAATCGAATTCCTTCATATCAAAGAAGCTGAATACCCCTATATTTAGGTCCACTGATTTATATGAATTGAACGAGTTAGAAGAACCGAGATCAACCTCCGCAAATTCATCCTCTAATATAGCCACTCTGCTATACGTAAAGTTATCAAAACCAGTAACTATATTAGTTTGAGTATCCCTTACTGGCTCGTCGGTATACTTTGAAACCTCCATAACTCTACTTTTACCGGTTTTGGTTACTACAAAATCATTTACGTTAACAAATCCCTCGTACGATGAGCCGAAAATAAGCCTATTTCCGCTATATCTGGTACCCCCAGTAAAGTTAATAGTTCCTGATATCTCGTATGCATCAATGCCATTAATTTTAACATATCCGGGATAAGTGAAGGTGTCGTATTTATTCCATCCCGCAGATATTGGATTGAGATTAAAGTTACCTGATGATGGAGCATTTATAATTGAAGCTGTTGTGTAATAATATCCATCATATTTAACTATATCATTAACCGAATAGGAACTAGTATTGTCCCATATCCCCTTGTATCTAGATTCAAAATCGCTATAATTACCAAATATACTAATCGAATATAAGTCATTACCAAAGGTACCGGAATCTCTAAGTCGTATAACTGAAGAATTAAGATTTACCCCGCTTTCAACAGTAACCTGATCTATATTCTTTATTATATTGGAGAATGAACTAGCAATTTTGGATAAGTCATCACCATAAGCATTAAAATAATGCGTATTACCAGTACTATAAAAAGATCCATCAACCCAGGGTATAATTGCTGATAGATCAGCGGACTCTACCAGATCATATTTTTCGGATCCATCATAAAGTGATCCATTTGGCCAATATAATTTAAAATATATTGGATTCACTAGATCCGATTTTTTCAAGAACTCAACCTCACAATATGCTCTACCTGGAGAATCTGCATTCTTTGCAGGTATACTTGCCACCTTATTACTAGTTCCTGTGAAATTGTGCAGATCCGTTTTTTTATTCTGTATCACTACATTTCCAGATGTTGATCCAGTTGATCCAGTTGCTGAGAATAAACCAGTCGAATAATCATATGGACCATAATTAGGACCGGTTGATCCTCCATAGAATTCGGACCTGCTTAAGCTATAGAAATTGCTATCCTTATCAGTAATATAATATAACTTATTACTATCCAATATATTTGTATCATTCGAACCTGGTAAAAATCCGCTACCATTCTCATAGAATAGCATTATACCTGATTCTGCCGTTATTGGATATGTTGTGCTATCATAATAATAACCAAAACTATTTCTGCTCGGTTTTGGTAGATCGTCATTTCCTTCGATGTTTCTATATTTATAGAAGAAATCTCCATTAAGTCTAAGAGAGGCTAGATCATTTCGGGAAACATAAAATCCCATATATCTATTTATTGTATAGATGTCGGAATCATCATCATCAAATAGAAATTCAAGATTTAATAAATTTGGTGATATAATTCCATTTCTAGAAAATCCCGAAGTTATATAAGACTCAAAATCTATCATCGAATCAGAACTATCACTAGCAAAATAATCGGATAATATCTCACCCTTTCTTGAATATATTCCATCTTTTATAGAAACCCCGTTGAAATACGTATATGAACTCGGACCCCAGCTAACATCAACAGGTGATTTTTTGAATTTCTTATCATTGAAAATAGATCTAATATATTTACCAATCTTGCTATTCTCCGTAAGATCAAATGTTTTTATTGCAGTAGCATTAGGTAATATCTTATTCTTAAATAAAGTCTCCACATCATCCACAAGATCTATATTTGCAAGCTCGTCAAATACTACAACTATACCGCTACCTTCTATTATAGTATAATTTGAATATAAACTAGAACCATTAAATATTTCACCGGCGCTATAATAAACGGGGTTACCTGAAGCGTCGTTACCATAAGATATTCTAAAGGATACTTCACTGTCATAATTCTGAACCAGTTTATATTTAATACCATCCGATATTATCGTTTGATTATCAGAATATGAATAACTTAATGGTCCAGGAACTTTAAATATAACAAAATAGTCTGGTATCTCGCTGTTTATCCACAGAGGTGCAAAATAACTAAAAGATTCATTATAATTCTTATCAGCCAAAGCAGAAGCACCGGATCCATAGAAAAAATCATATTGCTCAGAAAATTGATTCACTGCCTGAAATTCACCTCTAGTAAACCTAGCGGTCTGAAAAATTATATCACTTGCCAATTGGCCTTTATCAAAAAAGTTATAGACATCCAGCGCGAACGGATTTTCGCCGGTTATATTAAAGTTCTTAAATCTGTCATTACTTAATATCCTATTAGCGTCCATCGAGTTAAAAGAAACTGAACCATTAGAACCAACTGTTATTCTTAGATTACCAGTTAATTTTGGGTTAGTTCTTACAACTGAGAATGATGAATTGTAATCAAAAAGTTTAGCCTCGGCCATATTCTATTTATAATTTATTATTATACTGAGGTTAAACCGCTATCAAAATTTGGAGCAACCAACGTGTCATTTTTATACGATCCCGTAATTTGTACATCAAATGAGAATTGATCCTCATTCTTAACTTGTATATCAACACCAATCTTTTTAGTGTATGTTATATTTGAAAGATTACCTGATTTTCTCCATCCTCCGATATAACCTGCTTTATCTACCGGTCTGAATTGGAAAATTAGAGGAACATTTATTGCATTGGAATCACCATTTAATAGCGGCTTAACAGATATCGAAGTTGTACCCTCCACCTGAAGAGATGATGAATTTGTTGGTCCCAGATATAAATATGCGCCACATGAATATTTACCTATAAGGAATTCATCATTCGAATTAAATCCTAATTTATCAGGGTACATTCTATCGTCTCTGGAAGCGGTAGCACCCGCTGCAAATGTTATAGGTTCTCTATATGTTTGTTGAACCCAATAGAAATCCAGACTGGTATCTCCCCAGAAAGTTTGCGTATGTCTAAAAGGTGGATATATCTTGTTCGTAGCCGAATATGGCTTAACGAGATTCTCGTACGTATCAAAAGCAGACTGTGCACCTATTGATATTAAATATGGATGAGCGGTAGATATACAGAATTCCGATATATTACCACCTCCGTTAGGGGTTCCTCCTGTAACAGCTGAGAATGTTCCGTTCCATATATTGGATGCAGTAGCACCAGCAACTGTACTTGGGGTAACGGAAGGTGAGTATGGAATCATCAAAGTTCCATTTTGCGGATAAGTACCGGATATACCGAAGTTAGTTGTACTTAAACCTCCATCATAAGCATACGAAGCACTGAAGTTACTGGAGAAAGATGATCCTAATGATCCACCATTGTATAGCTGCTGATCGTAACCAACCGATTTATATCTAGGATATATGTATTGTGCATATGAATTAGCAGAAGCAAAAGGCGGAGCCTGTCTAAAATAAGCATTATTAACTATTGATGAATCAGCTATTGTTAGAGATGTTATGGAAATAGGACAGTCACCATATCTAAGGTTATCGTCATATCCAGTAGGATATGTTTGAGGTGCTATAGTTGCAGGAGCCTTCTGTGATAAACCACCAGGTATAATCGAGGCAAGTTCCACGGCAGAAGCCTTAGCATTAAATAATTGTATACTATACGTAGAGGATGCTATTTTACCAGCGTCAGTTGTTAAAGGATTACTATAAATATCATTAAAGAATCCAGCAGTTATTTTTACAACTGATCCTCTAGAGACTTTTATTTTATTATTAGATGAATCCACTACATAAACCTCCAATGTTCCTTTTGCCTGAGTTATCTGTGCAGACAATAGAGAAACTTGATTCTGTAATTCGACCAGCTTGTCAAAGAGATTTATAACGCCCCCTGCTGTATTATAAAAACCACTGGAAATTCCTACTGCATCGTGATAATAAGTTTTATCTCCGGAAGTAAACTGTTGGGATAGATGACTAGGTAAACCCTGTGCATCAAGATTTCTTTGAACCTTAACGACAGCAGCATCCTCGTTATTTGTTACCAAGGTATCGGCAATTCCATTAACACTAAGATCATCAGGAAATGTTACAGTAACTGATTCCGAATAATCGGATATTTGCGGATTTTCTGGCCAGCCAGCTTCCGAGATTGAGGATATTTGTATTTCCACCCTCTCGCCTTTGGTTATCGCTATATCCAATTGGTTTATATTCTGTACATCAGAATCGGATGTTATCTCATCAGCCCAAACATAAACTCCCTTATTAGAATCATAAACTTTTTTTCTAATTTCAGTCTTATATTCCGTCCAGTTGGAGAAAGCTGCATTTTTTCTTAGACCATCATTATCAACAAATTCTATCTGATCTGATGGTTGTGCAGCACCGGAATCACTAAGATATCTGTATCTTACTGAGAATTGTATAACCTGTTGTTTACCAGTCTGCGGATCTTCCTTTGGAGCAGGTATTGGCCAAAATCCTCTTACTCTATATTTTGGTGGGGTTACTATCTGCGGCACATCCTTAACAAGCACGCTTACCTCATCAACTAAAGAAGCATATAATTGAACCTTTTTTGTTCTCTCATCGATTAAACTATTAAGATTTGCTCTTATGGATTGTATATTTACACCTCTAGGAGAAGTGCTAATATTGCTTCCAAATATACCAGATCGTCTACCAAAATCACCAGCATCATCTGCTGCTGTTATGAAATTTCTTCCTGAAACAGAGTTATTACCAGCTAATCCTGTATTTAATTCAAGTCTAGCATCATTAATAGCCGAATCTAGAGAGTCAATCTCACTCTTAAGAGAAGTTTTAAGGTTTAATTTATCATCAACAACCTTTATCGAGGTTGATTGTGTTACTTGTCTATTTATTTGTACAACTTTAAAGCTATCCGTAGTAACTAATGGTGCATCAGGTTTTAGTCCCTGAATGGCAGTTATTTTATTTTCTTTAGCAGCTCCAAGAAAAACTTTTCCAAGATCAGCTACCTCATTCAAATAATAATTCTCAAGTGTTACTATTTCGCCATCAGAATTTTTAGTTTGTAGCTCGCTACTCCAAAAAACAACACCGGTTGACCAAGTTGCACTAACTATATTAAAGTTATCATCTATAGTCTTAAAGAAAATTCCCTGTCTCTCATTATAACCCACATTAACCTGTACCAATCTAGCACCAAAATCGGTGGATGATATAGATAGCGATTTTGCGCCTATTTGAATTGGCTGATATCCAGAAACTCTTTTAGCTTGTATTGATGCCTGATCGTTATCTATTGAAGTTATCTCATATAAACTTCCGTCCTGAGTAGCAACCTTATCCTTAACATTTAATGTTTTACCGTCTATAACATTAGTAACGGTGTCAGTATAGTTTAGCTTATCTAATTTATAATTTCTTCTTATTTGCTGTACCGGATTTCCAAATTGATCGTTCCTTGTCGTAGTATCGTCATAGTAACTAAGAACTCCAAAATCACCAATGTATCTTATTGTTCTTAATGGTAATTGTACAATATCCTCATCAACGAAATATCCGATACCATTATCATCTAATAGTTGTATAAATGATTCATACGATAAATCATTTCTACCTTTAAGCTGTAGATCAAAATATTCCTTCTGAGCATCGGTAGTCGTATTAGCAATTATTCGCTTTACCATTATTCTATCAGCATTATCTGATATTTGGCCGGTTACATTTATGTTTATATAAAGTAATGGACTTAGAAAACTTTCAAAAAACCAATTGTCCTTAACAGCAAATGTGCTAGGAACAGTAAGATTGACCAATCTGGATGGTTCCTTTAGTGTATTGACCTTAAATACCTGCGAATATGTTCCATCAGGATTTCTTACCGTCGATGAATTTTCTCCTATGCCGGCAAGTGATTTTATATTATTGTCTATTCTTTGTATCTCACCTCTTAAATAACCATATGATGGTATATTAGCATTCTTTGGTAATCCAGCCTCGTCAAGTACCTCTATGCTTACAGTATCATTTGTTGAAACTGCTGCCTCATTAAGACCATTTAAAATCTCTAATGAATTTTTTTGTAGTCTCAGAAACTGAGCTAATAAAGAACTTATACTATTTTGTGTTCCTGCCATTTCTTTAAGTTATTATTTATACGTTGTTAGTTAAGCTTTTGCCAACTAAATCAACTTGGAATTTTAATGTTTTCTCGTCAATGCAAACTATATCAAAAACTGGTAAATAATCCTGAGATGCAAATATTGCATCATCGAGGGTAATTATATTTGTTGAATAGTCAACATTAGTTGGGTTTGCTAGCGGATATTTTCCTAGTGAGTTAGTTAATATGTTTATATTAAATACTCCAGGATAAACCTCATCACCAAATGATATTCTATATCTTTGTCCAGTTTTCCAGTTTATTACCGAATCTTTCAATCTTATAGTTAAATCGCCGGTTAATGTTAATGGATTACCGTTATTTACATGTTTAAAGTAATTTGAAAAATCAATTAAGACTAATTCATTAAGACCACTTTGTGTTAAAGTGCCCTTACCCAGATTATCTCCGACATTAAAAGTCTGATTTGAATTTTTTACAGTAACCTCATTCGGGACACTTCTATCCAGTAGTATACCATTACCTTGTTTTAATAAATCAAGATTATATGAAATTTCAACACTTGTATTATTATTTATAATTGATCTAACCAGGTCATAGTTTTGATTGATTAGTCCCATTATCGATTGTGTATTATTAAAAAGAGCCTGATTGGCAGCAAAAGATTGTTCCAAATTGGCTATCTTTAAACCTAAATCTATAGAAGTTTGGGAAGATAAAGTTATATTTTCCAAGTTAGTAACTCGGTTACTTAAATCTATAAATTGTGAAGATGCGTTATTCAATGTTGAACTTGCATCCTGTAACACATTCATAGCATCCATAAACATAGATAATGAAAATGGCGAATAATCATTTATTGCCTGTTCCACACCAGTTTGGTCTATATCGGTATCAAATTTAACGTTTATTTTAAATCCATAGGAGTTACCATTTAATTTGGTAACTGGATTCGGTCTATATTTCTGTAATCTAGGAATAAATATATCACCACTCGAAGTATTAACGTCATCCAGGAATAAAACACCATATAAATTGGTAGCTGAATCAGCTAGATTAGCTGGATCATAAACATCATAATATAGCAGAACCGCATTAAATTCAAAATCAGCAGCATCAGCAGTTGAATTAAATTCCTCCAGCGTACTTATATTTGGGTTTGTTAATATTTCCTGATATGAATTTGGATCGAAATCTATACCTATTGAATCAAGTTTACTTCTAACATATGTAAGTGACTGAGAATTATCGGTCTTTGTTAGTATGTAATTGGATGGATCAACAAAAGAGGAATCAGTAAAATATGTATTAGCAGTATCTCTTGGTGAGTACCAATTTCCAGCAACGCTCGATGTTGATAATCCAGTGTCTATATAGCTAGCTGAAGGTGACCCTAAAACATCGTCATCAAAGATTGCTAAATTTGTTAAACCACTAGGATTGGTTTCATCATAGTTTCGTCCAAATAAATATTCATCATTAAGTGGATTAGCTGGATCATTAGACCATTGGTAATCAGGGTAATAATTCTGATCAACTAAATTTTTAAATAAAACATATGGTGTATTACCGTCCTTAGTGGGAACATATACATAAACTTCAGAATAAGTGTTTGTTGAATTCTTTACTGAATTTACTATATCTAAATTACCAATATATTGAACGACCCTATTATATGCAGCACCAGTCATACCATATGCTCCGGTTGTTCCAGGAGATGCATTACCCTCGGTATATCTTTTTTGTGTTACCGGTAAATCATTAACAGTAACAACGGAATTTTGATCCAATGAAGCCGAAACTTCAGTAGATGTGGAGGGTCTAAATCTAATGGCTCCTATTTCTCTAAGCCATTTAAAGAAAATTCTTTCGGATATATTCTGCTTAAGATCTGAGTTATACTCATCGGTGCCAGTTATAGTTGACTCCAGATTTAAACAATAACTCTGAAAACTTTGAGAAAAGTCTATATTAGCATTACCCGTTATTATTTGCTGTGTATTATTTGCCCAATCCAAGAATGCACCATCGGGACCATTAAGTCTTACATAGTTAGTTTCGGAATTTGAGCTATTGTCTATATCAGGTATATTCAATAAGGCAAATTTAGAGAATCTAAATTTATTAACTGAATTATTGAAAGTAAAAGATAAATCCTCAGCAGATGATGAAAAAGTATAGAAAGTACCACCCTGTATTTGTAGGGGTCTTATAAATGGGGTTTTTGCCATTGTTCTATTTTATTTTATTTAATTATAATGTAACGTTGGTACCACTTATAACTATCCAAGATCCATTTTGTGTTGCTTGTCCCTGTCCAACTCTAGGTTCCCACTGAAGAGTAACCGATGATCTGTATGCTGAATTTTGATTCATTACTATACCTCCTGAAGGGTATCCGCCATATAATGCAGCAGTATTAAATCCGGTATAATATTGGGTGGATCCGGTTACACCTGTATGTATATAACCAGTAGCCGATGTTGTATTAACTATGGTTACTCTTGAACCTTGAGGTAATGAAGGTAGTGTTCCACCTACTGGTGAAACCCCATCAACCACTTTAATATAAAATCCGGTTGGGCCACACTCAGCATAAATAACATCCTCCAGTCCAGTTATAGCATATGGTGAATTTACAGTGGATGTTCTACCACCACCGCCAGAGGTATTTGCTGGAAATGCTGTTCCTGCAGTAGCACCACTAGCATATGTAGTGTTCTGACTTACCACATGACCTTGTGTTCCTAGATATACTGCAGAGTTTGCAGTTAATCTACCGTTAAACTCCGATGTTCCGTTAGAAACAAAAGTAGATAAACCACCAAATGTAATATTTGATGCTGCAGTTATAGCTCCAGATGCAGTGAATGTCGTTGTGGTTACACTAGCAAATGATGCTTGTCCAGAGCTATTAACGGATGCAGTTGCAGTCCCTAACGCTGGTAATGATATGGTATCAAATCTACCAATTTTAGCTTGAACTCTTCCAGTAGATGCTGCTGAAAGATCTAGTATCCCGTTTATAGTGTCGATACCAAACACATTAACATAACCATTTATCCAGTTTTGTAATATTAAAAAATTGGAATTTATGGTTATTCTTGAGCCCGATATTGAATCAGAACCTAAAATTTCGTTGATGTTTACAGTTGCCATTTTCTTTTTTTATTTGTTTTTGAACTGAATATATATCATTGTCACAGACAACACTTAAATATGGGAGGACAAAAAATTAAACTCAATAAAAAGGATTTTAAAGATATATCTTTAAGCGCAAAATCCATAAATTATTCCACCCAATTAAAGCAAAATCCATTAAAATTTATAGATGCACAGATAATGACTTCTATTTCCAGCCTTTTAGCTGTTAATAGAAGTCATTATTGTAATATTTATTAATTTATGGAAAATAAAAATAAAATAAAATAAACTCTATGGCTAACAGAAAGAAGAGAATTTCGGATGAAGAATTTTACGACGTGTTTCCGCCGACACAGGTGGCAAATCCATTAAAATTTGATCTACAAAAACTAAGATTGGATTACAAGCATAAAAACGAAAGTCAGAAAAAACTAATAAGCCTGATAAGCGACAATAAAATAACCATAGCAGCTGGACCAGCAGGAACGGGAAAGACTTATTTAGCATGTGCTCAAGCATTAAAATTATTAAAGACCGAGCAGAGATTTAAAAAAATTATTTTAGTAAAAAGTGTAACGGTATTAGAAGGAGAGGAAGTTGGATTTCTTAAAGGAGATTTAAAAGAAAAAATGTTACCCTTTACAATATCATTCCTGGACAACTTCCATAAGTTAATCGGTGAGGGTTTAACTAACATTATGCTAGATCAAAAATTAATAGAGGTTCTACCATTGGCTTTTATTAGAGGGAGGTCCATAGACAATGCTATAATCATCGTAGACGAAGCTCAAAACATAACCAAGAAGAATATGAGGTCCACGATGACTCGTATCGGTACGGATACTAAAATGATCATTACGGGAGACACTAAACAAATTGATATGAAAAACCCCAAGCTTTCGTCTCTTGATCTCGTGGTTAAGTTATTTGACGGGAAACCCGATATAGGAACAATGAGCTTTGGAGTAAATGATATTGTTAGAGATCCTATAGTAAAAATTATAGAGGAAACGTTCGATGAATGGGACGAAAATAACGGATAATGATAAAATGGATGAATAACACCTAAGGGTGTTATTCATTTCTAAATGTCGCATCCGGATTATTCTCTATAACGATACCAGTACCAAAACTTTGGTTAGAATTATTAACATCGAAAATTTCCTGTTGCTGTTTCTCCATATCCTTGGCTAATTTAGCAGCCTCATAGTCTCTACCAGCAAAAGGTTCAGGTTCACCATAATCAAAAGAATCAACTATATCTGGATTATTATCATCAGGTCTTTTCGCCTTATGATCTATAATTTCAATATATCCAGGTTTGGTTACAAAATAAACATTACCTGCTGAATCTTCTACGCTATTGTATATGGTATATTTACCAACTTCGCTAAATGTGTATATGAAATATGGAGTTGCTTTAACATTAAGCAATTCATTTCCTGTTATTGCATCGCTAAGTATCCAGTTATTGTTTTGTTTTCCGTAAATATTAGATGCATAGTTGCTAAATATAACTGTCGAAAGAAGTGGTATTTGCATTCCCTTATCTGTCGAATGTACATCACACCAGGTCCAAGCTCCAGAACCAGCTCTCGATATAATATTACCAAGATTTATACCCAGATTAGGATTATATTGTGGTGATAATAACGAAACCCCTGATGTAGATCCTATATTATAATATCCGCTAGCTCCAGTTGCTCCGTAATTAAATCCGGTAAGAAATATATTATCTGACTGGTCCACAGAAAATGATATGCTATCGCTTTTTTGATTAACGGGTATTAAATTGTTTTTATAATCAGCATCCATCGAAACACTATCAAGGATCTTATTCTTTCCGTTACTTTTTATCATAAAGATATTATCATCAGATGCAAATGAGAGTTCGGAATAAGCTATAAAATACTGACCATTCGAAAGATTCTCCGAATTTAGCAGCTGTATGAAGTTAGATTCAAATCCACTATAAACTACATCGGTTGAAATTGGAACCCCCTGCTCAGTTATTCTAGCAGTTAGTAAATAATTACCCGTCGTACCTGCTACATAATCATTACCAAAATAGCTACCAGATCCACCAAAATTAGTTGTTACGTAATACGTAGATTCGTCATTTGATGCTTTAGGATATTGTCTATATCCAGTGGCTCCACCTATGAATCCACCAGTTACCCCGGTACCGTCGCTATTTAATATTATATAATATGGGATATACACAGAATTTATTCCAGTAAGTCCAATTCCACCAAAATTAAAATTCTGATCTGAGTTACCAGTTATTAAAACAGTATTGTTATCCGGAAGAGATTTTATATCAGATATTTTTCTATTCGCCGAGGTTGGACCTACACCAGGGTATATGCTGTTGGAGGTGGATGTAGTCAATAGGGAAAGATTATCAGACGATAATCTCACATAAGATATCACAGAATCGCTAAGCCAATTCTGTGATATCTCCTGTGTAGACCCTAATATAATATCTGATGTTTCCGGGTAATCATTAGTTCTATTCCATGCATTTTTAAGAGTCGATAGATCTCCAGTCGATGAATTTGGAGTAAAGTATATTCCTGATTCAAGACCAAGATTTATGGAATATCTACTCAACGATACATTGGAGTTCTTAATATCACCTGAATTTATATTTTGTTCATATTTAGCTGGAAAATTTCTGAAATCCAATCCCCTATAAGAGGTTCTAACGTCACGAGAAAATGTACCATTTATACCAAGATCAGTAAAGGTTGATGTGTTACCCAAATCCCTGCCAATTTTAGCAACGAATATCGAATTTGCAGAAACGTCATTATTATTCCAATAGGTCCCTCTAGAATTAACATTTTGTACCAATGGATATGAGGTGTCGGTATATTCATAAAAATATATTCTGAATGGCGTTGAATTAGTGAAAAGGAAAAGACCCGTAGTACCGGATGCATTATAATCATAGGTAACGTTGAATTCTATCGAATTTAGATTTAGCACAGTAACCGAATTAACTCTATAGTTGGCAGCGGATCCGGATGGTCTCAAACGTATGGTATTCGATGTCATAATATCTCCTAATGGTCGGGAAGATGGGACCGTATCAACGTAATTTATTCTTATCTTGGTTATATTCTCCCAGGAATAAGAACTCCCACTCTCAACATCTACCGAAAAAATTCCAGATCCAGGGGGATTTGCTCCATATGTATAATTCCATGTGCTATTAAAAATATCTCCGGTTGATCCATATATCCAGGGATAGTCTCCACCAGTAACACCAGGAACATTTATATTAGTAACACCCGCTGGTGCACCAATTGGACCATTTCTATAAGAATTCTCCGTCTCTAGTGAATCCCATACATATGGTCCACTTTCAATGAATCTATTAAAAATTCCGGAAGCAACTATATAATCACCATCCTCAGATGCCTTTATGTCCTGTATTCTTGTTCGGTATCCTCTAAATGGTAATACTGAATCGACAAATCCAGACTCGTTATACGATGCTATAAAACCCATCTCTCCGTTATCTAAAGAAGAACCCCCTATCAATGAAGTATCTGAAATCCCACCTATCGTAGGGTTTTGATTGGTTAAAGTTGCTAGTTCTGTTTCGTCGTAATAACCAAGGTCCACACTAACATTTCCCTTCAGATATCCTCCAATATAATATTTTATACCATCCTCCGTTTTTATCGTGGTTGATGATGTTATCTGGACAGTTCCAGCAGTAACCCCTAATTGATTAAGCTGAATATCAGATATCCACGATGGAGCGGATATTGATTCACTCAATACTGAATCCTCATAAGTCGGTATTGGATAATTGTCCCAATATTTCTGCTCACCAGCTTTACCATTAGCTATGTCGCTTAGCTTAGTTGTAAGAAATAGATTTCTAGGATCCATACCAGGAAATTTCAATGATGTATAATAATCATCATATATTCTCCATTCCGGATAAACCCATGTGTACTTATCAACCTTAGCCAAAGGTGCAGTTCCACCAGTAGCTGTAAAATATGTAAAATTCCATCCAGTTGCTCCCTCATATTTAGAAGATCCATATACATGAGGAATATCATAATTAAACGAAACAATCTCGTTTAAGCATAAAACCCATAATGAGTTATCATATATTGTTAGGTCCTCTTGGGTTACGTTTTTACCAACTAATTTAATATCAAGTACATTATCATTTGGTATATTTGAATTGCTAGAATCGAATTGTGTGTGTACGGTACCATTAAAATGCCATAGACCACTTCCCTGTCCAAGTTCACCATCACCAAGCGAATAGAATACATGCCCATTTGGTCTTGATATAACTCTCGTAACCGGGCCGGGAGTAGGATAATTCCAAAATTGATCACCATCAAAGAAAGATAATCCCAGAGATGTACCAATCCAGATATTATCATTCTCATCCCTATCCAATGAATATACATAATCAGATATAATGCCGCTGGTTTTTGTATTATAAACCCTAGCCTGTTCTATTATAAGCTCTCCCCCAATTAATTCAGTTGCTTCCAATTCACCCTGGGGAACAGCAAATAGTCCTTCCGCTGTGGCGATATAATAAAAATAATCCTTACCATCAATTCCCTTGGACTTTACGTCATATACATGAGGCCAGGTGTATCCAGGTACAACTTCAAACCAATTATCGATCTTAGTCTGATAACAGAAAAGTCTACCTCCAGTAACCCCATTAATCTCAGTATATCCAGTAGCTCCTGTACCGCCTATACCATTAAGCGGGGTTGAAAAAGCATGTACATAATCGCCATATCTACAAGCACATATGGTTGATATTTCCTGTGGCTCGTTAAAAGTACCAAGATCAGAAAAATTCCAGTTTTCGCCAATTTCGATATTATCCGAATTTATATAGAATACAGCAACCTCATTTAATCCAGGAATAGGCCCTTCCGCAACACCAGTCCATACTTTATCATAAGGATCTATAGATATAGATCTAGTATCTAGAAAATATGGTATTGAACTAGGAACAGCAGAATTTTGGTAATTGTAATACTCCCAAGATGATCCATTGAATCTTCTAAGATCCTGCCCAGATGCCCATACGAAGAAATCGCTGTCCGTATCTATTTGATTTATGCTAATTCCGTAACTTGCCATTTATATCTTTTTAATTATGCTATTGATCCGCCTATTTCCCATCCCTTTTTATAATTAGTATGATTTACTGCATTATTGGGATATCCAACTTTTAACCTCATACCGGTAAATGAACTACCGGTGTCACTTGCAAATGGGTATGTTAATGGGCCGGACGTTAGTCCTAGACCATTTACGTCAGATAGATATGAAGCATCCCATACTATTTCCACTCTGCCTATATAAAGTCCGGTTGCCGAATGTAAAGGATCAGTTATATGAACTGCAATTCCCTGAAAGATGGGAGTATCCGTTACATTCTCGAATGGACAATAGAATCTTGATGCCTCGAATAATATATTATTGGCAAATGTTGTTGAAGATGTTGTTGAATTAAATATACTGGCTAAACCTGAACCAGATCCATATCCTGCATCATTCGCTGTTATTAAAAGAGTATCGGGACTATTTCCAATACCTCCACCGCCACCGGAACTTATCACAACGTTATATGAGCCTATTAGGTTATCACTTCCTTCTCTATAAACATTAACATTAACATTAACATTTATTACAACGCCGAACTTAGTGAAAAATAACCTGGATGAAGGTATAGCTACACCAGGCCTAGTACCAAGGGTTATTGTATATCCACCAGTCCAATCTATGCTATAATATGATGATAAGTACATCTCAGTATTTGCTACAAGATACGATATACCATCAGCATGCTTGGATGATGCAGATAAATAATACTTATTCTCCAAAAATTTATTAATGGCCCCGTTTGTCCATCCCCTTGATGTTTTTAAATTATAGAAAGTTAAGGATGTTCCCGTTGTCGTATAATCAGTTAGATATAAATTATCTTGCAGGGTGGTGTTTATACCTCCAGCTAATATATAGCTACCTGTACTAAATTGTGAATTAGGATTAACGCCAGCTCCCATAATAATAAACGCGTTCTTGTTTATTATTAATCTAAGTCTAATCGGATCCATACTAGTATATACATCGGAACTATTTGGCAAATAATATGCAACCTCGTCAGTTGAATGTGAATATAAATTATTTATAGGTGCATATAAACTGGATGCTTGATCAATCTTTATAACTAAACCAGATCCACCAAGACCTATATCATTAGAAGTGTATGCTGTTACTGATGGTGTATAATAAGGTCCACTAGCAGTTGCCCCATATAAGTCATTATAATAGAATCCCTCAGCAGGTCCCATTTTATAGAATGTAACATTCGTACTTGAGTTTACCACGTTACCCACATTACTAGTAACAGTTAAAGTAGCGGTAGCAACATATGCTGAATTAACAGAGCCTACGTAAGTATTAGCCAGATTATACCAATCCAAGTTTGCATATGTTACATTACTTAAATATATTCCCGATGTTGCACCAAGACCAGGTATGCTCCACACGTATCCGGTCAATCCACTTCCCGCTGTAGCTGAAGAACCATAATAAACTGTATCGTCCATTAAAACATTAACATTAGATGCGGTTACTGCGGCAGATATATTTTCCGGAGTTACAACGATTATATTATTCTTGGTAGTTGTAGCAACAACGGTTGCTGCGTCGGTCACAGTTAAAGATGTGGAATATCCATTTGTATTGACACCATTATAAGTTACTGCGGGTCCATAGGATGTAGCACCGGTTGGTGTTCCACCTTGGAAACTCCAATCTCTTTGCACAACATCACCTATGCTCGTATCATAGTAATAAATGATGTCCCCCTGTTCTATACCTAGTATTACGTCTGCCATTTTCTAATATCTGATTAATGTATATATCAATGCAGTTTAGATCTCATTTCTTTAGCATATAATATGGCCTGTACATAATTATAAGAATTGGCATCGGGACTTATTGTGGATAGATCAGCTTCCCAAGGAGAATTATTTATATAATCTCCTTTATAAAACATCTTCCCGTTCCCATTATCTGTAACTCCGGCATTGTGTAATATTTTATGTTTATTCCATTCTGTTTGCCCCCAGCTAGATCCCCAGCTAAATCCAAGTTCATCAGATAATCTAACCTGACTTCCCCTTTTAAGTCCACACCATAATACCGCCCACATATCTGCGCACCATTTCTGTATTGGGTTGTAAGAAGATAACTGCTCTTCAGATAGAGTTTTCCTCTCCTCCACCTCAGCATCAAGCATATATTTATACAGATTGAGAGCAACGTATTTAACGTCCCTCCAGAATAGGTGATCTATATTTTTCATAAGATATTGCGCACCTCCTGAATTTGGATTGTTAGCTTCAACAAGATCCCTGGAAACTCCAGCTATGTCACACATATCTTCCAAAATTTGCTCGGATTTACTTTTAATATAATCTGATCCTATATAGGAAACCGTGTCACTTAGATACCAGACATCATCATTAATCAATGAATTAAAGTCAGGAAGTTCTCTAAAGATGATATCAGAATCATGATAGAATATATTATCATCTGAAAGACCAGGATATTTAAGAAAATGCTGTTCCAATATATCCGGTCTTAAAATTGGAATATATCCGTAGTTTTCAACCGGAGTTTTCTTGTAGAAAAAAAATCTAACGTATGGGTATTTTTTAGCCAACTCAGATCCCTCTGGTGATATTGACTCATCATAGGCAAATAGAATTTCTATCCAATTGGGATTTATTCCACTTTTCATAAAATTATGGATTAGTACCTCCACTTGCCAATGAAAATAAGGCACATCCGGCTGTGCGCAAATAAAGGTTATTTTTTTGTTTATCATACCCAAATTTTTATAATTATACTCTCCTAATAGTAATAAATTCCATCATGTAATTTATTATTTGTTATGAGTTAATGTATCATTTGCAAAATATAAATTACTGTTATTCACATCAATATCATATACAGTTATTGGTGCATTTACAACAACCAATGAGGTAATTTCAAATTCGTTGTTATCTATATCCAATAACACATCACCAACATTCAATTCGAATGTTGTTCTAATGTACCATACGTCATTTTGCTTAACTACGTGGTTATGGGTGTAGGTTGCAATTAATTTACCGTTATTAATGTTTATTACGGAATCAAATTCATGGATTGATACACCGATCACAGTTGATGTGGAATTTATGTAATCCAATATATCACTGCTCCAATGATACCATTGATCCGGTGCCAGAGGCATTCCTGCCACATCAAGGGATTTCAATACATCGCCAACCTGTATATCCTGTATCAATTTAGTTGTCCCGTTAGATAATGTTATTAATGTGTCAGCAACTAAACATCCAGTACAAAGAGTACATCCGGTAGTAAATGTTGATCCATCCCAATATCTATAGTTTGTTCCATCTCCATAATATCCTGCAGATGCAGGTGTAGTAAGACAATTCTGGTTAAAATCAGAATCTGTCAATACTGTTGCGGTACATATATCATTTGTATCAGCACAAACAGACACAAGCTGCGGATTGTTACAAACTGTGCTAATATTTACACCATAACTAAGATCCATTGGATTACTAGTACAGCAATTAAACAGTGACACGTCCCAGCCAGCGAGTTCGTCACCACCGGTTATTATAATACTGTTTTCTTGAGCACAAACATCAACGGGGTAACCTTCTGATACTATTGTATTCACGGTAAGTCCCGAACAATCAATATATGAGTAATCCGTTGTACCAGTATAAAATTGTGGAGGTGGAGGGGGTCCAGTATAAACCACTGTATAACATACACATAGCACCGGAGGAGTTGTTGTCGTTGTTGTTGTTGATGTTGATGTCGTGGTTGTGGTAGTTATACCTGATACTGACAAATCTATATAATTTGTACACTGTATACTTGTGGACTGAACCCTAATTATAGTTGTTCCATTATAAACCAATGATGTTGTATATCCAGAAACCAATAATGATTTATCAACACCAGTTTCAAATGGGGTAACATATCCATCAAAATCGGAATACAGATCAAATGGTCCTGTTCCAGTTCCCGCAGTGGTTAAAGTTATAGTAGCTGTAGCCATTTTTATATTTTATATTTTATATTTTTTAATATCATTGGATCATTAGCAACATTATTATGCACACGCGGTTCCTTGCTGTTCTAGTGTTATTGTTATAGTTGGTGCTGTTGATAAATCTACCATCGAGAATACTACGAACCCTGCAAACGGATCAAGTAAAAGACAATCTGTATATCCAGTACTTAATGATAGATTTACGGCCGTATACATTGTCACCGCACCAACACTTACTTCTATCTGGGAAAGTCCTGGTATCCCGTATCCGTAACTGCCTACACCGGTTGTGTTTGGTAATACCGGGAATGTTCCTGGACTTACCAGAATAGAATTCGAATTCACCTGCACATCCTCAATAGTTCCGGTATTATCTAGATTATTCATAATAACTTGTCCTATGGGTACCGTTGTTGTTGTTGTTGTCGACGTCGTGGTTGTCGTAGTCGGATAAATCATTACAGCATTACCAGCAAGTAAACAAGGATCTATGGTCGTTGTTGTAGTCGTTGTAGGTGCCGCTGTGGTCGTTGTTGTTGTCGACGTCGTGGTTGTCGTAGTCGTGGTTGTCGTAGTGGTAGGAGCTATTGTTGTCGTCGTTGTCGTAGACGTTGTTGTTATAGGAGTACCTCCAGTGTAACCGAAATTAGGTATCAATACATTACTACCTCCTATTAGTGAAGGCGGAGCTGGGTATGTACTAACAGGGACCGACGCATTAGTAAGATCCAGATTAATAGGACCGGTTATTGTGCTTAATGATCCGGTATCGCTAGGTATAGGTCTATAGTAAAAATTAGTTATATGCGTTTCGCCAGAACTATTTAATTGATCAGCAACTTCTTGTACAGTCATCGAACTTCCAGGACTGGTTAATGTAACACCAACTGGGAACGGGTATGTTGAATTACCAGTACTTACTTTGACGTGGTCACCGGGTAATATTGTATGTAATTCATATCCACCTAACCAATCGTTATTAAATTCGAAATCATACCAGCTATGTGCATATCCATCATTCCAGCTAGTCTCATTAAATATTTGCCAGTCCAGATTTTTAGTTCCCCAAAATCTTAGATTATCATTGGGGTAGATTTCTGAATTTTCAGACCAATAAACATATGTTTCGGAAGGACTTACTCCATTCTCCAGAGTTCCAGATATGGAACTTAGTGATAATGTTCCCGTTACAGTAGCAGATAGCGGAACACCATTCTGATCGGCTCCTAATTCATCAGGAGCATATATTATAATAGAGACAGGATCCGTACTAGGATTCAGACAAGATGCAAAATAGTCCGGGTATGTTCTTAGTGAGTTTATCGAAGAAGTTATTGCATTTGCAGTGTGATATAATGTGTCACCTGCATCAGCACTTCCAATTTCTCTATTATTTACATAGACCTTTATTAAACCAGCTCCAGTAATTTTTTGTGTCGTGTATATAGTTGGATCTATAACATATCTATTTACCGGGGTTGTCTCGAGAACAACACCGTTCCATGAATTTGAAATTACGGAAGGTATAGTAAATACAGTAGGGGAAACTATATTTGCTGTCCATCTACCATCTATTTCAGGTATACTTCCTATTATTGTTAATTCATCACCATCATTTAGTCCATGAGGTGTTATGGTAGATACCGTGGCTGATCCGTATTGACCAGTAAATATCTGAAGTGAATATATCTCATCTATCGCTACAACATTCTGAGATAATAATATCTCACCGGTTGCTCCGACAGGATCTAGATTAGTTTTAACATATAAACTCTGACCCTCTTCGGCTTTATTCCCATACGTAGCAAATTTCAGAATCTCAGAAGGTATTGTTTTTTCTAGAACCTCTATACTATCTCCCTCTGCAGGATATTCCCATATTGATTTATATGAGTCCCATCCTCGATCAACATTATCCCATATATAATTTTCAACCTCTCTGTATCTAGTCCAAGAATCGATATCTATGGTTTTTGGTTGAACCTTGATTATAGAATTCTTAATGACAGTGCTTTTAGCATTAAAGGCATCATATACATTGCACGTAATCTTATAATCTCCGCTGTATGGTAAGAAGTGTGCCATTTTATAAAAGTCCGCTATAGGACCTCTAAAATTGAAATTATAAGGCGATCCTGACTGAGTGGTGGTTTTATCGACTATCCACTCTATCTCCATCGCATTCGAAAAATCTATATTACTCCAAGTTAATAATAAAAATACCTGGGTTGTTGCAAATAGTTCCATCTCACCAAACTGTGTCGTTATGTTGTAAGGTGGATCTAGAAGGACATTATATTGGCCCGTCGAGTAACTAACTCCAACAACTGTACCGAATGATGGGACAGATGGAACCTCAACTCTATCGCCTACCCGATATGCAGGTATCATTATGGAATCCCAGCTAGTATTAAGTTCGTTCCATGTCCAAATATCAGGAAATAGTTCAAGTATTACTGGCATTCCAATAGGAACGTCGTACTGCTGTCCAGTATTTGGATCTATGTATGCAACAGGATCGTATTTATCGTCACCCAATTCTATTATTTTCCCCTCCTGCTTAAGCTTATAGAAATTATCTATAGCACTTAACATCGATTGATTCTGTTGGCTATTATAAATTTGTTGTGAATCTAGCGGATTCACTATGTTTCCTAAATCAGATAATATAGGGGGTAGTATATTAATAGTACCCAGCAATAATGAAGGATTTACCGAAGAATAATAATATACTGGTGAAGTTTGGCTAGGTTCTACGTACCATGTAATTGAATTACCTCCGGTTGCACCATTATTAATTATTCCGAGTGGATCTATCTGTGTTAAATTCGGATCGGTTGTAATTATAAGATCATAACCATAGGTGGAAGTATCGGAAACGCTAAATTCGTATGTTTGACCTATGTATAGGTTTAATATAGGATTAGGTCCAGTAGATCCATTCGGTAGATTTCCACTAAAATAAATGGCACTTCCAGTACCACCTAGAAACTGAACAGTTGAAGAATAATTGTTATTATATGAACTAGGACTTTGTATAGCACCAGCTAATGGTCGTGTGGAAAAGTTTCTTAGATCTTCTAAAAAACCGAAATCCGGATTAGGATAGAAATCAAACTCGAAGCCTGAATCAAAATCGGATCTTCCCATTATATCAGTCCAGGATTTGGTATTATATACACCAAAATAAATACCCTCACCAGTTATATCTATAATTCTGGCGTTTAATGGTAGATAATCCCTCTTCAATCTTTCCTTCAGAGCAAATATTTTAATAAGTACTTCCTCTTGTGTGAATTTAAAAGCGTCCTCTACTATCGGTAAATTAAATTCGTCTTCCTCACCGGTTACTTTATTAAGATCATAATAAAGTCCAAATAGTGACGTTTTTTTGTATGTTCTACTTGGTACTAATGTATCCTCCGATGTAACATCCAGAACATATTCTCCATTTTTATTAGGTCCGTAGGTTTGAGTAAGCTTATATTTACCAGAATTAGGGTTGTCCAATATATCACCAATCTGATATGACATATTATATCCCTGCGATTGCTGTTTATTAATAGCATTTAAAAAATTCTTATTCTGCTGAATAGGCGATTCTACTCTTAGTCCATTATATTTAAGATTTAACCAGTATTCTTTTATTCTAAGATCCTGATAACCAAAAAACTTAAGAGCATTAATAAGACCCTTATAACTACCAATATAAGGAAATATTTCCTCACCAGCTACCATAAGCTCTTTTCTCTTCTCGTTTATCTCTAAGTAATTAGGTAAAGGTTCTGCAGGATCATGATCTCTAAGTATAACTGAATCACTATTATAAAAAGATCTCCCCAGATTTGCTAAAAGCACTTTAAATCTCTCGTCCTCACCTATTATTTGTCCATAGTAATCAACCTCCAATATTTTCTCTGGTGTTCCAGTTGATATATCATCAATTATAAGTTTTCTCTCATAAATATTTTCCGCACCCTCTGGTCCATTTAAGGCAACATTTATTGGGAGTGCACTGGAATCAATGGATGAAGTTGTTGTATTGACGTATCCATTAGAATAGAAATCGTTAGGATCAACATCAACATCAAAAATCATGTTAGGGTAGCTAACTATTAATGGCTCACCATCACCACCATCCAATTGATCAGATATTGAATAAGTGAATATTATTTCCGAAACGTCAGTTTCGCCATAATTATCATTGTACCATCTACTTCTCCATTGTGGTGAAGCAGTAGCTCCTGTTGCGCCGGTATGAGGAAGTCCATATGTAATTTGTGATGTAGTTACGTTATAAAATTCCTGTACAACAAATATTTGCTCGTTCTCGTATAGATTAGCAGATACCGGATCAAAATAAATATTTCCCTTAAAATATCCACCGGGTCTATTTTTATAAGGTGTGGTAAAGTATATCTGATTATCTGGACTGATTATACTTTGTCCAGAATAATAGTCACTAGGTATAGTTATCGTTAATTGGTTACCTAACAGATTAACAGCTGATATTTTTCCTCTGAAGTCATTCTGACCAGCAACAGATCCTTCAAGATATATTTCGGTACCTCTATCTAAGCAATAAACAGCTTCAGTATACCATGAGGTCATATCAAATGCATTAAGATCCTCAGCATTGAATAAGAAATTATAATATGTTGGAAATTCTGTGATATCAAGATCACCAGGATTACTAGCACCCGATATGGATGTACGGTATGTAAATTTGGAATCTAAAGGATTAGCTCCGGTTGGTCCAATATAATCGAAATTTAATGGATTACCCTCCTTATTGAAAAACTTAAGTCTTATATCTGCCATCTTAAATTAAAAAACTCTTTTATTATTTCTATTTACTGTATAATTGAAGAAATTTTTAATCTCCTTCGTTGATTCAATCAATCCATAAACCACTCTCTGAAAATAATTCAATATCCCCTCCTTCACCGGGTCCTTGTATATAACATTAGATAAACTTCTTCTGAGTATTTGATCCTCGTATGCAAACCCATTATATAGATTATCGTTGAAGCTATTCATTACATCATAAATATTTTTATCCGGATCGAAATCATAGTATCTTCTTTCTACTGTAACTTTGGATAATTCTTTCATTATTTTTTTATATTCCTGTACATTCGAACAAGGAGCATATTTATATTCCCCATTTGCATTGGTGATTGTTGCTCTGTAACCAGAACACCCTATGTTATTTGCTCTGATTAGAGCAAGATCCGAAGATTGGTACACGTCTCTATTATTATAGAAAGTTGTATTAGACGTTTTTGGTTTTATTCCAGCAACGGTATAATTTATACTTTTATCCTCGCCCTCGAAAAATGGAGTGTAATTTTGCATTATTTCTTAAAATTTTTAGCTTCCCTGATTAATTATTTGGCTCTTCATAGAGGTGTTTAAATCCATTCTAAAAGATTTAGGAACTATGGATGCTATTGTTACATTGAGTGGACCTGGTTTTCCGTCAACAAAATCCTCTGTGTACGATGTTCCGTTTCTATCTGTCCAACCACCTCTCAAAAGAATCAATTGATTTCTGCCTATAATTATATCACCAAATTGATCCATCCCAATAACCTCGTCCAGTTGTGCCTGCGAGACATTATCCAGATCCTGGATGTTTATTTGATTCTGTTCATTAGCCTGCCCAATAAAGTAGAAAGAAACCGAATCAACGCCAGGTACAGATTCTATTAATGCTATTATGTCAGATTTTGGTATTTTATCTCTTCTTTTCAGATTTAACATATAATCTGAAATTTTCTTTCTCACTGCCTGTCTTATTGTCTCCGGATCTGAGCCTTCAAATATACTTAATATAGCATTTCCAACAAATTTAGTTATTACTGGTTGTACAATTTTAACAACAGTTGTTGCTATCATAGAACCAGAATCCTCTATAAGATTAAGTACTCTTGCCTTTTGTGCATTACTTAGAAAGAAGTCAGAAACAGGAACACTAAAATAATCCTCATTAGATGATATATTTAATGTAACGTCAGGGACTAAATATATGTAAACCACGTTATCGTCGTCAAGGTAATCATCATCAAATGTTGAAAATGCCTGTATCTGAGAAAATATTCCTAATTTATTTAAAAATACCTCGTAGTTATCAGGATTTGCAAAAACAAAAGATCTTGAAGTTTTAGGTGCAACTAGTCTTATTAAATTAAGAGATTCAGGATTATTACCAAATGCTGGATCTATTTCATTATTAACATCTATATAGAGATTAAGATCAACTGATGCTCCGAATAGATCTGTACCCTGATTAGAAAACCTATACGTTAACTGATTATCCTTAGTTGAATTAGCATTACCACTTATTCCATTTGTTTTAAGGTATTCGACTCTTATTCTGGATCCTCTCGGTGGAGCCATACCGAAATTAGAGTTACCAAAATAAACATCAAGCCCTTCTTGTATACCTGTTCTAACTAGATATCCCTTCCCGTTGAGTGGAATGTCATATAACGAATCATATCTTCTCCATTTTTCCTCATTAACATAAACATCAACATAAAACTGATCCAAGAAAGCTCCTGATGTTGAAGGTAAATTATAGCTTTGTAGTGATTGTCCGGTCCCAGTTAAAAGTGCAGTTTCAAAAGTTCCCTGTACTAGCTTTACTCTAAGATTATTTCCTCTGGTAAGAGGTATAGTTACTTCAGGACTACTAAACCTAAGAGAATACGTTTTTCCATTTTCCTGACATCTAATCTGTGTATTGTTTTTTATTATAACTGCTCCTCCACCTACTCCACCTTCTCTTGTATTCCATTTAAGAGAAACTTCACCCTGAGCAGCACTAGCTCTACCAGAGTCATATCCAGCTATTCTGGCTAAGCTTCTAACTGAATAATCCCTAGTTGCTTGGTCTATGTTTAATTCAGTTATGGAATCCTCTATAAAATATAGGATCATCTGCGATAGATTTTGTAGCACAAATAATATCTGTCCCCAAGCTGAAGCAACAGTAAATACGTTTGCTGTCTGATTATATGTTGCCTGCAAAAAATTAAACGTATCACCAAGAAGACCGTTTATTAAAATGTTATTTTTCTTAAAAATGTTCATATCTATTATTATGTTAATCTTAATGTAACCAATGGGCTTAATTTTCCATCCTGAGGTAATTTAAAGTCTAGTGTTGCTATATCCCTTAATGTACCAACATAGAATCTAAGATCATAGCTACCGCCAAGCACTGAAAATAATGGAACATAGACCTTAAGGAAAAGATCTAATTCCTTCCTAATACTAGATTCCGAAAGTTCCAGATTAAATATAAGATCTTCAAGGTTTAATCCAAATTTAGGATCACCTAAAACTTCGCCCTTATTAGTAAGTAGCATCATTTTAAGTTGGCCTATACAAATCTCTATTGGATCTGTGACCTCTATTTGATAAGGATTGTAGTTGGGATCAAGCGGATCTCTATTGTAAATCTCTCTCATGGGAATTTTTTATTTCCCATTATATATCTAGATTAATTCCATTGAAGGAAATACGAAGGAGTGTTCTCACCATTGATCATATCCATGACCTCCTGAAGCTCAGCTTCACCGGTAGATCTTATGTCCGATGTGTTAACTTGTATCCCACCAGGCAGGTTATAATTGAAAACTGATAGCATATTAGCTAATGCAATTTTACATTTAGCTATACAGTATCTAACGAAAAGTTCGTCATCAAAAAGATATTCATCCGGGATTGCAACATATGCTCTAACTGATACATCTATTCCGCCTACTCCAAATCCCTGTGCGGTTTGACCTTTACCTGATCTATTTGGATCCCTACCCATTATGGTTAGAAATTTTGTATTCTTATTAAACTTAAAAGCGTACGTATTTAATAGATAGGCCTGGGCTAAATCAAAATATGAATACATCACCGTTCTATAAACAAGATTATCCCCGACAAAAGGGGAAAGTAATAGTTCAGAACCAAGAAGCTTTGAATCGCTAAAATCTCTATCAGGATTACCAGAAATCCCAGATCCTCCCAATTCTCTAACCTCATATACCGATATGATCGGCTGTGGTAATTTTATCTGTCTGGTTTTTTTAAATTCAGGGTGCTGAAATAGAGAATTAGCAAGAACAAAAACTCTATCCTCCACAGCATATTGATAATTATCATAAAACCAAGCTTTAGCTCTTTTTATAATTCTTTCAGTTTCTGCAGCATTCAAATTATAGGGTAATGCACAACTAAATGATAATGCATCCTGTATCTCCTGTACTAATTCCTCTTGTGTCATTTTAAAAAATTGATTTTTTAGTAATTCATATTACCAAATCTAGGCTTATTGTATGTATCATTAGAATCTTTAAGCCTCTTATCAGATACAAATCTAAGCATTCTCTGATCACTAGGATTTTTAACCTTCATTGTCTCCTTGCTTATCTCAGCATTTTCACCTATTATACCAGCTCTAAGAACTCCACCGTCTATTTTGCAATTTATATTCTTACCCTCGCAATCAATAAAACAATCATTTAGGGTGTTCGTATAGTCCACTATGGTTGATTTAACTTTGGACGAAATAACTTTGGTTCCACTAAAAATATAAGAATCCTCTATGGAGGACTTCTTGATATCGCAGTTATAAATATTGCAATTTTTTATAACTGCATTTTTAATATCGCACATTATAAGGTCAATATCATTTATCCCAAATGCTCCCCTGCTTCTTGCTTCCTTAACTTGATATCTACCATTAGTGGTATCATAATTAAAATAACATGAAGTTATATCGCCTTCAACAATTAGATCGAATATTTTATCTCTTATTATAGGGAAATATGTTTTTATATTTTCGTCCCATCCCTTCAGATCAACGAATACGTGGAAGTCCGGATAATTTTTAAAGAAGAAATCTGGATTACTAAAAGATCTAACAACCTTAGAATATTTACTCATCATCTTTTGTAAAGAAACAAGATCATCCTGGGTATATCCAGTTATTCTTCTGCTTAATAGATCGTACATATAGAGAATTATATAATCTATAATTTCTCTAATATCCTTTATCTTTTTCTGATAATCACGATTACCAAGATATCTAAATTCTATATAACCCTGAGGTATCTTAGTGAAATTAACACCATAATACTTGTCATTAGGAACCTTATACATTTTAGGATCGATCGAAGTTATATTTTCTAGTATAGAAAATCTATTAACTGGGACGATTTTTTTTATTGATTTAGCATAGACATTTTTTTCTCTGTTACCAAATTTTGAATATATCAGTCCTTCATCAAGACCAAGTATAAATTTAAGTTTGTCTATGTTTTCTATTTTATCTTTTATGTCTCTTCTAAATTTATCAAAACTTATAGAAAATTGGAATGCACATCTATCAGTGGTCCATCCATTTTCATCTATCCATTTTAACACCTTTATTAATATTGTTATAGCTTCATTATAAGGTAAAGGTCCTGTTATGAACTCCATCATTTTACTTCCACCTGAGTAGTCTGGCTCTAATTTAAAATTAGAGCCATCCACAGGTATATTTGAATGATATTTTTCTGAAACTACTACTTTTTTCTTAAGGAGTGAAGCAAGCGATTCCGCTGCTTTACCCTTTAGTAGATTTGTATAGAATTCAAATTCGAATCCTATAACGGAAGATTCAAGTGCATTAATTCTATCAAGATGTGTTCTATTATCTGACATCGATTAATTGAGCGAATATTTTTCCGGAAATTACATCAACCTCATATAATGATACCAATAAGGTATCACCAGCTTTGATGTTATTTCCCTTCTTACCCAGTCTATCCTGAGGAACTAAAGCCATTAAACCAAGTTCAGTTATTTCAACTAATGCTCCGTTTTTTCTTTTGTGTTTAACTTTAGCTTCGTAATTATCCAAGCTTCCTTCAGAAATTCCCTTCTCCAAATCTTGCATGATTACATTCTTCTCCAATGGCTGATCCAAAGTAAGAGTAAGCCTATTATTATCTTTTATTTCCTTAACATAAAATTCGATCTCGTTACCAGGAACTAATGTTGTTGAGGAATTGCCATTTTGGAATTCTGTCTTGTGTATCAATCCAGTATAAACACTGTCCCATTCAACAAACACACCGAAATCGCTAGTACCAGTAACATATCCCTTATATTTTTTGGTTAAGTCAAGCTCCTGGATTTTAGAATCCATTATCTTGTTTAGATATTTCTTATAAGAAACTATGAATATGTCTTTTTGGTCAATGTATCCTTCAATCATAACATGTAGTTCTTTTCCTACATATGATTCGAAGTTAGTTATTTTATTAGCAGCTGCTAATGATCCAGGTAGAAAACACTTAATTCCTGATAGATCCACGATATATCCACCCTTATTAACACTCTCTATTCTAACAAGATATGCACTGCTTTCTTTTTTAATTTGTTCAAATAGTTCAACTTTAAGACTCTGTATATAGTGTTCAACAGCTGATCCGATATAACTACCGTTAGATTTTCTAACTCTAACGTTAATGGTTTCACCAGGTACGAAATTTAATCCGCCAATACCAAGCTTAATTGCGTCTTTTCTTTCTTTCTTTAGATCAAGATAGATTGTTTGGCCCGATCCTGTTTGTGCTAAAGCCTCATCTTCCTTAGCGGAGATAATTTTGCAACCATAAACAGCACCATCAATAAGATCTTTCGATCCTTCGTCCAATAGATGATAAGTTGAATGATAAAGATCCGCTAATTCCTGAGCATATGGTTCGTGGCAATAAACCTTTGCACCATCAGGAGATTTAACTTTATGATTAATTGATAGCCCGTTAGGAACGTCCCAGTCGAAATTATCTAATGCTTCTAATTTCATGTTTTTTTTAGTTTAAAAAGTGATAAAAATGTTATTAATTGTACTATATATCTATCTTTAAGTTCCTTTATTATATTTGGAAATTATTAGTAAACTAAAGGTATAAATCCTATCATAGGTATTGGTCCATTTGGTCCGGGTATACCACCTCTATAGATAAATTTAAGTTCCAATAAATGCATCCCAAATGAATATGCTAGAGCTGATGCAACTAGCTTTGCTGCAATCTTCTTTTCCTGCTCCCGAGTGAATTTTTTTCCTGTATTGAAAGCTCTTTTTATATTGTTACCAAGCATGGTTTGACTACCGTAATAAATCGGAACATAAAGACCACCCTGAGGAGGTGAGAATAAAGCAGGAGGAGCACCGGGTTCATTTGTTAGTGGCTGTTGTCCACATGATTTCCAATAATCTAGAACACCCTTAGCCATAACATTGTATGGGTCCTCCGGTTTATCGGGATCTGAACTTTTCCTAGCAGCGTCAGCCAACTCATTTATCCAGCGGATTTTAAGTTCTCTAAATCTATTTTCTTCCCCGTTATATTCAACCGTCTTATTAAAATCACGTCTCTGTTTGATGAATGATAATTGAAATCCGGTGTTGCTACCAAAAATATTAGCATTATTCCGAAAAAATGAGGTATTTTTGAATCCATCTTTGGAAAAAATATTGATGATATCATCAGCATAGCTATACGAATCGTCAAAGCTTCTGTTTATGTCATCAATAGAACTATCAGACAACCCAAATTCTTTCAGCCACTGTTTAAGGTACCCAGCATCATATCTTTTAGAATATGTGAAATGTCTTATAAAACTTGATGTTAGATAAGCTGGTATCTTACCGGGATTACTTAAGTGTTGATCCTGAAAAAGTTCCCTAGATATATTTATAGAGGGTAATTTTCCTGCTATATCAGAGATATTAAGTTTTCTGGTTACCGTACTTGGAATTAATTCTTTTACAAAATTCTTTTCGTAAGTTTTACTGTAATAGGATATTTTTATACTGCTTGTACCTCCCAAATTCTTTGTTGATATTATCTTTCCCTCAATCAAATCACCTTCACCAGGCTTACTGCTATTTAAAGACGCAATATTATCTATATTAGTGTCACCCTTTATATAATTAAATATGTCACTACCGGTCTTTTTTGTTGAATCTGACCACCCATACTGATATCCCTGAGGTGGAGTTGTTGTATATGATGTTTTATCAGATGCAGTGCTAGCTGTCCATATCTCGGTAATTGTCTTATATTTAGCAAATCCTCTAACGATGTCACCAGGTTGGAAATCCCTCTTAGTCTCAATCTTTATAAGTCTAATAACCTCGTCCATTATAAGATTACCCCAATCACTATATGAACCTGTTCTTAATGAATACATCCACTGAAGATATGCTCCAGTTCCATCAAATTGGTGTAATATCTTTCTAGCAATCTCAAGTACTGCTTGTTTTCTATCCTTGGGAAAATTTGGATATTGTGAAAAGAATTGTGAATATGTAAAATCGGGTATTGTTGCTTTATTCTCCTCGGTCCAATCTCTAAAATCTAACTCAACCTGATCAGCAGCTCCTGATATATCCACCGTGGGTGGTTCAACCTCCAGATCTGCATATGCTGGATTTGTTTTCTTCTCTTCAAATGTTAGATCCCCACCTTCATAGAGCATTTTAAATCCCTTCTTAAACCCCTCATACATAATTGCATCCTGTCCCTTAACATGGGTTTGACCAAATGGAGATGCTGCTTTACCAACAGTCGCAGAAATATATTCATTCCTAAGAAAGTCTGCCATCTCATCGTATGACCCGATAGACTGGGATGTTAATTTGCTACTAACATTAGTTATGAATGTTCCCCAATTTGCTGGCATTATTATTTAGTTTTAGATACTTGACTTAGATGTTGTATGTCAACCATGGGAATGATGGGAACACCTGAAGGTCCAACACCAGTAGGGTGCGTGTGCTGATTGAATAGTGATAAAAATTTATTACCAAGAACTAGCTTTTCTACAGCTCCGTCACCCAGCTCTATATTTTCGGATTTAACTATTACTTTTTGTTTACCTCCGCTCTTCTCCATTCTTATCTCATCCTCATTCATTTTCAGAACTATTCTAAGTTTCTCACTGTCCGTACCTGCATTCTGAGTATCTATCTGTATGGAAGCTTCACCCAACTGAAACAATAAACCTTTACTCCTGGTATAAATCATTTTAAGAACGCCGGACTCGGACTCACTATCATACAATAGAGAATGTGTACCCTCATATGAATTCTCAGTCTTCAGCTCCTCCTTAAGAACGGGATCCATCTCCTTGACATAATCATAATAGAGCTTATAATAATTCTCGTTCTCAAAATAAACTGCTACAACAGAATCAATCTTCGGTATGGAAATATTTCCACCACCTCCACCTCCGCCAAAAGAAACCCCAGGTACCTGTTCAGCCCAAGGCAAATCTTCGGTTGGAATCTCATCAAATACCCCAAAAACACTTATTTTTGCTCTACCCTGGTACAGAGGATCCTTATTATCTACTATTTTTCCTAAATAGGTTTTTCTATTTTCCATCTTTTAAAAATCAGAGCTCTTTGGATTGAATCCGTCTATACTAATATTATATTTGGTGTCAGGTTTTAAGTTTCCTAGATTCTCATCCGATGTATCGAAATCCCCGCTAACCGATGGATAAACTTTACCTATATCACCTCTTCTGTATGTTACTTCCGGTCTTGGATAAACTGGTGTTGGTGTTGAATTAAAAGTATTGGAAGGGCTTCTTAATTCACCATTGGATGTTATCTGGGTTTCCGCTGGATATATCGATTGATTAAGTTCAGCATTACTAGGTGGAGCAGTTACATCAGTATAAACTTGGGATTCACCCAGCGATGCTGATTGCTCAACATCATTATAAACTCTCTCGGTATTTCCTAGATTTTGGTCTGGACCGGGTTCCGGATAAACACTATCATTAAATACAGGATACATTCTATCAGGAACACCCAGATCTGATCCAGGTACATTCGCATATGCATCACCGCCAGGAGCTGGATAAACCCTATCAGGAGCACCCAAATCAGATCCAGGAACATTAGCATACACATCACCCTGAGGAGCTGGATAAACTCTATCAGGAACACCTAGATCCTCACCAGGTACACCAGAATACGCATCTCCTTGTGGAGCCGGATAAACTCTACCAGGAACACCCAAATCAGATCCAGGTACACCAGAGTACACGTCACCCTGAGGAGCTGGATAAACTCTATCAGGAGCACCTAAATCCGCACCAGGAACAGCATTATAAACATCACCACCAGGAGCAGGATAAACCCTATCAGGAACACCTAAATCAGATCCAGCAACATTCTCGTAAACGTCACCACCAGGTGCCGGATAAGCTCTCTGTGGCGGACCACCTAATCCTGTAGATTGTGGGGTTGGAAAATCAGTTTTACTTATACCAGCATTAACTCCACCCAAGCTATCCAGGAATTTCTGAGCATTATTAAATGATAGACTGGTTAATATTTCGCCAGGGTTAAAACTATATGCATTACCAAGTGCCAGTTTGTTCAATCCCTGTAAATTTGGTTGTATGAAATTTGCAACACCTTCATTAATTAAATCATTTAATGAATTACTAACAAAATTAGTAAGCAATTGGCTTCCTATAGATAATATGTCATCCTGATCCTTAGGATTTTTCTGAACAGATGATCTAGCACCGTCCCAGCTATCTCCAAGTACAAGAGGTTTCCCATCCTGTCTAATATTTGGATATTGACTTCTAACTCTGACCCTATCTATATGGATTTTAAATTTCTGAGTAACTGCTTCAGCTGATGTTCCTATATTAAGTTCATCCGAAATCGGTGTACTTTCGCTAAAATCAAATTCACAGCCTCTACATTCAAAAACCATAACAGGTTTTATACCAGATTGATCTTGCTGATTCTTTAGAAGAGATAGATCATTATCAAGGCCCGACTGATTTACAACGTTACCAACAAATGAATTAAAAGAACTAGAAGGACTTATATTAGCATTCGGAGCTTTGAAATTCTCGTTCTGTTGTGAATCCACTCCGGTAGAAGCTCCTAAATTAGATCCCGGATTATTACCAGATCCAAGTAATGTTGATAAATTGTCAATAGCTGTTAATGCTGCCGAAGATCCTATAAGTCTTGAAGTCTTGAAGAAATTTCTAACCTCCGAAACGAAAATATACATTCTAAATTTTCTAAGGTTTCTAGGTAGCAATTCTCTCATGTTATCATAATCAAATGTTGCTTGATTATATAAATCAGCCAAAGCAGACATTCTAAGATTTATCGATTCAAGAGTTGATATTTCTAGCATCTTATTAGATGTTCTCTGTGGATTAAATGATCCACCATCGGACTGTGATGCATATCCAGGTCTTTCAACCTGTGCTAATTTATCTAGACCCTGTATGGATTGGATAAACCAAGGTGAATTTGTTACTATATCATTGAGAATTAATTTAAACTGTCTCAACATATCGGATCTTTTTCCACCATAAGCAAAATCAGCTTCTCTTTCCTCGAGATAACTAGTGGCTGAATAAAAAGCTACCTTACCGTCAGCAGATCCAGAAACTGAATCATATTGAGGTTGGCCGAATGGATTTTCTGCAAAATTACTAGCACCAGCTCCGTAGAAATAACTTCTATCCCTGAATAATGGGCTAGGAGGTAGTCCATCATCAGGTCCAACCGGTAAATTACCGAAATCAAATACTATTTTAAACCCAAGATATGTTGGATCTTCATAATTACCCTGTTTTGATAATTTAAAACCTTTTAGAAATAAACTCCTTTGTTGATCTGTTGCTCCGAATGACATTTAAAAAAATTATTTATACTATTTATCCCAACCTTAGAATTGTCCACTTTGTATTGATATCGGGAAAGCTTTAGGTAGTGCTCCAGATGAGTTAGCGGTCCATGCTCTTCTGCTTAGATTTAGCTTTTGTCTAAGACCTCCGCTGGGAGACCAATATATTTCAACCCCAAGAACTACATAATTTCCAGATAGAAATAGGTCTAATGTTGGTGACATAGTTTTATTTGACTCCTTATTTGGCAGATTACCTGTATTTTGTTGTCTTGGACCTCCATCAAATGCATATATCGCAACCGGAACGACTTGTCCTTTTATGACACCAGCAAAATATGAGCTCATCTCTATTTCAAGCGTTAGCTTATTTACATCCAAAATATTTATAATATTCTGCATTTTAGTGTGATAGTAATTCTTATGAACACCACCATATGTTGGATCAACATTAATATTAATTGGACCTAGCCATTCTCTTCTGGTTTCATTCTTGTATTCATTATCCCTTGCTCTACCCTTTTGTAAAATCATACCGGTTTCTATATTCTCCGGAGTTTGTGATTCCATATCATACTTTATGTATTTTTCAGGCGGAGTCTCCACGGTAGTATTCTCATCATAAAATCCAATGGTATTAACATAACCCGAATAATTAGAAACGTTTCCTGATTTCGAGGTTAGAGTATAACCATTTATGAAAAATGGTGTTATACCTGCTCCCATCATGTTAGTTAAAACAAATGGGGTTACAGTAGGAGCCGCTGAGGCAGAACCAGGTATATTTGCATCTGGCTTAATCCCATCAGATGTATAGCCAGGAATAAACATTACATCCTGCTTAGGATCATCCTGGAATGCAAACTGTGTACCAAGATTTACAAAATTTACATTATAATATTGATCAACCCAACAATCGAAAAAACTGGTTTCGTCATCCTTATATGATCTTGTACACACATCGGATATGAAATCATAATATGAATAATTAGGACAAATCCATGTCATCTCATCAACAGTAGCATTTTCATTAGTGGCAAACCCCAAATTAAGTTCCTGTGAAACCTCCAATAATACATCAGAAGATGATTTGTTACTAAACGATTTTATAACAGGAGAATATAATCCAGGTATGTAACATTCAGCAACTATTGAAAATTTAAAATTAATACCATCCGGATCAGAACCAGTCGAAGAATATTTACTAGATACTCCACCATCTACGGATAATATTTTATAGTCCATCCTCATTGGATTATAAAGATCCCCAGGGGATCTAAGATAAACAGACACTATATCTCCATCCTTCGGATAACTAACAGATATAAATAGTGGTTCTATTACATCAAAAGAAAATCTTATTACAGGGAGAAATCCATTCAAGCTAAGATGAAATTTAGTAAGTCCTTTACTTACCGGATATCCATTAATCAAGATATATGGAGATTCTAAACCTATCGAATATTGTGATGTCTCACCAGTATCTCTAAGCTTCTGTACATCCTCCGATCCACCTGATTTATCAACTTTAAGCATCTCATCCAGCTTCATATTATTCAGAGCCAATGAAATTATCTTTATATCGTCAATATTCATAATCGGTTAATATTAATTTGCTGGTTGGGTTAATCCGCCACCTCCGGAATCTGGAGCAAATATTATAAATCCGTCCTTCTTAATTATTGTTCTCTGACTAGGTTGCATAACATTAGGAGGCAAAGCCATCTCTGGTGCATTTTTTATCTTTGCATCCAAAAACTTTTTCCTGCCATCGCTAACCTTGAATTTCTTTTGTTCCTGATTATTTCTAAATACCTGATTAGCATTAGTACTAGTATTAGAAGATGCAGCTGCCTGATTTTTAGCTTTCTTAACATTAAATGTGCTATCTATGGTGCTACTTGTTGGTAGCATCAGAACTCTATTTTGATCTATAGCAAATGGATTACTTATATTATTCAATTTTAACAGTGATCCCATTTTACCCTGATCACCAAATTTGATTGCAGCAATTAAATCGGGTCTCATCTGATAATCATCGCCTACTATGAAAACCTCGCTTATCTTAACATTTACGTTGTCATAAGTTATTGACGCTTTAGTTAAATCCCAAATACCATATTTATTTGTATCTAGATCCGGAGATGGATTAAATATGGATTTATTTTTTGCTATAGTATCTATTAGAAGAAGTCCCATTTTTATTTATTATTTTAAGGCTGAGGTATATTAGGTCCTAGCTGATCAGATAATTCAGTAGTATATGAATTCATATTCAAATAATTATTTACTGTCTGCTCACTAAGAACATTTCCATTAACATCAGCTTGTGAATTATAAGATTGAGCAGATGCTGATGTTTCTAAACTAGATTGATAAAGTCTACCATCACCTCTATTGAATATGCTCTCTATTTCACCGCGTTCTCTATCCCTACCATGCAACATCGTAAATTTTGCCTTTAATGTAGTTGGGAAATCATCGGGTCCCAATGTATCACCAAAAGATATATCAACACTGTCACAAACAAGATTTCCGATCATTGCTATGGGGTTACAGGGATTACCTATTGTTAAATGCCATTCACCAATGGGTGCACCAGTAAGTAAACTAGCAGGTGCCTGCCATTTTTCTATAAAATCGGGTAAAACAGTCAGCTTAAGCAATTTACCAAATCCCTCACCAAATTTACCTGAAAGTTCTTTTATTTTGGAGACGCTTAAACCTTTACCACCTTCAGAGGATTCACTAACTATTCTTTCAAACTCTGCTCTTAGATCCTGTATACCATTTCCGTTTGCACCATTCAGTCCAAATCCACCAGTTTCAGAAGCTCCACCAGCAGCTTCAGTAGCTATTTTTGTGGGATTTGTCAGCTGATCACCATACTCAAGTATAAATTGTAAAGGATCTCTATAGAATGAAGCAAGACCAGCATCACCACCAGGAAATCCTATTGCTGGAAATGATGAATTATATCTTATATCGGGTGTTAAAAAATTACCATAATTTGTTCCTATTGATAACATGTTACCTAGTATATCAAGCATTGCTGCCTTTGTATTAACCTCACCTACCGAAGTTAATTCATATTCAAAATTAACAACCAGAGATTCCCATGTGAATTTAAGACCTGTCTCCCTTACCTGTGTTTGTTTGACAACATCCATAGGTACCCAGATGTATTCGGACAGAAGTCCAGCTGAACCATCCTTTGCTCTATCTCTCAGTCCTCTAACTCTAAGATCATCTATGGAAGTATTATTAGGATCAAATGCTATGGCAGAACCCTCTGCGAATGACGATACGCCCTGAGATAATATATCAGTTCCTGTTGCAGTTCTAGCAGCTGAAGAAAACCATTGGAATGGCAGATCACCAAAGAATCCCTTAGAAAAAGCATCGGATGATTTAATCTCATCCTGAGTTTTTGGTCCCCATTCTAATCCAGTAGTAAATGATATTAGTTCATTTAAACTATTTCCAGTATTACCACCAAACCATGTTACCGCCTGTGCAACAGGCCTTCCTGCGCCTTCCTTTTTATACGAATCTGAATCTTTAATAATAGCAGGTATTGAGAAATTATCTAGTACCGGAGTCGGAAATCTTCTCAGAGTTATCATATAGTTATTAGGTATCGTACCATAATGCTTAGCATATAAAAAATCTTTCCATGAATATGGAGCTGCTAATCCACCTACTATATCTCTTTCGAAACTAGAACTTAATCCTGCTAGAGTGGAGTCAGCACTAGATAGTGAATTCTCCAAACTATTGGTTTGTGATATTAGATATCCCGCTGATGGATTTTTTGATTTTAACGAGGATACTCTCCTGTTATATTGGGCATTTTCAGATCTGTAATATGCATCTATGAAATCGTTTTCATTGCTGCCTAAAGAATAAAAAAGAAATTGTCCATATTTACCTGGATTTCTTTTTGCAGCTTCATAGAACAAACTTCTTGCGGTTGGACCCTTGAAAGGATTATTGGATCCAAGATTGCTTGCTTTTTCTATGAGGTCCTTTGATATACCTCTCTGTTGTTTTTCTACTAAATTTGCTGGGCTACCCATCTATTATACAAATCTTTTTTTAAAGATCTGTGATAGCATACTCGAATTCTTCTGAATATTCTTCTAATAGAATCTCCAAATTTTCTACAAAATTAGGAGATATATTCTTATAGCATACAAGTATACCGTCACACTTTGTACTATATATTCCTTGTATTATTTTCTTGCGAATAGTGTAATTTATAATAAATTCTGATTCCACCGAAAGCTCATCTGTGCTATATCCAAGTTCTCTTATTATCTTTGCTATATCAACAACATAAAAATCAGAGCCATACGTGGATCTTTTTTTAGCTTCCTTGGGAGAATATCTGGATATGTAGAAATTTATCTTCATTTTACTCTCCATCTTTTTCTCCTGTATCTAAATTTTTCCAGTCCTTAGAAGAAAGAAGCGAGGTAAATGCATTATATTCATCCTTGCTATCGTGATAAAAATTAATATTCTCAGAGTTGTCAGAATTACCTGTCCTTTCTCTATCTTTTTTTAATTGATCATTCTTGATTCTCTGCAAATTTAATCTATGTGTATTCTGGCCTTCCTCAATTCTTGATCCAACCGATGTCTTTTTAATCGTATCTAAAAGACCATACTGTCTCAATAATTTTCTTCTCTCTCTTCTATTAGCGCTCATAATATATAAAATTAAATATCTACTGAAAATCCTTTATCCTTACCAAAAACTGAATCGTCCCTATTATATAGGTCCATACCAACAACAAACTTAAAAAGCTTTAGAAATAATGCTGGTATAAAAACATCCTGCGATTTAACAACATCGTTAGCTGGGATAAAAGTAAATTCTGCCATTTTTTCCTGTTTAGAGCCGTCAGTTTCAGCTTCTCCTTTTTTAATATCTGTAACGTTAACAGCAAAGCATGGATATTCTTTTTGTACGAACTTATTGGATGTAACAGTTCCCAGAAAATACCATTTCGAACTATCTTCAACATCATATCCGGATTCCTCTTTTAGCTCCCTTTTAGCTGTAGCTAAATAATCAGGATCTTCATCATCACACGTTCCGGTAATTAAACTCGTAGTATTACCACCTTCTCTAAAAAGATTAGGTTCTTTGATAACCCCTAACATCAGGGGTAAACCTTGATCATCCGAAATGAACGGTAAAATCATAACAGTTTCGACTGTTGAAACTATACCTGCTTTACCCTCCCTTTCAACAACCTTAAATTTGGGAGCTTCGTAGCAAACTTTATCTTTATTTTTCATTGGTGCTATTATTTCTTCTTCTATTTGTTACTATAGGCTCCTTATCTGAATCATTAGATTTGCTTGATGCTGTATAATAGGATTTTCTTATTGATTCGCCTAGCGATCTCTTAATGTCATCTATATTAACATCATCCAAAACAAAATCAACTATTTCCTTCTCAGCATCATCGAATGAAAGACATAGAACACTATATAAATCCTTTGATGGTAAATTTAATTTAAGCTTTATTGAAACCTCAACAGCATTTTTTTTCTGCTTTTTTAATAGCTTATATATCGGTGATTCGTCGAATGATACATTTGGCTGATCCGAATATTGGATCGACGTAACCATCGGTTCTGACTTGGGCCTAGGTAACTCATGATTTACAGTGGGTGGTTCAGGAATTCTAGTATTTGCTGGAAACCATACCATATACTCATCCAGTAAATTCAAATTTATTCTTTTACCGCTATTAAAAAGTATAAAAACATCTTCACCATTTGAATTTATGTTCTTGTATGTCTCAGTTACTGACATATCCTCACCTTTTATCCATTGAAACTCCATTCCGGAGTACTTTGCAATAGCATCTTCCAAAGTTTCCTGACTTATCTCCATTTTTTTCTTTTTATTAGATTTTTTAGAAAAGAGATTTAAAATATTAATCATCTTTATTTTATTTTAGATCTGTTATTGGTATTTGTTTCTATAGTCAGCTCAGTAAATCCAAGGGTTTTATAATATGCGATATGCGATATAAGATCATTTAAAGTTATCCATGATGATTCACCCCTTAATTTTTTACGGGAGTCATAATACCAAACCTCTATAATATTATCCATGATAGGATCAGAATGTCTTCGAATCTCTATTATGCTATATCCTTTAATTTTTTTAATAAATATTACCTGGTTGTATTCAAGGTAAAAATTAAGAGCTAAGTCCATCAGGAATTATAGTCGAAGTAAATACTTTTTGTTTCGTATTATAGATCGGGAGAGATTTCTCGGATTTTTTCGGGAGAAATGTACTCGGCTATTAATTTCTTTATATCCTTCACATATGATATACCTGCTCTCCCGGAGTCAGATATATTAGGATCCTCAGATTTAGAGTCATTTTTAAAATCAGAATTTATAACTTCAAGGTAATGCGAGTATAAATTTTCTCTATCCATATTGCTTTCCAACCCAATAGGTCTTTTTAATAGATATCTGTGATATGGATCATTCTTAATTTTTTTGAAATCCGTTTCTATTTCTTTTTTGCAGATGCCGGAAATATCAGAAATCAAATTTATACCATCATTTGCTGGTGTTATCTCTATTCCCGGTGTCGGTGAGTTTGTATCCAAGTAAAATTTGGTTGTACCTATCATATCGCTGTTACTCCTCTTCTTATATGAAATAAAAATACCGGTGTCCAAAGTTATCTCGTATTCATTATCTGATATCTTCTCAATACTGTTAATTTTAATATCTAGACCAAGCATGTCCAATAAAGTGGATATATCATCGGAAACCCCATCTATAACTCTCTTGTCACCCGAGGAAGTATTGATTCTATATGAATCAAATCCCTCTATAAAGTCTTCCACTATAATTCTATTTTCAGGTCGATTAAACCATTTTGAATCCGGTGATATCGTTAATATGTAGTTATCATCCAATTTTTTTATCTCAATTGCATCCTTGGGTATCCAAATATCACACTCTGTGTCGCCAAAAGACAATAACACGGACGTTCCAGAGTCTTTCCTAATGAATATCTTACCATTTTCATCTTCCTCTGTGGTGCAATCTAATGCAGATATTTCATACCCATCAGTCATATAAGGTTTTATACCGGGTACATTATATTCTTGGCTCGTATCAGATTCTGATAAATTGAATTGTGAAAATTTTACTACTCTATGTCTCATCTTTAAATTATTTTCCGAACTCCACGGTTATTTCAAAATTCTTAGGATCCGTCGAGTTTCTCATATTGATAGATACATTTGTTGGATATGACGGTATTGTATTTTCCTTGGCATCAATTTTAAGCTGACTAAAGTCTATAGTTTTACCAGGTATTAGATCTATATCAAACTCCTTGTCTTCGTTTGGGTGATCGTCAACCATAAACTCAAGCTCAACCGAACTAACACTAAAATTCATTCCCTCTATCCCAGATTTATTAACAACAAGATCAACTGAATAATCAATAAAAACTTTAGCATCAGAAATATCAGCATACTCCTCCGGTCTATCATATATGTCCACGTCAATATACTTTAATTCAACTCCGAATGAGTAATCGTTATATTTAGCACCTTTAGAACTACCAGCGAATGCAGCATAATCATATATTTTAGCCATATTTGAATTTTATTTTAGTTATTGTATATATCATTCGTAACTTTTTATCTAGTCAAATATATAAAATAAGATTCCATTTAAAAGAAATGAAAAATATAAGTCCAATTTGGTTCATAAAAGAACCGATCGATCAGGAGCACAAAGAGTATATCCTACTGGATTATCTAAAAGAGCTCAGTAAAAATTTAAACTCTGGGAATTGCTACTCCACGCTAAGGGAGGTTTCTAGATTACTTAGAATATTAACAAATTTTAAATCAAAAAATTCGGTGGAATTAAAATCATTCAATGGGTGGAAACCCGAGGATAGAGATATTATAGCCAATTTTAAATTTAATGCCCTTGACGAACCAACTCAGGAGAAGATATTAAATATAGTAGATAGCTCATTGGAAACATTATATGAATATTCAGAAATATGTATGGATATACTAAAGGATGAGGAATCAAAGATAAAAATATTTGAGGTTGAAACGGAAATAGAAAAGAATTCTACCAAAAAACCAAATTCAGGAATTCTTATAATTAGAAACATGATAAACGATAAAATCATACCTTATCATTGGCAAGGATCATTAACGATGAAAACCGATGATGGAGACAAGGAAATATGTATATTAAAAAGAATATATTTAAAGAATTCCAAATTTTCTCTAAATTATGAATACATCTATCATGAAATATTGGCTGAGGCTAATCTAGAAAAAAAATCATCTCCGAGTCTATATGTAATTCAGATATATGAAAATTTTGAGGAAAATTCAGAAATATATAGATTAGCAAAAGAAAAATTCATAGAAAAAATATCATAAAAAAGGCTTCGTTTAAAAACGAAGCCTTTTTTTTATACTTATATTAGATTTAAAAATCACTAAGATTTTTTATAAATGAATAGCCTGAATTGTTAGCGGATTCACTAGTATCCATATTAAAAACATTTCCAAATTGCTGAGCATCTACTTCACCTTGCTTTCCGTCCATATCTATTCTATAAGCAGGTACATCTATTTTGGATTTATTACCAAATACAGAATCTGCATATCCAACAAAATCAAAAGCTGGTTCTCTTTTTATTACTGAAAGACCCGTTCTATCACTGGAATCTTTTTGATTGTCCGCTGCGAAAGGTTTATAGGTATCGTCATGTACTTTACCTAAAAATTGTTTATAATCAAGAACCTCTCTTTTTTCTACGTCCTGTACGTTCATATTCTATAATTTTATTTTTTACATAAACCGAAACAAACAATACCGAAGGTCATTTTGGTTATTAAATTGCAAATAGTTTTCATAATTTATTTTATTTTATTTTATTTTATTTTATTTTTTAGCTCCTGCCACAAAACCGTCCCAAATTCCAGATAACGTATCCAATACGCCACCGCCACCATTTTCTTTTTTATCAGAAGTTATGTTTCTTGCAGAAGCCGATGTTGGATAAGCTTTAGAAGCTTTTTGTAAAAATTCACCCTTAAATGCTTCTTTTTCTTTATCGCTTAATGATGAGATAGTTTTTGCTCCTATAGGTTCATCAGAAAATGCGGACATGAAAAATGCTGTTAATTTTTCTTTACCTAATTCACCTTGTAGGGATTCTCTAATAGTTGAGTACATCCATCCGTTAGGTTCCAAACCAAAAGGCTCGATTAGTGAATCCATACCTTTCCTTTGTATATATTCCTGAACAGCCTGAGCTAGTCTAGGTGCTAGAAATTCTGCATTTGCATTTTCACCAGTTATTAAACCTGGCATTTCTTTAAATTCTATTGAATCTACTAATTCCTGTATAATAATAGAAAATTTTGAATTTTCCTTAACCCCTATTTTTTCCATTAGCACTGCTGCTAATTTTTGTTTAAGTGTTTTAATAAATCCAGTTCCTAATGAGGGTATAACCTTACCAAGTATTCCTGAAATATCTATATTCTCATCTAAAGATATAGCATTGCTCTTAAATTGATCTAGTCTAAGTATTCTCTGCATCTTATTTTTTTATTTAAACTATATATCCAATCAGAAAATAATAAACATTCACTAAGCCAGGGAAAGGAAAAGATCCACCGCCTTATATCTGTATGCTATTTTGTCCTGCTTTATTTCAGGATTTTTAAGTGCCTCCTTCTTTCTATCCACGATGGACGTCGGTAAAAGAGGACCGAACGTATCCTTCAGTATTTTTTTATCCTTCCTCCATTCCAAAGGAAGATGCATAGCGAATCTAACTATATCTAGATTTAGGAAAGGACTTCTGAGCTCCAGCGTATGAGCCATTGACATTTTATCGAGTCTTGGTAAATGATAAAAGCTAAGTTCCTCGAATATATCTGATTTTTGTGAATCATACTCATGTATTCTTGAGTATCCGCCAAATAATTCATCCGATCCGTCACCGCTTATAACAATTCTATAATCGGTATTTTTCTTAATAGCCTCAAATAAATGATACTGCGGGATAACAGATCCTAAATCTATCGGACTTTCATTCCATTTAGCGTATATAAGAGCATTTTTATCGCTATCCATAGAATAGTCCAGAAAATTAACAGGAGTGCTTAAATGGCTGCTTAAATCATTAACAAATGGTGTCTCACCATTCTCTATACTAAACCATGTTACATTAGCATTCATCTCCTTAAGTATACCGGCTATGATAGCAGAATCCAATCCACCCGAAACTAATATTGATATTGGATAATTTCTAGATACCAATCTATTCTGAACACTTTCGATCATTTTCGACCATAGCCATTCCATATGGGTATCGTAGTCCGCATCGATAAGTTCTGGAATTGGTAGATTCCAAGATCTATAATATTCATGATAGATATTTTCAAATAACGGAGATCCGATATTATACGAATATATCTTATTAGGTAGCAATCTTTTTATATTCGTATATGGTGTCCGATCATCTTTATTATATCCCCATTTTCTAACGGAGCTTATAAATTTATCGTCTATATCGGAATTGTCCGTATATAATCCCTTCATTTCTGAACAAATCTCACCAAGCTCATTTTTATATAAACATTTCTTACCAAGAGGATCGGTAAAAGTTATTATGTTTCCTGTCTTAGAATCGTATATAACAATGGCCCAAAACCCATCCCATTTAACTATATACGGAAGATACATTGCAATAAAAAATCCCAGCGTACCACCACTTTTAAAATTTCCAAATAAATTGCAGAGGTATTCGGTATCAGATTCAAATAGGCTAGAATCATAATTAAATATTTCACCGTTGAACATGAGATATACTCCCTCCGACATTTCTATTGGTTGACTCCAGTCATCACCATCCAATGTCTGTATAGGTAATCTATGATGGCACATCGTTACGTTACCTACAGTCTCAATAGATTTCTCTATACCTCTATGACTTATTGAATCTAATATTTCTGGATTAGCCTTTGCTCCGGTTGTTAGTAGTATTCCGCACATATTAATTATGTATTATGGTTTTAAATAAAAGATCAAGAGAAGATGTTGATTCTACATCGAATGCATTCTGAAATGTATGAATCTCAGGATTACATATTTCAATAAGTTTTGTCTTAACATAATCGAATGCTATTGATTCAGAATCGCTGCTATCAGCATAATCCCACTGATCTTTATTTCTGTCACCAGTATTTGGATTATTTCCACATATGTGGATTATTGTTATTTCTGAAAGTAGTTCATTGTCCCTTATAAATTCAAGCTGTTTAATTACATCATCCTTACTTATTCTATTTTCTGATAATCCCCAGGATAAAACCGTAAGTATACCTCTGTCATGTATAAAATTACCAATTGATTTGTTGGATAGGTCCTTAGACAGTTGCATTAGCATAAGTTCCTTACCCATAGAGAACGAGTGAGCTTCCCTATTGTTTTTGCTTTCCAAGTCAAGTAAATTAAAATAAGATCCGAAATTGAATTGGAATCTTTCTATTCCAAATTCATCGGCTATGTGATTTGACAGGTAGGTTTTACCGGAGTTTCTGACCCCTTCGAATACATAAATCATTCTTAAAGTTTAGAAGTTATATGCAATTAAAACAATATGATTTCATATATTTTTCTTATAAACACTAAAAACGGCCCAATTTGGACCGTTTTTATAAAATTTAATGGGATTGTTATAGATTAACGTCCACACATTTAAAAGGTTTAAATTGAGGAACCTGTTCAAAGTTAGTAGCATTCATTCTTCTAATATGTGATTTAAGTGAAGGATAAATATCAGCTGCAATATAGAATACGTTTACCCCAAGAACTTTTTTATATTTCGAATCGCTATCTTTCAAATATATTAGCGGAGAAAATCCAGAAAGATCCTCACTAGGACTATTCTTACTATCTGCTAAATTTTTTCCCCATCCCGTACCTATTGAAGATCTTTTAACTAATTTAATATCGCTTCCAACGTAACTTAATATTTCATCCTCAGATAAGCTTTTCTCCATATAGATGGAATCCTTAGCTATTCTTTTAGATGTTGCTTCACCAAGCACATGGTCATGTATCCATTTTATACAACTTATGAATTTCTTTCCGTCAAATGATACGGCATTGGATAGCATTACCATGAAATCATTTACTGCAGTAAAATCTTCAACACCAAGATCCGGTGATTTTTCAGACTTTTGCAAAGCCATATTGAATGCCTTTGTTATATCACCCTTTAAATTATCAAAATCAATAAAAGGGATTCCTTTATTCTGTATTGATGTCTCCATCATTTCATAGCCTGAAGCAAGATCCGAATTTTCTCTTACTTTGATCACAGATTTTATACCATTCCATCTGCTATCGGGTTTAACCATACCAAATGTTTTCCAATTTCTAAGATAATCACTAAGAAAATCAACCGCATCATCATTACCCAATCCTTTTAGCTGTCTTGAATCTGCCCATTTGTTCCAGTTGGCAGGATTTTTAAGTGAAGTAGATGATAATTTGATTGGATATACACCACCAGAGAAAAAGAAATATGAATAATCATCCTTCGTTTTTTCCACCTTATTTACAGCTTTATTCCAAGCACCGATAAATTGAGGTGTGAATGATGCCTTAAGGGAACCGTCAGTTTTAAGAAAATCATCAGACTCAACCTTAAGACTATAGTTTTGCCTTAGAGCTTTAGCAAGTTCCTTAACAGTACCACTAGAATTAGCGGACTTTTTAACTCCAGATCCATCTCCTGATGGTGTTTTTGCCTTGACCTCCTTGTATTGATTACCTAATTCTTTCTCAAATTCAGAATTATTAATTACTATCTTACCTTCGTTTATTGGAGACATAAAGGAATCTATACCAACAAATCCGAAACTACCAAAAGCTGACTCGTTCATCTTTATTCTAGCTGAATCTATCGACTTCTGTATTGCTTTTTTATCTTTTTCCGAAACCCAGTCAGATGCTATTATATCCTCTAATAAATTCTTATCTATCTCACCATTAGCATTCTTATTTCCTGATAGCTTCTGTATGGTTGTGATAACAGACGTTGTAGCAGGACCATATATTCCATTAGGTCCACCTTTAGATCTGATTAATTTTCCAGCCGAAGGTATCCCGTTTGATATAGCATTCTGTATAGCATAAACAAGTCCGCTGCCTTTCATTTTTTTATCAGAGTCTCTATCACCTCTCTTTAAAGGAAATAAAGTTTTATTGAATGTCGACTCCTGAGCATCATAATCATCAACAATTTCCTTATCAGCTAATGTGTACTGTGCTTTTGCTCTTGTTAATAAATCTAATGCCACATTTGTTAACTCTCCGACATCACTATATGTGGTATAAATTTCTTCATCATCCTCTAGTGCTTGTAGGGATCTATTAGCAGTTTGAACTAAAACGTTATTGAATTCGTCCTGAAATTTATTTACTTGCTTCTCCAGTTCATCCAAAGATTTTTTGTCCTTCTCGCCAAATCCAGATCTGGTTGTATCAAGAACCTTTCTTTTCTCGTCAAGATCAATGAAAGTTCTTTTCCAGTCCCTACCATATCCATTCTTTTGATTTTTTCCCTCAGCAGATGAAATAAGATTTGTTAACAATTTTTTTAGCTTCTCTATCCTTCCTCTATATCCAGTAAATATAGATTCATTTATAGAATCACCCAGATATTCGAAAGATTCACTAGTTGCTTTTATTTTTGCTTCATCCTCAGCCTGCTTAGCGATATTATCAAGACTGCTTTGAAGCTTCATAGGAGCTAATTTAAAGCTTTTTAGAATGACCTCGTCCTTACTCTTAGAAATCTCTGAAGCTCTATTTAAAGCTTCAGCAAACTTATTTAATGACTGTAAATAGAGTCTTTTAGCCTCAGCATATTTTGAATTTGAAAGTTCATTATCATCGGAATAATCAACAAGTTTTGCGGTAAGCTCTTTAACACTAGTTGAATTAGATATGTCCGATAATTTAACTCTCATAACATCAGGATTCCTATCTCTTTTAGGAGCTAGATCGAATGTTAATATTTTAAATGTATTAAGAGCATTATCTGCTATTTTATTTAATAATGCATCAACTTTTTCATTTTCCAATATGCCTGAATTATAGCTTTCAAAAAGCATTGAAGCTACTGGATTATTAATATATGGGTTCTTCTTATTCATCATATTTAGTATATATTAGAGGACTCATCCTTTGGTAATTTTTTAATCTCTGCAGATAATTCTTTCATAAGTCCAGAAATCTCAGCATATATTAATGCTTGCTTATCTATACTGGAAACTTCAGAATTAACATCCCCCTCTTTTTTAGAAGCTTTAGCTTCCTTTATATCATCGAATTTTTTTGTTATTTCGAGTTTAATTTCTTGAACTCTACCCTTTCCTTCGATTTCATTCATTTTAAAATCTTTGAAATTAAGCATTCTTTCTAGATATTGTTATTTTAGATCTTAATTCTCTTATATCACTCATGTGCTTCTCTCTGATGTCTTTTAGTTCTTTGGAAGCCTCCTCTTTTGTTAATTGGCCCTTAGATATCAAAGAGTTTATATTTTCTCTTTCCATATCCATCTGAACATATAGCTCATTTCGGTTCTTTATCAGAAGATTTGTCAATTCTCTTCTCTCCTTAGGATCCAGAGATTCTATTTCCTTAGTAAATTCACTAAGTGACATGGCTATGTAAAGATCTAGAGTTGCCTCCGATATACCAGATTTTGAGGTAGTTTTTTGTTGAGCGGTCTGAGTTTTTTTATAAGAACCCTTTAATAGATCACCATACTTTTCCTTGAATTCATCATCCTTTTTCTTTGCTTTTAATACAGAATCCTTGTATTTATTATAAAGGTCTCTAGACAATGTCTCGTCAGCAAGATCTTTGGATCTTTTGTACATGTCTTCAGCTATCTCCGAATCAACTCGTGTCTTATTAACTTCCCAGTATGTTCTAAGTTTAGCATTGTCATTTATTAGGGATTTTACCTTGACCATTATGTGATCTATCTTCTTAACATGTGATTTCTTCATATTAGAAAGCAATTCCTGATTTCTTTGTACGTATCTTTCGATTTTCTTATATTCAGCAGGATCCGATTTGGTCTGATCCTTTTGTAGATCTAGTTTATCCAATTCTATATTAACCTTTTCCCACTCATCAATATACTCTTCCTCGGCAGATCTATATTCAGTTATTAGATTCTCCATCTTATTTAGGGCACCTCCGAAATTGACACTAAACCAATCTTTAACCTTATCAAAGATATTAGCTTCATTCAGCTCATTCCATTCTTTAAATTTAAGAGTCATTATTTATTATTTATTTAGTTTTTTCCTAGCTGAATTTATGATATCAACAGTAACTGTATTACCCCCTGAAAATACTTCACTTATGATCTTCTTAGTACCAGAATTAGCATCGTTACCATCACTTATAACTTGATTTATCTGATTTGCCATCTTAGTAAAATCTGATTCACCTTTAAGACTGTTAGTTATTTCATTCTCTGTTTTACCTAAATTTCTAAATAGTGCTAGAAGATTTGTTTTTGAATCAAGGGATGATGCCAATTCTAAAAGATCCATCTTATATGGATTCACGGATCTAGCACTAATTGGTGTTTTTGATTTGCTTATTTTATCAGATAATCTATTTAGCTTTCTCTCAATGGACGATCTAATATCAGCTATATCTTTTTCCAATTCATTCTTTCTTTGTATAATATCTCTACCTTTTCTGCTGGAGATTTTCTTTTTCTCCTCTCGTGGATCCACTCTTAAATTACCGGTTGATTCATCGTCCGCTTTTTCCTTTTCTACATCCTCCATTTTTGATTTAAGATCCGAACTTTTTTCCTCATATTCAGCTTTGGCAGTTTTTATCTTATCCTCATAATCTTTAAGAACTGATGATTCTTCAGATCTTTCCTTAGCTAATTTATATTCCAATTCAGCAATAGCAATCTCATCCTCAGAATATCCTGCCATAAGATATTCTCTTCTTCTGGCATTACCATCAACTAATTTATTAGCAACTTCTTTGGATTTTTTAATTTTAAGTCTCTGAGCCTTTATATAAGCCTCCATTTCTTTAGCTTTAGCTTCTCTTTCTTTACCAAGTGCAACGACTTTATCATTCTCTTCGGTTTTACTTAATTCGTCAATCTGTGAATTTATTTTATCAACAGCTAATTCGAATTCATTTCTTTTCTCTATTAAATCAAGCTCAAGCTCAAGTATTATCTTTCTAGCCTCGTCCAGCATACTTACTCTGGAAGCTGAACCCAAAAAGAACTTGGATAATGTATTTTTTAGCGAATTCATAATTTGTCCCTCATTAACAGAATGATATGGATCAGCAGTTTCGAGTGATCTAAGTTCAGCAACTAAATCACTTTCGGTTCTTTCCAGAAAATGATCGTATTTTTTATATTCTTCGAATGAAGGTAAATTTTTCATATTGAATTCTTTAATTTTTATAATCTATATATCCCAACAATAAAAAAAACCCTAGGACTAATCCTAGGGTTTTAATATTTAAGTTGGTTAAGATTATGCTAAACCACCAGCAGGTACGTTAACGTATAATGTTAAGTACATAGTTTCAGGTAAGAAACCAGCTTCTACTAAAGCATATCTAGATTTAACTGCGATTTTAGGTGACATAGTACCTTCAGAGATAGTCTGAATTGATTCTGCCATCATGTAAGGCATGAATTTTAATCCTGGCTCATCATCACCACCTTTTCTACCAATTAATACTCTTGTATCGCTGTAGTTCATGTTCTGATCTACGTAAACTGTCATACCAGCAAGAGAACCTACAGGGTATAAAGTACCGTTATTTTGAGTAAGTGTATTAGAGAATGGAGCGAAAGTGAACTGAGAAATATCTTGAAGTGCACTTGCAACTGCAGCATTCGTTACTACGAAATTAGCAGGACCTCTTCTACCTCTATTAGCTACCACGTTAGCACCAGCAAGGATTCTTGAGAATAATCTTCTTTGTAGAGTTGATAAGTTCTCGTAACCTCCTGTAGCTGGACCAGCTGGGATAGGCATAGATTGTGTAGCATCCGATTTGTTAACATAAGCTGAAGTTGTACCAGCAGCACCACCAAGAACTAAGTTCAAGTTAAGGTTTTGGTTTTCAACATTGAAGAATTGGTTATGGTTAGACCAACCTAAAGCGAATGCTCTTGATAAGATGTGTTTGTTAATTGCTTGAGAAACCTCATTAACCAATGCGTTCTCGATCATTGAGATAACGTCGATACCGAATTGTTTGTTAAGATCTTGGATTTGCTCAGTTGTAACTGAAGCAGCAACTTGGAAAGTTTCAGCCTCCACGAATTTAGTGAAAGTAGAAAGACCCATTGAGTTGTAGTAAGTAGACTCACCAACTCCTCTTAACATAGGGTTGTAAGTTTTAGTACCATCTACGTAAGGACCTTGCCAATCTGTAGTGTTGTTGAAACCAGCACCAGAGAAACCTTGGATATGATCTTCTAAAGCTTTAACTAATTGTGCAGAACCTGCAGTAAAAAGAGTTGAAGCTGGAGAACCTCCAGTAACTTGGAAGCTTCCTGAAGCTGTGATAATACCAGCTACGTTGTAACCATCCGTAATGTTTTCAATCTCGTAGATTGGGAAACCATCGATTCTTGATAAACCTACGAATTTAAGTGTTAATACACCTCCATTAGTAACTGTATAAGAAGCACCTACTTGGAATGAACCAGCAGTAGCACCTGTAAGACCTGCAGAAGATCCTTGTGCAACTGGGAATTTAATCATTGTAGGAGCTTTAGCTAATGAATCTCCTGAAGTAGCAGATGTAGCACCAGCAAGTTTACCACCTGAGTATACGTAATCTAAGTAAGATAAGATACCAGTTGGTCCTGACATAGGGATAACAGGAACGATATCAAAACCTACAGTCTTAGCAGCTACCTGAATAGCTAATGGTAATAATGATGGGAATTTGTCACCAGATCCTTGGTTTGCTGTGTTATAGAAACCAGCGTTAGCATTAGAACCTGAGAATGAACCCATTCCTGGGTATGTTGGAGGCGCAACTGCACCCATACCGTTAACAACTCCTAAAGTGTTATAAGCACCTGCAGACTCGTTTAATGAATGATAATGACAATATTTAGTCAACCATCCTTTTTTTCCTTCTTCTGTGATACCAGCTTTGCTCTCGATAATCGGAGACCATGTATCATAGATTTCTTGTTCGTTGATCAATTTCATGATTTGTTTTTATTTTTTATCTTTTTGGAAATTTTTGCTCTAGTGCAGCAGCTATTGAAGCCATATAATCGCTTGAATAACCTTGAGTTGTTGCACTTGGCACTGTTTCTTCGCTCTCGTTCAATTTTTGAACTCCAACTGTTTTAGTTCCAAGTTGTCTTGTAGACCAGAAGTTTTTGATTTGGTAAGGAGAATCTAATCTATAGAAGTTACTCTGAGCAACTATTGATTGCTTGTGTCCTTCATTAAGTGATTCCCAAACTTGTGCAAATTCTTCAGGCATTTCGTCAATAAACTTAAGACCTGTTTTTGTTGTGCTCTCGTTTTCATTAAGAGCTGATTCTTGTGCCTTTTGTGTGTTGGCTGGCGCTTCAAATGATTTTGAAGCTTCGTTTATATTTGATTCAGTTTTTTGTGTTTTAACTGATTCTACCAAACTATCAATTTTGTCTGAAAGGTTATCGTAATTACCTGCAAATCCAGATTCGTTTAAACCTGCTGATGCTGATACTGATGCACTTTCCATTAAATCTTGTCCTACTGCTTTCATATCAGAATTGTTTAAACTTTCTGCTATATATTCACTGTAAGATATAGATCTTTTAACTTTTTCAGCTAAGTATTCAGAATAATCTAAACCTTTGTTTAGATTTTCAGCTAAATAGTCTGAATATTGTATATTCTTATTCAAGTTCTCACCTAAATACTCTGCGTATTCGATACCATCATTTAGTTTCTCTGCAACGTATTCAGTATAAGCAATACCTTTATTTAGGTTTTCTGCTAAATGTTCACTGTAAGAAATACTATTATCTACATTCTCAGCTAAGTATTCAGAATAAGAAATATTTTGATCTACTTTTTCAGCTAAATATTTAGAATATTCTATGTTCTTATCTACACTCTCTGCTACATATTCAGAATAAGATATAGATTTGTCAACATTCTCAGCTAAATATTTAGAATAAGAAATATTTTTATCCAAATTCTCAGCTAAATACTTAGAATAAGTTATGTTTTGATCTAGATTTTCAGCAACGTATTCTCCATACTTAATTGCATTATCCAAGTTTTCAGCTAAGTACTCAGAATATTTTTCCAATTTAGCTACTCTTTCTTCTAATGCTGTAACAACATCCTCATTAGATGTTTTTTCAGATTCTTGAATTGAGTCTCTCTTTTCGTTAATTTCTGCTATAGCCGATTTCATTGAATCCATTTCTTTCTTCAAGAAAATAGAATATTGATTTAGGTCATCAGCAGTAACAAATTCTTTATTCTCCATAAGGATTTCTTTATTTTTTTCTGTTTTTGTTACGAGATTGTTGAATTCTTCGTTATTTTCAACTTTATATATCTTCATTGAAGATTCATTTTTAAGACCGAAAGATTCATTAACACAAGTTAATCCGTTTAGAATTGTATTATTTCTCATTTTATAAACGTCTTCGAAACTAAATCCTGCACTTTCGTATACTCTTTCCAATTGTGCATCCTGAAAACCAGGATCAGCAACTAAATCATATGTAAATATTTTCTTGATCTGAACCTTCTTATCATTGCCAACCGAACCAGCTGCTCTTGATGATATTGAAAGTGGTACTCCGGCATCAACTAATTTTTTAGCTATAATACCTGCTGGCGTATCTAAAAGTCTAACTTTTATTTTAAGTTCTCTCTTATCCTTATCGTATGCAAGATCTTCGATGATATGTGAAATGTTCTTAAGAGAAACGTCGAATTTTTCAGGATGATCTAATTCACCAACTAATCTCTTCTGTGCAATTTTGTCTTTAAGATAGTCCAAATGAGGTAAATATTCATTTTCCTCGTATATTCTATTATTATTGTTTTCCTTTCCGAAAACAGCTGCTATACCTTCCAGAACATAATCATCCTCAGAATCTGTCTTCTTAGATTCAAGTACTCTCTCCTGTCTCTCAAGGATGAAAACTAAATCTTCATTAAGCTTTTGGGTTGTTGGCATTTCTTAATTGTGTTTTTTATGTTATTTATATATCAATTCAAATTCGAATAATTTTAATACTTTCTCAATTATTGATATTTTATTCTACTTTCAACTTCAGTAGCAAATTTTTTAGCTATCTCGAATGCTTCACCATCAGATACTTTAAACTTTCTTACCTTATCACCAAATGGTGCAAATTTATTTTTTATCTTAACCTCTATTATATCTCCTCTTGTATCCAATGATGCCTTAGCATATGATACCGCTTTCCAATTTGCTATGTTCATAATCTCCTTATCCTTATCAGTAAGGAAGGTATCAACCAGATTAATACCACCAGCAAAACTATTATCCCTTATTACAGTTGAATTCTTCTTATCCTTTATGATAACGTCCTTCGGATCAACGGTTATGTAATAATCATCCTTTACTTTCTGATCATCCTGCTTAGGATCCTCATCAGTTAAAGGTTGGGTATTTCTTTTAATTTCTTCTTCCTCGCTAGGCTTAGGTTTAACTTTATCTGCTTCTTTCTTAAATACATAAACTCCTCTTTTAGGTTCATCTATATCTTCGTTAACTGTATTCGTCTCAACATCAATCGGTGAATTAACCTTAGCCTTATAATCATCTGCATTTATCATAAAGTTTCTAAATACACCAACTTTGTATTTTCTAAGTTCGGGATCTGCATATTCTCTCTCGGTAACTACATATACAGCAACCTCTGCTGGAGTACTTGATTGCTCACGACTTAATTCAAGAGTTGTTTTTTCTTTTTTAGAATCAATATCCTTATTCTCGTATATTCCCGCTAATCTACCACTGAAATCATCAAAACTAGTTATCACTGTGGATTCATTAATTAGTTCACCCAGAATAGCAGAATTGTCATGTTCTTCATTCTTTTTTTCTGCTGATCCTTCTATTTCCTCAGAATAGAATATTTTTTGAAGTTCCTCCGGATTTGAATTTTTAAGTTCATCATTTGATACTATTCTACCTGATACGTTTACTACATTTTCTTCATTATCCTTGTAGTAAAATTCATAAGTTTCAGGTGCATTCGGATCAACTACTATTAACTGATCTCCAGCTGACTGGTAAGCAGTTTCAAATTCGCTCCAGTCACAGATACCTTGAAAATTAAACATAGCAGCAATATCATTTATTCCGTCTACGTGAGATATCTTAAAATCAAGATCCTCGTTATCAAAAGTTCTTTGTATAGCTGTACCTATTTGAGCAAGTACACCTTCCTTAGATGATGCCTGGTCATTAACTACATTGCTATTATCCAATGATATCAAAGTTAAATCATGACTTGCAAGTTCCTTTTGGACTTCCTTAGAGTTAATCTGGGTCATTATGAATATTGACTCGCCATTTTTATCTCCTATCTTAATAAGTTCCGCAGTTGTTCTAGTTTCGTTACTGAATAGGAAACTTATACCTGTACCTAAAGCTCCACCAGCTGGTTGTGACCAACATACAGTAATAGGAACACCAACCGGAAGATTGGCTGGATTCATTTCATTTTTTGCAAAAGATTCAACTTCACCATATCTTGGTGCCTGGTTATCACTGTACCAATTCCATGTAGATCCAACAGCATCTATAATCATAAGTACCTCGCCAACAAAAGGTATTGCTCTACTTCCTAGTTTGCTACCTCCTCTCGTTACTCCTTTAGCAAAAGCCTTAATAGCACCACCAACTCCAACTTTACCTAAAGTATAAGCTGCCTTAGCACCTTTAAACCCTCTGGTTACCAAAGCTCTTGTATTTTTTAATGTAGCGATATCTTTAACGCCTCCCCATAGACTTTTAATACCTTTAACTCCACCTGCTCTTATTTTACCCAGAAGAGAAGGAGCAGCGGAAGCTCCTGCGCTAGCTGCATTAGGAGAAAATCCTTGTATCGTTTTAAGTAAAGCTCTAGCAGCTAATCCGCCTCCAGCAATTTTCAAAGCGCTATAAAGAACAAGTCCTACTCCACCAGCAGCAGCTATTACTGCAGCATCCTGTACAACCTTACCTATAACATCCTCAGTTTTCTCGTCGTCCTTTATTGGTCCGCCTGGTAGCATTTCACTAACATCAATGAGTCTTATCTTAGATTTACCGTCAACATCAATATAGCCCGTCATTCTATAGGCTTTCATTGTTTCCATCATGTTTTCACCGTTAGCAGGATCCTCTAATAATAAGAAAACCGCTTTATCGTCACCCTTCTTGATATCCGATGCGGTCATTGAATCAACTATCTTACCTTTACTTTTTAAACTATTATATGCAAAGTGAAATTTTATAGCTTCTTTATACTCCGCACTATCAGCATCACCCTGCTCATCTTCGAAAACCATTTTTTCTCTAGAAAAATCTTCGAATGACAGAACATCAGATTCATTAATATCATTGTATAGTGGTTCTAAGAAGCTGTAGTTTTCTTTCAAATATTCCGAAACAGATCCCTCATATTTACCAAGATCGTTAGATTCAGCCACCCATTTTCTAGGATTCTTTTTTAACCATTTTTGAAAATCTGAAGATAATGCCCACCACTGAAAATCTTCGAATGAAGTACTTTGAGCATTTGGCATATCTAACGGGATTGTCATAAGAGGAAAATTATTTCCTATTTTATATCTAGTTCCTGCTGGTAATAATATTATCATAATCTAATTATTTTTCAGTGTAAATTTTATCATAAGATTTGGAAATCAAATCTATTAATTTTTCTATATATCCAGAATTTCTAAGCTTTTTAAAAACAAGATTACCGATTGCCATTTCTCCGCCCTTAGCAAGCTCTTCTTTTCTCATTTTCTGAATTTTTGATTTTAGTTTAGATGCTCTGTTATATAAAGACTTAGCATTTGATGGCAAAATGTCCGTGGTTATAAGTCTTGTCTGTAATTCCTCTATATCCGAAACTATGGCTGAATATTTTTTCTCCACGTCCATATCGTCAACCTCGGGAAAATTATAAACAGGCTTTCTTATCCAATCATTATTTTTTAAAGAAAACAATGCGGATGCCGTATGTGGTTCATGCTGATCCTGCAGATATAGTTCAACATCATAACCTCTTATTGTTATGTTATGTCTAAGATTCCATACGAATTTAATACCGTCGATTGCGGATTTTAGTATTTTTGGATTATCATCGTCTATGCCATCCATGTTAATAAGAACATGAACATCAAGATCAGAAAAATCAGTGTAGTTAAAATTTGCTAATGATCCAGTTAATTGAATGTCCCTTATTGCTCTATCTCCCAGAATATCTTCAAATTTTGTATAAAAATCTTCCGCTATCCTAATAAGTTTTCTTCTGACTCTCTGGTCAAAAACCCAGGATATCTCACCAGATTTTGTTTTTTTCTGAGTCCAAAAAACTGGATTTAGCACATCATGGTAATATGGACTATTCTCCCTTTCATTAAGAGCAATCCCATTATTATTTAAAAAATCATTAAAATCTAATACTGTATTCACGAAAAAAGCTTTCCTCTATATATCAAGGAAAGCTTTTAAATGTATTAGCTATTTTATATTATATTACGCAAGCATATTATTTTAAATTATCGTTTGTCTAGAAACAAATTTTTTCCATTACTGTCATAACTGCTCTAACATCAGCTTCACAGTATGATTCTATTTTTTCGAAATCCTTATCGATCCAGAAAACATCATTAACCTTAGATCCGTCCATATCACCCTTTGGTGAATCTATACCAAGTGAACAAGTTAAAAGGTCCAGACTCAAGTATTTCTGGTGTGTCCAGCTTCCGAATGCAAATATATCCGATGTGTCCATATAAGGAACTTCCCATGGTTTCTTATCCCATATCTGAAGATTACCGGAAGGATTTATACCATTATAGATCATTCTCTTGCCCAAACAAGGCACGTCGAAACCTTTTATGTTATGTCCGCAAAGTTTCCATCCCTTGGCCATAGCGTTATTAAAAACCTTGTTTGCTTTATTTAATATTTCCCTTTCGTCATTACCAGAGAAGGAAACATATTTTTGATCTCCGTCCTCAGTAAAAGAACCAAATGAAACACAGACAACTCTTGAAAATTCCGGCTCCAAGCCTGCTTTCTGTTTATACACCGATTCGTCAGACTCATTGGCTAATGCAGGATAAGCTCCTCTATAATATTCATCTCTCTTTCTCCAGAGATGATAAAGTCTTGGATTTTCGTCATGTAGGGTTTCTATATTTGGATACAATGCTGCAGTTTCAACATCAAAATATAGGAGATTGTGTATTGCTTCTTTTCTTAACATCTTATTTACATTAAGCTGTAAATTTAATATATTATAACGGAATTAAAAAATTATTTTCCTGATATTTTATTAATTACAACGGGAGGTAAGGATTTTTGATTTTTGATATAATGAATATAGCTATTTTCTCTTTCTGGAGATTCTATTATAATATCGCAGGAAAGACCGAAAGTGGGTATTCTATTTTTTAAATACGCTGATGGATTAGGTGACAATGATACGCCATCTTCATTAATATCAACGGATTCAGAGTGTATAAAAAATGGAACGTGTTCATCTTTCCATGTGGAAGAACTCAAAAACATTGCTTCCCTTATACTTAATCCACCATTATTAAAATGATGAGCTAATGTTCTAAAACATATAGGTATTTTAGTTTCATAATATATTCCAGTAAGTAAATCGGTCACAGAAAATAAACTTGGTTTTTCGTCATTAGTAACGCATAATTTATTTACTGCATTTTTATCTAGTAATTTTATTCTATTACAGAAATTAGACATTGTTTGCTTCCTGTTACCATATGCTGATCCAATTCTAATTATTATCGAAGGATAATCCACACCAATTAAGTCCAGCAGTGCAGAGATTGAATTTATCACTCTTATCGTTGATTCCTTAACACCTTCTAATTGACTGCCCATAAAATATTCTTTTCCTATGAAAAAGGATACCCTAATTGAATTCTTATTTAATATTAAATTTATGGAATCTATTATGGAGGACAATTTAGGATTTTCCTCGTCGCTGACCGTATTAAAAAAATCCTCGTGGAAATCCATCTCATTAAGATCCAAACAAATCATATTGGATCCTATAGAAAAGTTTGTATTTGCAAGGTCTAATATAAGGGTTAATATTTCCTCGTGGGATCTAATATAAAAACTTCCTAGTGCTAGAGCCTTAGGTAAACCTAAATATGAAATATTTGGATTGCTTCCTGATACCATAATCTTTTTATTATTGTACCGTATAAAGCTGTTTTGGTTCCTTATCCACCGGTAGTTTCAAGCCCGAGTTCACTCGCACTATATACCGTTTTTGAATTATATGCTGAAGCAGGTACATCGCTTGCCTTCATTTTAGATACAGTTTCCATGTTTCCATGTTCCCCGCCTGGAGCAAATTTTATAGAATCTGATTTTACCTCTATTACTCTCTCAGTTTCTTTACCCTTATTATAAACTTGTATAAAATACCTATATTGTTTATTATCAGGATTTCTAAATGATCTAACTATCACACCAATTACTTTCTTCTTAGAATCAGAATCTATAGGGCTAGCAATAACTATATCACCTATAGTAAATTGTGAACCCTTCACAGTTGTTTCGATATTAGGATCCTGTCCTACAGATACCGATAAATCGCTAAATGGTTTATAGTTTATTTTAAGAACCCCATTAGCACCTCCATACCCGTAGCTATCACCAAAGGCAGAATCAAATTCGTATATAGATTTTAAGTGTTTCATTAGAGTATGTATCCTTTGTTATTGCTGGTTTTTCTGCACCTTCAGTACATCCCTAATTTTTGAAGCCAATTCATAGTGCTCATTTTCCAGAGCTTTCTTTAGCATTTCTTCTAGCTTACTTTCATCTGAATCCTCACCCGATATACTGGTTATGGAAACTGGTTCCATAGCTAATACTCTCTGTGGGGAATATATAACCTCTAATGTGGAATCTATTATCAAATGATCATCGTAATAATCTTCAGGATCATCCATCTCATCCTTTATCTTATTTAGTTCCTCTAGTGACCATTCAGCATTATTCCAAAAAATCATCCAGTGACTGTATATAAATTCAGATATATCGTTATCGATTACGTGCTTAAGTAAATTTTTAAGCTCGTTTTTTATATCATTTTTGGTTACCCCAGTCAGAAAGGGTTTCCTTTTAAGCCCAGGGATTCCTGAAATTCCCTCTCCGACACCTATTTTAAAGCATTTATTAACCTCAAAAATTGTATCCCAGTCCAGACTCAGAATAACTTTGTCTATTAACTTACTGTTTTTACCCTTCATCTCTTATATATCTTATTTTTGAATACCTAGCTGATCAGCAACATCGGATATCCATTTATTATATCTATCAGGGTAAAAGTTTTTTATATCGGAAAGTTCCCTCTTTGAAACAGAATATTTTTCCCTTATAAAGATCTCTACCTGGTCAAAATTCTTAGTTTCCTTTATTTTATCTTCAGATGATATCTTTTTTGTTTTTGTGTATATCCAATTAGGTGGTTTCGAATATCTGCCAGACAATGTACTTCTCCACCAATCTACTACAGGACCAGGTACTATACGCATTCTATTAAATTGGTTTGCCTGTACCGGAAATTGAATAGCCATAATCCGATTAATCATGAAAAAATTTCTAGACTTATCTATTCTACCCACTTGATCCCACGTTTTATTATTGGTGGAAAATATATTCTTTATTATATCAAAAAGCTGCATAGTTAGTCCAGTATATGTTCAAATGGATCAAAACCTTTAGGTTGGTAACCAGAGGTAATCCACTCGGTTCCCTCTAATATCTTTATCCTGTCTAGTGTTATTGGTTTTCTAAGTAGGGATATACCTCTTTCTATTTCCAAATTACAACCAGAGGCAACAAAATCAGGTATCATTAACTGATTAAGCCACATAAGTTTAAAATTTCTCTCAATGTTTGCTTTTACTTTTTTCCTATTATCCGAGCTATCGACAGATTTCGATGATCTTAGAACCATTCCAGCTAGCCAATCCAGAAAATCTGCAGAATCTAGCATCTGTTTAAAATCCAAAGATTTCCATTCAGAGGATTTGAATGCCTCATGAACCGATTCAGCTTTCTTAGGAGTAAATCCCATAGTTCTTGTACCGCTAAGAGTTTCCCAGACACTAGGTACTGAATCCCCCTTATCACCAACCAGCACTTTATTCAATATGAAGAAGTCACTATCAATTTCCTCTATTTCAACCTTCTTCAGAAAAACCTTAAATGATTCTTTTTCAGGCGAAATAGCAGAAGCCATGTTAAATATACTAACACTCTCGTCCCTATTTAGCCAAGATTCTTTCCATCCCTGGGGAACCGATAGAACATTTTTCTTAGAATTGTTATTCCATACTGCTGTCCATGAGCTGTCAGTATTTCTAGATAACTGATGTAAATCTTTATCACCTGTTATAATAATACAATTTTCACCATTACCATTGAAATAATTACTCCAATACATTAAAAGATCGTCACCCTCTGCACCATCAACTCTGGAAAAAATAAATCCCATCTTCTCCATATGATCTCCAAAAGATTTCATGAGTTCAAAAAATATAGTCCAATCAGTTTCATCATCTCTGACCCTACCTGATTTATATCCACCATCTTCTATCTCAACGTCTTTTCTCCAGCTCCTACTATCAGTAGTAAATATCATTCTCCCACCAGTTGGCAAAAGTTTAAGAGAGGAACACAAATCAGTAGAAACTTTCCTGATAAAAGCACCTTGCTCGCTTTTAGATTTTAATATCTTACCAGGATCAGCTTTCCCGTATCCTCCAAAAACGCCAAACGTCTTATGGAATATGTAATTCCCGTCAACCAATATATTAATCATAGCTTATCCTTTATTTTAATGGAATACTCCACCTTTATTTTCTCCCAAGTTGATTTTATATCAAACAATGGGTCTATAACTCTAAAATCGAAATCATTAAACTCAGCAAAATCCAGGTCATCGGCATCCAATCTCCTTGAGACATCATCAGCATCTCTTCTTCCGGATAATCTTTCTTTCCTTACATCCTCCTGAATATCAAGGTAGATTATGAATGATTCTTTCCTGTCCTCCGGTTCTATCTTCGATATACCTGAAGGGGTCATTATGAAAAGATCAGCAGTATCAAATTCATCCCGTGAAGTTCCATACACCCATCCATTGAATATCACATACTCATAAAAAAGACCCTTAGCTGCGAATTGATGTGCAGCAGAATCTCTTGATATGAAATGGTAATCCTTCCCATCAACCTCACCATCTCTTGGAGGTCTCGTGGTGTGTGATACACAATATCTAAATCCCATATCTTCCAATACTTTTCTAGCATGATCCTTACCAGATCCACCCTTTCCTACCAATATAACTCTTTTCTTCTCCATTTACGCAACTAATTTTTGTATCTGAAATACTAGTGAAAGAAGGGATACCATAGGATCTATGACTTGTATTCTTTGAGCCTGATGCTCAGCAACCAATACCACCACCGCGGGAATTATCTTAATAAGATCCGGCTTATTGTTTATTATCCAATCAATAAACTCCTCACCTAAGGCTGACATAACCTCGTCAACCTTGCCTTGATATTCTCCCACTATAGCCTGATAATTCTTAACTGGATCCTTTGAAGTAACAATAAGAGAATATAATTCCTCATAAGACCATCCAAATTCTTTTATCTTTGCAGAATCTACAACAGTAACACCTTCCAGAGTCCATGTTTGTATTTTGTTTAATGCTGATCTAAAGTCAGGATAATAATTTTTCTGAAATTCCAATATTGAATCTTCGTCAATTGATATATTAAGCTTGGATAATATAAGATTAACTCTTTTTCTCCATTCTTGCTTTAATGCATCATCCTCCTCAGTAGTTACCGGGTTGAAATCAATTACTTCAAATCTACTCTGTATAGCATCGGGAACCTTATTTATATAGTTACAGGTAGCAACAAATCTTGTATTTGTAGCAAACTTTTCTATAGTTCCTCTAAGTGCTTTATAGAATTGGTCCGATGCACCATCGAACTCATCTAAGATTACTATTTTCTTAGATGATTTACCGTCCATTACCGAGATGGTTGAGCAAAAATCAGTTATCTTAACTCTAATAGTTTCAACTGAGCTCTCATCCGAAACATTTATAAATAGGCTAGGATACGGTGAAGCTAATATTTTAGCTAATGTTGTTTTTCCACAGCCGGGAGGTCCGCTTAATAATACATTATGTCCAAGGCCATTCTCAAATATCTTAGAGATTCTGGAAGGCAGAATCATATGTCTTAGTTCTTTCGGTCTAAGTTTTTCTGTCAATAATTCTTTTATCATACTATTTTTATCGCTAATTGGGTAAGTTGTTTCTTAAAATTTCGAGGAAAGATCGTCAGATTCATTTTTATCATATCTAACTTCAACAAGTCTAGGAAGGAATAATGATCTATTATCATGCTTATCCGTTATAACAACATTGTATTGAACAGCAATTATTTTCCCTATATAAGAATCTGGATTGGTGCTAAATAATTTAAGATCATCGTCGCTAAATCCTGAACCAACTTTAACATTTAATGTCTTGGATTTATCTGTGCATATAAATCCTCCTATAAGACCCTCTCTTTTTCCTTCACCAGGATACCATCCACAAATCTCAAGATCACATTCATTAACTTCCTTTATCTTAATCCATGTCTTGGATCTCTTACATTCATAGACCGAATTTGATTTACATATAACGCCTTCCCCGCCAAGTGCTACTATATCATTATAGATTTTAGTAACTTCGGAAACAGAATCTAGTTTCCATAATTGTGCTAATTTTACAGGGGAATCTTCCGGAACATATGATAATATTTTCTCCAGCGTATCTCTTCTGGTTAGGTAATCAATTACACCAGAACCATGGGAAAGAGTTGAGTGCTCTTCAAAATCAAAAACATTGAATAGGAATCCCTCCTCAATATTACTATTAGCGGTGCCTCTAAGTATTTGAGTAACTTTTCCGCTAACTGATTTTCTATTAAGATCAGTTAACTCACCATCAAAAAACCAATCACCCATTATTCCGCTATTTATAATAGCTGTTTTTAATGCGAATGTTATAGCAGGGAAATAACAGGAATCCAGTTCGTTAAATGCTCTAGTGAAATATGAAAATTCGCCATCCTTATATAGAGCTATAACACGGACTCCGTCATATTTTTCTTCACAGTAAACAGAATCCCAAGAAGCCATTACCTTCTCATCGTCGGTTGCTAGCATTAATGAAGGATCAGGTACTAATTCCTTCCCCACAGCTTTATTGATTAATTTTGCTCCAATCCCAATATTCATTCTTTTGGTAATGATCTTCATCAATATCGTTCTAAGTTCCAGATCCTCCTCCTGATTATCCGAAATCCTGGTAGATATTAATAATTGAGCTCTCTCCCTTAAAAGATCGTTAGCAGCTGGAGCTTTTTTTAAGTCCTCTACAAGGCTTTTAAAATCGTTCCATAGATTTTCATTAGGTTCGGATAATACAGCGTTAAATCCTATCCTATGTAGCTTTGTAGTAACAAATGGGTTGAAGCAAACATCAAGAATGTATTCCATTCTATCATTCATTGATTCCCTTATGAGATCTTGCTTAGATTTTTGAGATCCGTTGCCGGTCATTTTTTCTAAACTACAAAAAATTCTAATTTCCTTTATCATCTTATTTATTTTTTCACAAATATAGAAAAAATATACGAATCAAAAAAATTAGAATGTATAAAATTTTGAATTTAAAATATCATTAATATCGACAGCAACAGTTCCTGATTTAGAACAAGCTATGGAAGCAGCTATATTACAAATCGATAATGATTCCCTGATCCCTATATTACTTACCATGCATAATGATAAAATCGATATAACAGTGTCTCCCGCTCCCGAAACATCATATACATCCATTGGATATCCAGGATCATAAACGGATTCATCCTTGTTGATATAGATTAATCCTCTTTCTGATAAGGTTACCAATATTGAATCAATATCATTATCGGATATAAATTTCCTAGCATGCTGCTCTATACTAATTAGATCCAAATTAGAACCATTAAATCCAGTCATGTTAGAAAATTCAGATAGATTTGGCTTGAGTAAGCTACAACCTGAATAACTAGGAATATTTAAAATCTTGGGGTCTGCTATAGCTGGAATACCAGAAATATTACATTTTGATATTATATTAGATATCATAGCTGGTGTCAAAAGACCTTTATTATAATCCTCAATTAAAACGCAATCATAATTAATGTACATCTCGTTAAATCTAGAAATTATAATTTCTTCTGTTAACGAGTCAATATAATTACGGTTTTCGTCATCGACTCTAAATAATTGATGATTTGATCCTGAAATGTATCTTGATTTTAGTGTTGTTCTTCTGGTAGAATCTTCAAAAATAAATGAATTGTCGCTGTATTCAGCTACTAGATTTTTTATAGTATTTCCGTGAATATCATCGCCAACCGTAGTAATTATATCAGCATTACCTCCCATCGATTTTATATTACGTAAAATATTACCAGATCCGCCCAAATAATATTCAGAGCGTATTACATCCAATATAGGGACAGGTGCCTCCGGTGAGATTCTTGTAACGCTACCATGGACATAATGATCCAGCATCACATCGCCAACAATCAATATTCTAACAGATCTAAATTTATCTAATAAATCCAAAATTTAATGAAGATTAAAGATTAATAATTTATAGTGTTACTTCCGGTGCTTCTTCTCCCTCAGCAGGGGCTTCACCCTCAGCAGGTTTTTCACCTCCCGCTTTTTCAGCTAATTTTTCTTCAGCTTCCTTATACTTCTCGTTCATTCTTATTTGATCCGGATTCATACCAAGGAATCTTTGTATTAAAAAGTTCTTATCAAAATATCCTTTCTCCTCCTCGCCTATCTTAACTTTGAGCTCGCCAAGACCATTTATAAATTCGGTTCTTTTTGTGTAATTGGTCATCTCGACCATTTCCTCAAATTCGCTATCCCTATTATAATTAAGTCCTATATTTGCTTTAAAGTTCTTATCTCTGGACAATTCAGGATTATCCAGACACATCTGGATATAGAGTGGCTTCGTTAATATTTCCTGAAAAATTGATCTAAGTCTTCTCAGAAACTTCTCGAATCTAATTTCATCTCTCTCCAATTGATCTATGCTTGTCTGATAATTCCCAGGAGTGCTGTTTCTAGACGCAAATCTAGCGTAGGGTATCTTAGAATCCATTTTAAGCTTATTGAAAAAATAAACCACATTTTCCATTACGTTGAAATCAGGACCACTAGGATTAAGGGATTCTATTTGTGGACTTTGTCCATCCTTTTCGGGAAATAAATAATTCTTGTAGAATTGAATTTTAGGTTTACCGTTTATTGTTAATTCACCAGATGAATCATTGATATTAATGTCCTCCTTGTAGTTTGACATTAATTGACCAAGATTCTGCATTGCTTTTTGCTGTGATTGGGTACCTATAGGTATAATGAATTTTAATCTATATGACGAGTTCATTACGTTCCATATAATTCTGGAATTTTCCATTATTCTAAGAATATTATATGATCTAACTAATCTCTCAACATAGCTAACTCTAGTTATCATATTTCCTTTAGCATAAGAAATATAAATTACCTGCTCGTTGGTCAACTTCCTGGTCATCTGAGGATTCTTTGGATATTGTATCCAAAATTGTTTATGTTCCTCTTCCCCTACCTTTTCGACTATGGGCTGAAGTGAAGTTGGATCCAATTCTTTAAATCCTATCACATTTTTTCCCTTACTGTCATATATTATTTCAAATGCAAGAAATCCATCAATTAAAAACTGCTTAAAATATTGCCATCCTAGTATTGTGTTCTGAAACCCAAATACATTATAAATCTTATTATAATGTTCTGATATCTTATCCTTTACTTTATCCTTAAGATCCAGATTTACGAACGAAGGCTGAGCAAAATAATTTCTATCATCATATACTATGGCTTCATCAGTTATTGTATCTAATATGAACTCTATTTCGCCATTAAGTGAAAATTTTCTAAGATAATTTCTTTTCTCAATATAATCACGGTCAAAATATGCAATATATTTTCTTACCTTAGTGTCCTGATAAGATGATGTCCAATAGAAAGCATCATTTTCTGTAAATCCATTACCATCCTGATTATAGAAAAATCCCTCAGTCTTACCAATAGCCTGAGAATTTTTTACAACCATATCATCGTACTCCATACCAAATTTTGATATGTTTCCAAGATTCTTTAGTATATTACCTAAAGCTGATTGATTCGGTTTTAAAAAGTCTAAAAATCCTGCCATCTTATTATAGTGTTACTTCCGGAGCTTCCTCTTCTCCGCCCTCTTCTTTTTTACCTTCCTCTTTTTTCTTCTCTTTTTCTTTTCTTTCCAATGCTTCTTTATTTGCATCAATATCCTGTTTGGATATTCCAAGAAAAGTCTCTATAAGAAATGCACTAGAAAAATATGGTTTTTCCTCATCACCCATTAATCCAGTCATTGCGACAACTGCTTCCTTCCTTTTATTTATTAAATCCATCTCCTGATTTAACTTGAATGGGTTATCGGAAACATAATCCAATCCAAGCTGACTCTTAAACATAAAATCATCGTCAAGTGATTTATGCTTTTTAACCATTTGTATCCATAAAGGTTTTAATAATATCTCCTGGAATACTGATCTAAGTCTATCTATAAATTTGGCAAATCTAATTTCTTCCTTATCAAGCCCTTCCGCACCATTCGAATATGGTGAAGTTGTTCCGCCGTCTGGATTATGAAATCTGGAGGGAGGAACTTTAGATTCTAAAATATATTTGTCAAAGAAATATGATAAAGGTTGTGGATCATTAAGATTTGGTCCCTCAGTGTTTATAGGCTCTATGGTTGGAGTTCCGTTAACACCGGAAGGCATCAAATAGTTTTTATAAAACTGTATTTTAGGTCTACCGTCGACTGTAAGCTCGCCACTATCATCATTCAATTGGATATCCTCCTTATAGATGCTCATCAGTTCACCCAGAGTTTGCATACCCTTCTGCTGAGATTTGCTTCCTATTGGAATGGTCATCTTAAGTTTAAACGATGCATTCATGACTGACCATATAACCCTAGTATATTCTATAATTCTTAGAATATTATAAGGTCTTATTAATCTCTCTATGTAGCTAACTCTTGATATGCTATTTCCCTTTGCATATGAAATGTATATAATCTGCGGATCATATAATACTCTTTTTCTTTTGGGATCCTGAGGATATTGCGTCCATGTACTAAGATAGCTACCGTCTATTTGTTTCTCAACACTAGGTATAAGTGTAATTGGATCTAGTTCCTTAAATCCGATTATATTTTCACCTTTATTATCATATATTATTTCAAATGAGAGAAATCCATCTACTATAAATTGTCTAAAATATTGCCAAGCTGTTATGTCATCAGAAAATCCCCAAACATCGTAAAGTTTTTTATACGAGTCATATAAATCATCCTTGATTTTTTCATTAACGTCGCTAAGATCTATGAAATCAGGATATGCAAAGAAATTTGATGGATCGTAAGATATTGCTTCGTCACATATGGTATCAAGAACCCATTCAACTTCAGGGTTTAATGAGAATTTTCTAAGATAGTCTCTTTTTCCTTTATAATCCTTGTCAAAATATCCTATGAATTGTCTGGATGATATATCCTGCTTCGCTAAAGTCCATAGCATGCTTTCATCCTCAACGTTGGACTTATTCTTATTAAGAAAAGCAGCCTCAGTAACACCGACAGCCTGTGAATTACGGATGACCATGTCATCGTATTTCATACCAAATGAACTAATTTTTCTTACAGAATCTCTAATTCTCTGTATTACCGGAGTTTGAGAAGGATCATTATTATCTACAAAACCTGCCATTTATTTATAAAGTATATGTTTTATTCTAGTCAAAAGATTAAATTAATTTCGATTGATATTCCTTATATATCGTTTGTAAGCTTAACCCCTCTATGTTACTATCAGTAAGATATGGAATTTTAGCCCAATCTTTATTGGATATTATTCTTGGATTTCTTATAAATTTATATTTAAAACCGAACAGTGAGAAATTATATCCGGTATTCCTTAGTAGATTTTCTAATATTGGCTTTTTTAAATTAACAGGGGTAATTGCACCTCCTGTCTGAAATGATAGATAATTGGATTCTACCTGAGAATAGAATTGGTCATAAAAATTTCCTATTATATCTATTCTTATGCGGGGTGGAACTGTTATAATATCTATTCCTTCTATAATCGTGCCTGAACTTGGATTCTGGTATACATTTGTACATAATATCAATGGTCTTCTATCTATGAATTTTCTGGTCTCACTTAACCTGGTATCAGTTAAGTAATTAAAATTATATATTGTACCCGGTATAAACGGTGGTTTAAATTGTATTATTTCCTTATTAGAAAAGAAGTAATTGTCAGAAAAATATAAATCGGTCTCGGTAAATACGTTTTTACCAATTTCAATGGAATCTCTATATTCCAAAACAAGATTAGAATACATTATTTACTTTTAAATAAAAAATTCTCATCAACAACACCAAATTTATATCCTCTCTTCTCCGCCCATACTTTGGCAGATTTGAATTTTGCCTGATTTGTTATCCAAATCTGCATATTTCTATTATATGATTTAAGTTTTGCTAATGTATTAACCCCCTCATATATGGGTTTCTTCGTTTGATTTTCTGGTTTTATTTCTATTATCCAGTCCTGTTCGGTTTGATCTTCCCTTTGCACCTTTATATAAAAATCAACATTATACTTGTGATCTTTTTTATCAAGAGGGTTATAATAATCTATAGCAACTGGTTCTGAGCTCCACTTTAATATAGAATCATTAGTATCACAGTAGATACAGAATCTATATTCCCACGAAGATCTATAGATGATATTGTGTATATCTCCTATATACTTATCCGGATTTCTTGGTGCATATTTTCCAGATTTATGATCTCCGTTAGGTTTTACTTTCTTTATATCTACCATAATAGATTAAACGTTATACGAATTATCCTCACCAGTTATATAGCTGAAAGGTATTGTTTTAGGATTTTTTGGCGGATGTATTTTTTTCCATCCCTTAGCAAATCCATTTTTAGCTATCTGTGTATAATAAGCAAATGGATTATTTGATTTCTCTGGGTTAAATCTATTCCAATATTTACAAAGATCCTCCATTGCAAATGCCATACAATCCTCCTTATCTTCCGGATCCTTATATGACATTTTTTTAGATATTCCGTTTATCATTAACATAAACATATCTATTGTATCGGGTGTAAGTTGACCCTTACTTTTAGATTCTATTACAGCTGCTAAAAGCTCGCTGTTTTTAACATATTCTTTAGCCATTGTTTGTTATTTGGTTGGTTTATAGTTTTAGTATAAAATAGATAAATGATTTCATAAAAAAAGAATGTAGCTTATGAGCTACATTCTTTAATTATTCTTTATCTTCTTCATCCTCCTCGTTTTCATCAGAGGATTCAATTTCTTTACCGTCAGGAGCTTTACTTAATTTACCATCCGAAGATTGAACGAAAGTCTCGCCTGGTTTATTTTGATTTTCCCCTTTAGGAGCAAAATAAAAGTTACGACTTACTTTTTTTTTAAATCTTCACTAGATTCTTCGTTCATTGATATATTGTAACCATGTAAGCTATCTAGACCTAATTCTATTTTTTCTTCTGTTTCACCTTTAGGAGCTTTAGTAAATCCGTGCATATCAGCAAAATTCTTTAGTATATTTTTTTGCTCCTCTATTGAAAGGTCAGATTTATTAAGATTGTTAGATTCTTTAACTTCTTCCTCACCGTCCTCATCAGATGATTCAGCATTCTTTTCAGCTGCCTGAGATAATGCTTCCTCAAGGTCACTAATTTCATTTATTAGGAAGTCTGAGGTTTTGCCATTGTCTAATAATACTGTATATCTTCCTGATGTACCATCCATAGATATAATTTTTCCAGTCTCACCAGACTCTTTAACTTTTATATAAGAACCGATATTGAATTTTTCATCCTCGAATAGATCTAAGCTTCCGCTCATATTAATATCAAGCTCTATTTTTTCAATTTCAAGATTTATTTGGTTCCATTTTTCTCTTAGCATAACAAGTTCAGACTCAAGCATTCTTTTAGCTGTTTTGATCTGATCTGATTCTCCGTACAATGGACTTGATCCTATTAGGGTATTTATTTTATTTAATTCCTCATCAACTTTAGATATGTTTGAAATGACTTTCTCTCTATCGTTAATCATAACGGATTTAACCTTGCTCTCACCTTCCAAGAATTCTGTTAAACCTTCTGAGATATCGTATCTAAGATAATTTTTAACAACCGAAACTGCTTGTGTTCCAGTTACTTTGTGTATTGAATTCTCATTCATTGAATCATTTATCTTCTGAAGATAAATTTGATCCATCCATTTGAATAAATTAACACCAACACCTTCATATACATTTGAAGTTAAACTTTTAGCAAAGTCTAATTCTACGATGTTACTATAATTAGTATAAAGATTCATTATGTCATTAACCACATCGGATTCATTAACTCCGAAATAAGATCCGGATTCCAATCCAACAATCTTAGCAAGACCACTAGGATCACTAAATTTCAATCTAGTTTTTCCCATATAAGCAGTTACCTCGTCATTTTCTTCAACCAATCTAACTATGCTTTTTCCTAATTTAATAAAGATACCGTTTTCGTTAACTCTAACATGTTTTTTACCGTATGTATAAACTAATGAAAGATATTCTTGTGGCAATGCTGATATTTCTTTATCAGATATTTTTCTTAAACCTTCCTCATTAGCCTCGAATATAAATCCACCAAGGTAAAATAGTGATCTACCATTTTCTAATAAAACTGGAGAATATACCCTTGATACGCTAGATTCACCCTGTATAGTTTCAGGTATTTCAAGTTTTCTTTTATCCTCAGTTTCATTAACATTAAGATAATTTATTAATCCTCTAACCATTGGATTAAAATTCCATTTTGAAATATTCTTAACAAGTAGACCATTAGATTTTTTTTCCGATACTAACCAAGCATTCAACGTTTCGTTCAATTCAGAATAGAATGAAGAGTTACCACTATTCTTTAGAGCTTCCAAAACTTTAGCTACCTCTATTTCTCTGCTCAATGATTCACATTTCTCCTTAACAGATTCAGCAACTTGTGCTACGTCTTTATCCCATGATAAAGATTTAATATCATTTAGGAAATTATGAACTAATGAAAATTCAGGAACTCCTTTATTTTCCAAAAGATTACTGTATTGTTCAACCATAATCTTAGCTTTCGGATAGCTATAAATTGAAGATTCCTTAATAGAATTTAATGCTAATCTTATTCCTAGATTATTTACTTCTTGCGATTTAATAAATGACTTAGCGGTAGAATCCAAATCACTTCCTTCTAATTGCGATAAGCTCTCTAAAAGTGATACGTCTTCTTTTTCTTCTTTCCTAGAGATGTATGATCCTGCATTATTTAAAGATGCATTTTTCAAACCTCCCCAAGATTCCATAAGAGCTGCAGCATTCTTTTTAGAAAGTTCTGCTTCCTCTTTTCTTATCATATCTAAATGGTTTTGCGTATTTGATACGAAGTCTGGAGTTATATTATGTTCATTAATAGATTTAACTAGATCGCTCTCCGAAACTGATCCCCCGTTAAGAAAACTTTCACATAGAGTTCTAACCTCAGGTGATTTAGTTACTTCTTTTAATTTTTTTACTTGGTTTATGAAGTCCATGGTTAAATTTTTTTTTACAGTTTATATATCCATCAAGGGACAAGAAACTTTTACATTATATATTTCATTTTAATAGCGATTTTTAGGATCCTATTAATATTTCTAATCTTATCTCTATATCGGTATGTGGATTACAGAAAGTTATACCGCCGTTATTAAAAGCAGTGCCAGGTTTAGCTAAATTCCACCCCTCGTAAGTTGAATCTGTCGACGAAAGCATCTTTCCACTAAGAACCATTAATTCACCCATATAATTGGTGACACCTTGATATTCCCACGTTATATATTTCTTAGATTCCACTATATTAGCTGGGAATATCGCTTTTACTGCTATAAGATCAACATAGCCATCGGAATTAGCAATATCACCTTGACTTAAAAGAAAACAGCTGGATACTCTTAGTATCGCTCTATTCCTTGCAAATGTATCTACTTTTAATTCGAGGTCATTCATAGGTAAATATACTGGTGGATTATTGGTCTGCCCGTTATCTAATACTAGATTACCGTTATAGAATCTAAATCCTTCGTCTACCAGATATGGGCAAGTTATTGGTTGTGTTGCCATATTAATTAGCTGCTATTACTGTTAGGTTAACACTATAATCCGTTGGATTAGTGAATATAAAACCTCCTTGGGAACTATTAGCATTCCCAGTATGTCCATATGTTGAAAATGGATCAATGTCCCACCCTCTCCATTGAGAACCATCTTTTACCGCACCGGTTAGGATCATTATACTTCCCATAATATTTCTGACATTAGCCTTATAATCCCAGAATAAAATTCTATCGTTATCTTCAGCCTCCGGCAGATAATTTGCCTTAGCGATAAACATTGAAACCTCACCTGTAGTGCCATAAAAAGATCCAGCATCTATATTGACTGATGATCTTGGACCTATTATCATACTCTGTTTCTGATATTCAGAAAAATCCTGCAATGGGTGAAAAAAATCAACCAAATCAAGTTTATTTAATGTTTGTGACTGCTTTGTTACTGTGAGAGCTTCTTTTATAAATCTAATCTCACTAGGATCATTAAATCTCTCAAATGTTGCTTTTACCCTATCAATATCAGAGTAAGTAAGAGCAATATTAGTATATAATGTATCGAATCCTGCAGTAGCACCACCTAGAGGATCGGTAGCAAATTCTGATGAACCACCTATAAATTCGATTGGTCCGGAAGATGCTGCAGATCCTCCGTCGAAATTATCTATGTTTTGGGTTTCTGTATTTGACAAATCTTTATAATTTTTTTACATATTTATCTAAGACTGGTTGGATCCACATGACCATCCTTATATATTAGGTCCTTTAATTCAGATCCGCTCCCTCCAGCGTCAATTGACTTTAAATCTATTTCATTAGAACTATCGACAATGGGTGTTTCCATGATCTCATCAGCCTCTTTAATCTGTACGGAATCCGGTTCGTCTGAATCTACATGAGTATAATTAGTTGTTTCTTTAGCTTCTGGTCTTATATAATCAACCAGTGATTTTATGAATCCTAAAGAAACTAAAGGAAGTATAGCACCGCTTATCAGTGACAAAATTCTTTTTTGATATATTATTTCTTCCTCGACTAAGCCAAATAGCTCGCTCCATTTAGAAAAATCTGAGAGATTCGTATATGCATAATAAGTATTACCCATAGCTTGCATTAAAGTAAGAATAATAAATAGCATCCAAACTATAGTTTTATTCATTTTATCCAGAGCTATTAGCGATGCCAAAGATGCAGCAGCACCTATCTCAAATGCTAACGCCAGAGATATAGCTAACCATTCGGGATTGGATAATCTAAAAAAATCAATAACGTGGATAGTTGATATGATCGAAACTATTAGATATAATGTAACGAAGGTACCAATGATAAACCACTTTATGGTGGATTCTCTTTTATTTTGATTCATTTATCTTTGATTTTATTTCGGATAGTGAAGTTTTTCCTTTATCAAAATCATCTTCATATATCAGGAAATTAAACATTGTCTGATTCATTTCCTCTTTTATCTCCGTATTAGAAGGAGTAATAATAAGTAACGAATCAACTACAGCCTTTGTAGATTTTGAATTTTTCTCAAGTCTATCAATGTCGCTATTAACACCACATTGTCTCAATAATACTAATAGTAGTAAAACCATGTTTATTGACCAAGAATTGTTTTTAATTTTTTCTAACATAACTAATTTATTTTAATTTATTCATTATATATCCACATAAAAAAAGCTAGCAAATGCTAGCTTTTAAAATCTATATATAAATTCTGGATTATCCCAATGTAACACCCTGCATTGCTGCAGCTAGTTGTTTTTCTAGATCTTTAACCTCAGCTACATCAGATTTAGCATCTGATAATGCCATATCTAAAGGTTTATAAAGTCTTATGAAAGATTCTGCACTTTCCTTTCCTGTTCCTTTAGATTTAGAAAGAAAATAGTGACTTGCCTCAAGAGGTAAAGCACCTAGATAGATTACACCGTCTTTGATTCCCTCTTTTTTAATTTTCTGGATAGTTTTATTAACTTGTACAATTCCTAATGCCTCAGTAGAAGTCCATTCTGCATAATCAGCAATAAATTTATCATACTCAGCAAAAAGTTTATCGTCAAAAGAAACTGCATAAACTTTATTTTTTATTTCCTCCTTTTTTTCAGAAATAGAATTCTCCAAAGATTTTACCAATTCATTGTCGATATTAAGACTGCTCATGATAGGATCGTTACTAAAATCGATCTCAGTAGATCCTCCAGGGAATTGATTTTCCATTGCTTCTGATTCTTTCTTGTTCATAATATTATATTTTTATTATTTTAGTTATTATTCTCTATTTGTTTCTAATTTAGATCAAAAATATCTAAATTATTTTCTCTATTTTGGTTTAAATAAGCTCTTAAGGGTTCTCTTAAATCCTTTGCTGGGAATATTCTGGGAGCATCATCAGGTCCAATATGACAAAGGAATCCACTCTCGGTTTCTATCCCCAATTCCTCCTCAAGAATTAATCTATACATGCTTATTTGTATGGAATACTCATTATGGTGGTTTGCATATAGATTAGTAAAAGGTCTTAGTAATTTCTGATATCTCCCCTTAGGGTGGTTATCATCCTTAAATTCACCATTAGTTTTCCAATCACCTATAATAAGAAATATTTTGTCTCTCTTCTTATCGTAGAAAAGAAATGGTTGGTCTATTGTACCAGCTATTCTCCATTTTTTAGAAAATACTCTAAGTTCCGATTTGAGAGGTACCATATGCTTTAGTACCTTATCATAGGCAACCATAAATTTATCTATTCTTTTAGCGTATTCGCTACCATCATTAGGATTTATTGGATTTAAACCGCTCCAAAAATCTTCTATAAACTTATGAACTCTTGTACCTAGGTCATTAGCAACATCAGCCTTATTTTGCCACTCATTAAGAACTACCGATACGTCTACACCTCTTTCCTGAGCTTTTCTTTTCGACCAATATGTTTTATCAAAAGCAGTTTTGAAATTCTTTAAAAATGTGGTGACTGAATCAAACTTTATCCCATCATATCTATAAACATGGATATCCTCATTGAATATAAATTTGGGATCATTGAAAAATTCTAATTTTTTTTCAAGATCCTCCTTGAATTTATCGGTAACCATTTAAAATAGTGATATTATCCAATTTAGATTACAAAGTATCGTTACCACTATAGCTATCTCAAGTATAAACCTGATTAACCAAAGCCAGCTCAAATATCTAAATAAAAACTGATAAACAACAAGATATGACTCCTCATCAGTATCCTTTACTGGTTCGATCCACATTGTAAGTAATTCCTCGAGATTTAAGGCCTTAAGGTAGTCGTTAATATCCTTAGTTTCACTTATAACAAAGGAAGGTCTTGATTCCTTGGGTAAATCAGTAGCATATAAAACCTCAGGAGGTAAATTTATAACCGTGTATATTCTATTAAAAAAATCAAGTCTTAATTTTCTTCTGCTCCAAAGCTGTGCATTCTCTGATTCCTTCTTAATTATTCTGGAATATTCCCTATAGAGAATTATCTCCTTAATTACTTTAATTAATCTTAACATAAAAGCTTTATTTTTTATATCCGCTCATAAGCGTAATGTTTCCGTCTATACTTTTTCTAATTTTACATCTAGCCCTTCTTATTCTGGTAGCTATAGATCTTTTCTTTATGTCGTATTTTTCAGCTATGTCCTTATACTTCATATTATTTATCTCACGATCTATCATTATGTCCCTATATAATTCGGGTAGTGCTCTAATCTCATCCAAAACAGATTCGTATATTACATCCAAGCTTTCACCGTCATTAAAAAAGGTATTTGTTGGATCATCTTCTATCATATAAATTCCTCCAAGATCACCTATTGTATTTTTGGAAGATAGAAATTCAAGTTCGCTGTCACTGTGATTATAATATCTTTTTCTAGATTTCATCAGAAGTAATGATTCATTTCTAGCTATATTATAGCACCATGTCGAAAAATTTCCACGCTCACCGTTATACTGTTCAATTTTTGTCCATATCTTTGTCATGGTGTTTAGAAAAGCATCCTGTGCCAATTCTTGCTCTTTTACAATAAGGAAACAGTGATTGAGTATTCCTGGTCTAAGTCTTTCGAATAATAGGCTAAATGACGAATCAGTTCTAGCTACTATGAAATCTTCTGCTAATTTTTGGATGTTTTTCTCTTTCTTTTGCATGTTTTTATTTGGTCAATTTGATTATTTCTATTCCAGCCTCTGCTAAAAAAGCAATTGATTCGGGTTTCCTATATACTTCGGAAAATAAAACCCGTTTTATTCCGGATTGTATTATTAGTTTGGAGCATTCAAAACATGGTGATAATGTAACATATAGTGTTGAATTATTGGAACTCTGTGTTCCTCTAGCTAACTTTGTTATTGCATTTGCCTCAGCGTGTAAAACATATGGTAAGGTATCATTCGTATCGGATTCACATACATTCGGAAACCCTGATGGCGATCCATTATAGCCATCAGAAATAATTGATTTATTTTTAACAATCAGGCATCCAACCTGCATTCTTTTACAATGTGAATTTTTTGACCAGACTCCGGACATCTCTAAATATATCTCGTCACTTCTATGACTAATTATATCTGATATTTTACCCACAGTGATCTCGTATGATTCCTGTCCATCTACATTTTTTCTTATCCTCCAATTCGGGATATTTAAAAAATCCTGATCCAAAAAATCCAGGTCACTTTTGTAATATTGTTGGTAATTATATGGATCTTTACTTGGTATCAATTTCTGGTATATTAATTTCTTACAAATATAAGAAACTAAATCGATAAAAAAAAATAAAAATGATGTTTATTTTTAGAATTTTCTAGAATCCGGTCTAAATGGTGATTCTAGTGAGGAAACGGTTAACGTACCTTCCAGTGCAGATGCCATTCTTGCTAAAAGTATCTTTATTTCAGCTCCGTCTGCTGCTGTTAATTGACCTCCGTCCATGGAAGATGCTGCAGCGGATGCATCTGATTTTTCTTTTCCTGTAGTTGGGCTAGAAGATTCAGTGGATGGAGTGGCTGATGAAACTGTTGTTGATTTTTTATTATCAGTAGCTTGATTTGTTGGTGCGGAAGGAGAATCACCAGGTGTTCCAGATTTATTCTCTTTTTTTGATAGCTTCACTATATCACTCTTAATGCCACCTGATTCGCCATCACCAGATTTTTTACCCAGTCCCTTAATAGAACTTAATAATCCACCAGCTCCGTCTTCACCAGATTTTTTATTTAAACCTTTAAGAGAATTTAACATTCCACCCGGACCACCGCCATCTTTTTTGGATTTAAAAATATCTGTTATTCCACCTAATCCTAATTCAGAAGCCTTTCCTTTAAGTGCATCCTTATTTTCCTTTAGTAGATCACCACCCTTAGATATTAGATCGGAGAACTTTGATTTCTTATCACCACTCTCAGCTTCATCCTTATCTTTCTTTCCAAAAATCTTAGAAAATAATCCATCCTTTTTTTCCTTCAGTTTGGCTTTATCTTCCTCACTTTTTCCCTTTTTGTCGGTTTTTACTGGAGCTGCTGAAGGGTTCACCAATTCTTCAGCCTTATTATCTACGGGCTTAGATAATTTCTTTAAATCCTCTTGCGTAAATTCAGATGTTGCTTTTCCCTGAAGTCCCGCTAGATACGAATTAAGGTCCTCCTCTAGCCAGCCTGGCTCATCCTCATAATATGAGGGATCCTCAGCAATAAGTTCATTTCTTTTTCTGGATATTTCTTTTTCGCTAGGAGCATCAGATCCTAGTTTTTTTAAAATATCCTGTCTTTCCTTTAAAATGTTATTAGGTATAACAGCAGCTCCAGCCTTTATTTTAACTACTTCGGGTCCTTTTTCTCCAACAAGATAATTACCAGTCTTTTTAACATCACCACCCTCTGCAAAAGCACCTAATATTCCCTTTCCTCCGCCTTTTAATAATCCACCAAGTGATCCTGATATTGTATCCTTAAGAGATCCGATGTCTCCTAATGACCCGGAAATGCCCTTAAGATCTAATCCTTTAGCTCCACCTACAATTCCCTTTAAATCAAGTCCTTTTAATCCCTGAGTTAATCCTTTAAAGTCCAATGATTTTAGATCCTTGGTAAGTCCTTTAAAATCAAGTGCTTTAAGATCACCGGAAAGACCCTTAAAATCAAGTCCTCCGATGCTTTTAGTAAGCTCTGAAAATTCACCCTTCAGACTCTTCAGATCCAATCCCTTTATGCTCTCTGCAACTTTACCAAGATCCTTGGTGCTCTCTGCGCTTTTTTCTTGAGCTGCTACCAATTCGGAAGTACTAGCAGCATTCTTTTTAATGTCGCCAGAAAGTTTATCCACATTTTTAGTGAGATCAAATATGCTCGATATTAATTTCTGGTCTGCCATAATTTATTAATGTATATATTCAATTTTTTATTTAGTAAAGCTAAATAATTGAGTAAGTCCTCCGGCTGCTTGATTTTCCGCATTTTCCAGATCTATAGCCGAATTAAGCTTATCGATCCATATCTGATATTCATAATATGGTATGGATTCTACCCATTCAGGATCTAATCCATGTTCTTTCCATAATCTAAATTTAATATCAAAGAAGTTCTCCAAAGATATCTGAAATAACGAAAAGAGATCTGAGCCCGCTGGGAAAGTTGATATCAGCGGTGACCTCCTCATCACCGCATACTGGGCATTTTTGTTTAACCTCCAAATTAGTGCCTATTCTAATTTTATCGGAAAGTTCATAATATAAGCTGTATTCCTCCTTTGTCCAATAATCAGATTCCCTCATTTTTATCTTGATTGAATCAATTGTTAGATCCCTCCATTCCTTAAATATAAATGGAGCAATTTTTAAAAATCCTTCGTCTATATCTAATCCTTTTATTCCTGAGTTTATTACAAATTCACTGATCTTATTAGAAACCCCTATACTAGGGACAGTCATTTCTATTACCTTATTTATTTTCTTTACATCAAATACAAAGCTTCTAGTTTCTGAATTATAATATGACATTATCTTGGGATCTATGTCATATGAATTAAGAACACCAGTTCTTAATTCTATCCCGTCATTAAAAGGACATTCCGGGGTTTCCTTACATTTTTTATTCGTCCTTAATATTATTGAATTCTCCCCCTTCACAAAGGTTAAATCTCTTATGGCCAATATCAGAAAAAACCTATCCTCCTGCTTGATGTCCAAATAGCTAACCACTCCCTCACCAGGGAAATCCATTCTAAGGCATCTTTCGAGCACGTAGCTTAACTTTTCTTCTATATCCAATCTATCATCTTCGTCGATGGTAGAAAAGTGTCTTATCTCTCTTACTTCAGCAGCACGGATAGCTATTCTAGTTCCATCTGGATAAAATAAACCGCTTGAAGGTAATATGGTAACTGGTACGTTTTTCCATCCGCTATCGAATGAAGGACCGACCGACTGTGCCTTACCCATAGATGTAACCGGATTTTCAATTTTCTCAGTTTTAATAGGTTCGCTAGCTTTATTGAATTCCTCAGTAATTGGCTGCTGTAATGTTCTATTTACAGATTCATCACTCTTGTTGTCATCCTCCACTGGATCATCGTAAACGAATCCACTAGATAATTCTTTTTCCTTTAATATTTGTTCCGGCGATATGTTGTCCATATTTTATATAATTTTATTTATTATATAACCAAACACAGAAAAAGAGGCCAAAATTTGACCTCTTTTTTTAAAATATTATAAAAAAAAGTATTATAGGAATAAATCTTCCCAGTAATCACATATCCAGCTAGCATTAATTGTGTATATTGCTGGTGTTTCATAATCAAGCTCCATCGGGTTTATTGCCTCACTTAAAAAGCAAGAAGGTATTCTAATTCTTCTGAATACATCACCTCTTTTATTAAATATTGATATACTCATGGATCCAACATAATCAGATTTAAGTCCCATTGCTCCAGTTAATGGATTGTATATTAAATCCGACCACTGTCTAAGTATCTTATATACGGTCATTGAATTAGCATCATTTAGATTGACCTCAAATTCCATTGATAATGTCATATCTGTTGTTGATGGTTCACCGCCAGCATATCTTCTGGTAGCAAATTTATAATTTTGCTGTATTGGGTCATTAGCAGTTATATCAACAGCTAAACCTGTGATAGATTTAACTTGCTGAGCTAATATACCCTCACCATTGAATGTAGTTGATGCATCGATTATACCAGCAGGTGGGTTAATAATAACCTCAAACTGGTTAAGATAAACAGGTTCAAAATTGTTTATCGCTGCTCTAGAGTTCGTAAAATGTGGTAATCCTGCCATTTATATTTTTTAATTTTTATAGGAATAAATCTTCCCAATAATCAACCGCCCACTGAAGATCGTCTATTTTATAAAGATCCGTTGAGGTATAGTTAAGATTCATCGGACTTATTGGTTTAGTTATAAAAGCATCCTTACATGTGATTCTTCTGTAAACGTCACCTTGCTTATTGAAAATTGATATTACTATGGTTCCAACATAATCATTTTTAAGACCCATAGCTCCAGTTAATGGGTTGTATATAAGGTCTGACCATTGTCTTAAAGTCTTAAATACATACATCGAATTGTCATCATTAAGATTGACATTGAAGCTTAAACTTAAATCAAGGTATGTTTGGTCTGGTTTAGCACCAGCATAATTTCTTTTAGCAAACTTATATTTCTGAGTAGCCAATCCAGGGTGTTTATCTAAAGATAAACCACTAACTTTAGTTACATGTTGCAATAAAAGATCACCACCAGCTACTGCAGCTGGTGGGATTATAGTAACTTCAAATTGATTCAGGTAAACAGGTTCAAATCTGTTTGTTCCTGAAAGTGAATTTTGAAAATGTGGTAATCCTGCCATAGTTATTAATATTTATCTTTGGTTGGGATATTATGCAAATTGTATAAATCCTCCTGATGCGATTCCGCCAGTTCTAGTAACAGTGATTCTATTAATGAATTTCTGTATACCTCTAGCTGGTTCGATTATGATGTCGATTATTCCCATATTCATATCGATGATTGCAGGGGTATTATTCGAAGCATCCATAACAGTCTGATAAGCATAAATACCTCCACCTGCTCTAACTCCATCTAGGTAGTTATCCACTAATGTTTTTATTTCAAGTCTGATAGAATCGTCATTGAAGTCAAATAGATAATTTGCTAATATTTCCTGTACGTCATTTTCTACGCTGATTAGCAAATCTCTAACGTGAACAAGGTTAAATGCGGAATTAACTTGCTGATATGCAGTTTGGTTACCGAAAATAACTACTCCAATACCTCTTCTTTTTATAATTGGGTTAATACCGAATGGTTCAAGATTTCCTCTATCCTCGTCGGTAAAATCATATTCAACACCAACTATATTACCTCCACTGATAACCCCTCTTTTCTGTCCTGCTATAATTGCATAAGGTTCACCGTTTGCAAATTTTCTTAGGAAGTTATTAGAAACGTAAGCAGAAGGTGGAACCTCCACGTTTCTATTATTTTCTCTTACTGTGATATAAGGAGAATAGAAAGCAGCATACTTAGCTCCTTCGTCCTCACTAGGTAAACTAAATGTATAAGATGGATTCAAAGATAAATTACCACCATCTACAATATAAGCAGTATTTAATCTTGGATATGGGTTAGCCGCTGTAGGTGCATCAGTAAATCTAGGATCCGTACTTGCTCTAAATTGAGCCATTGAAGGAGCGTTTATTAATGCTAATGCCTGTTGTCTAAGCTTAGCCAATCTACTTAATTGGTATTTAGAGTTAGGTAATATTTGACCAGAGAAAGTATCCACGATGTATCTGAATGATATAACGTCCTTAGCAGCCAGTGTTTTAGCTATATTAGTGTCATACATAACATCCAATATTTCAGAAATTCTAGCGTCGCTTCCGTTTGGTCTATGAGATTCGTTCATAGTAAATCCGCTTAGATAACTAAAATCAAAAGATCTTGTAAACTGTGCAATTGATTTGAATTTCTGAACTCTAATTCCTGTTCCTGATGTATAATAAAGTACAGGTCTAGCTGAGGTAACTCTATAAGTTCCTAATGTTGTTGTCATAGCAACAGATGTTATCTTTGCTAATCTGCTTTGTCTGTTACCCGTAGCAGGTTCACATATATCAAGATCAGTAGAAACTACCAAATCTCCTACCGAGAATGGAACGTTACTATTACTATCCAGTGTAACCAAGAATGTGGTAACGTCTATTTTAGTACAATCTACAAATTGGTTAATTGAACCTTCCTGAGAAATTATATCAAAATCTTGTGTTCCTACTGGAAGACCTATATTATTTGAAGCATATGTGCTAGCAAATGCCGGTATGTTTGTAATTGTTTCGTTAGCTCTTGATACATTACTAAATGCTCTGGTATAAACCATATTAAACTGGTCCTTATCAACTGTTGATTCAAAACCTAAGTATCTAAGTGAAGTTCCGTCCGAGCTGGTCCAAGCGATATCTCCATCAGTTATTTCAGCATATTTGTTATCCTGGAAAAGAGCAGAAGCATTATATCCGACAAGCACATTTGATGTTCCAGTAGGTGCTCCCGGTCCTGTAACCCCACTAGGTGTAGCTACGTTGATAATATCAAGATAATCGGAATTACCAAATTGGTAAGCATTAGTATAGAATGAAGGATTACTTCCAGAAGCTCCCGTATTATATGACGTTAAATTAAAAGTAGGTGTAACCGTTATACCCTGTCCTCTATAGAATGATGTATCTAATGGATGAGTCCAGAAAATTCTAAGTGCCCCCGAGATATCTCTGGTACCAGTAACTTTAAGTTTAACTAAATCTGCCTCTGCAAATTGGTTAAGTAATGCGCCAGTTAAACCTCCAGTATATCCAGAAACAACACCCAATATGAATTTCTCGTCATTAGACGATGTTACAGTTAAGAAAGTCTTAAGTGAATTAACATTAGCTGCATTCTGTAAATATCCCGCTGTTGTTCCGTACGTTCCACTAGTTTGTAGATAGTGTAATCCACCATCATATGCATTAGCATCATAAGGTAAGAATGATTGCTGAACGATACCAGCTGTTGCTCCAGAATTTCCGGTTAGTGTATATAGCGTACCCACTTTAGATCCAGTAGTATAAACAGTTGCTCCAGTAGCACTATTAAATCCAGTAGCTCCTGTTACTCCTATTACGTTCTGTGTATAAAGGTAGTCAGAAACAAGAACCTGATCATAACTTAAGAAATTTATTCTTGGAGTAGCTAGATCACTATCACCGGTTAATTCATCGATAAGGTGATTACCTACTAAATCTATTTTAGATCCATTAGCACATATGTCATCGAAAGCTTGTTCATCTATTGCACAAAATAACCCTGTTGAAGGAGTACTGTTATTTATTAATACCTGAATGTATTGAGTAACACCATTAAGATCAACGAAATCAGGTATGATACATCCAGTAACTGAAGTAACTATAGATACATCAGGTTCAGATAGGAAATTATCAATTCTACTTTTTATAAATCCATTATCAGTAAAGTACGTGCTCCATTTAGGATCTAGAGCTAATGCTTGATAATTTGTCCAATCACCATATATTGCGATAACGTCTATGAAATAATCAGCCATATAGTCATATGGATGCATAAAACTAGGAACGTTATCTGCACCATACCAATCAATAGCAAAAATATCATATCCTCTAAGTGGTCTAGACGAATCCGTAGATTTTCTAGTAATTATACTCATAGGTGACTTACCAAGATTTGTTAGATTGAATAGTTTACCCTGATCAGCAACACTTAATGTAGCAAGAAAATAATTTGGATCAGCGAACCAAAATCTCTCCTTGTTATAGTATGATGAATATAACCTACTGGTTACTTCACCGTTATATTCTTCGGTATCAAGTGAATATGACTGATACGTAACTTCATCAGGATTTGCAGTCTCCTCATCATCATTTAATCTTAAAAGATTTAACGCGAAAACAGGACCTGTATTTAAACATGTTAGTATGGATCTTTGGAAAAAAGATCCTTTGTTTTCTAATGATCTATCAACATCTCCAAAGATCGATATCATTGTAGTAACATCCGGTATATAAACCGGAGTATTAAAAGGACCTTTGTTAGAAAATCCAACAACCAGTCTTATCGTTTGTGATGTTAATATAACATTCTGAGATGCGTCAAACTCAAGTGTGTAGACTCCAGATGCTCTGAATTGAGAATAGTCTATTTTTACCTTATTTGCCATTATTTATTAAAGATATTTTTGCTTCTAGACTATATATCAAAAACAAAATGGGAATTATGTGTTATACTATTACATCATGCTATTAAAGTCTCCAAACATTTTACCGTCCTTCGTACTTGGACCTCTTCCGTCTTCTTCTCCAGTTTGTCCATCCTCAAGTTTTTTTATTATGAGATCCTTATATGAATTATCTTCAAGTTCGTCAAATACCTCCCCGACCAATTGGTTAAAGTCATATCCCTCGAATAATCCGGGAAGATTAACCAGTGTCATTGCAACGTCATCGTGTCCACTCTGGCTAGAATATGTGCCTCTGTTATTTAGACCAAAGGTGAAAAGTTCAGGTACCGTCCATTTTTTATCATTTACCAGTATTCTATCGCTTTTTATCAATCCTCTTAGTACCTCGCAATATTTCATTTTATTTTTCTCGTTGTACTTTATACCAACTTTCATGACTCTAGCAGCTTCTGTGTGCTTGGTAAATAAAAACATCTCATCGAAAAAATCCTCCCTCGCCATCAATTTCTCATAAAGCAATTCACCTTTATAATTCATCTCGAGAGCTATTTTAACTCTATCCACAGTAAGGATTTCGCTACATAATAATTGAAGAAGCTTCGTTACCTCTTCTAATTTTATCTCATTATCCCTAAACACACCAACCTGGACAAGGCCGAAAAAATCAGCTTCATCTTCAAACTCTTCTATTTTTTCTATTATAAACTTAGGAAGAGGCGTTACTTTAAATATATTTATAACAGTAAAGTCACCGCTACCGCCACCGCTTAGATCTATTGATATAACAAATTTTTTCCCCGGCTGATTACATTTATCTATATCAAACTTTGGATGCCATAATAGATTCTCGTAATTTACATCACCATAATGAAGAGCACTTAATTCCCTCCATTCATACTCAACCTCGTTTCTTCTAATCTTTTTTAATTCATCTGAACCTAAAAGTAAACTCGAAGAGCTTAAAAATTGATTACCGTACTCCTGATTAAATAATTCCTCGCTTCCAAGGTTACCAATCTCCCTCTTTTTCCATTCATCATCCCTGCCTGGAACTTGCCACCAGTCAACTCTGATCGGATTAAAACTATTTTCCCCCGTTATTGCACCCTGATAAATGTCATAGAACTTATTCATTCCATTTGGGGTCGATGTTATTATTATTCGGGAAACCTTGGATGATGATACGGTCGGGTAAGTCGATCTAAAGAAAGCCTCCATAAAATTAGGATTAATATGGGCAAACTCATCCATGTATAGAAAATGTATGGTAAAACCAATACCTGAAGTTTTAGTTGTGGTTTTAGCTAATACCCTACACCCATTATCAAATCTCATTGTCATAACATTATTGACAACCATACCGGGTTTCATGTAAAAGGGAAGTCCCTTTATAATTGATTTTATCTTATCCATTAATTCCTCCGCAGTGTCACCGACGTTAGCAAGAATCATCGCATTTTTATCGTGATTGAAAAGTAGATACCAAACTAATATAATCGAGGAAGTTATAGATTTACCAACCTGTCGGGGTGCTAAGAATATATTAAATCTATTATTCTGGTATTCTCTAAGAACTGATGATTGGTAATCTCTAAGACGTATATAATCCAATCCGGTGTCAGTCATTACTTTACAATACTTAGCAAAATAACTAACGTCCTCCGCACATTTTTTCATCTCTAATATTTCATCACCGGTATATTCCCAAAGAATATTAGATCTCTTCAGTTCAGGATCCTGGTCATGAAAGGGATTGTCAACCTCTTTATAATCCAATCCATCCTCATCGACTCTTCTTAATAATTCATCAACTCTGGCTGTTGTCCAGTAGGATGTTTCTTGTTGCTCTGCTGCGGGTAAATTACTCATTGATCCAATTATTCTAATATATCGTCCTCAACTGAATAATCCTCCATACCAGAATCTAAATCTTCCTGTATACTTCTAGGATTATTAATATCTATTATCTTTTTCTGTCTAGCATTTACCACCGAATTAGGATCGACTATCTCGGGAGTTAAATCAACAACCTCAGAGCTATTTATAATATCTCTTAAACCCTCCATTATACCTCTAGTTCCTCTGGATCTAATACCATCGCCATTATTCATAGCTGGAGCATAAGATCCATCCGAGGTATATTCTTGGTCCATCACAACACCACTAGAATGTCTTTTTTCGTCCGACTCAATCCTAGTTTTCTTGTAATTTTGTTCCATCTTCTCGAGATATCCCTGGTAATCCTTGGGCATCTGCATGATTTGGGATTGTAATTGTGCAAGAACTTCGAACAGTCTAGGGTGCATGTTACCAAGATCTATTTCCTCTAGTAATTTGGTAATTGCATGTTGAGATGACTTTAGCTGAAACATCATCGCTGATATATTCATGGTGTCCATCTTTTTTTTAAACTCAACATGGGTAGCATCGTTCTTAGATAAATTATCTAAATAAAAATTGGATATTGAATCTAAAAGAGCCTTTGCCTCCGATAATGCAGTGGATTTTTCTGTTGCAAAATCCATAACTTCCGTACTTTTTAATCTTGGCAGATCTTCAGTATCAGCTGCTATATTATCCAATGCTTCCTCCATTATAATGGAATCTAAGCTTTCTTTAATTTTTTCTTCCAGAACTTTTTCCGGTTTTGGTTTTCTTCTTGGCATAATTTATCTATTTCTAGCAAACTTAGGTGCTTTTAATAATGGTTTTGCGTTATCTATTATATGTGCTAATTGTGCATCTCTAACTACATTCTGATTCAGAACTGTAGATTGTGTATCTATATCTATCATATTCTTAAATAATCTAATATTAGTTAAGAATATCGGACCAGTAAATATTTTATATGAATTATCATCGGTACCATAGAACGGACTAGCTGTATCGTTATTTATTACAGATGGAGCATTGAATAATATAGGATCGGTAAACATTCTTACAACCTCGTGAACCTTGTTAAGTTTACTAGTCTGCTCATTAGGATTTACCGGATCATATGACATTTCCCATACATTTGCAGAAATCTGCTTATAAACATTGGAGAAGTTTACAACGATTGAATACCAATCACCGTAAACTGGTGTAAATTGGAGAGGTGAGTTTATTATTGTATCATTCAATCTTATCACTAAACTACCAGTCTCTAAAAACTGGTTACCTGTATCATCCATTACTCCGGAATGAACTATATCCACTCTGAATCCTTTTATCGAATCATCCATATCCTGATATAAACCACTAATCAAATTTCGACTTTGTGCTTTTTGCATTCTCCATATTATGGTGCCTTCGGAAAAAACTGTGGTGTTATTAACAACAGTGAATCTATATTCATCCAAAACTGAGACTACCTGATATCCACCCGAATGATGTTTGTCACCTTTAATAGCTACATATCCATTAGGATTTGATGCGTATGATTGCCAGCTCTCAAGTCTATGTCTTTTAGGGAATGAATTAAAGTATAATAAATCATCGGTAGAATTCTCTAGGGTCAAGTTTATTACAGGATATGGTCTTCTTAATAATTGCTGATTGTCATAGTAATTTCTTATATTAAACCATGTAGTAAATGCTAATTCTGTGGACGAATCGGATTTTGGTAAGAATTTATATCTAATTGCATTTCTATATCTGTCCGGGTCATACCCGAATTCAGAATCATCATTAAATGATGCAGATAAATCATAATAATTATTAGCAACTATGGTCCAGTTATTATTTAGGTCATATTCAATTGTTTGAAGCTCCTTATAGATATATGATCTTATAGGATCTTGAGACAATTGTGTTATTGTGGTTGCGTATTGCTGTGGTTTGGTAGCTTTAGTTTCCTCGTCTCTAGTTTCAGCTCCAAATAGATCGCTTGTTGTTAAAGATATTCCCTCCAGCTCCTCTTTATAAGCTGGGTCCTGAAAATACGTATTACTTTTAGGTGTGTATTTTTTAAGCTCAACCTTAAAGTAAACAGGGGAATTCATAAAATCTCTAAAAAGATATGTAGAATTTATTTCATATATTCTATTTGCAATAGGAAAATAAAGAATATCTCTCTTCCTTGGTTGCGATCCCTTACCAAATATACTCTCGAAATATCTTTTGTCAATCTGTATTTCAAAAGGTTCTTCAAACTGAAGACCGAATGGGTCAAAGTTCATTTTATTGTCAGGAAACTGATTTTGCGGAACCACTATCTTAACACATTTCTCGTCAACTACATTGAATAAAGTATATTCCCTAAGTATAACATCTTTCCCTCGGGCTTGCGGTTGTATTGAATAATAGTTTGCTTCCAGTCCAAAAACATTATTAACCATTAAACTAAGATCCTGATATAAATTTAGAGCACGATTAACAGCATATGGATTAAAAGTAAAATTACAGTTTGAAAATACAACCGGCCTAGATGAAACCTCATTTGTGCAAACTGGTGCTGGTTTATAAATAACAACCTCCGGGGTTGGCCCATAATCTAGGTCCAATTCAAAAGAAACTATAACTATAGTAGGATCTATGGGTTCCTCGGTATTATAGATTATAGTCCCGTCATCATTAATTAGAACCGAGGTAAATCTAAATTCGGGATAGAATTTGTTATTGGGATCTAATGCTATATCAAAGAGAGAGGAAAATTCATTAGTTAGTCCACCTAAAGCAGTACCTACGTTTGTCCATAAAGACCAGCTTTTACCATCTATACTATATCTAAAATCTATTGATATGTCATTCGCATCTAATATAGATCCTGAGTTATTACTATTCGATGCATCTATTATCCATCCATTAAATTTAGTAACATTCTCGAAAGGTTTATCCCATGATAACACCCTATAATTACCTATATAGGTGAAGTTTAATGCACTATCTAATTGTTCTATTCTTAGATCATAGTAAGATGAATCCTCGCACGGTTTGTAAAAGGTTTCCCCGTTTATTGTTACCTGATGATATCCACCACAGCCTATCTGCTGTGATCTAGCCATTGCACCCTCGGGGGTAGAGAATATATTATCAGTTGATGAGCTTTTTACTTTGTCTGTATTCTGTAGTCCATCATGATAATTAAATCTCTGATCCGATAGATTATATTGCTCACCACTGGTATTGTATACAGGAGTGGTTGGCTTTGGAAACTTATCTTCTGGTACGAAACTCATCTTTTTAATTATTTATGTATATATCTAAAAAGAAAATGCTGGACTTATGATCCAGCATTTTCTCAATTTCTAATACTTAGTATTTTTCGTATGATTTTTCCTCGGTAAAAATAGAACCATATTTTAAATTTATATACTTTTTAATTTCTGACCTTTTGTCATTAGTTATATAAACTGATCTAGCCAAAGATATAAATTCCGAGTCAAATATTTTTCTTCTTTCCTTTATTCTTATCCTATCCTCTATCTTCCATAATTCCTCGTTGATTAAAACAAGTCCGGAAAAATCTTCGTAATCAATCAAAAGATCGTTAAATACAATCGAATAGAGGTATTCAAACTCACTGTTTATATTAACAAGTTTATCCCTATCCGATATATTATTTTTCTTAATTTCTAATATTGATAACTTATCAACAATTTCTCCCACAGAAACGTCTATTCGCATAAATTAAAAAGTTTTTCTATTTATCATATTTTTAATACTATCTATTATCTATGTATATAAGGACCTCATTATAATACTCTATAAAATGTTCGTTCCATAGATCCCATTTTATATCAATACCATCTAATGATAATACCTCATATCGATCGAACTCTATTAATATATTATCCCGGAAATCCCTGAATTTTTCTTTATTTTCTTTACTCATTAAATGCCATTCGCCGGCAATCTTCTTTATATTTTTTTTAATAAAGTCAAGATTATCTTTCTTAAAAATCTCATATTCACCGCCCTCACAATCAGTTTTCATGAAATCTATCCTATTCAGACCGTATAATTTAACGAGCTTATCAAAGGTAATGGATTCCATATGTGTTTCTCCTCCAAATAATTGATCATATTCGATAACTCCATTTATATCTGATAATCCCTTATTTATATGAGTAACCGGATTACCTAATGTATTTTTAACTAGTGTAGTAAATTCACTCTCACTAGGTTCTATACAAAATACATGTTTAGGATTTTTCTTTAATATCGAATATGTGAATGGGCCGACGCTAGAACCAACATCCAATACAATATCGGAATGATCAACTTCAAAGAATCTCTCATATATTTTTTGCTCAAATATCTCATTATACATAAGTTTCTTGTGATAATTACCATTAGAACTACCATCGTTCATCCAACCCCAATCAAAATTTGGTATGTGATTTTCCCCAATTAATCTATCTATTTCCTTGGTAACCATATTAGAATTAATTTGTTTTGTACACTCAAACATTCTCTCCGAATTTTTATGTAATGGACACCAATTCCAATCTCCAGCATCTAGCATTTCCGAATTAAAGCATCCGTGGCAAACATCCTCGTTAATAATTCTATATGTGTCGGATGAAGTTTCAGAAAATCTTTCACTAAATCCAGAAATCAAAATGATTGGTAATTTACATGACCAAGCTAGCCAACTTAATCCAGAGCCCAAGCCAATGAAAAATTCACACTCACACAGATCATTTATTACATCCTGTAGATTTCCGCCTTTAAACACATCAACATTTTTTGGATATGCATTATTCATATATCCGTCTCCCTCTCTGGAATATATCATGCATTCATAACCAATCGAATTAAGATGATCAATTACCTCTTGCCATCCGTTAGGATTGTTCCAGTATTTGGCCTGAGCAGTTGAATGAAATCCTATCCCAACTTTTTTCTTTTTTTTCACGTTAGGTAAATTTAAACGAGGCTTTATTTCCTTATATTCGAGACCGAGTATATCAGTGGCTGTCTTCTGTAAAGGTTGTTTTCTAAAGTCGTTTGGAACCTTATTATAATCAATATTTCCGTTACTGTCATAATACCATCCAATATTATATTGGGCATATAAATTATTTACAGTTTCCCCTGGATTGACAAAAGTAATATTGGGATACTGTTCAATGAATAAGTGATTAATGAACGTAGAAACTATCAATTCGCAATTATGAATTTTTCTAAATTCCTCCATGTAAGGTATCCACGCAAGAGTATCACCTAGAGATTTAGATCCAAATGCAATATAAACTCTTCTGTCCCTAAGATCTAATGAATTCTTATATATTATTTCACCATTTTCATATACCGTTGTGTCCCATTTGGTATAATATTTTCTGTTTAATTTCGACCAGCTATTAAAATTTAGGAGATCCGAATGTATAATTTTTCCACCATCAGAGAATTCCACCTTAAATTTATTACTACTACTGCCTCTTAATTCGAAATAGGGCTGACCAACAAAATGTTGTATAAACTCGTAGTCATTTTCTATTTTAGGCTGTGGTGTTATTTCTATCTCCATTACCTTCCTATAGAAATCCAATAATGTCCTACCAAAATTAGAATCATCAGGTACCTGATATTCAATATCAGATTCAAGCATATCAATAAGTCGTCCCGATATTTCTTTTATATCACCCTCTATCGGAGTGATGTATCCATCATACATGTTATAATATTGCGGTAGATTTCTGGCTAATATCTTCATGCCATATCCTATGGCTTCTCTTATAACTAAAGGATTGCATTCCCAGGTAGAATTAAACATCATGGCGTCACATGCTATCATGAATTCATCAACATCGTCACGCTCCCCCCATATCTTAACATTGCTTGGTAGATTCTTTGTTATATCTCCCCAGTAATTTTCGAAATTTGGAGCTAAATTACCTACAAAATGAAAAAATACATCAGGACTAGATGATTCTATGAATCTAGCAATTTCTATTCCCTCTCCCTGATTCTTTCCACTAGTCCATAATCCAACATTGAGAACGTTTTTCTTATTTCTATCAAATCCCAGTTTTTTGATAGAATTCTTCCTATTTTTTATTCTTATATCTGTTTTATTCTCATATGGATATAGATGAAGCTCCTTATATGAGGACTCAGATGCGAATGTTTTTTCCGTATGATGTGGTGAAATTAATGAATATGCATCAGGTTTTAATTTTTTAAATTCTTTCGGATCAAACCAAATATTATGACAGGTTTCAATCATTCTCCAGCTTCTATCATCGGAATATAACATGTTAATTAAATCAGCAGGGATCTTATTAAAACTTTCAAATCCCTCTAATATTTCCTCTGAATGAACTAAATCTATATCATTATCCTTAATTATCTGAATTATCTCATATTTTCTTCTAGTATCGGATGTATCCCCCAGTGTAAAGAAATGATCACTGTCAATCATTTCAAGTATTGAATTTCTTTGGACAACATAGGTATCACTAAATTTGGAGTACTCGACAACAAAGATTTCTATCTCATCACTATATTCATTAAGTTTCTGTATTCTCTTCAGTGCGAACTGAGGCATTCCACCGGTTGATAGATGTGGGGTTAAATATAATAGTTTAATTCTCTTCATATAAATTAATATTATTGTGTGTTATGGATCTTATTTTTTCAGTTATATCTTCGGTTAATCCGTTATATTCAATTATGACAGATATCATGTCATCGCGAGATAATTCAAGATCTATTATATCTCTATCAGCTATTTCGTATATTTTTGTGGTTGAATTAAGGTGGATTTTTAAATCAATATGATTTTTAACACCATAGAAATAAATTTTAATAGAATTATTTTCCATAGCATTTTTAGCTATGAAATACCTAAATTCAGAAAATCCCGAATAATTAAAAAGATCTACTCCATTATGAAAAAGTATATGGTCATCAACATAACAATCATCCACTTTATACGGCAAATCTGAATTCTCCAGGTAGTTTTTTAGCCAGGTTTCAGCAATTCCACAAAATTCAATATATTCATTTATATTTAATCCAGATATAAATGATACTAAGTTTTTCCTATCAAATAGCATAAAATGTAGACTTACCCAATGCTCATGGAAATGATAGAAATTACATTCCGCATCGGATAGTATACCACTCAAAACGGTATCGTCAATTTTTATATCATATATTATATGGTAGAAATATTCATAATCATACGTTAATGCATATTCTGATAATTTTTTTACCTGATGGATATTTGCCCATCCGTAATCAGGTAGACATCTATTCATAATTATTTTCTTCCCTTTACATCGATATTCAGACCAAACCGATACCGATTTAATTGGCCAGTCGATAATCGGATTATCTTTAGTTCTTATATAATAATCGCATAATGAGGAGACCCTATTTGGTATATCAATAGGACTATTAAGCATAACATCCAGACCGAGATTTTTTAGTGTTCTTATATTAGATTCTAATACACTAATCTTTTCCTCATTATCGCAATATGAACTAATCAATATTATTTTATTACCCATCCGGATACTTATTTATTAACAGTGGACATTATTTTATTATAAACACTCATTACGCTTGGATGGCATTCGAAAGTTTTCTTTCCCTCCAGACATCCGACCAACGAAGGTATTCCCTGTATCGTGTTCCATTCTCTTACACCATATTTTATATCAGACGCACATTTCAAATTACATCCACCAGAAACATAATGGTATTTATATTCCTGAGATCCCTTTCTATATGGTGCTCTAAACTTATTATCTATTGAACTGCCTAATTGAATTATTTCAGAATCGGTAGTACCTGCTAAATGTAGAAGACCAGAATCCATAGTAACGAAGCATTCACTTTTTTCAATCAGCCACCACGTCTGAGATAATGATGTTTTGTTCTGTAAATTCATACCCAATTCAATATCAAAATTAAAGGTTGGCTTTTGAACATTGGATCCACCCATTTCGGATGACTCCTTTCCGACAGAAACCACACTTATTCCGCCCGCATTCAAAGCTCTGACTAATAGAATCCATTTTTCTCTATCCCATGTTCTGGATTCCCAGTTTTGTACGGGATGTATAAGAACGTATCTATCGGGAAGTCCCTGTATTTCTTCAAAATCAGAAGGGAAAAAATCCAAAGTAAGTTCCTCCTGATTTAACATGAATCCAAGGCTAATTGCATGGAACTGCCTAATGTCAATAGTATTATGCTTATTGCATATGCCATCGGATTTATAGTTTACATCGAAAGTTCTAAATATTTCGAAATCATCATCCAAATCAAGATCACCAGGAAGATATAGAGAATCAACATATGGATTATTTCTAAATATATCTGTATGATGAGTTATTATAGATATTTTTCTACCATATGAGTAATATAGTTTACGCAAAACTGGCGATACACATAATGTATCGCCAATAGCTCTAGCCTCGCTTATATCTATACAGAGTTTCTTCATAAGGAATTACATATCCTTCGTAAATAATCCAGTCTCAAAATCGAGTTTACCTTTACCGTATTTACCGACTACCTTCTCCTGCAAAGCTTCCTCCCTAGCATATATGTCAGAAGCTTCGTTATGTAAGGATTCTAATTCGTTGTTTATAGCGGAAAGGTCCTTCTCGTAAAAGGATTTCTGTACACTTAATCTACCCACTTTAATTATATTATCCATCAAAACCTCTTTCAGATTTTGAATTTCTAAAATTAGATCTTCAGGTAATTTTAATTCATTTTCCATATTTTTTATTTTTATTGTTTATTTATGCTATCTATAATATCGCTAATATTAAAAATGTCATTCATATCGGAATATGGTATTCTACTGATATCCTCAAATAACATATATTTCTGATAGTAATTATTCGATATATCGTGCTTTTCCGTATGTGGATTAGCAATTATATTATCATGTATATTATAGCCAAAAACTTTGGGATTTGTTCCGATCCAGGCAACTGTTGACGGTAAACCCAGGGAAGATGCTATATGCATCGCAGATGAGTCTATAAGAAGTCTTTTTTCTGAAAGGGTCAGCATAATTGCAATGCTTCTAAAATTATCCAATGCAGAAATTGTGTTATCATATTGAAATTGATCTTCCCTTCTTATATGTACCACGGAATAATCATCTTTATAGTGCTCTATAATATTCTCAATTATTGGTTGCGGAATATCTCGGGTCCAGCTATATTTTAGAGGTTGCTCTATGCTTCCACCATTCGGATGTATAGCCATTATAGGCTTATCTAATTTATAAAACTGCTCATAATATTGTCTTTCAGATTTACTTATAAATAATTCAGGCAGTTCCCCATCATAAGGGACACCACACAAATCGCACCATATCTCGATAAGATGTTTTTTTTCCGTTATAAAATCGGAGGTTGTGTATGGATCGGTAATAAATACTTTAGCTTCCTTGTTGTTAATAAAATCCCTATAAATTGGACCCGCATTTGCGTGGGTAATAATTCTATTAACATTATTATTACCTTTAAAAACATCGGGATATGATGTTACCACTATTATGTTATCTCTAGTATACTGTTTACGTAAAGCTTTTACTACAGCGGTGGACATAAAGCTTTTACCCAATCCACCAGAAACCTCCAATATTATATTCATGTGCTTATTTTTTTGATCCTATCCTGATGAATTTATACCAAATTCTCTCATGCAAAAAATATATAATAGGCTTGAAAACAATCTCTCCCATACCTAGTAATGATGCTAATTCTACCGAAGCTCCTAACATATATGCAGTAATTACAGTTGTCATCGTGCCTAATATTCTATAAGAAAGTGTTTTTAATATGTGTCTTATCATATTAGATCTATTTTCTTTTCTATCTGACTTTTTTAGAATTTCCTGATTAGTTTCCATTATAATTTTCCTTCTTTCCTTAATTCCTCTCTAACCGCAGTTGCTGATATATTGGCTATTTCAGTTGGTGGGATATGTTCGATTATATCGTAACCAACACCTCTACCAAATTCAACTGAGCATATATCTGGAATTATTATGATCTTTGCTAGCCTTTCACTAACTAGATCTCTAATCTCGGAATGTATATTAAGCATAACTTCGTTGGGAGTCCAAGGATTTTTTTCATCTGGCTCAATATCTCTGATTGCAATTAATACCTTCTTACCATCGTTTATAGCTTGTTGAAACATAGCTTTGTGACCTGGATGAAGTGGTTGCCATCTACCAATAAACATAGCATATTGACTATCTTTAGGCTGCAGTGATGATTTTACATGGACTTTTTTTGACCAATTTTCCATAATATTTGTTTTAGTGATTCAGTTTCTGATATTCCAGTAGTGTCAATATCAGTAAAATCTTCAGTAGGTTTTTGATATTCTGCTACATGAAAAGATTCTCTTCCCCTTATTTCAGAAGTATGTATATAAAATTCGACAGCTCCATTTTCGCATTTTAGACTGTCTCTAAGATCTTTATACGGGCTAACCAATGATATTATTATATTGTTATTAACGTCCTGCCTAGATAAGTATTTAGCTATCGAATGAGCTGTCTCTATGTTCTTTCTTCTTCCCGCTTCAGAATAATCCTTATTATTCAGTATTTCCCTCAGATCGTCACCATCTATAACGAAAGATTTATCCAAAGAATTTTTTAAATGATTAGCGAGGGTTGTTTTTCCTGAATGAGGTTGACCGGTTAGTATATAAATTGCCATTATTATAAAAATTAATTATCGATTATTTATTACACATATTCAAAATAATCATAGAACCATCCATAGGTATTCTTGATTGCCTGAGAAAGCTCAAATCCTAATATCTCCTCATAATCATCAGGTAGTCTTTTAAATTCGGTTCTTAATTTATGATCACCGTATATTCCATGAATTAAATCATTTTCATGTGTTACCTGCTCGATTGTTTTAAAATTATGTCCTGGATAATAGTCAATCCCTATATAGTCGTAGAATCTTTTAACCTCTGATTCTGGATCGCTCATAAGGTCCTCGTATCTAATAAAAAGTATATTTTTATCTATTCCCTGATCTATTATATCTCTCAATCTATCAACAGAAACACCAACAGGTACACCATCAGCCCAAATATCTATTCTTTTTCTGAGAGTTGTACCGACCAATTCCGGAACATTCTGCACATGATTCTCGCGATGTGGGTTTTTTCTAAAATTCTTCTCCATTGATGAATATACGGATCTAAGATCCCTAACCATACAGACAACCTTGGGTTCGTGCTGGAGCATATTAAGAAGTCCGTAATTTACTCCCCATTCCCTACTTTTTTCGAGTACAAATGGTTTGTCCGTTATGTCATTAAAATATCCCTGAATTCCTGCCATACAATATCCTATGAAAGCTTTCTTCATGACCTCCGGATCCTGAGCTAAAACAGCTTGCGAATTATTATAAGCGTTCTTGGAGGAAAGCACCATGTCAGCAAGTCCCGAAGTGGGAGTGCAATAGAAATCAGGATTTTGTGCAATTATATTTTGCCAAAGTGTTGATCCAGATCTAGGTAATGATGAGTTGAATATTATTTTTTTCATCAATCGAGATGTTTTTATTATTATACTGCGATTGATGAAAAAAATTTCAAATTATTTATTCTGATTGCGGGGTTTCAGTTCTTTTGGGTTGTGGTGTTTCAGCGCCTTTCCAGAATTTAGTATTCTTATCTTTCCTTGTACCTATAACAAGTACATCATATTCTATATCAAGATTTGCCTTAATTGTTATCTTTGAATACGTGTCGTCTATAACACCATAAGCAATTCCAAATCCATTTTTAGGTGTTATCCAAACTTGAGCGTCTTTATTTAGATATTTGAAATAATCTGGTAAGTCAATTATTGCTTCCCCGTTAACAACTACAATATTAAATCTATAAATATTATCCCCTGCTGTTGGTGATTCAACAAAAGAGTGATTTAATCTCAATTCATCACTTAATTTAGGGTTTGGGTGGTCAATACTAAAAGTACCACCACCAGTTTTAACAATATATTGGACAAATGTTGCGTTATTTTGATTAGCAGTAAGATTACTTCCTAACATATGCACATTATAGCAACCTGCTGTATCATTATTAAAACCACCTCCTATGGAGCTATAACATGAACCACTTCGAATTTTATGATATCTTCCGCCCCCGATAAAAGAATGGCAAGCACCCTGATATATTGCATTCTGCCTTCCACCAGCGATCGAACTAAGACAAGCATAACCAGTGATAATATTTCCATATCCACCTCCAATAAATGATCTTATGGCATCACCATCAATGGCATTATCCTGTCCTCCAACAACTGAGGAGCATCCTGTGTTTTTAGTTACAAAGTTGCCCTTTCCTCCTCCGATAAATTTATGGCTAGCAGAACCAATCTGATTTGAAGCTCCCCCTCCGATTGCTGAATAACCAGCGTCCACGGAATTTTGATATCCTCCTGAAATCACAGCAGCTATACCACAACTACCTATCTCATTTCCACATCCACCACCAATTGTTGCAAGATCTGAATCACCTGCAGCACTATTGGTATTACCTCCACCGATAGTTGCCCTACGACTAGCTATGGAATTATCAAATCCACCACCAATAGTTGAGCAAGCACCAGTTATAAGGTTACATAACCCTCCCGAAATGGTAGCTCTTGGAATACAAACTCTGTTAAGACAACCACCACCAATTGTTGAATAACAGGAGCTAATATAGTTAACAAGGCCTCCACCGATTACTGAATTACAGGATAGGTTAGTTGTTCGATTATAGCAACCTCCACTGATTACTGAAAAAGCAGCTCCTGAAGAATTGCATCTACCGCTTAGGGCTGCACTGTAATTTGCAGTTGCCTGGTTATTCGCACCACATCTAATTGATGAACAAATACCGCCACCTAATACAATAACTGCAGCTGCACCACCACTACTAGTACCTGAAGTACCATTAGTACCTGATGTTCCTGGGCTACCTGGACTACCTGGACTACCGTTAGTACCTGAAGTTCCATTAGTACCTGAGGTTCCGTTAGTACCGTTAGTACCAGATGTTCCTGGGCTACCTGGACTACCTGGACTACCGTTAGTACCTGAAGTTCCATTAGTTCCATTAGTTCCCGATGTTCCAGATGCACCATCTACACCATTGATACCTGATGTTCCATTAGTACCTGAAGTTCCATTAGTACCTGAAGTTCCATTAGTACCTGAAGTTCCATTAGTACCTGATGTCCCATTGGTTCCTGAAGTTCCATTAGTACCGTTAGTACCTGATGTCCCATTAGTTCCTGAAGTTCCATTAGTACCGTTAGTACCTGATGTCCCATTAGTTCCTGAAGTTCCATTAGTTCCGTTAGTACCCGATGTTCCGTTAGTACCCGATGTTCCGTTAGTACCCGATGTTCCGTTAGTACCATTAGTACCTGATGTTCCATTAGTACCGTTTAATCCGCTTACACCCGATGTTCCATTAGTACCTGAAGATCCATTAGTACCGTTAGTACCTGAAGTTCCGTTAGCACCTGAAGTTCCATTGGTTCCGTTGGTTCCTGAAGTTCCATTAGTTCCGTTGGTTCCTGAGGTTCCATTAGTTCCTGAAGTTCCGTTAGTACCTGAAGTTCCATTGGTTCCATTGGTTCCCGAAGTTCCGTTAGTACCTGAAGTTCCATTGGTTCCATTGGTTCCCGAAGTTCCGTTAGTACCCGAGGTTCCATTAGTTCCATTGGTTCCTGAAGTTCCATTGGTTCCTGAAGTTCCATTAGTTCCGTTGGTTCCTGAAGTTCCATTAGTTCCGTTGGTTCCTGAGGTTCCATTAGTTCCTGAAGTTCCGTTAGTACCTGAAGTTCCATTGGTTCCATTGGTTCCTGAAGTTCCATTAGTACCTGATGTTCCATTGGTTCCTGAAGTTCCATTGGTTCCGTTAGTTCCTGAAGTTCCATTGGTTCCTGAAGTTCCATTAGTACCTGAAGTTCCATTAGTACCTGAAGTTCCATTAGTTCCGTTGGTTCCTGATGTTCCATTAGTACCGTTAGTACCTGATGTTCCATTAGTTCCTGAGGATCCATTAGTACCCGATGTTCCGTTGGTTCCATTAGTACCTGATGTTCCATTAGTTCCTGAGGATCCATTAGTACCCGATGTTCCGTTGGTTCCATTAGTACCTGATGTTCCATTGGTTCCTGAGGATCCATTGGTTCCTGAGGATCCATTAGTACCAGATGTTCCATTAGTACCGTTAGTACCTGATGTTCCATTGGTTCCTGAGGATCCATTAGTACCAGATGTTCCATTAGTACCGTTAGTACCTGATGTTCCATTGGTTCCTGAGGATCCATTAGTACCTGATGTTCCGTTGGTTCCATTAGTTCCTGATGTTCCATTAGTACCTGATGTTCCATTAGTACCGTTAGTACCTGAGGATCCATTAGTACCTGATGTTCCATTGGTTCCTGATGTTCCGTCAGTACCATTGGTTCCTGATGTTCCATTGGTTCCTGATGTTCCATTAGTACCTGATGTTCCATTAGTACCGTTAGTACCTGATGTTCCATTGGTTCCTGATGTTCCGTTAGTACCTGAGGATCCATTAGTACCTGATGTTCCATTGGTACCGTTAGTACCCGATGTTCCGTTAGTTCCTGATGTTCCGTTAGTACCTGATGTTCCGTTAGTACCTGAGGTTCCGTTAGTACCGTTAGTACCTGAAGTTCCATTGGCTCCTGATGTTCCGTCAGTACCGTTAGTACCTGAGGATCCATTAGTACCTGAGGTTCCGTTAGTACCTGATGTTCCGTCAGTACCGTTAGTACCCGATGTTCCATTGGTTCCTGAGGATCCATTAGTACCTGAGGTTCCGTTAGTACCGTTAGTACCTGATGTTCCATTGGTTCCTGAGGATCCATTAGTACCTGATGTTCCGTTAGTACCTGATGTTCCATTGGTTCCTGAAGTTCCGTCAGTACCTGAAGTACCATTGGTTCCATTGGTTCCATTGGTTCCTGATGTTCCGTTGGTTCCATTAGTACCTGAAGTTCCATCAGTACCTGAAGTTCCGCCACCAACAACTAATGATCCGGTAATCCAAGTACCTGAACTCTCACCGTGTATGTCTTGCGATGTTGGATTAGAGGTGTAAGCAGTAACCTCGATATAATCAGTAGAACCATTAAAATATACTATAATATCAATTTCTTGACCGTACCCTTCAGTAGTAACAAGTGGAAATTGTTGAATCGCAACTTGTGTACTACCATTTTTTCTAAGTTGGATATTATTTTGCCCTGATACTGTTGACGCAGGATACCACCATACCGAAACTTGAATAATATAATACCCTTCAATGTTTGGTTGGAATTTATTGGATGTTATCCAACCATTAGGGTCAAACTCATCAACAAATGTTACAACTTGGTCACTTCCATTTGTTATTGTTTGAATGGTACCTCCTTTAACTCCTTTAGCAACGTAATTAGATGCTGTTAAATTACCTCCATCAGTCCCTGAAGTTCCGTCAGTACCTGAGGTACCATTGGTTCCGTTTGTTCCTGATGTTCCATTGGTTCCTGATGTTCCATTGGTTCCTGATGTTCCATTGGTTCCGTTTGTACCTGACGTACCATTAGTTCCTGACGTACCATCCGTTCCACTAGTTCCGTTAGTACCTGAAGTTCCATTAGTTCCGTTAGTACCTGATGTTCCATTAGTACCGTTAGTACCTGAAGTTCCATTAGTTCCCGATGTTCCGTCAGTACCGTTAGTACCTGAAGTTCCGTTTGATCCCGATGATCCGTTAGTACCTGAAGTTCCTGATGTACCAGCGATTTGACCAACTGATGTTATTATATATGAATAGTTAGCATTACCTTCAGTATAAAATACAACACTACGACTTGTCGAATCTAAATTATTAAGATAAAGTCTTATCGCCATTCTATCAGTTGTGGATATTGATGTTGTAGGTAATACTATATCAACCTCAAGTAATCCCGGATTAGTTGGGTCAACATAAGGCAATGCACTAACATTAGAAGTTATTGTAGGTCCCATTAAAGACCCCGATGAATCAGCCAATTGGATTTCAACATACCCTTCAACATCAGCGTTTACCGCAGGTAGTAAATAATATAACTTAAATCTTTGTACACCACCAGGTATTATTGAAAATCCTAATTCAGGTGTCATAAAATCTTGAACTAAAGCACCAGTTTGACTACCTGTTAAATTTGTAGTTACCGTTACTTGACCCGTAGATGTTGGATTTAAACTTAATTCTTTGTAACCTGAAACGTCCGAATTAATACTTTCATTGAAAAAATATATTTGACCTGATGATATTCCATCTACGCCGCTAGTTCCAGCTGTTCCTGATGTTCCGTTAGTACCTGAAGATCCGTTAGTACCTGATGTTCCATTAGTTCCATCAGTTCCCGATGTACCGTTAGTACCACTTGTTCCATCGGTACCACTTGTTCCATCGGTACCACTTGTTCCATCAGTACCACTTGTTCCATCAGTACCACTTGTTCCATCAGTACCACTTGTTCCATCAGTACCACTTGTTCCATCAGTACCACTTGTTCCATCAGTTCCTGAGGTTCCATCAGTTCCTGAGGTTCCAGATGTTCCATCAGTTCCTGAGGTTCCATCAGTACCACTTGTTCCAGAAGTTCCATTAGTACCACTTGTTCCAGAAGTTCCATCGGTACCACTTGTTCCATCGGTACCTGAAGTTCCATCAGTACCACTTGTTCCAGAAGTTCCATCAGTACCACTTGTTCCAGAAGTTCCATCAGTACCACTTGTTCCGCTTGTTCCATCAGTACCTGATGTTCCAGAAGTTCCATTGGTACCACTTGTTCCATCAGTACCACTTGTTCCAGAAGTTCCATCGGTACCACTTGTTCCGCTTGTTCCATCAGTACCACTTGTTCCATCAGTACCACTTGTTCCATCAGTACCACTTGTTCCAGAAGTTCCATCGGTACCACTTGTTCCGCTTGTTCCGTCAGTACCACTTGTTCCAGAAGTTCCATCAGTACCTGAAGTTCCGCTTGTTCCATCAGTACCTGAAGTTCCATCAGTACCACTTGTTCCAGAAGTTCCATCAGTACCACTTGTTCCAGAAGTTCCATCGGTACCACTTGTTCCGCTTGTTCCATCGGTACCTGAAGTTCCATCAGTACCTGAAGTTCCATCAGTACCTGAAGTTCCATCAGTACCACTTGTTCCAGAAGTTCCATCAGTACCTGAAGTTCCGCTTGTTCCGTCAGTGCCTGAGGTTCCGCTTGTTCCATCGGTTCCGCTTGTTCCATCGGTACCACTTGTTCCAGAAGTTCCATCAGTACCACTTGTTCCATCAGTACCACTTGTTCCATCAGTACCACTTGTTCCATCAGTACCTGAAGTTCCATCAGTACCGCTTGTTCCAGAGGTTCCGTCAGTACCACTTGTTCCCGAAGTTCCGTCGGTTCCACTTGTTCCATCAGTACCACTTGTTCCATCAGTTCCACTTGTTCCATCAGTTCCACTTGTTCCATCAGTTCCTGAGGTTCCATCAGTTCCTGAGGTTCCAGATGTTCCATCAGTTCCTGAGGTTCCACTTGTTCCATCGGTACCAGAAGTCCCATCGGTTCCACTTGTTCCATCAGTACCACTTGTTCCATCAGTACCACTTGTTCCATCAGTTCCACTTGTTCCATCAGTTCCACTTGTTCCATCAGTTCCTGAGGTTCCATCAGTTCCTGAGGTTCCAGATGTTCCATCAGTTCCTGAGGTTC